TGAGGCCTGCGGTTGGGTCGGTATGTTACTGATCCACGCTGCGACCCTTCCTACTAGTCTGGGTGTGATTCTGGGATATAGTGATAAACTGCCACCACTGAGCATGGTTCTGATGGTCTGGAGTGGTTTGTTTCTGTTTCTGATACGTGCTCTAGGACGTAACGATAAACTGTATATTATCAGTAACGCTGTTGGTTTCTTCTTCAACAGCATACTGCTTGCTTTGATTGTGATGAAATAATGCGAAATTATGGAATGGATAGTGATTACGGTAACCGCGTAATCGATGGCTTAGTGATAGCCGCAAAGGAACTTGGATGGACCTTTGATGAAATATTCGATTACCTGGACGATATCTCTACGGTGAATAGGCTACATTGTGCTCGGTACCATAAAGTGAAGAGCAAGGTTTACAAAGCAGTTTTTGTGGAGGTTGATAATGGCTAATCTTGAATGGGAAATGCAGGCGTATGGTGCGCCGAAGGCTGAGATTCTGGATTCTATAACGGATTCTCTGACCTTTGAACTGTCGGGACCTGGTATGGTGGTGGCCAGTTATCTATCGGATGCACAAGAGGTTTTGGAGTACAGTCCGAATACCGCGAGGCAGTATATCAATATCGCCAAAATGCTGATGATGGAATTTCAACTAGGCTTTACTCCACGATGAGAAAAAAACGGAATGACCGAAATTATGTTCTATATTCGATTTACTCTGAGAGCACTGGCGATTCTTATATTGGCCTTACTGTTGCTACCGGCCGTGCTTTTCTACGTTCCGTTAAGGTACGTGTTCAGAAACATTGGTCTAGAGCTAAACGTGAGTCTAAAGATTGGAAACTCTATAACTTTTTACGTGAGAACGAGCCAGAAGCCCTAGAGTATTGCGTCCTCGAGGTGGTACGTGGTCGAAAGCCAGCCTACCAACGGGAACGAGAACTTATCAAAAAATACACACCCTCCCTCAATACTTTCTAATCTGACAACCCCTGGGTTTTGTTTGCCCAGGGGCTTGCCATTCCTGCCAATACCTGTATACTCCATACCGTGATGAGTTGATTCTGAATTGGAGAAAAAAATGTTTGCGATTTTTGTAATTTTTGCGGTTTTGGTTGTCTGGGGTGTTCTGGCTCACGGTTCTGTTACTACTCTGGGTTGATATCAAAATGGAAACAATCGAAATAATCTTTGTGGTTTTGACAATTATCATCGGTCCTTATATTGTCTGGGATGCCATTCAGGATCGAAATAATCTAAAATAATGCTTGACAAAAACCGCGGGTTACCATATAATGGCGGTGTCGAATTTGAGAGAAAAGTTACCGATGTTTGATTTACAAAAATACAAGTCTCCTCCTTGGGAAACCAGCCTATACAAAGGCATTCCGATTGAGGAAATTGAAGTGGTGCGAGCCATGATGAAAGCTGAAGGAATCAATTATCGATTCCGTTTCCGTGGTCCGCGACCCTCTAGGTCTTTTCAGAGCTATATTCCTAAGTCAATGGCCAAAACCTTTGCGGTGTATGCATATGGACGTTAATACTTTTTTAAGAGACCTTGCCGATGAGGCCAGGACCAATCAGGTTGAACTACTCTATGACCAGATGATGGAGGACATGTATGGTTCCAATCCATTTTGGGACGGTCCTGGTGATGGGTGGGACTGGAATGATGGTCTAATGTATTGGGAGAGAAAATGATTAGTGTTAGCGAAAATGTAAGAATCCGACATGAGGGTGACCCCTTTAATGTTGCAAATGATATAATTGTCGAAGTGTTAAGGAATGGAACCTGGGAGTTTTATGAGGGTTTCAACAGCTTGTCAAATGATTATGCTTTTACAAGTGCTCGAGAATCTGCAATCCGAGCAGAAAAAACGCTTGCCATTCCTGCCTAAACCTGTATAATGAGTCCTGTTGAGTGAGAGAAAAAGGAAAGATTGTGAAAAAATTAACTCCGACAGCTTTATACAAAATGATAACTTCTGAGGGTACGAGTTTCCCTGAGATTCGTGATGCTGTCATTGCGACCCACGGAACCCCAAAAAACTGGGTTACTGAAGTCCGCAGCCCTCTGCAAGCTCTGATAAATGCAGGAAAAATTGTGCGCGGAGATGATGTTACAAAAGAAGTTTATTTCCGAATTGCTTAAAAAATGCTTGCCTTTTTTACCAAAACCTGTATAATTGGTTTTGTTGAGTGATTGAAAGGAAACGAAAATGGCACCTGTACTGACTGTCCGTGAACTGATTGCAATATTGTCAACCTTTGATGGTGATATGCCTGTGGCGATGGGAATGAACATGGAATATTATGCGCCCGTTACCGCTGATATGGTTGGACTGTCGGGCAGTGAAGTGGTAATTGACGATTGTTTGGGACTGTGAACCCTTTGATTTAAGGAAAAAATGATGAAAACCAAAACTCAAGTATTGCTGGCTGAAAAGCGCGAAGCCCTGAAAACCTTGCGCTATGAGATTAAGACCCTGGCCGAGAATGTCAAGGCTGACCGTGAAGCTGCGAAAAAAGCGAAGGTCGAAGCTAAGGCTCTGAAGGCTTTCGAAAAAACTCAAAAAGCGATGGCTCGCGAGATGAAAAAAGCAGAGCGTATTGCGAAGCTGGAAGCTAAACTTGCTGCGATGAAAGCACCAAAGATCGGTGCCGCGGCTCGCAAGGCTGCTAAAAAACCTGGTCCCGTGACCGTGATTCAGATGGCTGCTTAACCTGGAGAACACCATGAAATTACTGCTGACCACCCAAGTTTACGAGAATTATGCCTGGAATGAAGATGGCACAATTGGTACCGGTGAACAGGCCTACTGGAAGGCCAAGGGTGGTTCAGAGTACGTGGTAAAAAACTTCAAAGACCACAACCGCGTGACTGAGGTGGTGATGGCTCTCCGATCCAAGGTGGAGACGGACAATGAATACTTCCGCGAATATCTGATTGACTGGCAGGTGGTACCGAATGATTACCTCACCGAGTTCGAAAAGGATCAGCTGGCCTATGATGGTAAGATCACCTACCCCGCAACCGAATTAAAGGACGCCTGGTTATGAGCAAGATGAAGTACCTACTGATGGACATTCTGGAACAATATGGTGATGGCCGCAATATATCGCAAATATCTGATGATACAGGCCTACCCATGGATGTAGTGTTCAATATACTACAGCAGTATGGCGCCATGGTGGATGATACTACTATTGCAACACTACAATAGCTGGAACAAAATCGCTAAAAACGGCAGAGCCAAGGAGTCCTCTTGAAGCAGACTATAGTTCGTATAAGGTTCCTTAGCCTTCTTATTTTGGATCAATTTTCGAAACCCTCCAGAGAATCGCTGTAAAATTTTTTTCCGGTATCCGGCACTCTCTGGAAGTCGCATATAAAGGTAAACTATGAAAACACTGACAATCTTTGATATTTTCCCTGGCATTCAAATTATGGATTCTGAACCCGTTGAGGTACGTAATCCCTTCTCTGGTGAAACCTCTGTGTTAACCCCTGAGGAGGTCGCTGTGTATGACTATCTGAAGGGTTGTGAGATGATGGGTGATTACACTGGAGTACGTAAGGGGTTAGAGTGGTTCATGGAGAATAACTCTGAAGCTTACATGACATTACTGGATTAACAATGCCTATACTCTCTGTACCTATTGAAGAAACCTCTGCCACCGTAGAGGTGGCACCTACTAAAGGTTCTGACTTCGATAGAATATTTCCCGAAGCCATTATCTTTGGTATTGCGTTGATGGTTGTATATTTCATCATTCGTATGTTTATTGCTTTGTTCCCTGTAATCTTGGCAGTCGGTGCGATTGGTATTGCAGGGTATTTTGGATTTAAACTACTATGATACCCTTTCTGGTAAGTGTGGTAGTTTTGGTTACCATAATTCTTTGTTTGGTGATACTCTGTTTAAGTGGTGAAGAGGAATGAGAAAATATCCGTCATACTGTTGTCAGCACTGTGGTGAACTGATAGGATGGTTAGGACGGATCATGCCTTTCCATAAATGTAAGAGGTGAAGAATGAGTAAAGAACAAATGTGGGAAGATTCCAGATTCCAACTCCTTGCTGACCTAGACCGACTATTCAATAGTAGCAAAGTGTGGGGTGGCATGGAATGGGTCTATCATCCAATCCATCCTGTCAAGTATCGACCCATGGCTGAAAAAGTCCGAGCAGAGTTAGGTAAACTGTATGAAGAATACGGAGTGAAAGAATGAACGAACGAATAATAGAGTTACGGAAGAAAGCCTGGGACTTAGTTCAAACTGACCTTCAAATCAACGAACGTGATGAACCTGTGAGTGAACGAGAACAACTTAAAATGGTATTTGATAAATTCGCCGAGTTGATTGTTCGAGAATGTGCTGAGAAAGTTGATTGGATACTTGCCGAAGATGGTAAGACACAGGGTGATTTGATTAAAGAACATTTCGGAGTTGAAGAATGAATATGTTTGAACGGTGGATGATGAAACGAATCATCCGTAAAGAAATTGAAGCCTATGCACGAAAGTCTCCTGATGAGAACCCTGGCGAGCGAGTCGTTGAATTATTTCGATTGATTCGCCTACAATGGGAACAAACCTTCTATGAAGAAAATGCTGCAACCGTTGCATATAACTTAGAGTTTCCCTTTAACTTGGCTATGAGGAGAATTAAATAATGTTTTGGTTTATGTTAACCTGTGTAATGATGGTGTGGATTCTAAGGAGTAAAGTATGAAAGATTCTGAAGCGATAATGGTAATCATTTTTGTAGTTGCGGTACTGTTTACATTAGTGTTCGGTACTCGCCACGCAACCTTTCAAGAATCGATTCAAAATTGTATTCAGGCCAATTCTGATTGGACCGTGGCCACCGCACAAACGTATTGTAACTCTGTAATCCGTGAGGGAAAACGTCCTTAACCTAAGTAAGGGTATCGGAAACCCAGGAAAGCGCGGAAGCGCGGTTAAGTAAAATGGCGATAGAAAAAATAAAAACAATAACCGGACGACACCCTATTAAAAATTACCCATTCTCCAGAGATGGAGTTGCATATCGATGTAACCTCTGTGGCGGTATCTGGTTAAAAGAGAAAGAATCAAAGAATCACGATTGTAAACCTATAGATGATGAATATGAACCGAAAACGACAAATTCTGGAACACCTGATTAACGACCTCTATGACCAATACTGGGAAATGATTGAATTGGCCGTCGAGAGTTCAGACATGCAAGAATCAAAAGATGTGATTGACTACATTAAATCCAAAGTGAGCGAACAATGAAAGTTGTAATCAATAAATGTTATGGTGGTTTTGGTTTGTCGCATGAAGGTGTGATGCGTTATGCTGAATTGAAAGGTATTACTTTGTATTACGAGAATGATGGTTTTCTTTCATCATACTATACCATTCCTGTGGACGAATTTCGTAAACTGGATGAAGAAGCAAAAAAGACGCAAGATTTTTCTAAAATCAATTCGGTTCATTTTTGTTTTTATGATATGCCACGTACAGATCCCGACCTAGTAAAAGTTGTGGAAGAATTAGGTGAAAAAGCTAATGGTGAATTCGCGGAACTAAAGGTCGTGGATATTCCTGATGGTGTTGAATGGGAAATCAATGATTATGACGGAATAGAATCGGTACACGAAGTTCACCGTAGATGGGGTTAACGTGTTCTATATCATTACTTTACTTTTAGGTTTTGTACCTATCGGCTTAATTTTTATGGGGTATAAAATTGCTGAACTGGTTCTATGATATATTTGATAACATCGAATTGCAAGAAGATATCAAAACAAAAAGTGTTATCCCTTCGATAATAGTTATCGGAATTGCAACTATCTTAGAAGTTTCTTTTATTGCAATAATTGTAAAAGTGTTGTTTTTTTGATAACAAAATAACGCTTGCCTTCCTCCGTGGTTCCTGTATAATCGATCCTGTTGAGTTGATAAGGACGCATTATGTGGAATCTTGAAGGAATGACAATTACTGGTAAATACATGGGCGAGTTCCCAGTGGCAGGTGTTGTCGAATTGTCAAGGGTGATGTACGGTGGTGGTATTTCCCATCATGTCAATTTAGAAACACCGATTGTTGTCTTTGGTGCAACACGGGACCGTATCATTCTGGAACATGCATTTATTGAAACTGTAAAGGATAATTAATCATGGCTTACATGAATCAAGAAAAGAAAGCAAAAATCGCTGCTACTCTGAAACCTATTTTGAAAAAATATGGAATTAAGGGTTCGCTCTCCGTTCGTAATCATACGAGCATCGTGCTGACAATTACTTCTGGCAAGGTGGACTTTTATAAAGATTATGGCGCCGATACAAAATTCGGTATTCAAGTAAACCCATATTGGTATCAGGATCATTTTACGGGTCTATCAAAACAGGCTTTGTCTGAAATTATTCCCGCTATGTACTCTGCTGATTATTATGATAATTCGGATGCACAAGTGGATTATTTTGATACTGCTTATTATATTAGTGTAAATATTGGTAAATGGAATAAACAATATCAGGTTGTTTAATGAAAACGTTTATTGTACAATATAAATCAGATAAAAATCTGTTTAAAGGTAAGAGAGTAATACAAGCTTACGAATTAACAGAAGCACAAAATAAATTTTTAAACTGGCTGAAAACTCAGCCAGTTTATTCCCATATGTGGCAGTTAAATTTTGAACTTGAAGAAATACAGGAGATAAGATGAATTTTATGATTATTAATTTTGTTTTGGGTGTAGTGAATATTTTTATTGCTGGTATGAATTGCAGTATGATAATCACCAGAAAATCTGATGGTATAAAAATTGATTATAAAGATTATCTAGCAACAATTTTGCCTGTTACTATTGGTCTTTATCTTTTGGTCAGTGTTATTGGCCAAGCATCAACCAATTCTTAAAAAAATGATTGAGCTGCGATGGCATATAATGTCAAACCCTAATGGCGAATTTCCGGTTCGGATTTTGCAATATCGCCAAGTGATTCGTGATGTTGTGACTGGCGAAACATCCTGGACATCATGGACGGATGTTCCTGATTATAAAGAGGATTTCTCATCCTAAATAAAATCGGGAGGAATTTATATGAGTGAGTGCGACAAGGAACAGATACATGTAATTAATCGCCATCTATTTTCTATGTTGGGAAAACCTGACCTAGTTTATAAGTGGTGGGAATCACCAAACAAATATTGGGATGGTGAAACTCCCGCATCAATTTACGAAAATGGTGAAGAAGGTAAACAAGAAGTTTACAATTATGTCATGTTTCATGCATATGCAGCCGGAGGATAATTTGATATCGATTGAAGGACTTACAAAGCGACAACAAAAATTACTTCAAATTATTTGGTCAATTGATAGTAAAGAGCAATTGTTTATGTGGGTAAGGTCTTTAAAACAAAGTGACCGAGAAATGGTTTCTTCTTTGTTGACTGTAATTAGTTTGGAAATCATGGAAGATTTTATCGATGAAGATTTTACTGAAGCAAATGAAGTACTAACAAAGTTTAAATTATCGGAAATTTAAATGGGAATGTTCGATTACATAAGATTTGATGGTCAGGAGTATCAAACCAAAGATACACCTAATCAACTTCTCGATTATTATGAAATAAGAGGCATGTTTTTGTATGAGGAAACGTATGATGCTAAATGGATCGATGAAAAAGATCATCTATTTGGTGGATACATGGAAAAATACAATGAAAAATGGGAAAAATGTGAAAATTTTACCGGTGAAATTCGATTTTATCGTCATTTAGACAAAGAATATAAAATTTGGGAAGAATTTTCTGCATATTTCATCAAAGGTGAACTGAAAAAACTTGTAAAATTTGAAGAAAATGAAGTAAGAGTATTTGTTTGAGTGAAAAATGAACAGGACTGAGCTAAAAATTCGAAATTTTGTCGCAAAAGACTTGCGAACGCCAAAATATTCGCTAAAACGTCAGCGTACAGCGAAGGATTTTGTTCGCTCAGTCGAAAAAAATCGCGCAAGAAAGGAAATTTTAGAAAAATATGCTTAATCGCAATCAAATTCCTAAAGATTACGATGGATTTTACTTTTTGCCGCCCGATAGTGAAGATGAAGAAGGTTTTATTTTTCATTTTTTTAAATTAAGAGAAGAATTAAGTGATGGTAAGCCTATTGACAACTCAAAAATGGGTGATATGTTTCACGTTTGTTTTTTTAAACGTGGTGATTCAGGAAAACCTGAATTTGACGATGCTTTTGAGGCAATTTTCATTGATCCCCTCACATATGTTAGTAAAACTTTAATGGGTTCGGAAATATACGGATGTTTTTGCCGAAAAACTGATAAATCGGAAGAATGGTTTCAAGATTACCTCACAAGAGTAGTAAAGCCTGTTACAATGTCTAAAATGATCGATACATTGAAGAGTATCGCCGAATCTAAATCTTAATTACCTGCAAAGGATTATATTATGCCGAATTGGTGCAACAATTCTATCACCGTAAAAGGTGACGTTAAATCAATTGATGAATTTGAAAATTTTCTAAACGAAAAAAATGGTAAAGAATGGTTTGACTTCATTCTGCCTTGTCCTGAAGAATTGAAAAACGCCGAAGCTTCTTTCCATAAACCATCAAATCAAGAATTGGTCGAAAAATACGGCCATTCTGATTGGTATACATGGTCGTTAGAAAAATGGGGTTGTAAATGGAATTGTGATGCTCAAGATTGGGATCGAGATGGGGATACGATTACATTTTGGTTCGATTCGCCTTGGGGTCCTCCAATTAGTCTTTACGAAGAAATGGAAGAACATGGTTTTAATGTAGAAGCTTACTACCATGAAGAAGGTATGGCTTTTGTAGGAAAATTTACGACAGAAGATGGTGACGATAATTTCGAATATTCTGATTTAGAATCGCTTGATGATATTCCAGAAGATATTGTTGAATATTGGGGTCTCCGTGAAATGATCGAAGATCGTATGAGTGAATGGGAATCTGATATGGATTGGGATTCTTCTGACGAACCCGAAGATTTTACTACAGATACCGCAAAAGATTGGATTAAAGGTCTACTGAAAGATGGTGTAGTTGAAGTGACCTTTACAAAGACTGATGGTACTGAACGAGTGATGAAATGTACTCTTAAAGATGAAGTGATTTCTGAACATTGGATTCCAAAAGAAACAGAATCACAAAGAAAATATTCTGAAGATGCTCTACCCGTTTTTGATGTTGAATCTAAAGGTTGGCGCTCATTCCGTTGGGATTCAATTAAAGAAGTAAATTTTAGTTTGGAGTAAAATGTGGGGCCGGAAGCTTAAGTGGTATAAGCGTCCGACTCATAATCGGGTGACAGTGAGTTCGAATCTCACCCGGCCCACCATTAACAATATGACAACTAGTTATTGAGGTAATAATGTTGTATTTGCCCAACAAACCGCTTGACAAAAAATATTTTTTACTATATACTACACATATATTAAATTTTGCAGTAAAAGATTACTAAATAAAGTACTATGATGAAAAACACTTTTAACCCCGCAATATGTTTAGATAAGGAAATGCCATTTACATGGCAGGCCTCAGTACGCTCTATTAATACAAGCGGACTTGGCTACCACGATAAAGGGGTTTTTGTATAGATTATTGATGTAACAAATAAACCATACAAAAACCTCAAGATCGAAAGACTTGAGGTTTTTTTGTTTTATACGCTAATCGCAACGAGGGTGATGCCAGCGTACAATAAAATGGCTAAAAGGGCGGCACTGAGGATGAAAATACCGGCGAGAACGGTTTAGTAAAATTCAGATTATGTTGGGGTGTGGTGAAGTGGTATCACAGCGGATTTTGATTCCGTTATTCTAAGTTCGATTCTTAGCACCCCTGCCAAATAGAAGAATACTCTTTGAGGTCTTGGTCGTTACCTGCGTAGCAAAAACGGCGGCAGAGTATTCTTCTATTTGGGTAAAATCTCGGTGTGGTGTAATGGCAGCACAGCAGTCTCCAAAACTGTTAGTTGCGGTTCGAGTCCGTACACCGAGGCCATGATTATGTTAACCAATAAAAGGAGAATAATCATGGGGCAATGTCAGTTTATATTTTAGTTGTACTGTTTTTGATTTACGTACATAAAAAAATTTAAGGAACTATATGAAAGACTATACGCCAAAAATTGCAAAAAAAGATTTAGAACATGGTGCTTATTATAGTGGCAGTTGCCGTAATGCAAACGAAGCACGATGGAATGCGGAGCGTAATGTTTTTGTACATTGGCGTACTAAGTTCAACAATACATTCTTAGAAGAAATTCGTCATCCAGAAGATGACCAGATGTTTGATGTATTTGTAGTTGAAGAAAAATTGGAAAATCCTACTAAGGAAATTCCCTTTTAAGTAATCGATGGTGTCTATAGTGTAGTGGTCTGCATAGGGTGCTGTGAACGCCTTGGTATGAGTTCGATCCTCATTAGACACCCCAATTTCGCAGCGGTAGCTTAAAGGTTAAAGCGTCCGTCTCTAAAACGGACAATGTGGGTTCGATTCCCACCCGCCGCACCATTTTTTATAGGAGAGTAACATGGAGAAACTTGTTGCATAGATTCGACCGCCATAAATTTCTGTTAGTCTTTTTTACTTTTTAAATTAACTAACAGGAGAATAATATGTGCATAGAATTAAAAATCAAATCTAAACATTTAAGTTTAGAATCGAAAGTAATTCGTTTTGAAGAACGTAAACTTCAAAAGCAAGTTAAGTGGTTGTATGAAAATGATCCTACAAAAGATTCCGATTCTTATTCGGTGATGAGTAAGAGTGATTATTGGAAAACAGTTTGGAAATTAGGGTCATTGACTGACCACAGAAAACGTGTTGTTGGTACCGAAAACAGGGCTACATTTTTAGCAAGAGCTTATATTGAAGGTGTTCCTTATAATAAAGTTGAATCTAAACGTAAGGATGAAAAACACTATGAGTTCAATTGTAAAGTTCTTCCTAGAGTGTTAGATATGGTTAGGAAATATCATCCTGTTTATGAAGTAAGAAAAAATATTACACTTGATGTATTGAAAGACTGGTGTAATATGTAAGTGTCTCACCCTTGTATACGGTGTATAATAGGACAAGTTGTATACAGTCTACAGACCCCGACTTCGGATCCTCGGTCGAAAAATGAGGATCCATATTGAAATACATTGTATTCAGTTCGACTCTGATAGTTTCGTGTATTCCGGATATAACACGGAGCATAGCCAACAGTGTGTTTCAATATGCATCGTTAGCTCAGCGGTAGAGCAATGCCCTTACAAGGCGGAGGTCCGCGGTTCGAACCCGTGACGATGTACCAGTTTAACTCGGTATGGTGAAATGGTATCATGCGTGCTTTGGGAGCATGTGGCGGAAGTTCGATTCTTCCTACCGAGACCAATTAAAGGAGAGTGATATGTCTAGGACTTTTCGTAAAGAACGTAAGACGACCAAAAAAGTAAGAGATGGTCATAGACAATTTGTTTCTGTTAGTTGTGAACACCATGGAGGTTGTCCATGGTGTGAAAGAAATCGTTTGATTAATCAAAAAAAACTTAATCAAACAAAGTTTTATGAATAATGGGGATAGGGACTGCTTGGGGTGGTCGCCTCACTTGCAATGAGGATATTCAGTTCGGTTCAAATCCGAATATCTCCACCATTATACTATGCTCTCATAGTTAAGTGGTATAACGCATCCTTGGTAAGGATGTATTACAAGTTCGATTCTTGTTGAGAGCACCATGCAACTTTAGCTGATGTGGTCATAGCGGCGGCCTGAAGAGCCGTTGAACCAGGTTCGATTCCTGGAGGTTGCACCATTCCTTCCGTAGCTCAAAGGTAGAGCAATCGATTGATAATCGATAGACAGTGGATCGTTACCATTCGGAAGGACCAAGTTTTTGCCCCGGTGACGGAACTGGTATACGTGTTGGTCTTAGAAGCCAAATTTTAGGAGTTCGACTCTCCTCTGGGGCACCATCGGTCTTTAGTAAAATGGATGATTACGGCGGGCTACGGACCCGCAGGTGGGAGTTCGATTCTCTCAGGACCGGCCATATTGAAACACATTTTGTATGCTAAACGGCACAGCCGCGGAACTTGAACTCCGTAGATGTGAGGTTCGAGTCCTCACCGAAGTGTGTTTCAATATGGAAGTGTGGCAGAGCCCGGTTTAATGCACCTGACTTGAAATCAGACGAACAGAAATGTTCCGTGAGTTCGAATCTCACCGCTTCCGCCATATTGTGTTGCAACTAATCTGAGGGAGTCCACGTTAGCCTCAGTTAAAATGACAAAAATCGGGGCCAATTAAAGGAAATTAAATGTTAATGTTAGTTTTAAAAATATTTTTATATTGGATTGGATTAGGTATTTTTATTTCGTCATTGATGTTTAGTTGTTTAATGTTTGCAAAAGTTTGTGAAACTACGGTGAATTGGCTGAGTGGCTTAAGGCAGCGGTTTGCTAAACCGTCGAAGGTTTAAATCTTCCATTGGTTCGAATCCAATATTCACCGCCATAATTTAGGAGTAAATATGCCAGCAAATTTTTTAGTTAGTGATACACATTTCGGGCACGCTGGTGTATGTAAATTCCTGCGTGATGATGGAACAAAACTTAGACCATGGGATAATCCAGATGAGATGGATGAAGAAATGGTTAAGCGTTGGAATGAAACAGTAAGGCCTAACGATAAAGTTTACCATCTTGGTGATGTTGTGATTAATCGCAAAGCACTTAAAATACTTTCAAGACTGAATGGTGATAAAGTGCTGATTAAAGGTAATCACGATATCTTTAAACTTGGAGATTATACGGAATATTTTCGTGACATTCGTAGTTATCATGTAATGAATGGAATGATTCTTAGTCATATTCCTGTACATGAAGAAAGTCTAGCACGATTTGGAACGAATATTCATGGACATCTTCATTACAACAGAGTGAAGAAAGATGGAGTAATTGATCCGAGGTATTGGTGTGCTTGTGTTGAGCATACTGATTATCGGCCAATTCTTTTTGAAGATGTTATTAAAAGAATTAAGGAACAAGGTGGGACTGTAGGGTTTAAAAACGGAAACGGTCCCACTGTAGATTAATGGTAAGGTGGCTGAGTGGTCCAAAGCGACAGTCTGCAAAACTGTAAAACCATCGGTTCAAATCCGATCCTTACCTCCATTAACAATTTGACAACAAATGTTATCAGGAAGATAACGTTGTATTTTGGCAACAGTGCTTGACAATTGTACTGGTTCCTGTATAATAGACTTTGTTGAGTGATTGATGCAGTACGGAAAGAAACGATGTTGTATAAAAACAACACCGCTTGACAAAACGATTAAGTGGTGTTATAATGTTGTTTCAGTAGTTGAGTTTCTTTAACAAATTGCGAATTAAAACAGGTGTGAGCGACCTGTCTCTGAATAGAGTTTGACAAGGTTTTGGTGTGGCAAAGACTTCGGCACCATGTAACAGTCTGTACCTTGTTAGTTCTAAATTTTTAGTTTTATGTTCCGTGGGACGGCTGGTGTGGTCAACTGCCTTTCAAGCAGTGCAGATGGGATCGAAACCCATACGGAACTCCATATTGAAGTGTATTCTGAAACCTGTAGAGTCGTACAGCGGAATGCATAGTCAGGGTATAAGCTGGTATCTGGGAGATACGACCTGAGTATACTTCAATATGGTGAAGTAACAAGGTTAGGATTTGGTCATAATTGTGGCTGTGCGCTGAAATAACCTATAATGCGAAACCCGAAAGGGTATCCTTGTGGCAAGCAGAGAGTTGGCGTGGCGACCAATCACCATAATCATTTTTTTTATAAGGAGACCTGTCATGGATAGTGACAAGAGTGATAAGATTATGGGGCTATAGTCAAACGGTTAAGACAGCGGACTTTTAATCCGTCAGGTCAGGGTTCGAATCCCTGTGGCCCCACCAATCTGAAAGTACACTGTGTGTCAGACTGCTTCGGCGAATTGATAAACATTAAGTTGAGATAGTGTACTTCCAAATTGGTTCCAAAGTGTTCATGGACGCACATATGCCTGTCACGCATAAAGAAGGGGATCGTTACCCCTTGGAACCGCCAAGATGCACACCTTCGCTTTGAGGTGTGGCAGGATAGCCTCTCCTTCCTAGGATGGATGCTTCTCAGACTGCAACTAGAGTTCTCGCAAAAGAACATAGCAGAGTTTCAATTCCGCAGAACCCGAGCAAGGTGCATGGGCGTGACTGTTAATCACTGGCTAGTAGAGTTCGATTCTCTAATGCGGAGCCAAAATTCCGGTTACTACTTTCCTGAAAGTAGCGTGTGGCGACGAGAATTGTCCCGGTGGCTATGGCACCGTTAGCGCATACGTAAGCAGACAACATAGCAACGTGGACACTACGTAGCAAACCGCAATTAGTGTTCGGACAGGGAAACAACTCCAGCTTAGGGGCGACCGTGGAAAGCGTGGCCTAAGCAAATTTAATTGTGTTATTATGGAAAATTCCAGTGATCGCTGGATAGTGCTCCCCAAAATGATTTGATGTCCGGATTATTCAAGTCTATAGGGTGTGACTGACGAAAAACCTATGACGATAGGAACAATAAGAGCAGTCCTACAAAATGCAAACCCTAGGCGGTGAATCCTAGGTATAACGTGATAACACAATTAAGTTTTTTGGGTGTCTTGATGCTATGGCGTGTGCATCCCCGGACTGTAAATCCGGTCCCTTGTGGTAAACATTCGCGGTTCGAATCCGTGGACACCCACCAAGTTTTGCAGGATAAGGAAAAAGCATATGCCCCTATGGAGCATGTTATACTAGTTGCTATTCAGGTTCGATTCCTGAATCCTGCACCAGAATCCTCCTTACCGTTCAGTGGAGTAACGGCGGTACTTGCAGTCGAAAGTGTGCAAGCGTCATTGTGTTGCGAAAAACACTCGGCAGAACAGAAATCCTAGGATAATGCCGCAGAGACCCGCTCTAATGGGTGCCTTATGAAAAGACTGTTCCTGTGGTCGGCCGAGCCACAGTGTGAATAATCGGATGGACAGTGTAACTACTCAGTCTAGGGCTTATGGGAATAAGTAGCTAGACATCACACATAAACGCTTGACAAGAGTTTTTATGTGTGGTATAATAGATGTTTAATTGGGAGTATAGTCTCATTAGAATAAGTGGCGTGAGCCACCCAAAGCAGAAGTGTCCTACACACCTGCGCCAGTGATGGTTCATCTATACAAGCCTGCTCACTAGGGCGACCTAGCGATCACTGATAAGACCGGTGGTTGTAACAATGAAGCTGGTGTAGTGGAAAGAATTGTATGCTCAAGCGCCGCAAGGTAACGCAAGTATACAGAGAGTAACGGGTGGTGCTGACCTCACTACAAAACCAATCAGTTAGTTGGTATGAGAAAGGGTAGTGCATTTGTCCAAGGTGTTGCAACCAAGGGCTTATGTGCAGTATTAATGGTTTATGGAACTGCCGTGAGGCGTTACATGAATCGTGAAATACTACTGAGTAGCCGGCAGGCAAAAGGTACGTGGTGTGTTGTATGATGTGGATTAATAGTTCATGTCGCAACAGGAGCAGCACATCATAGTAGGTTCGATATAGCGTAATGGTAACGCGATTGCCTTTAGAGCAATTGACTGTTGGTTCGAGTCCAACTATCAAATAAAAAAAGCAAAGACTGCTCCGGTTAGTAGTGAAAGGTATCTAATACTTGGCTCGCAAGAGAATCAAGTCTGACGTAGCTCGCAAGGTGAAATCAGTTTATATCGGAAGATTCGTAAGGTGTTAGCGCACTTGAATGGCTCGCAAGGTCAACGGGTAAGAAGGTGTAGAGTAACTATTAACGACAAGTCTAATGCCTGACTTTCAAAACGGCGATACTGGTGATAGACGATGATACCGCAAGGGTTGTCGTGGATGTCGTGAGAAGTCTGACCCGCAAGGTCTTATATAATGCACGAAGTGTCACTATGGAAGGTGTAATCTCAGCCGACCACTTACTAAAGCACATTATTCTTTCAAGAGGTTCTTAGTCGTACCTGTAGTTTGTTTTAGTGTGCTTCAGTAATAAAATTCGCGTGTGAGGCGAGAGGAGAGTTCGTACTCTCCTCAAACTTTTTCAATAGCGGGGTAGAGAAGAGGTCGTTTTCGCCGGTCTCATAAGCCGGAAATCGTGTGGTTCGAATCCCACCCCCGCTACCAATATATGGTAGTGTAGCATAACGGTAGTGCGCCACCTTCATACGGTGTTCGGTGTAAGTTCGATTCTTACCACTACTACCAGCATAAGTAGTGTATAATAGCCCTTTTAGTTAAATGGTATAACGCTTGACTTGTAATCATGAATTGGTGGTTCGATTCCATCAAGGGGCACCAATAACAAGGAAGTAAAATGACAGACGGTGGTAAAGGAAGTAAGCCAAGACCATTTTCGGTTACACAAGATAAATTTTCTGATAATTGGGATAAAATATTTAAGAATGAATATCAGGATGAATTGAGTACCGAAGATGCTGTGCTAGATGCTTTTGAAGATAAGAAAGAAACAAAGCGGGATTAGTTTAATGGTAAAACTACAGATTTCCAATCTGTTGTTATCAGTTCGATTCTGATATCCCGCTCCAAAATTTGCGGAATTAGTTTAATGGTAGAACGAAACCTTGCCAAGGTCTAGACACCAGTTCGATTCTGGTATTCCGCTCCAAATCCTGGCTGTCGTATAACGGATAATACAAGAGACTTCTAATCTTTAAATCGGGGTTCGATTCCCTGCAGCCGGACCAAATGCCCCTGTAGTTTAACGGAAAAACAGCGGATTTATATCCCGTGTGCAACAGATAATTGGCCAATGTGGGTTCGACTCCCGCCGGGGGCACCAATAACAATAAGGAGAATGTAATGCGTAAAATCAATATGGATGAAGTTAAAACATTCATTGAATCTCAAAGTCCAGAAACTAAAATTTATATCGGATGCGACTCCGAACGATTTAAATTGGACGGAGTTTGGTACGCGGATTACATTCTCGCAATCGTAGTGCATATTAATGGAAATAATGGTTGTAAACTTTTTGGTGAAGTGGTGCGTGAACGAGACTACGACCAAAAGAAAAACAAACCTAGATATCGTTTGATGAATGAAGTTTATAAAGTATCGGAACTATATTTGAAACTTGCTGAATGTATTGGTGACCGCCATGTTGAAGTCCATTTGGATATTAATCCTGATGAACATCATGGAAGCAACTGTGTGATGCAAGAAGCAATTGGATATATTCGTGGTACATGTAACGTAATTCCTTTAATTAAACCTAATGCATTTGCAGCATCTTATGCAGCAGATAGATTTAAAGGATTGCGAGTAGCTTGAATTTTATAAATAGACACTCCAGATAATCTTTCAGGAGTGTCTATGAAAAAGATAAGTGCAACGGATCAAGAAATAATTGAAGTATCCAATACTTCACAATCAGCATCACAAGCAGCACAAATTTTAGGTATTCAATATGGTACATATCGAGTTCATGCTTTACGATTGGGAGTATTTAAACCCAACCAGCGTGGATTAGGTAGACCAAAACCTAAAAAAGAAGGTAACGGAAAAATTTCACTGAAGGATATCTTTGAAGGAAAACATCCATCATATCAATCTAATAAATTGAGAAAAAGATTGTTCAGTGAAGGTTATAAAGAGAAAAGGTGTGAGATATGTGGAGTAACTGAATGGAACGGGAAAGAATTATCGTTTCAGCTTGAACATATCGACGGAAACTGTTATAATCATACTTTCGATAACTTAATGATTATTTGTCCGAACTGTCATTCACAGACGGACACATATTGTGGTAGAAATAAAACGAAATAATGCCTCGATGGTGAAATAGGTAGACACAAGGGACTTGAGATTAAAATTTGAGTGCCCTATTGGAAACGATAGGAGTAGAACCCGTCAAATTCGGTGAAAGCTTTAAAATGCTAATACCGAGCGAAGCTTAGATAGAAATATCTTTGAACGTGTAGAGACTAGACGGCGGGCATCTAAAGTGAAAGCTATGATGAAGGTATAGTCCAGACCACAAACAGGAGACTGGTAGTGAAAACTATAGTGGTAAGAAAATCCCTCGCCGCAAGGCGTGCCGGTTCGATTCCGGCTCGAGGTACCAAATATTATTTGTCTATTGTTGTGATAGAAAAATATCATTAGACTTTTGTGACTAATTAGTATAAACTATGACTAAGTATTAGAAATAGTACTTAGTCTTTTTTTTTGGAGAAAATAAATGAAAACAGTAGGCGATAAACTCGAACCATTTGTAGTAACAGGCATTAATCCTGGAAGTGACAAATTTTTTGATATTACAGAAAAATCTTTTGATGGTAAATGGAAAGTAATTGTTTACTATCCAAAAGATTTCACATTCGTATGTCCAACAGAAATTGTTGCATATGATAAATTGTTCCAAGATTTTGCAGACCGTGATGCAGTTCTTCTTACCGGTTCAACCGATAACGAATTTTGCAAACTTGCATGGCAAAATGCACATGAAGATTTGAAGAAAATCAAACACATTCAGTTTGCTGACACTATTCGTCAAGGTTATCAAACTGGCGATACGCCATCAACACTTGGTGGAGAAAGTAACTATCGTTGGAATGAAGGTTTGATTAATCAATTAGGAGTTTTTTATGAACCAGCGGGGGCTGCTCTTCGTGCTACTTTTATTGTTGACCCTGATAACGTTATTCAACACGTTACGGTTAACAACCTCAATGTAGGTCGTTCGCCAGAAGAAACTCTGCGTGTATTGGATGCTTTGCAAACAGGAGAATTGTGTGCATGTAACCGTACAGTTGGTGGAGAAACACTATAATGAATTACAGAGAACGATTTGAATATTTGAAAAACAACCATTGTCCTTCATGCAAAGGAGGTGTAAAATGAGTTGGGTTGAACAATTAAAAGAAAGTCTACCAGACTATGCTAAAGATACAAAACTTAATCTTGATGCAGTAATCAATCGTTCATCATTACCAGTTGAAGAAGCAAATGCTTTAGCTTTAGCTGCAGCATTTGCAACAAGTAATGTGAAACTTTGGACATACATTTCTTCTTTCGTGGAAGAAACTGAAAAAAATGCTGCTCTGTCAGCGGCGACAATTATGGCTCAAAACAACGTTTGGTACCCCTACGTTGAAATGGCTGAAGATGCAAATCTTACAGGGTTGCCAGCTCAGTTACGTATGAATGTCATCAGTAGTCATGGGGGCACTACCAAAGCCAAATTTGAGGCATATAGTCTTGCAGCTTCAATTGTTGGAAAATGTCATTTTTGCGTAAAAGCGCATTATGAGACTTTGAAGAAAGAGGGTTATACCGTAGAACAACTCCGAGACATCGGAAGAATCGCAGCTGTTATAACCAGTCTATCAAAAGTCTTGGTTGGTTGATAAAAGGGAACTTTGGTTCCCTTTTTTTTTCGCCTGCGGCTTAGATTGCCTAAATACTTACTTGATCTAAATCAATTTTTTATGTATTTCGTAAAAAATCTATAACCACATTAAATTGTGCTGTTCATCAAAAAAGTGCTTTTCGTCATTTGTTTTAAGGGGAAAACACTATCATGTCCGACGATTCGGAAGATATAAAATCTAAATTAGAGAAGTTTAAACCAAAAAAGAAAAAAATAACAGTACCAACAGAATTTTTAGATAATGCAAAAAGTTATGATGACAAGTTAATTGTCGTGAAAATGTTTGCGGAGAAGAATAAACAAAATACTGTAAAACTGTTTAAAAACATGTTGAAAGATTCAATAGAGAAAAAGAAAAAAGTTTAAAAAATGGATCCATTAACACTATTTGCTTTAGCTAATGGTGCGGTTCAAGCAGTAAAAAAAGGTTGTGAATTATATAAAGAAATAGCATCAGCAGCAGGTGATGTTAAAGGTATTTTAAATGATCTTGATGAGCAGTTTCATTCGAAATTTAAAGATCGTTCCCCAACGGTTGCTGAAAAAAATCAATTTATACAAGAAAAAAACCGTATAATTGAATTAAGTAAACAACAACCAAATGATATTTACACAACCATAGGTGAAGAGCTTGGAGTATATTTTGAAAATTTTGCCAAATGTCAAGCTATTTTTGAAGAAGAAGAAAAACACGCACTTGAGGTTTACACTGGAGAAACCAGTTTAGGTAAAAGAGCCTTACAAAGAGTATTGATGCAAAGCAGATTAGTTGCTATGCAGGCCGAGTTGCGTGAATTGATGGTATATAATTGTCCTCCAGAATTAGGTGATCTCTATACTAGAGTTGAAAATATGATGGAGAGAATGAAAAAAGAACAATCATATGCTTGGGCTAAAAAAAGAGAATCGGACAAAATTGCCGAACAAAAAAGAATACGTAGATTAAATCGCATTAAATCTAAAATTTGGAAATACGCTTTAATTATTATTACCGGACTTTACCTAATATGGTTAATTTGGGCAATAGTTCAAATTAGAATAGAAAACAATCCAGAATTAGGCCGTTGTTTAATACCGAAAGGAACATGGCCTTATCAACATTACAACAATTTAAAATGGATAAATTGTGAAATACTTCAATAGGCAAATGTTGTAACAACACAACAGTTAAAATTACCTGCTTGACTTTCATCTAAGAGTTCTATATAATAGTGTAGGTGTAAAAATTTATTAGGCAATATTTGAGGATTAAAAAATGGGAAGAATTCTTGACGCTAATCAGGCTTTTGCTGGAAGTGAACCTAAATTTTCCACGGAACTAACACAATTGGACTTAATGAAGTCTTTGTCTTGGTATGCACAAAACAAAGATACCAAAGACGCCTACAAGTACGCTTCCGATTATTTCAAGAAAAAATATAAATTAAAAGTTGATGATGTAGTTAAAGAAAAATCTCCAACGTTTGGTTATATTTGTAGAATTTTGAGTAATGGTGGAGAACTGTCTACTAAAGATAGAGTTTGGTTTGAAAAAGAAGTTGAAGATGTTAAAAAATCTCTATCGAACAAAAAAGTAGTTGTAGATGCTCCTGTTATAACAAACGTTATAAACATTCAAGATAGAATTAAAGAAAAATCAAAAGAATGTATTGGTGAACTAGAAGGTCAAATTGATGAATTGATTGAATCTAATTTTTCCGCCAATGTTTCTCCTTATTCTATTATGTACACGATGGAAATAAAAGGAGTTCACACTAAACATATTTCTGAATGGTTTAAAGAAAAGAGAGTACACTACGATTCTGTAATGACTTCGAAAGATGATGATATAAAAGAATCATATTCAAACTTCAAAAAAACAGAATTGAAAAAGTTGGTCGCATTTTGTGACCAAGTTATTTTGGATTGTTCTAGAGTTACTGGTGAAGCTTTGAAAACTAGAAAACCTAGGAAGAGAAAAGTTAAAACTGCCGATCAACTTACGGCAAAGGCAAAATATTGTAAAGAATTTAAAGAATTAAACTTGACATCCATTGATATTAAGAGTATAATAGGTGTTATGCAACTTTGGGTATACAATACCAAGAATCGTAAACTTGGTGTTTATTCTGCTATTGATGCTTCTGGACTAAGTATTAAGGGAAGTAGTATAATTAATTTTAGTTCGGATAAATCGACACAGAAAACGTTACGTAAACCTGATGTTACACTGCCTGAAATATTAAAAGGCGGTAAAGTTTATTTGAGAAACGCTCTTGATGGCATTAAAGCTGTTGCAAGTCCCTTGAGTGGACGATTGAATGAAGAAATTATTTTACTTAGGGTAACAAAATGAAAATCGCAGTATGTAGTGACCTACACCTAGAGTTTGGTGACCTAGAACTTCACAATGAAGAAAATGCGGATGTGTTGATTCTCGGTGGAGATATTTTTATTGCAGATGAAATGCAAGGATTTAGTGCAGATGATTCTGGTAATATCATCACTAAAGAATTCTCATTATTGGCAAGAGCTGAACGATACAATAATTTTATTGTTCGATGCTGTGAAAGATTTAAGCATGTAATCATGATTATGGGTAATCACGAACACTATCATGGAGACTTTGCAAAAAGTGCGAAAATAATTCGTGGCACTTTTGGTGATTTACACAATTTCCATTTCTTAGACAAAGAATGGCGCATCATCAACGGTATTCTGTTTTTCGGTGGAACCTTGTGGACTAATATGAACAATGAAGATAGAACGACGATTCACAATATGCACCATTATATGAATGATTATCGTCAGATCAAAAATAGTTTGGTTGGAGAAGGATGTCGTTTTCATCCACAAGATTCTATTAAAGACCACTATGAGTTTAAACAAGAATTGGACAATGTTTTAGAAAAACATCCTAATATGCCGGTTGTGGTTGTTGGACATCACGCACCAAGTAAAGTTAGTACTCATCCTAGATATAAAGATGAAACTATTATGAATGGCGCATATAGTACTAATTTGGATGATTTTATTTTAGATCGTAGGCAAATTAAATTGTGGACTCACGGCCACACGCACGAAGAATTTGATTATATGATTGGTACTACCCGCATCGTTTGTAATCCTAGAGGTTATGATGGTTATGAAGATAGAGCAGAGAACTTTAAATTAAAGTATGTGGAGATTTGAACTAAATACTTCATAAACTTATTGAAAATAAAATGATTATATTTGATTACAACCAGGTGGCCATTTCGTCATTGATGGAACAAATTGGATCTTCTAAAAAACCCGTTGAGGAAGATTTGGTACGTCATATGATATTGAATGTGATTCGAACCTACGTCAAGAAATTTAAAGAAAAATACGGACCAGAAGTTATCATTGCATGTGATAATAAAAACTATTGGCGCCGAGAAATATTTCCCGAATACAAAGCTTCCAGAAAGAAAACAAGAGATGCTTCTGGTCATGATTGGACTTCAATCTTTGAAGTTTTGGGAAAAATAAAACAGGAACTTAAAGATCATTCGCCTTATAAAGTTATTGATGTTGATACTTGTGAGGCGGATGATATCATTGCAGTTTTGACGATGAAACATAGTTCCACCCAAAATGTTATGATCTTATCTTCAGATAAGGACTTTTCACAACTACAGAAATATCCTAATGTTGAACAATATTCTCCAATATTGAAAAAACATATCAAAGAACATTTTCCTTCCGTACAACTAAAACAATTAATTATTCGTGGTGATAAAGGTGATGGCATTCCCAATATCTTATCGAAAGATGATGTGTTTGTTACTGGTGGTCGACAGAAACCAATTACTGAAGCTAAAATAATTAATTGGTTGAATCAAGAACCAAAAGATTTTTGTAATGAAGAAATGCTTCGTAATTATAGTAGAAATGAGATGCTTATTGACTTGTCAAAGATACCAGAAAATTTAATCAATCAAATTTTGGAAAAATACGACACTGTTAAAGGTAAGTCTAAGAACGAATTCATGAATTACATGATTAAAAATAAACTCAAGAATTTACTTGAAGTGATAGACGAATTTTAAAGGATAAAAAAATGTATTTGTATTCTGAAATTATGGAGATGTTTGAGAAAGCTCCAACAAAAAAAGAAAAAATTGAAGTTTTAAAGAGATTTGAACATCCAAACTTCAAAGAGTTTTTTAATTATGCTTTTAATCCAGATATTCAATTCGATGTTGAAATTCCTGATTATAAGTCGTCGGTTGAACCGGCAGGATTAAACACAGCATACTTGGATGCAGAATTGGGTAGAACTTATAGGTTTATTGTAGGCCATCCAAAAAGAGCTAATGGACTTAAACCTAAAAAACAAACTGAACTACTTTTGATTCTTTTGGAAACTCTCCATAAAGATGAAGCTGATTTATATGTAAGAATGCTCAGAAAAGATTTGAAGGTGAAATTTCTTACCAAAAAATTTATCAAAGAAGTTTATCCTGATTTGCCATTTGAGGCTTAAATGAAATATGTAATTGTATCTGGCGGTTTTGATCCAATTCATTCTGGTCATATTGAGTTATTGAAAAAGGCATCTTCGCTTGGAGATAAGTTAATTGTTGGTGTCAACAGTGATGCTTGGTTGTCTAGAAAAAAAGGCAAACCTTTTATGCCGTTTAATGAAAGAAAGAAAGTATTAGAATCTATAAAATGGGTAGATGAAGTTTGGGAGTTTGATGACTCCGATAATTCTGCTTGCAAATTACTTGAGAGTGTTATAGAATACACTTTACGTCATTCAAACATTTTTGACCCACCTGAAATTATATTTGCTAATGGTGGTGATAGAACTGAAAAAAATATACCAGAAATGAAAGTAAATGGAGTTGAATTTGTTTTTGGTATAGGTGGCGATGATAAGAAAAATTCAAGTTCTTGGTTATTGGAAGAATGGAAATGTCCAAAAACCGAAAGACCTTGGGGTTACTATCGTGTGCTGCATGAAAATGGTAAAGAAGTTAAAGTAAAAGAGTTGACGGTAGAACCCGGTCAATCTTTGAGTATGCAAAAGCATGAATTGAGATCCGAACACTGGTTCATTGTTGAAGGTGATGCTGAAGTTTATACGATAAACAAAAAATCAGACCAAGAACTGGTTGGAATATTTCATAAACATCAGTCGTTACATATTAAAAAATCTGAGTGGCATCAATTATGCAACCCAGGAAATACACCTTTAAAAATGGTTGAAATACAATATGGTGAAAAATGTGAAGAAGAAGATATTGAAAGGACTAAAATAAATGAAAGTAGCAGTAGTTACACCAACGATAGGATCTGAAACTCTTTCTCGGTGCATTGAATCCGTCGATTCACAGACGCATCAGGATTTAGTTCATTATCTTTTTCTTGATGGTAGAGAACATGAAAGTAAAATTTGGCATCAACTTGAAGGCGCATCAAAGATTAAAACGATCCGTCTTGAAGAAAATGTGGGTAAAGATTGGTACGGTCATCGTGTATATGCTGCATGTAGTTTTCTTGTCAATGCTGATGTTATATGTTACCTCGATGAAGATAATTGGATCGAACCTAATCATGTTGAGAAACTCGTTCAGGTACTTAATGAAGGGTATGACTGGGCTTATTCGTTAAGGAAAATCTATGATAAAGAAGGTAACTACCTTTGTGAAGATAATTGCGAATCGCTTGGAAAATGGCCTGTATATTTTAATGATGAAACATTTCATATTGATACCTCATCTTTTGCTGTTAGGCGTGATGTTGCTACTGCTATAGGACACGCATGGTATGGACAATGGGGTGCAGACCGACAATTTTTTTCATACTTAAAAAAAGTTTTCCCTCGTTTTAATTGTTCTAATGAATATTCGTTATGTTATAGATTGGATGGAAATCCAAATTCTGTTACAAATGAGTTTTTTGAAAAAGGCAACAAAGTTACAGAAGAGAAATATGGCAAGGACTATCCTTGGTTGAAGAGAGAAAAAATATTACATGAAATTGGACCAGGCATTAAAATCGTTGCGTGATAAGGTGTTGAAAAGAAAGAAAAGAGCCTTGGTTACTGGAGGTTCTGGTTACCTTGGCTCTCATGTTTGTAAACTTCTAAAGAAACAAGGTTGGAGAGTTCACGTACTCGATATTAGGAAACCAGAACACAATTATTATGATTTCTTGCATATACAAGATATATGCGATTTTGATGAATTAAAAAGAATATTTTGGTTATACCCAGATTTTGATGTTGTATTTCATTTTGCTGGTAAAATAGAAGTGGGGGAATCTACACGAAAACCCACTCACTATTTTAGAACAAACGTTGCTGGTACTTGTCTTTTGTTGTATATGATGAACCTGACTTCATGTAAGAATATCATATATTCATCTACGGCTGGACTTTACAAAACAAGTAATGAACAGTTAAAAGAGACTGATGAATTAAATCCCGATAATAATCCTTACGCTGGTAGTAAGTATGCTTCGGAAATAGCCATTCGTCAATCTGGATTGAACTATATTATTTTCCGTTACTTTAATTTGGCGGGAGCTGACGAAGAAGGTGACATAGGTGAAAATCATGACCCAGAAACTCATCTGATTCCTAGAATTCTCCAAAATCTAAATAATGTTGAAATATATGGAAATGATTATGATACTAAAGATGGAACGTGTGTTCGTGATTACGTACATGTTTCCGATGTAGCAGAAATACACTTAACTGCTGCAAACCACCTGATAGAGGAAAAAGAATCTTATATAATGAATCTAGGAACAGGAGTAGGTTATTCTGTTTCTGAGATTATTGATACCGTAGAAAAAATTACGAATGAAAAAGTTACTAGAAAAAATCTTACTCGCCGATTGGGCGACCCACCAAAATTAATTTCAAATATCGAATTATCTAAAAGAGTATTTGGATTTACACCTAAACACGATTTAACCTCCATAATAAAAACTGCATATAATTGGGAAAAAAATGGCCGCAAAACACCTTGAGAATTTTCCACTACCGTATGATGATGAAATCTCCATACACCTTTTAAGAAATCATGTTCATTTCTTAAATGGAGATATCGATGAGAATAATACACTAGATGCAATCAGATGGATCACTTATGAAAATCTTCTTCCTGGAGATTATGATTTGATAATGTACATAAATTCCGACGGTGGTAGTCTTGTTGATGCTTTTGCTTTGATTGATATCATGCAAAAGTCTGAAAAACCAATAACGACAATAGGAATAGGTTCAGTTTGTTCGGCCGCTTTTTTAATATTCGCTGCAGGAACAAAAGGACAAAGATTGATATCCAAAACAGCTAGTATTATGAGTCATCAGTTTTCAGATGGTTATGTGGGAAAATACCATGATATCAAGGCATTAACCAAAGAAAATGATTTGATGAATCTTAGGATGACAAATTTGTTGAAAGAATGTACAGGCCTAGATGGTCGGACAGTAAAGTCTAAATTTTTGCCGGCAACAGATTCTTGGTTTACGGCAGAAGAAATTATTGATTTAGGTGTAGCAGATAAAATCTTTTAAAGGGAGGAAAAATCTAAAATGATTCACGGTGGTCAAAAATTTCAAAAAACAGAAAAAACAAAATTTAAGAGAACTCGTTCCGAAGAAGAAGTGAAACTTCAGAAAAAGAGGCATCATGATAAATCATTTTATCGTTTAGTGAAACAGGAGAAAGAAGATTATGTCGTATAGAACATTATTACAGAGTCAGATAAAGGAATTGGAAGAGAAAATTGCTAAATTTGAGGGAGATAAATCCATTTTAATGGATCAACTTCAAATGTTACGCAAAAATGAATTTGAAGAGGAAATGAGAGAAGAATCTGGTCAGCAGTTATTAAAAGGTTAATATTAATAAAATAACAACGGGCTTGCCAAAATGCCGAATTTATGACATAATTCGGACATGTTTAAAATTCTACAAGAAACTACAGATTGGTCCGATTGCGATTATCAAGTTTGTAACCATACATATTTGATAAGTCCGAAAGGAAAAGTTATCGCTTATGCAACTGAGCATACGGGCGATGTTATCAAATTGAAAAATGGTTGGAATTTTGATAAACGTTATCGAAAGTTTATCGAAGTTGTCAATCCTGCACTATCCGCACTAATACCAAAAGATTATCAAAAAGAAAAGTTGCAAAAACCGCAACTTGTCAAATCGTCAAATATACGTAATTTCAAAGTGTTATCGAAAGGTAAACATTATTACGTTTCTTATAACATTTCAGGAAATTTCTATAATTGCAACTGTACGGGGTTCGGGTACCGTAGAACTTGTTCACATGTTAAGGCTGTTGCAGAAAAACAACAGGCTTGACAATTCTGCCTAAACCTGTATAATATCCTTTGTTGAGTGATTATTAAGGAAATTGAAATGTCTAAGCTTACTGAATACAGTCTCGAAATTTACAAATCCGACAAGCGTATCAAAAAAGATGAGCGCTACGGTAAAAATAAAGTAGGTCTCCGTTTTATAGAAGTCCTAGATTTTGCACCGGTTACAAAAGACTATATTAACGCTCTTGCTGAAGATAAGCGTAATGAAGGTTTTGTTGTTGAAATTTTTGAAACTTTTGTTACCCGTAAAAATCTGATTGGTGGCAAAGAATTTCAAGAGCGTTACGATACGCCTTATTATTGCAGTCCTTCTTCCGAATCTTATTGGAGTATGTAATGGATAAAATTAATTCGTTTATAGTTGTTTCTGTATCGGATAATTTATCTAAAATGTCGTCTGCCGAATTGAAAATGGTAGCTGAACTTTTGGTCGATTCTAAAAACGCTTCTCGTCTATGTGATTATTTGGACTTTTATATTCAGGATAAAATGCTTTCCGAAATTGAGGTTCAGGATCCAGTTTACTAATGATAATCTACACCTATCAAAAATCCAAGAAAAAAAAGAAGCTCACGGTTAAACAGCGCGAGCTCGAAGATTCTTGGAATAAAATAGTTAATAAACATGCAAAACCAGTAGTTGTCAAAAAGAAAATTACTAAACCGACAACTATTGCAAAACTTGTAATACCTGAGGGACGTAATCCTTACGACCTTCCGTCCGTTGATACTGGAGGCGGTCTGACGAACTGGAATCGCAAGGACAAGGTGACCACGTACACCGGTACAGCCATGAAAGGGATTGGCACCCTCCACAAGTCCAACGCGGTTCCGGTGTTCACGGACGAAGAGGCCAAAGACCAAGCAAACATGCGAAGATGATAACATTTTCAAAATTGCAACAAATTGTCAAAAAAGAAACTGTTGTATTTTCACAACATGGTTGCCATTCCTGCCGGTTCGTGTATAATAGGTTCTGTTGAGTGATTGATTGAGATACAAATTATGAAACTACTTTCTACTGGCAATCCCAAAGTATTAAAAGGAATGAAACAAGGTTATAATACCTATATTCTTCATTTGGCACCTGCAAATGTTAGCGGTTATGAAACTTGCCCGAAGCGTACTGCTGGTTGCACCGCTGCTTGCCTTAACACCGCTGGTCGCGGCGGCATGTTTAAAAAAGGCGAATCTACTAACGTAATTCAAGAAGCTCGTAAACGTAAAACCCGATTCTTTTTCGAAGAGCGTGCCGGCTTTATGGAGTGGCTTGTAAAAGATATCGAATTGGCGATTAAACAATCAATTAAGAAAAATCTAATTCCTGTTTTCCGTTTGAACGGTACTTCTGACCTTGCGTGGGAAAAATATGAGGTTGTTCGAAACGGTAAATTGTATCGAAATATTTTCAGTGCTTTTCCTGAAGTCCAATTTTATGATTATACCAAGATTCTTGGTCGTAAAATTCAAAATATTGAAAATTATCATTTGACGTTTTCTGCTGCTGATGGTAATGATGCTGATGTAAGAAAAGCAATTGAACAAGGTTATAATGTTGCAACGGTGTTTGGTTTGAAAAAAACTGAACCGATGCCTAATGAATATATGGGTTTGCCAGTATTCAACGGTGATGAATCTGATTTGCGATTCCTTGATCCTGAAGGTGTTGTGGTTGGCTTGTATGCAAAAGGTAAAGCCAAAAAAGACACTTCTGGTTTTGTGAAATATCCTACTATTTTGATGAAAGCTGCTTAATATGAGTATCGTTCAAAAAATTCAAAATGAAATTATGATCGCTGAACTTTCGTTTAGTGAAATTGCAGAAAAGTTTAATGTACCTTACGCTGATGTAAACTTGATTGCTGAAGAAATGATGGAACAAGATTCTTATAATGATTCCATGGACGGTGATTTTGATTCGGCCATGGCTTCTGCTGGGTATGGTACCGATGAGGATTATGGTTATTATGGAGATGAATAATATGCTTAACGAATGGCAAAAAATTAAAGAAACTTTCGATGTTCGGCATGGCGGACCGTTTGATCGTGGATCGGCCGATAGTTATTATAATCGTCCTCGAAACCCGCATTATTTCAAAGAAGGTACTCGGACATCCGAAGAGGTGAAGTTAGATCAAATGAGTTTTGATGAAATTTTCGCTTATAATGCAGGATATGATTACAATGAAAAGTATGGTGATAAGAAAGATTGGGGTTAATATGGATAATTTTCTAATTTCGGTTGAGTATGAACCTGTATCAGAATCATACATGGCTTGTTATTCTAACGGTGCCAACATTCTTCTGGGTGCCAACACCTATCATGATGCGGTGCTCGAAGCTGATATGCTTGATGTTGAAAATTATGAAAGGGGATATAACTAATGGGTACTCGTTCACTTACATACGTTTACGATGGCGCCGAACCTGTTGTTTGCATGTATCGCCAATTTGATGGTTATCCCTCTGGACACGGTTCTGAACTGGCAGAATTTCTTTTTGACGGAAAACTGGTGAATGGTATTCCTTTTGGGTCGAAAGAAAAACTGTTTAATGGTATGGGTTGTTTGGCTGCACAAATGGTCGCAAAATTCAAACAAGAAGTCGGTGGATTTTATCTACTACCCACAAGAAAAGATCACGATTCATGGCAAGATTATGAATATCATGTATTTGAAGATAAAGTGATTGTTTATTCTGGTCGCGGTAAAGAAAACAATATAATTTTTAATGGACCTTGGGCAGACTTTGCCGAATTCTGTTCCGAGGATTATGTTTCTTAATCGGCAAATAACCGTACCACGCTTGCCAAACATCGTAAAGTGTGGTATACTATAGTCTCATTAAATGAAATAGGAGTAATTATATTATGGCAAAAACTAAAACTACCAAAGCAGTTAAACTCAAACCTTTCGAGAAACTGCTGACCATTATGGTCTCTGGCAATCCTGTTACAGTTGAAGAAATCGATGCTACACTAGGCAAAGAAATTCATATGTATCGCCTTTCTACCTATATTTGGCATATCAAAACTTTCGCTAACGGTACTGTGAAAGCCATCAAAGATGGTCGTAAAGTGACTGCTTATCAAATCATCAATCCTAGCGAAGTGAAAAAATATATGAAGTCTGCTGGTGTACTTGATGCAAACTTTGTTCCCGGTCAAGCCAAGAAAGTAGTTCGTGGTGGTGTCAGTTCTACAACCACTAAGACTGTTGTTGCTAAGGCAAAAACTGTAGCAAAAACTAAAACAAAAACCGTTACAAAACTTAAAGATTTGAACTCTACACCAGTTCAAAAACAAGTTGATGTTCCTGTTGTTGAAGAAATTATGAGTGATGGTTTCGATCCTGAAGTGAACGATATCGTCAACGAAATTCGTGCAACAATTAACGACTAATCAAAAATGGGGGAGTGGCGACTTGCTTCGCCTATTCTTAAACAACAGCAGACTATCGGGAGATACTCATCGTGCCCCTACCTTTTCTTAAAAAAAGTATATTTTTGTTGATGTTGTATTCACCATTTTGTTTGGCGAATTACGTTAATGGATATGGTGAATTTTATTATGGTCCAGACACGGCTGATAATACGGCTTGTGAATATGCTTTTGACCGTGCAAAACAAAACGCTATACAAAACCATCTAGGTATAGAGATAGAATCATATACGCTTGAAAATTGCAGAACCGAGAATGATTGCGCTATCAATGTTGATACGTACATACAAATGTTCGGTAAAGTGAAACAAGTAGTGAAAAAAGATGTAAGGACTCAAGAAGAGTATGGAAGAAAAGTTTGCATCGCTGATATCACTGCTGTTGTTGAAAGAATAGAGAATAAAACATCATTTTCAGTAAATGGTAAAACAAAGTATATTGAAAATGAAGAAATACAATTTTCATTTATTTCAAACACGATAGGTTTTGTTTCTGTATATAATTTTTATGATAATAAGTATATAAAAATATACGAAACTCAAATCAACAAACCAAATGATGAAATCGCAATTAAAAAACCGAAAGAAAGAATATTCGCTTCTCTTCCTAAAAATCAATATCAATCAAATGAACTTCTAGTTTTCGTCTTTTCTAAAGAAAAACCTTTAAATAAAAAAACATATAGTGCGTTTGAATTTGCAAATATTTTGGCATCATTAGATTCGAATGTCAAAAGAACAATTTTTAGATTTATAACTATAGGTAAGAAACTGTGAAAATCTTGACTTTGTTTTTGTTTTGTGTTATGATCTTTCAAGGTTGCACAGCAATTGTTAAAGGTATCTCTTACATGGAAAGTATTTGTGAATCTTGTGATGCGAGAAAATAAAATGAAAAAGTTAATTATTATACCTGCCATTGTTATGATGACAGCATGTAGTTCTACCAAATATCCAACAGGTACAGAATACAAAGCTCCTGAGTTTGGTGGCGGCAATCAACAATCTGAAGTGAAATATCCTGATTGGTATACAGAAAAACCTGATAAAGAAGATACTGCTCTGTATGCAGTAGCATCAGAATATTCTGGCAATTTTCAGTTTGCTATTGATAAATCTATGCTCTCGGCTAAACGTGAACTAGCGTCACAGTTTTCGTCACATGTTGATGCTCTATTCAAAGATTATTTGACTGAAATTGGCGATGCTGACTCTTCTACTGTACAAGAGATTAATCGTACAACAAAAATGGTTGTTTCGAAAGTGAATCTAATTGGTGTACAGAGAACTAATTTCAAAGTGGTCCATGAGAAAGATGGTTATCGAGCTTTCGTAAAACTTAAATATAATGCCGATCAATCAAACAAACTTCTTGTGAGTGAGATTAAAAAGAATCGTAAACTTGCAGCAAAGATGGAATCTTCCAGAGCATTTAAAGAATTGGAAGATACAATCGAAAAGATGGAAAATAAACCATGAAGATATTTGATTATCTAAAACATAGTTCTATTACTGTTACCTTTATAATGAATCCTTTCCATTGGTATTTTGTTCCAACAGCATTTAAAACAGAAGATGTTTGGTCTGGCAATAGTTTTAACTTTAGATTTATCTTTCTTGCACTTTGTTTATCTATTGATGATGGGAGTTGGTAATGACACAATTTGATTTGGAACAAGCTATCATGCGTCTTTGGGGTACGGACGAAGATATTCAAATGATCTATGAAAATGTAATGGAAAAAAATCCATCACAAGATGTACTTGCAAATGCTCTGTTGGGATTAAAAGTACTTACTCAAATGCGCGGCGAAAAGTGTTTTGAACTTTTTGAAACGTTTATCCGCGAATACTATGAACTGAAAAAACAAAATGAATATCTTTTATCTCAGCAAAAATCCTAAAGAGTGTGCAGAAATGCACCTCGATAAACATGTAGTGAAAATGATTATCGAGTATGCACAATTAATGTCAACTGCTCATCGATTGTTGGATGGTCAAGAATATTTTGATCTTACTTCAAATGGTCGTAAGATTAAACGGTGGCGAGTGAATGATGATCGTGAAGGTCAATTGATGAAAGCTTCACACATCAATCACCCTTCTGCCATTTGGACTCGAGCCTCAGATTTAAATTATATTTGGCTCTATAATATGTGGTGTCATCTTTTGGATGAGTACACCTATCGTTATGGTAAAATACATGCTTGTGCTAGATTAAAAGAAACTTTAAAATCTTTGCCAAAAAATATTTCCATTGGATATTTTACTGAACCTACGCCTGCGATGCCAGACGAATGTAAGATTGCCGGTGATTCATTGTCCTCATATCATAAATATTACTTAGAAAAGAAAAATCATTTTGCTAAATGGACTAAGAGACAGCCTCCCATTTGGTATATCGACGCGATTGATAATAATGCCCACGTATAGATTTTTAAACACCGAAACCGGTGAAGAGTTTGATGATTTTCTAAGTATATCATCTAAAGAGGAACTTCTCAAAAAGAATCCTCACATTCAACAAGTATTAACCACCTTTGGTATTTCCAGTATGGTAGGTGATATTCATTCTAAAACTGATAATACTTGGAAAGAAGTGTTATCGAAAGTTGCTGAAGCCCATCCCAATAGTAAAGTTGGCCAACAACACGGAAGAAAATCAATTAAACAAGTTAAAACGGATCAAATTGTACAAAAGTGGAAGAATAGAATAACTTAATATGGTATTTAATCATGTAAAACTTAGTGAATTGGAGTATCAATTAGAATCGGTCACAACCGAAACCGGTAGAGTATATAAAACTCCAGAAGGAAATTTGTATCCCTCCATCACTACCGTTTTATCTTTTTCTTCAGACAAATCATTTCTCGAACAATGGAGAAAACGTATAGGTGAAGCTGAAGCAAATAGAATAACGAAAAAGTCATCTGACCGTGGAACTAAGTTACATGATGTTTGTGAGAAATATCTTCTAAACGAACTTAATGATTTTAAGATTCGTATGATGATGCCTGATATAAAGGACTTCTTCTTACAGTTAAAACCATTTATCGATAAACATGTTGGAGATGTTTATGGATTGGAATTACCACTTTACAGTGATTCATTAAAACTGGCTGGTAGAACGGACTGTATCGCCGAGTGGGACGGTGAGTTATCGGTAATTGATTATAAAAACTCAATAAAAGAAAAGAACGAAGAATGGATTACAGGTTATTTCCTACAGTGTTCGGCATATGCCGTCATGTTTGAAGAAAGAACTGGTAGAGAAATTAAAAAAATTGTGGTGGCAATAGCAAATGAAGAAGGTAAACCTCAGATTTTTATCAAACAAAAAGATAAATATCTAGAAGAACTCCAATCTTATATCGAAAGGTTCTGGAAAAATGAAGAAAATTCTAACGCTATTGCTGTTATTGCCGGTAATAGCCTTTTGTAATGAATCGGAAGTAGATCCTGACCAAGCAGTATATAAAGATACAAGAATAGTATGTACTAACGGTTCTTCTCTATTTGAAGCACTAAAGAAATATGGAGAAATTCCAATGCTCTCCTTGACTTCATTTAGAACATTAGCAAACGATCAAAAAACAACTGCATCACAACTTGATTCCAGATTATTTGCAAATCCTTCTACGGGAACTTGGACGTTGGTGGAAAGACATGAAGGTGATTTATATTGTGTCATTGGAATAGGCGAACAATTGAAACCTATTCAAAGGACTAAGTAAAAATATGTTTTACGCTCTTTTCGTAACATTTGTTTTGAACGGTAATCCTCCTGTAGAACAGAGATGGAAAGCATATGAAACGTTTGATGAATGTTGGGAAGCAGCTACAATAATAGTAAGAGGTAGAGATAATTTTACCGCAAGGTGTGTTTTAGTTGAAAGTAAAGAATAGAATTGTTGTAATCCCTTCAAAGTGAAGGCATTCTGGACGTGGGTTCGACTCCCACCATCTCCACCAAAAGCGCAGATAGACGCTATGTTGGCTTCAGATCGCAACTAGCGAACATACGCGAGACAGGTTCCCACTACGAACTTCTGTGCTTTTGATGGGGATGACCTGGTTTCGACAGGGTGAGATAATGGAGAAGGCAACACGGTAGGCGATGACCGTAAATCAAGCAAAAATAGTAACTGCAAACGATGAAAGTTACGCTCTAGCAGCTTAAGCTCTAGATGAGGTTTCGCAAGGTGTGCCTTATAATCAAAACACCTTGCACCAAATCACTTAGAGTAGATTAATGATTTTCTCTACTTGACTTTTGATTACATTATGATATATAATTTCACATGGCTATTGGCCATGACAACTAGGAGAAAACTATGAATTGGACTACACCTTCAGCACAAGATATGCGTTTCGGTTTCGAAATCACGATGTATATCGCAAATCGTTAATTGAAATAGTGGGTTTGGTGGCATCACCCGGATTTTTCCGAAAAACCACCAACCGTAACATAAAAAACACTAAATACAATACTGGCATCACACACACTCGCCAGTAAACACACAACACAGGAGTAACACATGAGTAATCTTACCCCGTTCGAGATTCGTCTTGAACTTCTAAAAATGGCGAAAGAACTTTTGATGGAAGAATATTATTCCAACAAAGATCGCCTAACAAATGAATGGCAAGTAAAGGTAGAGTCCGCTAAACTAAACGGACAAGTTATACCTGAACATCCAGCCTTTCCAACATATCCCTCAGAAAATGATATCATCGTCAAAGCACAGTCTTTGAACGGATTCGTTTCTAACATCACAGCAGAAAAGACACCAAGCAAAAAGTCTGCCTGACGGGACCAGATGTGCTTCGGCACATCTCTAACTTATAGGAGAAAATATGCGTTTTTTAATTTTATTAACTAGTTTTATATTTGCTTTATTTTTATATACATTTGCGGCAGCATTTTCAAGTGTAGAAATACCAACGAAATTAAATGTTAAACTTACTGATTTAAGTAAAACAGCTAGACAAGAAGTAGAATGTTTGGCGCAAAACATTTATTTTGAATCAGCACAAGAACCTGTCGAAGGACAAATTGCTGTTGCATTTGTCACCTTGAATCGTATGAAAAGTGGACAATTTCCCAACACATATTGCGATGTTGTAAAACAAAAGACATACAATGATAGGTATGTTGTTTGCCAATTTTCTTGGTATTGTGAAGATAGGCCATTGGCGATCTTGAGAGGTAATGGCTTGACAACTAAGAACAATATGTTGTATAATAACATTGTTGATTTATCTTTGAACTTTTATTTAAATAATAATAGTATGAAAGATCCAACTAAAGGTGCTTTATTTTACCATGCCGATTATGTTTCACCTGGCTGGCCAAATATGAGAAGAACAGCTTACATTGGTAGACACATTTTTTACAACAAAGTTAGACATGTTTAAAATTGAAAGGAAAATGAATGGATAAGGAAACAATCTTGACCAACAATAACACTAGAAGTTATGCTATTATTTTTTCAGTGACACTTATTGTTCTTGGAGCTATTTCTGCACTTTGCATTTATGGTTTGAATGAAAGACGATTGATGGCAGCAAATATTGAAAATGCTATTAGTAAAGGTATTGACCCACTTTCGGTTCGATGTTCTTATGCTCGTGGTGATGACATTATTTGTGTAACTCATGCAGCAGCAGGTACTAGACTAACCGGCCGATAATTAGGAGATATATTATGGCAGTACAACAATTAGCAGTAAATGTTTTGTCAAACCCGAAAGATAGAGAGACTTTTCTTGGAGCTCTAAAAGAATGTTCGGATTCAATGACAAGAATGGAAGCAGAAAAAGATTTCATTCGTGAGGTAATTTCAAACACATCAAAAAATTTGCAGTTACCTAAAAAACTTGTATCAAAAATGGTTAAAGTTTATCATAAACAAAATTATGATGAAGAAGTCGCTACGCATGAACAATTTGAAACTCTTTATGAAACGGTCGTAAAATGAAATATACATTTACATGTGAAGATATTGGTACTGAATGGAAAAATACTGTCGAGTTTCAAGCAATTCAAGTCGATGATATCATGCAAAACTTTAAGTATTTTTTGAAGGGATGTAGTTTCGATTCGGATTTAGTAGAATCTAGATTTATGGATGAAGATGATATGGATAACATTGAGTTGAAATTACAAGAATTTCTTCCTGAAGAAAAAAGTAAATCGGATGCAGTTATGAAGTTCACTGTCGATTCTTTATCGTCGTGGCCTAAAAACTTTTCGGTTAAATCAGCTGATGAATGTCCAAGATGTAAACTTCCTATTAGTGTGATGTATCGCCACGGATGCCCAGACCCTCTGTGCAAACACAATGCCAACTAAAGACGAAATGATGAAGTTTGCTAAATCCATAGAATCTATGGTTGCAAACACAGATTATAATTATATTGAAGCTATTGTTGAACATTGTAAACAAACTGGTTTAGAAATAGAAGTCGCTGCTTCTCTTATCAATCAGAATTTAAAAGCGAAGATTGAAAATGAAGCGATGAACAACAATTTACTCAAAGTGAAAACCAATCAACTACCTATATGATTACTGGCTATGAGGCTTTTGGAATATATAATGCACTCAAACTACATTTTACACAAGATTCGTATGATTACTTCAAGTACAATGGTAAAACGAATATTAGTTTGAGTTCATTTGAAAATCGTAAAGATAAATGGCATTTCACAAAGCTTTCTAAGAAGTTTAATGATAAGGAAGAGTTAATTTTTTTCATCGTATCCAATCTTTTACAGAATGATAAATTTTGGATAGGAGATTTATTGACCGAGGATTCTGATGTTAGATATTTAAGTAGAAAAAAAGTTTTACAGTCATTATCTTACTTTTTCGAAAATGACTGTAAAAAACTTTTTGATGGTGTTACAAACCCAAATGAATTGATTTTAGTAACTGGTGGAGATCATCCTAAATTACTGAAGTCTTTTATGAGAAAAGAAATTGAAATAGAAACCTTGTGTTTGTTGGATTCTATTTTGAATTTCGTTCCTATGTGGAAACAAAAAATAAAAGACGATATAGTATGGCCAAATCATAGGTTAAAAATCGTGAAGTATAGAGATTTTTTACCAAAAGACAAGACCAAATTTAAAGTAATTTTAAGGAAGATCATAAATGCATAGACTAATTCCACTAATAATTTTATTCTTTTGTTTTTCAGCACAAGCTAAACATAAAAAACACGGACCAGTTGATCCTCGTGAACCAGCTATTATACATTATGACGTTACAGAAGATAGAGTTCTTTACAATAAAAACATAAACCAGACCAGGCAAATTGCTAGTGTTACAAAATTGATGACTGCTATGGTCGCTTTAGATTATAGCACAAATATGAAAAAGGAACTGAACTTAGTAGGAAAAGTCAGTTCTAGTTTGCCTCGTAAATCGTATAAGAGAGGTGAATTATTTGAAGCTATGTTGATTCGTAGTGATAATGCTGCAGCAGAAACTTTGGCTAGTGATTATCCTGGAGGTAGAAAAGTTTTTATAGAAGAGATGAATAAGAAAGCTCAATCTCTGGGTATGAATAATACAGTTTTTCAAGACCCTACTGGATTAAGTAATCATAACACCTCTACCGCGTCTGAAGTTGTGAATATGGTTATGGCAGCAAGTGATTATCCTTTGATACTGAATACCAGTACTAAGAAACAAACTTATATTGAAACAAAATATAAGAAAAAAGTTAGAACGATCATGCTGAGAAACACAAATCGGGCTATACTCTTTGAATTTGATAATGTAATTGTAAGTAAAACCGGATATACAACACCGGCAGGATTTTGTGTTGCGATTATGGTAGAACAAAAGAAAAAGAAGGTAGTTCAACAGGAAACTTACGGAATTATGGAATACTTTGTAGGTAAACCTGGACCTAAAGATCAAATTGTGGTAAATAAGCATGTTATTGTGATTTTGGGAGCCAAAAACCCTAAAGAAAGAGTTGACACCGTGAAAGAAATAATGTATAATAATGTTATGGATCAAGATTTGGAAGAAGTAAAATGAATAAGAATGATTTTGTGAATATTATGGAAAAGATTAAAAACCTTCAGGAATATGAAGTAGAATATATTTTACCTGAAGATTTTGATTTTTATGGTGTAGTTCCTTTTGATATGAAAATATCTTCCGGTATCGCATACGTTAGATTGGTTGCACCTTCTTTAGAAGAAGCAGTAAATCGTGTTGAACGTTATTTTATGGGTGGGATGAATTATGAATAATATTACTATTACAGATAGAGATGATTGGAAACTAAAAGTTTCTATAAATCCTTGTGATAAACCAGAAGATTGTTTTCATATATGTTTTTCTGGAGAACAGTATAATAAAGAAGGTGAGATGACTGAAAAATCATCCTATGATTTCTTTTTAAACGAAACAGAGTTGGTATCATTAAGTAATTTCCTACTTAAAAGAAGTTAATATGATTAAAAAAATATATTTGGATATGGATGGTGTTTTGTGTGATTTTGAAAAAAGGTATTTTGACCTTTTTGATGAGACACCAGGTGAAACCAGGGACAAGAAAAATTTTAATCCTAACTGGAAGGCCTTTGTTAAGGGTGAAAATTTTGCCAGTTTAGATTGGTATCCTGGTGGAAAAGAATTATTGGAGTTTATAAAAACTTACCCAGTGGAAGTTGAAATACTTTCTTCTTCAGGTGGAGAAAAGTTTCATGGCGAAGTTAATGTACAAAAAATTAACTGGTTAAGAAAACATGGTATTCGATACAAAGCAAATATTGTTCCTGGTCGTAAACACAAGAAAGAATATGCTCAGCCTGATACTATTCTGATTGATGACACTGAAGATAATATACATGATTTTAATGCAGCTGGTGGCCACGGTATACTTCACAAAGATGTGGGTAAAACTAAGGCACAATTGAAAAAATTGCTTGCAAAGAATACTAAATAAATGATATACTATGATTTATGTGGATAACCCGTTTTATACACCGTTAATACTACGTTTATACGAAAGGAAGTACTATGTCTAGTTTTGCAAACCTCAAACGCAATCGCAGTTCTTTGGAAAAACTAACCAAAGCTCTCGAATCAAATACTCAATCAACCGAATCAAACTCAAAAGACGATAATCGATTCTGGCAACCATCTGTTGATAAAGCAGGTAATGGTATGGCAGTTATTCGTTTTCTTCCAGCACCAGCTGTTGATGGTGATGAAGGACTACCTTGGGTTCGAATCTTTCACCACGGTTTTCAGGGACCAGGCGGTTGGTTGATCGATAACTGTTTAACTACAGTAAATGAAAAGTGTCCTGTATGTGAACACAATTCAACACTATGGAATTCTGGTGTAGAAGCTAATAAAGATATCGCACGTAAACAAAAGCGTAAACTATCTTATATCGCAAACATTTATGTTGTTTCCGATCCTAGCAATCCAGAAAATGAAGGTAAAATCAAACTATTCAAGTTTGGTAAAAAGATTTTTGACAAGATTACAGAAGCAATGAATCCAGAATTTGCTGATGAAACTCCTGTAAATCCTTTTGACCTTTGGGAAGGCGCTAACTTCAAATTGAAGATGCGTAATGTGGAAGGTTATCGTAATTATGATAAATCAGAATTTGCTGATAAGTCGGCACTTCTTGATGGTGATGATGAAAAACTTGAAGAACTTTGGAAGAGCGAATTCTCACTCAAAGAATTTACTGAGAAGAAGCACTTCAAGGCTTATGACCAACTCAAAGCTCGTCTTGATAAAGCTCTAGGTTTTGAGTCTATTGCTCCAAAAACTAAAGCTGAAGATTTCGTTGCGAAAACTTCTCCTGACTTAGAAGAAGCATCATCATTTAATACTTCTGGTATTGATGATGACGATTTGGATTATTTCAAATCACTTGCTGAACAAGAGTAAAAGAAAACCCACCGAAAGGTGGGTTTTCTATATTAATTTTTGAGCTAAAATTGGTAAATAATCGTTTTGAGTAGTATCATCACTTAATGCAATATTATTGTTTTCAAAGGTGGTATTGTTGACTATGACGACAGATGATGAATCTAATATACTATCAGTCATTACATCAAATGAACTCATTTCTATTCTTTCTCCAGAATCTGGTGACATTATATTTTTAAACAAAGAAGAAACTTTGTCTGGCTTCTTTTCCGCTTCTCTTAAATTTAAAGGCTCATTTCCAAACTTTGACCTTCTACTTTGTAGATAAGAAGTTCCTGATTGTTTCAACCAGTCATTATTTGCCAAATATATTTTTTGCATTTTTTCATTACCAGGAAACAGTATTTCAACCATAGATCGATTTGCTGTTCCTTCTCGCTCAGCCTGCAATACCTTAGGTACATTGTGAGCTCCTATACCCCAAGCCATTCCTAAATTTGCTGGAGTAACAGGAATTTTATTTTTCTCAAAATATGCAACATTTCCCTTCATTAATTCTACTGATAATATGTCTTGAGTTTTTTCATTAAAAAGGGTATTCATAGATAAACCGGTTCCCGCCAATATGCCAGGCGCGTAACCTTTTTCTCCTTTTTTGGGACCACCAGTCAGTTCTGTTCCAAATAATGTAGATGGCATAAATTGAAGGGCTCCAACAGCGGCTTGTCCTGGACTAATTTTATCTCTCGCTAACTGAAATTTAAGAACTTCCTCTAATGTAAATTCTGTTAATTTTTTTCTTTTTCCTAAAAATTGTTCTGAGTATTCTTCAGCTGTTTGTTGTTGTTTAAAATTTGGATTAAGTTTCTTCTCTTTAGTTATAGGATCTGTTATGAATTTTTTATAAGTAAATTCTCTTCTGCCTGTTTTTTTATCTACAGTACTTTCTCCAAATGCAATATCATAATTTTTTGCAGATTCGGATGCTTTAATCTTATCAAATACCTCTTTTAAACTAAAATAACCAGCAGGAATTTCAACGTTTGGCTGTATTACTTCAGCAGCATTTGCTGATGGTATAAGATTAGTTACACCTTCTGTTATATTTTTTCCTATATCTTCTACGTTTAAATTTTTAGCTTTTAACATTAGAGAATCTATTAGTTCATTAATAGAAACTGTTAAATTATTAGTAAAATCATCAAAAGATTTTTTTAAATCTATATTTTTGACTTTATCGATTGCAGTGGAAATTCCTTTAAATGCAAGAAACAATAATCCACCAGCACCAAATACCAATAACATAGTACTTAAAGAACTACTAGATTTATCACTCTCTATCTTCGTGGGTTTTTTTGACTGTTCTCTTAATTTAGATAATTGGGATTCATATTGTTGTTCTCTTCTAGCTGCAGCTTTAAAATACATGTCAGCTTTTGTTGCTGCATCCATTTTTTCCAATTTCAATAGTTTTACTACATTTTGTCTAATTACATTAAAATCTCTATGAATTGATGGAAGAACAGATAAATTTTTTGTAGTGAGTGTAGTATTGTATTGTATTTGCTCGAATAGTGGTTTAACGTCAGAAACATCCATTGAAGAATCTTCAATGGATTTTCCAGTGGTTCTAGATGTTCCAGAAGTTTTTGCTTTGAATGGTTTTAAACCAGGAAAAAGAGATGCTAATAAACCTTTCTGATTTATAATTTGTCTAGGATCAAACTTTTCTTTTAATCTCTCTTTAATGCCGCCAGCTAAAGATCCGGTGACACTACCACCTTGACTTCTTCTGTGAGCAACTATATCGGATAATCTTGACATTATTTTACATTCTTATACCATGGAGTTACTAAAAGTTCATCATAATAATCGGAAATAAAATTTTCATTCCATACAGAAGCCGGTTTTGGAGAAAAAGGTGGTTGACCTTTTTTTTGTTGAGAATTGTTTATTATAACAACTGGTTCTGAAACTTCACTCGTTATACCTTTATTTTGTTGAGTCATTTCAAGTATTTTTTCACTAAAACTTTTTCTAGCAGCGTTTGCTGATTCTGTAATTACGTTTTTAAATTCTGTACCTTTTTCGGTTACAAAATTTAATGCGTTTCCTGCAACAGTTTTTCCTTGATTTTCTAAAGCATCAACTTCTTTTTGAACCGCTTCTTCTATACCTGTTGCTTTCCAAATTTTATTGGAGATTCCTGCCAATACGTTAGGATCATACTGTCGTAATTTTGCCCTCTCAATTTGATTTTTTAAAGTTTCATAGTATTGAGGTGCTAAAGTATCTTTCGCTATTTTATCAACATCATTCAACATACTATCTTGCAATTCCATTAGTCTTGATGAATAATTGCTTAATTCTTCACTTCTTCTCTTCTCAGCTTCTGGACCAACTGCAGCAGTGTGTTTCTTTAATTTTAGATATTTTTCAAGCAATTCTAAATATTGTTCTCTTTTGTCTCCCCAAGAAGTAGCTTGTTCTTTTGTCATATACAATAGTTGGGGGTCTTTTATTCCAGGAATTGCTACTTCGTATGGATATGGTGCCATCACACTTTTTCTCTTTTGATTTCCTTCAATATTGTATATTTCAGATAAAGTTTTTTTATTTAAAAATTTAGCTGCTAAATTATCTGGTCGATCCATACTTTCGTACATTTTGCCAGTTTTTCCCCTTTGTATTAAAGGTTTTTCTGGAGTACCTCCGCCTCTTCTGTCGCTTGTTGGAAAAACAGTGTTTGATTCATCTTTTAGTTTATTTAAAAAATTGAAATTTTCTAGAGGATCTTCATTAGAATAAAATTCATCTATTATTTTTGCTCCTAATGCAGCAGCGATTACAGGAAGAGCATAAGGAAGTATTCCCATTGCTAACCTTGTCAAACCTAAACGTGAAAATAACCAACCTATTATGCTAGTTCCCAATGAAGTTAAAATTCTAAAACCTAATCCGGCACCTTTAAAAAACTCTAATATTTTTTTTCCAAAAAACACTTCAAGAGCTAATCCAAGTCCTGTTTTTAAAAATCCAGCAAGTCCTAAAATAGTGTCCATTAAAAAACCAACTGCACTCGATATAACATTAATTAGAAGTTCACCTAATAATTGAAATGTTCCGATAATTGCTTTTCCTAATGTTACTATGGAATTTATTATTAATTTAATTCCTTTTACAATAGAGGATAAGATAGTTCCTAAAAGTCCTTTTTTATCATCTTTTTCACCATCTTTAAGATTACTTAATTCTCGACTTTTGTTTCTTTCCTTTTTCAATTCTCTTTCGTATTTGTCCTCTCGATCTTTTGCTTTCACAAAATACATATCGGCTTTAGTTCTTGCATCACCACCTTTCATTTTAACCAATTTTACCATATTCTGACGTATTACATTTACATCTCTGTGTAGAGCGGGTAAAACCATGGTATTTTTTGCAGTTACTTTCGTATTAAAAGAAATGGTTTCTAATATAGGTTTAATTTCATCAAAAGATGTTCTCTGTAGCGAAGAACTTGACAATTCTTTTGCGGAAGTTTTAGCTTGATATGCTTTTAATCCTGGAAATAAAGCAGCCAATAAACCCCTTTGATTTACAAGTTGTCTAGGATCAAATTTTTCCTTTAATCTTTCTTTAATGCCACCAGCTAAAGATCCGGTGACACTTCCACCTTGACTTCTTTTGTAGGCTATGATTTCAGACAATCTGTTTGAAGTAGGTTTATTTTTAGTTGCCATCTTTTATCTCTTTTGTTTTTGTGCTGCTTTTAATCTTTCTGCTTCTTCTTCTAGATACCTCATTAACATATTCACATAGATATCTTTTTCCCACGGAATCAAATTTTCCAATTCAGTTAAACTGTATTTGTGATGTTGCATTAGAGCAAAATTGGTATGATAATGATTCTGTAGGTTATCATGGCCAAAAATTATCCGAAAAAACTTTGGAGTCCTTCCAACTCAATACTTTCATGATACCCACACTTATTACAATTGAAGTCCATTTGTTTTTTTAACTTCGGCATAGTATCAAAAAAGTCTTTAATTTTTTCTAAATCTTTTGATTGTAATGAATCTAAAAATTCTGTTAATTCTTCTTTTGTTGAATCTTTTGCATAATAAATGTTGTCTTTGTCGTAGATGTAATCGATGCAACTAATAATTAATTCTAAAACAACATTGAAGTCATCGACATCACCTGTTTCTTTAATTAAACCCATTTTAGGATATTTCATAACAATACCTAAATTTTCACTCAATTCTATTTTATTTGAATGTGATGGACCACTTTTGGGTTCTATCTCTAGAACATTCACTTCTATTTCTACAGAACTATTACATTTTTTAGGTTCTTCTTCTGTACCAACCTCATTGTTGCATCTGTATTTTAATTTGACTATTTCACCGATTGATCTTGCTCTCAAATTTAAAAATAGATATTCGATGTCAAAAGTTGGTAAATCTTTTATTTCAACATCACTTATAACGCAATTGTTTAATACTTGAATAATTGTATCGACAGAATATTTTACATCATCCGATTCATATGCCATTAAAAATAACTTCTCTTCTTTTACAGTAAAAGGTCTGAACTTTATCGCTTCTCCTGTTGAGTTTAATTTAATTTCATATACGGGAACATCAATTTTAGGTAACATAGTATCTCCATTTAAAATCTAAAGAAATTTTCAAATAATTTTGTGCTTTTTGCCCCAAAGTAGGACGCTGCTGCTTCTCCAAGGTCTGTATATCCCTCATAGATAGGTTCATATTTTTGGTATGCGAATTGAACAGTTAATCTATGATAACCATCATCACCCCAAGCCAAAGGCATAGCAGCAACACCTATTGGAAATGCATCTATTAATTTTACTGCATAGACTTGTTTAATAAAATCGTCATACTGAAGAATTTGGATATCTGTCATATAACGAGTTTCTTCATCATGCGAAAATCTTAAATTATTTGTAATCGGATTCATAATTGAACTAATCCAAGAATCAAATAATTTTCTTTCATAAAAATCATTAGTGCATATAAATCCTAAGTTTATATCATTATATTGTTTTTGATATGGAACCTTAAATGAAGGTCCATAAATTTTTACATCCGCTGTTTGTAAAGTTTTACCTGGTAGTTCGGCAGTTTCACACTGTAACGACAAATATCTTGTTATATTAGGATTCGAACCTCTTTTTGTATCACCAGATGGCCAAGATTTTCCTGTTCTTTCATAAGTTGTCGCCCGACTGACCCAATCGGTAACATCGGTGACTAATGTGTTTGGTAAGTTTAGTAATTGTTCCAATACGTTACTGTCGATGTTGCCGTCAATATACCTTGGAATAGGAAGAATCATTTTAAATCTGTTTGGTCTAGCCAAATCACCTTTAGATTTTATATGCGAAAGAAATAAAGTTGGTGTAAAAGACATTAAAATAATTCCTTTGAATCCTGAAATACTTGTGATTTTGAAATAGGTTTTTTTTCTGAAGCAAAACTTTCTACTGGTAACAAAGCAGCAATATCCCATTCATCCGCACCAATTTCCAAAAATCTGGATTGTATTTGAGTAAATAGATACCTTTTTATGCAGGCATTTTGTTCGAAAATTTTAGATGCAGATTTTAGTGTTTGATAGGACAATCTAAGTTTCGTGGTGGCGTCGAACTTGTCGTTCGTTGCATATGAACTTAGTTTATCCAGTAATATTAATCTTTGTTTTGGATGAATATAGTGAATATTCAATCCTAAAAATCCGTCTGAATAAGGTTCTATTGGTAAGACTAAAGGGAAAGTATCATAATACTTCATTTTATCTTTAGTCTTTGGATCATAAACGAAAAAGTAAAGTTTACCAACAATACTTCTTTCACGAAGTCTTGCCAAGTCATTCATCAAACTTGCTTTAGTTGGTTTTAAATTTGAAATTTTCGTGCGTAACCATTCCCTAGATTCTCTGGATCTAGAGTTGAAACCTTCTTTTTGAAGTGATGCTTGAATACGGTCGATTAGATATGCCATCGACTATTTATACTAGACCTAAATCTCTTTCTGTGAGTATCTTAAACTGCCAACCTCTTTCCTTACAGAATATGTCAGCAGCTTTCCATTTTTCTTGGTTTATAGCATACGTCATAGATTCTTGTAAAAATCTTTTCGTTTTTCTTTTCTGTACGGGTCTTTTAGTTTGGGCTTCAGGTTTCACTTCTAAAATATGAGTCATTACCGACCCGTCTTTTTTTTGAGTTTTTACTATGAAATCGGGAAAATAACGATGCATTTTATTGTCTATTGGACTTCTGTATGGAATAAACAATTCTTCAGATGCCCACCAAACTACTCCTGGATTTTCATCCAAGTACTTCATAACTCTCAATTCCCAAGAGGAACGAAAGATTATGTTGGTAGGATCACCCTTATATTTTGAGGGATTGAGTGGAGTAAACTTTCCTGTATATGGCATAAATATTATATATTCAACAAAGGAAAGATATGCCTTTTTTCAGTTTAACCGACATAAAAATAAAAGACCCCACGAACACTGCTACGCAAGGTTCTCTTTTACCTAGTCCTTACGAAAGTAACGTCCTTCGATATCCACTCGATATTGGATCTTTAGATAAAGGACATTATATGGTAATACATGTCAATCAACAAGTAAAAACGCAATTCACAGGTGAAAAGGTGGAAGGTGATCTTCCTACCATTATAGAAAATCAAAACAGATACGGAACCGGTCAAGCAGTCAATACTTTGGGACCAGATACTTCTAAACTTATAAATGATGTATCTAATTCAGAAACATTTAATAGTTTTGTTAATGCTTCTTCCGAAATGTGGAATAAAGTGAATTCTTTTGGTATTGATTCAGAAATTTTTCGAGATATATCTGAAGCGGCCGGTTCAACAAAAGATTATGTAAAACCTGCTGTCGATGGAGTTAAAGAATTTCTTAACGATTCTGCAAAGTTATTTGCAGAAGGAAAAGGTTTACGAACTATTGAAAGAACTACCGATACTATAGCTCTCTATATGCCAGACACTTTAAACTTTACTCACAATCAAAATTACTCTTCTATGGAGTTAGGTGGTGGCTTAGCACTTCTTGGTGCTGCAGCTTCTGGTTATAGTTATTTGAGTGGAATGACCGATAAAAACCAAATTAAAAATCAACTTTTAAAAAATTTAAGTCCTTTTATAGCTTCTAGAGGTTTAGATACTATACTTGGATCAAACGCAGGTAGAGCTGTTTTTGCTGCTAGTACTGGTACTGTAATCAACCCGCAATTAGAGTTGATTTATACATCACCTTCTTTTAGAGAATTTAGATTCGACTTTATGTTATATCCTAGAAGCTCTAAAGAAGCTAAAGAAGTATATAAAATTCTTCATAGATTGAAGTTTCATCAAGCTCCAGAAATTTTACAAGAAGGTTCTGCTGGAGGATTAGGTGCTTTCTTTTTAGTTCCCCCTTCAGAGTTTGATATTAAGTTTTATTATAATGGAAGAATAAATCCAAATATTCCACCAATTTCAACTTGCATTTTAACTTCTATAGACACAGATTACGCACCAAATGGATGGTCCGCATATGAAGTTCCTAAAGATAATGGACAACCAATGATGGGAAGTACAGGTATGCCGGTTGGTATCAAATTATCTTTAGTTTTCCAAGAAACAGAATTGATAACAAAAAACAATTTCAAATCACAAGGACCCTTAGACGTTGACAATTTTGATCGTGTAAGAGCTTGGACGGTGGGTTAAAAAAATGGCAAAATATTTCAATTACTTTCCAACAACTCCTTATTTTACTGATAATGACCAAACTTCGATTGATGTTGTTACAAATTTGACTTTTAAATTTAAGTTTAATGAAACATTCAAAGAGAATTCGGTTGTTTATTATGACTATATTGTTCCTGAAGGTGAAACTCCAGAAATATTAGCTTCAAAGGTTTATAATTCTTCAGAAAGACACTGGATAATTTTGATGGTTAATAATATAATAAATCCATTAAATGATTGGCCAATGAACGGTTATGCTCTGAACAAATATATTAATTTAAAATATTCTACTAGTGAGTATGCTGACACAGCAAACACTTCAAACACAGGTATTCAATGGGCAGAATCCAACGTTAAAGAATATTTTGTAAAGGAAAAGAAAACTATATTGGTCACGGGAAAAAGTGAAGAAAAAACAATTTTTATTACCCAACAAGACTATGCGAATACTTCACCAATAACTTCGAATAATTATACTTTAGGTGACAACACTCAAATAGAAATAACAACTACTAGAGGAACAAAAACATATTATGATTATGAAATTGAAAATAATGAAAGTAAAAGAAAAATTAAACTATTAAAACAAGAATTTGTACCTTTTGTTGAAAAAGAATTTAGAAAATTGACCAAATAATATGGATATAGATTATTTTAAGTCTACTGGTTTTAGAATAAAAGAATTAAAAATCAGCACAAAAGACGGAACAAAATTAGACATAACACAACTATATGAAGAATTGAATATATTCGATTCTATTTTTCAACCTTGCCTATCTGGTAATATTCTAATCAGAGATTCTAATGGTTTAATACATAATTTACTTTTGGATGGTAATGAGTTTTTACTAATAAACATTGGTAAAAGTGATGATGATGATTTTAGTATAAAAAAATTTTTTAGAATTTATAAAATAACTGATAGACAAAATGTTAATTATAACTCTGAAACTTATATATTACATTTTGTTTCTGAAGAATATGTTGTTTCAACTTTAACTAAAATTACTCAAACATATTCTGGAAAAACTATTTCTGAAATTGCTAAACAGATAATGGTTGATTATCTAAAAGTTCCAAAAGACAAAATGAAATATACTAATATTGATAGTTCTTTAGGAATAAAATCTCCAGATTTTGCAACATGGGTACCTATAGACGCATTAACGTATTTGGCTAAAAATGCTATTGACGAAAGAGGTGTACCCGGATTTTTATTTTTTGAAAATTTTTTTGGATATAATTTTTCTAGTCTTGGAAATTTACTATCAAAAAAATCTGTTTTTAATTTAAACTTTAATCCTAAGAATTTAAATTCATCAACCGAAAGTTCTGATTTTTTAGGTGTTAGACATTTTGAAGTTTTACAACAATTTGACACTTTAAAAAATATTAAAGGTGGTGTTTATGGGGGAAAATATAAAGGATTTAATCCACATACAAATCAGTATATGGAATTTTTATTTAAATATGATGCTATAGGACACCCTAAAAGTCCAGAAAATAGTGCTCCTTCTGTAGGTAATATAAAAACTAATGAAGGTTCTACATTAGAATCCCATTTTGATGCTTCTATACAACACGGTTTAACATATCTATTGGCCGATAAAAATGAAACTATAGCAGCAAATGATCGTGATGCTGCACAAGAAAGAATGGATTACGAAAATGTTATTTTTCAAAGAAAAGCCATTTTTTCAATGTTGCTTTCACAAAGAGTTAAAGTTGTTGTGCCTGGGAACTTTTTAATTACTTCTGGAAATAATGTTTTTCTTCATGTTCCTAAATTTTCTGCTGGGAAAATTCCTGGCGAAGATCCTTGGGATAGAACGTTATATGGAAGTTATATAATTATTGCTTCTCGACACATAATAAAACCAAATGGAATTTATGAAACTATTTTTGAAGCTTGTACGAATAGTTCGAATAGGAGTGATGACAACTTGATGTATAGTAGAGCTGATTATTTTAAAGAGGATTATAATGCTATCAGTTAAAGAGTACAAAGGTGTAGTTGTAGACAATGTGGATCCAGATGGAAAAAGTAGACTAAAAGTTTTTCTACTTGGATGGCACGATTTTACAGGAATGAAAACTAAAGTCAAAGATTTAAAATGGGTATTCTGTAAATCTTCATCAACAAACATTAGTAACATACCAAAAGTTGGACAAATAGTGGATGTAACATATAATGGTGATTTTGATCCATTGAGTCAAGGATATTGGACTCCAAGTTCGCATTATACGAAGAATGATTCCGCTTTAAAATCTATTTTACCATTTCTCGTTTATGACACCGAATCGAAACAATTTGTAACCAATTTTAATGAGGGATATGATAACACTAAAGAATTGGAAGAATTGAATTCCAAAAAAAGTGAGTACGAATCTCAATTAGAGGAATTAAAAAATCAATTAACTTCAATAAACGATGAAGCTCAAAATGTTAATGATCCAATTACAATAGAAGCTTCAAAAAGCGAATTAGATCGATTGAAGCTAGAACTAAAACGAAAAGAAGTAGTAGAAGAGCAAACAATACTTAGATATGAAAGTTCATTAGTTAGTGGAAATCGTGCAGCAGCAGTTCTTTGGAACTCTGAAAATGCCAAAACAACTCCATATGGAAAAATACCTTCTGGAGAAGATCAGGTTTTTGCAACTTTAGAAGAATATCAAAATTTTTATAATGCCGATGATCAATCTAGATATGATGCAGAACTTGAAGATGTACGTAATCAAATAGGACAAATTATACAGCAATCTGCTGCATTAACGCAAGAAATAAGAAACAATTCAACAAAGTCTATAAACTTAAATGATGCAAGCAAAAATATACAGTCAGAAATAGAAACATTAAGCCTTCAGATAGAAGATGTAAATTCTAAAATCAAAAACTTAGAAAGTTCAGCTCCAAGTGGTGATGCAGCAAGTAAAGCAAATGTTAAAGTTGAAGAAGTCAGTAATCAACAAAATATAGAAACGGAATATGATGAAAAAACAGGAATTTTATACGGTAATATAGACGGAAAAAGATTAGTTATAGGTAATTGGACAGGACTTAATTTTTATACTCCTGGTTTTTTTGGCCAAACTGGAGTACCAATTTATCAACGAATGTCGAGCATTTTAACAGACAACATTCCTATAACAGAAAAATCTTATTTAACTCCTGTTGATGAGTTTGCAAAGGAAAGAGGAGATACTACGGTAAATCATCCATCTAAAAATCCTGTTATAAAAAAAGCTGATAATGATAAAACATGGAATTGCGACATATCTTATGAAACTAGATTGAAGATATTAACTAAACGCAAAGATTTAATGAGTGCATTACAATGGGTAAGAGATAAAATTTCAGCTTTACTTACAGATGCATCGGGCTCATCTACCGGTCGATGGATAAAAGCAACAGCTACTCTTTTAACTAATATTTTAAAAGGTATTCAAAAATTTTTAAAATTTATTAATGATGTTGTATTGGAAATTATTAGTATAACTGCACAGATAAGACAATTAATAACTTGGATTTTGTCTTTACCTGCTAGAATTTTGGCTTTGTTACAAGATTGTATAACTCACTTTTTTAATAGTGTCTCATCTGCATTTTCTGAATCTTTAGGATCAACAGGACTTGATGGAGAAAAAATTGCTTTTTCGGAAGTTACAGAATTAGTGGGTCAAGCTCAGAGTACTTTTAATACAGCACTAGAAACAGTTGAGTTAACTAAAATAGCTTACATAGAAATTAAAACGGTTGAAGCTACATTTGAAAAGGTATAATAATGGCAGATACGGAAGTTAGTAAACCACAAGGTGATAGTACTTGGTATGAACCGGATTCAGAATCAGCAAATTCAGCATATCCACATACTCACGGATTTTATTCTAATTCAGGACATTTTGCTGAATTCGATGATACGCCAGGATCCGAAAGAATAAGATTACAACATCGTATAGGAAATTATACTGAAATACAATCTGATGGTACAGAGATTCATAAAATAGTTGGTGATAATTATGAAATTACAGTAAAAAATAATCACGTTTATATTGAAGGGTATTGTAGTGTCGTAATAAAGGGAGATTCAAAACTAAGCGTTGAAGGTAACGTATATCAAAATATTCAAGGTAATGTATATCAAAATATTGAAGGTGAGATGGACGCAGTTGTTAGTGGAGAAGTTAACATATCATCCGAATCTGATGTTAATATAACTGCTGGTGGATTAAGTGGACAAATTTATCTTAATGCGCCATTAGGAGTGTATATAGATAGTGATGTAACAATAAAAGGTTCTCTTTCTACGACTGGTTATATAGCTTGTTCTGAAGATATTGTCGCATCTAAAAAAGTTTTTGGTGCTTTAGGATTAGTAACCCCCGTGGGGGTTTTAGTTGGATTACCAGACTCAGCTGTTATTCCTTCGGGAATTACTTCTGCCTTTCAAATCAGTTCTTTAGTGTCGGTAACCGCTCCAATTTTAAATGATGTTTATGGACCAATAGCTATGTTTAGAACAAAATATACGTTTCACTCTCATCCAGCGTACAGTGGACCAACAGGAATACCTTTCACAGGAGCTTTATAATGGCAAACGTTTTAGATAGACTTACTTCAACTTTTGATTCGTCCAAATTCGGAAATGATATTAATTTAAGTGAAAAAGCACAACAATTTTTGAATACCAACCCAATAAAAGTTTCTGCTTGGGCAGCAAACGATTTATCAAATGGTGCAGTAACAAGATCGGATTATTTTCAAAATCCTATGTCATCAATTATTACGTCAATATCATCAAATGTGAATTCTATTATCGCATTATGTACGAATGATCCGGCAAATAATTATCCTTCTGCTACGGCATCAGTAAAAAATTTGGCTAATTCTTCAAATAATCTAATAAATCAATTAAATTTATTTTTAGGACATACAGATAGAATTTCGGGAGTTTCCGAACCAATAGTTGATATCGCAACAAACACTTTAAAACCAGATTATCAGTCTTGTATAGGTGTTGGTGGAATGTTACTGACATTGACAGCTACAACTGACAATGTTAGAACTGCTGAACCTATTTTAAATTTTTTCACTAGTCTGTATATAGAAGATGAATTGACTGCGAACAATTGGAGTATAGGAAATTCAAAAGTTTCATTACAAACTATACCTTCCGCATTGACATCTTCTGAGGTAAATGCAATGAATGTAATAATAAACACGGCAAATACTTTAATATATCAAAGAAGAACAGAGGATGAGAACTATTTTTACGGTTCACAACAAATATTGGATGATTTTCAGTTATTAAATTCATTGGAAAACTCTGGTAGTACAGAGAGGAACCTAATTAACAGTAAAATTGGAACCACAAAACTCAAAACCTCTGTAGGTAGTTGAATAAATAAAGAATGGCAAACATTACTACGAATGTCGCAAGAACGTATAAGGACTTAGACCTCCTTTTTAATGTTCATCCGATAAAAAAAGACATCAATAAACACACTGCCGAAATGGCGGTGATTAATTCTATTAAAAATCTGGTTCTCACAAATCATTATGAAAGACCGTTTCAACCAGAACTTGGATGTAACGTTTCTAAACTTTTATTTGAGAATTTAGATTTTGTTACTGCAGCTTCTCTGGAAAGAGAAATACAACAAACTATTAATAATTTTGAACCTAGAGCCTCAGTATATAGAGTAAAAGCTATTCCAGACTATGATAATAATGGATTTACCGTTGATATGGAATTTTTAATTAGAAATAGAACAGAGCCCGTAACAATAACATTTTTTCTAGATCGAGTAAGATAAATGACAGATCGTTTAAGAGTAACCGAACTTGATTTTGATACTATAAAATCAAATTTAAAAACATTTTTAAAAAGTCAGAATGAATTTTCAGATTATGATTTTGATGGTTCTGGTTTAAGTGTTCTTTTAGATATATTAGCTTATAATACACACTATAATGCCTACTATCTAAACATGATTGCAAATGAATCTTTTTTAGATACTGCATTATTAAGAAATTCGGTTGTTTCACATGCTAAAAAATTTGGTTATGTTCCAAGGTCATCAACAGCGGCAAGAGCTACAGTTAATTTTACAATCAACACTTTAGATTCAACTCCCGGCACTTTGACTTTACCTAAGGGATATAAATTTTTAACTAGTTTATTGGATGACAGACTCTATACTTTTGTCACACTAGAAGATACTACGGTTTCTAAGTCAGGAACAAATTTTGTTTTTTCAAATTTAAAAATATATGAAGGTTCTTTAAACAGATATTCGTTCAATCATTCCGAATCGTCAAATCCAAAACAAATATTTTCTATACCAGAAACAAACATTGACACCTCAACATTAAAAGTTACTGTACAACAATCAAGTTCAAATACCGATACTGTTGTTTATAATTTAGCTAGTGATGTAATTAATCTTACTGCAAATTCTAATGTTTATTTCTTACAGGAAGGAGTAAATAACCAATATGAAATTTATTTCGGTGATAATGTTATTGGTAAAAAACTTCCTGATGGTGGTGTAGTAAGTGTTAGTTATCTCTCAACAAGTGGATCAGTAGCCAATAAAGCTAATAATTTTACTGCCACAGGATCAATTTTATCATATACGAATTTTACCGTATCTTCTGTTGCAGCTGCCGCTGGTGGGTCTGAAAGAGAAACGGTAGATCAAATTAAGTTTGCGGCACCTTTACAGTTTACTTCACAGAATAGAGCAGTAACGAAAAACGATTACGTTAAGATAATACAACAAAGATATCCACAGTTTGATGCGGTAAACGTATGGGGTGGTGAAGAAAATATTCCTCCAGTTTATGGTAAAGTTTTTATTTCTGCAAAACCAAAATTAGGATTTGAAGTTTCCGATACCGAAAAAGATTATTTTATTAATGAAATAGTTAAACCTGTGAGTGTATTAACTGTTACGCCTGAATTTGTAGATGTTGATTATAACTTTATTAAATTAATTTCTACTGTCTATTATGATCCAACAAAAACAGATTTGAATACTTCTACTTTACAGTCTAAAGTAACTAGTTCTATAAATTCTTTTGCAAATCAAAATTTAAATAAATTTAATTCTTTGTTTAGTTCATCAAAGTTGAGAACAAATATTGATAATAGTGATACTTCAATAACTTCAAATGAATTAGAAATATTTTTATCCAAAAGATTTAGACCCACTTTAAATCAAACAAATACATATACTTTAGATTTTGGTATGGAATTATCTAGAGGAACAACTTTAGATAACTTTTATTCTTCACCAAATTTTACAATTTTGGATGAAAATTTAGTTCAGAGAACTTGTTTCTTAGAAGAAGTTCCATCTTCATTTACTGGCGTAGAAACAATAACCGTAATAACACCAGGATCAGGATACACATCAACACCAACTATTGAAATTGTTGGTGATGGTCGAGGTGCTAAAGCTTCAGCTATTATCGTTAACGGTAAATTAAACTCTGTTGTGGTTACAAATCCTGGAGTAGGATACACCACTGCAACCATAAGAATAATTGGTGGTGGAGGAACAGGAGCAACAGCTGATTCAGTTTTGGAAAATAGATTCGGTAAAATAAGAATAGCTTATTTTAAACCAGATGAAGTTACAAGTAGAAGTACAAAAGTCATTTTGAATTCTGAAAAAAATGAAGGGTTTACAGGAACTATTGATTACGTTTTAGGTAAAGTTACAATTAACGATTTTGCTCCCCTATCGATTGACAATGATTTTGGAGAACTGAGTATTAATGTTAGACCAAAATCAACCGTATTACAGTCTATAAAAAATAAAATGTTAGCTTTTGACAGTGCTGATCCAACAAGTGTTGTCGTACAATTGAAAGCTGTAAAGTAAAATGTCACAATTAGTCACTTCTAGTTTAGTATCGAGCCAACTTCCCGATTTTGTTAGATCGGATAATCCTAAATTCGTACTATTTTTGGAAAAATATTACGAGTGGTTGGAAAAAAGTAATAATGTAATTTTTGAAACGAATACTTTATACGACTCTAAAGATTTAGATATTGCTGATGAATACTATTTAAATGAGATAGTAAAGGAAATATTACCTTATTTTCCAAAAGAAATTCTTTTAGACAAATCAAAATTTATAAAACAAGTAGGAGAGTTTTATAGAAGCAAAGGCACTCCTGAATCTCTAAAATTCCTTTTTAGAATATTATATAATGAAGAAATCGAAGTTTATTTTCCCAAAGAACAGGTACTAAAACTATCGGACGGAAAATGGGTTCTTCCTTTATCTTTGAGAGTTGAAACAGGTGATAATAATATTTTTGATATTGAACGTTGCAAAATAACAGGTACGTCATCAAAATCAACAGCTATTGTTGAGAAGGTTATAAAATCTGTTGATAGACAATTAGGTATTCAATATATTGAACTGTATATTTCAAATATCGAAAAATTATTTACCACTGGTGAAAACGTAACAACAACAATAGTTAGAACTGATGGTACTGAAGATTTTGTTACTGCAAAATTAATTGGATCACTTTCTGAAATTAAAATTGATCCTAGAAATAGAGGATTATTTTATAATGGTTACGACCCTGAACTAAATTATGATGGCGATCCAGTTACAATTGTTGGAGGATTAAATCCTACATCAAATAATCCTATTGGTGCTATAGCAACAGTAGGTAATGTTTTAAAAGGTTCGGTAGATGATGTTTTAATTACTAATGGAGGTTTTGGATTTAGAAGTCCTATTCTATATCAGAATTCTTCAATATTAGATTTTAATGGTGGGTTTAAGGATGTTCTTTTGGGTGCTGAAGCAAAAGCTCAAATACTTTTATTAAATGAAAAAGTATATAGAACTGTGAATGTTAGTAATATAACCATAGAAAGTTTTTATGGTTCAAATATTAATGCTATTGATAATTTAGCAAATACAAAAACCATTAATGAATTAACCACGAAACAAACATTAAATGTTTTTCCAATTTCTTATGTTACAGTAGAATCTTCTGGTGGTGGGTATAAAACAAAACCAGATTTAAATTTTTATAGTTTGTATATGGAAGAACTTGAAGATACGTTGGTTATATCTTCAGCTACAGCCGTTAAAGACACAAATGTACTATTAGATGAATCTCAAGATTTAACACTCTCTTTTGAACCAGGTGAATCCGTTAGATTATTTTTAAAGAACAGATATGAAGAAGTAAAGATTGTAGCTAATGTTTCATCTAATACAATAACTTTTTTTGATAATTTTGAAAATAATATTGACAATCTTTCTGTTTATAAATTGAACAGAAGAAAATTGACTGAAGTTGGTTCACTGGGCAGAATAGAAATCATAAATGGTGGTAATGGATATAATGTTGGTGATTCATTAGTTTTCAGTAGTAATGGAAGAGGATATGGAGCAAATGCTAACGTAACTTCCGTACATGCAGGAAATAATGGAATTAAAACTGTAGAATTTTATGAAACAACCGATTATATAAGAGGTGGTGAAGGATACACAAGAGCAGATTTACCAACAGTAACAGTCACATCTTCTGGTGGTTCTAACGCTGTTCTTAAAGTCACCGAAATTTTAGGAGACGGGGTATCAACTGATATTTCTACAACTAGAATTGGTGCCATTTCCACAATTAGAGTAGTAAGTTATGGTTATGATTACATTGCATCTCCTATAGTCTCGTTAAGAAATGCTGATATATTATTGAGTAACGTTACTGAAGGTGAGATTTATGTAGCCAATAGTAAAGTTTACCAAGGAGATACTAATGCAACTTCCTCATGGTCGGCTTACGTTGACAAATATTTTACCGCTAATAACTTCCTACGTGTTTATGACTATAAAGGAACTTTTGATAACGATTTACCAGTAAAATCCGATGATGATGTGACAACAGGAAATGTTATCTCTTACTCTGCTTATGGTGACGGTAAAGCTAAAGCAACAGCTACTTTTGAAAACGGATTGATTCGTTATCCTGGAATTTATTTGAATACTGATGGACAACCAAGTTCAGATCAAAAACTTCAAGACGATAAAAAGTACCATAACTATTCATATGTTATTAATACAACAAACGAAAATTATAAGTTCAAGAAAACTTTACAAGAAGTTTTACACCCTATAGGCATGAAGTCGTTTGCAACCAGAATTGATACTAATCCTAAACAAGCTTCAACTAAGAATTTGAGTATTATATATTTGACTCAAGATATACATTCGAATACGTTTAATATATCGAATTCTACAAACAATATGATTTCCACATCATTGACACCCAATGTACAATCGGAAATTATTGTTGGTGATATTATCATATTGAAGAATTTGGAAAAACAGTTAGTTGGAACAGCAAACATAGTTTCCAGTTCTAATGTGATTACAGGTAACGGCACCAACTTTATAAATGATATTGTTGATGGCCAGACGATCTACCTATCATCTGGCAATACAATAGTAGTGAAAACTGTGGTTAATGCAAATACAATTTTTGCAGAGTCTAGCTTAAATATCACCTCAAATGATTTATTGATTAATGTGTCTTTCGATGAGACTAGAGAAGTAACATTTGTAAATTCTAACACCGTTCTTGTAGATACTAACTTTACTGCCACAAACAATTTCGTTTCAGTAATCGTACAAAAAGTGAGATAAATAAGTCCATGTCCTCAATTATAACAAACAATTTTTCTACTTTAATTGCACAACAGTTCATCAATATATTGGATGTTGGTGCAAATTCTTACCTTCCTTTATCAAGAAGGTCATATGTTTTTGCAACTTTAGGAAAACAGACGGTTTGGAATGAAAACGATACTGCTCCTACTCCAGGTCAATCAACTAGAGACTTGATTGATTTTAGTGATAGGGCAATTGTTGCAAAAAGAATTGATTTGGATAGTGTTTCATTTGTTGTTCCCAGATACAATTGGACCTCTGGAGTAACATATTCTAGATACGGTTGTACAATTTGCCCAATAGGAACACCATTCTACGTTTTGAATTCTAAAGGTCAAGTTTTTAAGTGTTTAGATAATAATGGAAATTCTGCATCCACCGATGAACCTGAATTATTTTTATCTGCAACATCCTTAGAAGAGCCATATTTTTTAACCTCCGATGGTTATAAGTGGAAATATTTGTACACTTTAAGTTCAAATCAGAAACAAAAATTTTTAAACGAAGAATGGATGCCAGTAACATTCAATCGATTCGTTAAAGCTGCCGCCATTAATAGAAGTATTGATATTGTTAGACTGACAAATTCTGGAAATAATTATGTTGATGGTCCAAATCAAAACATCATAACAATCGAAGGTGATGGAAGAAATGCGGTATTGAAAGCAAACGTAGTTGGTGGACAAGTAATTGATATTGTTGTACAGAGTAGAGGACAAGATTATACGAAAGCAAACCTTTCTTTTACTGATATTGCCGGTGGCGTTGGAACTGGAGCTTCAGCTGTTGTTACATTATCGCCACAAAACGGTCACGGATATGACCCAGTAGAGGAATTATATGCTAATACTGTTATGTTTAATGTTGATTTTGAAGGCAGTGTTGGTGGTTTATTTCCGGCAGAAAACGAATTTAGAGAAGTTACTTTACTTTACAATCCTTATGTTCGAGGAACAGAAACTTTAGCTTCAAGTACATTTTATGAGATGTATAGCGAAATTCTAGTTTCACCTGGTGTTGGAGATTATAATAATGATGAAGTTATTATACAGGGAGAAGATTTAGAAACTGCAACATTTAGTGCTGAAGTAATTGCTTTCGATGAAGGAACAAACGTAATTTATGTTAATAATTTAAGAGGAACATTTTCACCAAACTCTCCAATTAAAGGATTAACAAGTGGAGCGATAAGAATTGGTATTAATTCGAATCCACCACCATTGCAGTTATATTCGGGAAAAGTTTTATTTGTTTCCGATAAAGTACCAGTTACTAGAGATCCAGACCAAACAGATAGAATAAGATTTATTTTAAGTTTCTAAAAGAGGAATAAATGACTAAGCTTTTTAATTACGATCCATATTTTGACGATTTTGATGAAGATAAAAATTTCATGCGAGTTCTTTTTAGACCTGGTTATTCACTTCAGGCTAGAGAGTTAACTCAACTGCAAACTATTTTATCCAATCAAATAGAAAAGTTTGGCAACCATATTTTTAAAAATGGAAGTCCTATAACTGGTGGAAAAGTATCTTTAGATGATAGAGCTTATTATTTAATTTTAAAATCACAATATTCTGGACAAGATATAGTTTTAGAAGATTTTTTAGGTAAAACAATTGTTTCTTATAATTCAACAAAAATAATTAGAGCTAAAGTTATTGCAATTGATAATTCAACAGCTTTTCCAATTTTGATTGTAAAATATTTAAGTGGAGATTTTTTTACTGAGGGTGATGAATTAAAAATATACGGACAAAATATTTTTGCCGAACTTGCAGACACGGATGCTACAGGTCGTTCTTATGTTGCCAGTATACAGGATGGTATTTACTATTTTAAAGGTCAATTTGTTAAAATTTCTCCTCAGTTTTTAGTTTTAGAAATTTTTTATAGATTAGGGTTGAATTCTACAACTATCAATAAACAACCTTCATATAGAATAGGTATTGAATTTGAAGAATTGGTTATTGATGAAATCGATGATGTCAGTCTTTTAGATCCTGCTCAAGGTTCATTTAACTATCAAGCTCCTGGTGCTACAAGATATAAAATTAATACTACTTTAAGTAAAAGAACACTTGATTCTGTTGACGAATCTTCTTTCTTTGAAGTATTAAGAATTGTTGAAGGTGTAAAAACAAAAGAAATAGATTATCCTATTTACAGTGAAATTGAAAAAACTTTAGCTAGAAGAACTTTTGAAGAATCTGGAAACTACACAGTCGATCCTTTTGTAATCTCACTTGAAGAAGATTATGTGGATACTTCAAACAGCAATTATGTTGATCCTGATTATTTCACTGCGGTTTTAGATCCAGGTAAAGCATATGTTGGTGGTTATGAGGTTCAAACTATTGCTCCAACAAAATTGCAGGTTGCTAGAGGAAGAACAACAGCAAATGTTAATGACTATGATTTACCTACGAATTATTCAAGTTATTTTTATGCGGCAAATGTACATGGTTCATTAACAATTTCCGACTTTGATTTGTTTGATATTCATTGTGCCAATCATTCAAGTGTAAGTCTCGCTTCAACAACAGAATATAATTCATCTAAAATAGGCACACTTCGTGCTCACATGATGAAATATGACACATCAACAGCTTCCGATAACGGCACCACACATAAGTTTACGATAAACGTTTTTGATGTAAATGCTTCATCTATTACAGGTTCATTAGCATCTTCCGGTTCGAATACTAGGTATGTTGTTTTACCTTCTTCATTTGCTCAACTTCCATCAGACAGTTATGCTGGTATGTTCTTTAGTATAAAGGATGGTGCCGGCGCTAGTTTGGCTCCAATCAGAATTGAAGGTTCGGACGGTTCAGCAAAAGCAATATGGTTATCTTCTGCTTTACCATTTACACCAGCTTCAAATACATTTTCAATCGATTCAGACTTTAAAACTTCAGAATCAATTGTATTAAAAGATGGAACAGCAAAAGTTTTTGCGGCAGATATTGATTCCGAATCTAAAGATAACGATGGTTTTTCTTTCATAACAGAACCAAATAGACAAGGTTTAATTTTTGATGTTCCCTATGAAGCAATAAAAGCAAATACAATTACTAATTTTGATTTCTTTGCTAGAAAAGTTTATTCAAACAAAGTTTCTAACGCCGGCGGTGTAATCACTCTGGCTACATCTGGTACAGACACTTTTGCTTTTGCTGGAACTCCAGGAACTTTATCTGATAATGTTATTTTAAATAATATTATCTGTTTCATTCGTTACGATTCGGCGTCAAATGGTACTTCTGGAATTACACCAAATACTGTTTGTAGTTTAGCTAATAATTTATTTACTGTAACTGCTATTAACGATTCCACACTTGAAATAGATTTTAATACTGCCGGTGTTCGTGCTGACTTTATTGTTACAACTAAAGTTAATAATGCCGAAGATGGAACAAATGGTGCGATACGTGTAAAAACAATGTATCCACTATCGAACACTAAACACGAAGCCGTTGCATATACTGTTGATACTACAACAGGATTAACTTTAGCAAACACTGGAACAGTTACTCCAATTTCCGGTGGTTATGTTTTCCCAGATTTGGGTGTAACGTATTTTGATAATGAAGCGTTGACTGATGAAGGAACCGTAAGAAAATTAAAAACACCTGGCGTTCCTGTGAGTTTGCAAGTTCCTGATGTTTATGAAATTGTAAAAATCATTGATTCTAGAACTACCACAGGTAATATCACAACAGCTATGCTAACTGACCCAGCATACGATGTTACAAATAGATACGAATTTGATAATGGTCAAAGAAAAACACATTACGATCATGCCACAATTAAACTAAAAAGAGGTTTTAGTTCACCTGTCGGTGGATCAATTTATGTAATGTACAATTATATGAGGCACAGTCAAGCACCATCGCCACAAAATATAGGATTGTTTACGGTTGATTCTTACCTTGGTGGTGGATCGAACATTACATATGATACCATTTCTAAATTTTTAGATAGAGATAAAGGAAAGTTTTTATCAGGTAGATCATCATTCGACTTTAGACCAACTAGAGAAATCGCAGGAGATTCCATTTCAGGAGCAGTTTGTCCTGATCCTGATTTTACTGCCGAACTTTCTTTCCAGAATTTCTTAGGAAGAGTAGATAAAATTGTTATTAAACCTTCTAAAGAAATCGTAGTAATTTCTGGCGAGTCTGCTGTTAAACCTTTACCTCCGCCAAATGACATTAACGACATGTTAATTTACACGTTGTATATTCCACCTTATACAGAAAGTGTAAAAGAAGTTCGTGCTGATTTTCAGAATAATCGTAGATTTACGATGAGAGATATTGGTGCTTTTGAAAATAGAATTAAAGGATTGGAATATTATGTCGCTTTAAATTCATTAGAAAAAAATGCAAATGATTCTAAAATATTAGATGCAAATGGTTTAGAAAGATCGAAATATGGAATTTTAGTTGATAATTTTACATCAACTGACGTTCAGGCTTCTTACAATGATGTAGGTTTTGATAACAGAAATTTAGTTGAAGGTGGTGAATTGAAACCAGCTTCATTGATGAGAACTATAAAATTATTGTGGAGTGAGTCGGGTTCTGCTGGTAACTATAAACTAAGTGGAACGAATACACAAAAATCTTTGACGATGGATTATACATCTTCGGTTTTTGCGGATCAACCATATGCAACAAAAACTATTCCTGTTGCTAGTGCTCTTTATGGTAACTTTAATGGACATTTGAGATTATTTCCAGAAATAACAACAGAACACGATACTAGTGTAACATCTAAAATTACATTAAACTCCGTACAAGGTTTAGAAAATGCATTTAATTACGTTAATGATGCTTTTAAATTTATCTCAGACAAAAATCCAACTTGGTTGAGTGATAAAGATAGTCCTTTTGCAAAAGTTCCTGATTCTTCTTGGTTTGAAACTATCAGCACCGTCACAAACGCTACCGTAGATTTAGGTAATAGAACACAGGGAAATTTACAAACAACGACAGACCAAGTTTATGTTAGTGCGGGAGCAACATTAAGTCAAGAACAAATTACAGTTTCTTCTTCTAAAGTTGATTTAGGTTCTTATATTACGGATATTTCTATTAATCCTTATATGAAACCTAGAGGTGTAGTTTTTTATGGATCATCATTAAGACCTAAGACACGTTTCTATTCTTATTTCGATGATGTTTTAGTTGATGATTATACCATCGTTCCAACAAAAGTTACATTAAGTGGAACCAACCCACTGAAATCGGGTGAAATGGTATTGATTGCAAATACTAGTGCAGAGTTGACAACACATATTGCCAACTATTTAAGTGGTTCTGGAATTTTCCATTTGGGAGTCTGTGCAGTTTCGGAAGCAAATACGTCAAACGTTCGCATAGTTAATGAAAGTAGTTTATCACTGTCTGGCAAATATATAATTGGATTGGACACTTCTGTAACAAAAGTAATTTCTACAGTTGTTGACCATCGTTGTGGACAAACAAGATCCGTTACCTCAAGTACTATAACTTTAGCCTTAGATGCTCCTAGTGTAGATATAACAGGAAACACTGTTACTTTAGTTAGACAAACAACAGATACCACAGGAAACGGTATAGGATCGAAATATACTGTAACAGCATATAATACTACAACTAAAGTTGCAACTGTTTCCGAAACAATACCATCAACTGAAGTTGGAAAAATTTTCTCCTATAGTATAGGATCTAACATCTCCAGTGATTCTGGCCAAGTTGGAGGAATTTTCTATATTCCACAAGCAACATTTAGAAGTGGAGAAAGAAAATATAGACTAACAGAATCATTTAACAATTCTTATGATGCTGACGCAATTTCTTTTGCCGAAAAAACTTATGTATCTTCTGGAGTTACAACAACAAAAACTTCATTGGTTGATACTGTTTATAACATAGGCACTCAAACAAATATTGTAGGAACAGTTACAAGTCCACTTTTACAATCGAGTAAAACGACTAGTACAATAACAAAAACATGGAGAGTCGATCCTTTAGCACAAACTTTCTTTGTTGATGACCAAAAATATCCTCATGGACTATATTTGGAAAGTGTAAATCTATTTTTCAGCGCGAAAGATGATGAACAGTTACCAATAACTGTACAAATTAGACCTACAGAAAATGGATTACCTTCTTCAAATTATTGGTATCCAGAATCAGTAGTAGAAAAATATCCTAATGAAATAACCGTTACAGATAGTCCAAGTGTTGATACCGATAGTACAAAAACCACTTTCACTTTTGAATCTCCAGTATTTTTAAAACCAGGACTATATTCTTTAGTTGTTTTGACTGATTCTCCAGATTATGTGATGTGGACTGCACAAAAGGGTCAAACAACTTTAAATAATCAAATTGTTTCTGTTAACCCATACGTAGGCACTTTGTATAAGTCACAAAATGCCATGGAATATGTTCCTTATTTAAATGAAGATATAATGTTTGAATTGAGTCGTTGTGTGTTTGATACCTCGACTGCAACTTTCTCTTTAGTTAGTGAAAAACAAAATTCGGTAAAATATGTAGATAGATTCCGTCTTTTAGAAAAATCCATTCAAACACAATCATCTTCACCAATTAGTATTAAATACTCTTTTGTTTCAACACCAGTTGGAGGATCAAAAGAGACTAATTATAGAAATATCGATCCACAGACAATCTATAATATGGCCGACGATACTTTTTACGCCATAGGAAATAGAAGAAAAGAAATTTTAGATCAAGGAGATTTCACAGTTAAGTTGGAAATTAGTACCTCTGACGATGCGATAACACCTTTAGTTTCATTAGAGAGTTTATCTTTAAATTGTTGGGAAAACTTTATTGATAATGGTGAAATTAATGATGAAGATTTTAATATTGTTAAGTCTGGTGCTGGTTATGCCAATTCAAATACAATCACGATAACTTCGTCAACAGGTGAAGGTGCTCTTGTTTATTTAAGTTGTGATGCAGTTAATGGAAATGTTCTTGCAGCTAATGTTGTTTCTTCAGGTATAGGTTATACTGATAACTTTACAATATCTTATGCTGATACTGGAAATACACCAAACGTCACTGCAAATGCTGTTATCACATTAAACAGTGAATTTGATAGTTCTGGGGGACCATGTTTGGCAAGATACATTACTAAACCAATAGTTCTGTCTGATGGTTTTGATGCTGGCGATCTTAGAGTTTTCTTATCAGCAAATAAACCTGTTGGTACTGAAGTTCATGTATTTTATAAATTACTTTCTGGTTCCGACACAACTAGTTTTAATGATAGAGGTTATGGAAAACTCGAATGTTTTAATCCAACAGTTGGAGGATCAATTGAAGAATCCGAGTTTAGAGAATATGAATATCGTCCTTCATTAACAGAAGATCAGATTACTTATGTTTCTGATTCTGGAGTAACATATGATACGTTTAAAACCTTCTCTATCAAAATAGTTATGACTTCAGAAGATCCTTCAGTCATACCTAGAGTAAAAGATTTGCGAATAATTGCTCTTCCGGCAGGTTAAAAAATGAAAGACGATTTAGTAAAAGTTGAAGGTGGCCAGTTTGTTAAAAATAGAAAAAATGGAGCTTTACTTGCTGTGAATAGAAACGTTTTAGTTCAAAATGAAGCTAGAAAAAAACTAGGCCAAAAAATAAATGGAAATGATGCTGAAATAAATAACTTAAAAAGTAAAATAGAAGAAATGTCTAATGACATGAATGAAATAAAATCTTTGTTAAAGACCCTGATTCATAAAAAGGATTAATAATTAGAAATGCCTACCTCATTAATACCGATTATCGCTAGAACGAATACCATCGACGAATGGAGAATTCAAACAAATAAATCTGCTTCAGATTTAAATGATCTTGGATTTTATACTTACGACAAAAATCAGGGTACTTTATTACTCTCAAATACTTCATTGTTGAGTATAACCGCAAATGGTACACCACTTCAAGTTGCGAATAATGTTCTATTTCAAAGTAGCCTAACTTTAGGTAATACACTTTTCCTTGGTGTACAAAGTTCTGCAACTGGTAATATTATTGCTGGTGGAACTGTTTCGGTGAGGGGGCCAGGATCAGCATTATCTGTTTCGAATAACTCTTATGTTGGTGTAGACCTACAAGTTGTAAGTAACATCTATGCAAACAATTATACTGCTAATGGAAGTTTAACTGTAGCAAATAATGTTACTGTATCCACAGGCATTTTAAGATTAAATGGCACAGGAAATGTAGCTTACGTAAACAGTGGTTCTATTTCCGCAAACACGTTGTATGTTACAGATACCAATTCAACAAATGTAAAAACTGCTAACCTTACTGCGGCATTTGCAAGAATTGATGTATTGGATGATCTAGCCTTTGCAAGAATAGGTATTCTGGAAAACACAACAGGCAATTCATATTATCTTTCTTCGAATTCTCATACTTCGAACTCTATTGCAACGAGATATATTACAGCAAATATTTCCGGTAATATTGTTAATTTTAGTTCTAATGTATCTTCAATTAATACAGCTACAATTTTAACTGGAAACGTAGTATCACTAACAAGTAATCTATCTGGAATAAATGTAGCAACAATCAATACATCAACTACACTAGTTGGAAACGTAGTATCACTGACAAGTAATTTATCTGCAATTAACGTTGCCACAGTTAATACATCAACCACATTAGTTGGAAATGTAGTATCTTTAACCAGTAATACATCTTCTATTAATGTAGCAACAGTTAATACCGCTTCTATTAATGTATTAAGTTCTTATAACTTAACTTCTACACATAGAATAACAGCAAACAACATTATCACAAACAATGTAGAAGTTTCTACTATAAATGTTGCTCATGTAAATATTTCTTCTAATCTTTGGATCGCAAGTGGTTCTGTTTCTAGAATATATGCACCAACAGAAGAACATGAATCTTTAACGGTTGATGGCAAAACAACTTTAGAAACAGCATTAGTAACAAATAATTTAACTGTACAAGGAACTTTTACACAATTAGGTGATATTGAATATGAAACGAATGAGATTATATTCAATAAGAGAACTCCAACAAACGCAGACGTAATCATTAGAAATGAAAGACCTGTTGGAAATGATGCAATCATACAATGGAGTGAATCTGATGACCAATGGGTATTATCAAAAGGAAACACTTATACTCAACTTTTTGGTATATTAGATACGAGTTTCTTAGATTCTTCAGTTTTAAATGTTAGTTCATCAAATGTTGCTACCCCTTTAGCTGTCAATATTGCTCATACTACAGCACAGACTGTTGGTAGATATGCAAATTCTTCGTATATACACGCTAATGCTTCATTTAATTGGGCAAATGTTGTATCAACTACTGCAAATGCAAATACAGCAAGATTAACTACAGACGTTACAATTGCAGGAAACTATGCTAATAATGCATACATGACTGCTAATTCAGCCCAAGTGTATGCTAATGCTGCATTTAGAACTCAAAATACCACTGGCGTTTATGCGAATTCTGCTTTCGATGTTGCAAACACTGCTTTAATTGCAGGCGGCACAATTTCAGGTGGTTATGCGAACGCAGCATTTGCGAGGGCAAATACAGCAAACACAACATCAATAAGCGCATCCTCTTATGCAAATGGTGCGTTTGCGGCCGCTAACACTGCTGCAACAGCTGCTGCACTAGCTCAATCTTCTGGCGTTTCTGCTGGACTATATGCTAACGCAGCGTATGAAGCTGCAAATAGTGCTGTTGATACTTGGGTTAGAAATGCGGCAAACTCAGCATCCAGTTATGCAAACAGTGCCTTTGCAAATGCTAATAATGCAATATACAAAACCGGACAGACAAGTCAAACTTTAAGTGGAAGTTTAGAAGTAACTGGAAATGTAAATACGTCAGATATTAAATTTACTCCGGGAACAACTTTATTACAAGGTTCTAAAGTTGTTATTAATTCTAATCAGAATCAAAACCAAGGTCCTTCTTTATCAGCTACCATAGAAGTAGATAGGGGCATTTCTCCTAATGCCATATTCAGATATAATGAAACTATCGATAGATGGGAATACACTCATGCTTTATCTGACCCAGCCGATTTCACAACATTAGGATTTATAAGTGAACGAGCTAATAATATTACTGGTGGTGCAGCGAATAGAATTCCTGTTCAAACTTCTGCCAATGTTACATCATTTATTGATGCCCCCGTTACGGCTAATTATTTCTTAAAGTGGACCGGATCAGCATTTACTTGGGCAGATGTTCCTACAGCAGACTTATCCAATTTAAATGCGACAAATTTAACTTCTGGTATATTACCATTAAGTAGAGTTACTAAACTTAATAACATTGCAGGAAGCACACCGAATGATGGTACGAAAAGAGTTTACTCGATGCATATCGATGGTGATGCTGCATATGCGACAACCGCAGGATCAGCAACTTCAGCAACTTCAGCAACAACAGCCGGATCCACCACAAATGTAACTGCCGGCGGATCTGTAACTACAGGAACAATCAATCAGGGTACAACAACAGCATTAACAAACTATGGTGGAACTGACTTCTATAACAGAGTCAGAATTAGAAATAGTACACAAGCCACAACAACCCAAGATAATAGTAATAGTCCTGCTTCTGGTGCCGCACTTTATGTTGAGGGTGGTATATATTGTGAAAAAGATATAGTTTGTGATATACTCAGAGGCACTGCAACTGCTGCCTACTACTCCGCTGACGTTGCGGAAAAATATTTGCCTGACGTTGAATACCCAACAGGAACAATTCTGATGGTTGGCGGCAAAAAAGAAGTTACAGCGGCTACAAAAGAGAAAAGTTATGTTATAATAGGTGTTGTATCTGAAAATCCTTCACTCATAATGAATTCGCAACTGGAGGGTGGTGTAATTGTTGGACTTAAAGGACGACTGCCAGTGAGAGTTATTGGTAAATGTAAGAAGGGTGATCTATTAGAGATGTCGGATATACCAGGTGTAGGTATAGTTTCTGACGGTAATAAATTGCCTTTAAGATTAATTTGTTTAGAAAACAAAAAAACTGAAGAAGAAGGAACGGTAGAAGTAGCTATCATGTAAATTATGATTGGAATTATTGGTTATGGTATGGTTGGACAAGCCGTTGAATACGGCTTTTCCAAAACTAAAGTTTTTGTTTGTGATCCGAAATATAATCACGTAACAATTAAGGGTCTTTGTTTATTAAATCCAGAGGCCATATTTGTATGTGTGCCTACCCCTACAGACGATACAAATTATTCATTATTGACTTCAATATTGGACGAAATCGTATTGATGAATTATCAAGGCATTGTTATTGTAAAGTCTACAATATTGCCTCAATATTTGTCCAAATATGATATAGTGTATAATCCTGAATTTCTATCCAGATCAACTTCAAAAGAAGATTTCGTCAAACCTCCTTTTATATTACTGTCTGGAAAAAAATCTGAAAAAGTAACAGAACTCTATAAAAAATATTCTATTGTTGATACTAGTAAAATATTTACTACCGATATCAATACTGCATCTTTTATAAAGTATACCATGAATAGTTTTTATGCGACAAAAGTAACGTTCATGAATACCATGTATGATATTGCTAAAGAGTTAAACGTTGATTATAATGAAGCAATATCAATTCTATCTCAACACCCCTGGATGGGTTCTCATCATTTTCAAGTACCTGGACCTGATGGTAAAAGAGGATTTGGAGGTCCTTGTTTACCGAAAGACACAAAGGTTTTAGCTGAAAAATTTGATAAAGAATTATTAAAGACTGTTTTAAAAATAAACGAACAATATAGAAATATTATATAGTTGACTAAAACTATATACTATAAAGAGGAGAAAAAAAATGGTTGTAGACATTAACGTAACTAGTATCTGTAATTTGGCTTGTACGTATTGTTCAGAAGGATTTGAATGTGGATTGTCAACAGAATTTGAAGAAAATACTTCTTTAACGTTGGATAATGTTGAAGAATTTATGGCAAAAATTTCCGATCCAAAGAAAGATGTTTATTTTTGGGGTGGTGAACCTTTTGTTAATTGGGATTTTTGCAGGGGAGTTATAGAGAAATTTAAACACGACCCTGGTTTCTCATTCTTCTTCTATACGAATGGTACATACTTGAAAAGATATCTAAAAGATTTAGTTAGAATTCATAATGAAATACCAGGTAGATTAAAACTACAAGTTTCGTATGATGGAAAGCCAGTAAATGACATTGCTCGCGTAACCAAATCTGGTACGCCATCTTCAGCTTTAGTTAAAGCGAATTACATTGCAGCTAAAGAAGCCGGATTAAACATTTCGTTGAAATCAGTTTTAACTTCAGATAATTTTCATTTGATTTATGAAGCGTTTTTAGATGTAATTGAAATGGACAAAAATTATTTTCCTACACCAGACTTATACAGTCAGTTAACTGAGGAAGAATTTATGCCCAAGTTAGAGGTATTAAAAGAGGGATTGAAAAAGATAGCAAAACACATTTATGAAAATAAGTTACCACCTGAAAAATTTGGATGGTTTCAACAGTCTAGAGCTCTCTGTGCCGCAGGTATTAATTATTTGAGTGTAGATTTGAATGGAGATTTAAGTCCTTGTCACGGGTGCATGTATAAAGAATCACATTCACATAAATTAGGAAACATTTTTAAAGTTGCTGATTTGGATGCTTTAATTGAAGAAAAATCTACAATGTATAAAAATGCTTTAAAAAATCAACCATTGGATTGTATGAATTGCGACAGTCAATTCTGTATGAAATGTAATGCTGCAACATATGAGAAAAGTGAGAAAGAAACTTATTTGGAAAAGTGGAGCGATCACACCGCAAACTGGCAAGTATGTAAAGTTTTTAAAACAAACGAAATTGTGCATCACGCTTTAAGAACTGCTTTGAAGAGTTACAAAAAACCTGTAATTAAAATCCAAGCAGAACAATGCACAGTTTAAGGAGAAAAAATGTTTACATTGGAAGTTAGTGTTACGGAAAAATGTAATCTTGGTTGTCCATATTGTTATGTGGCAAACAGACCAACATGGATGACAAAAGAAGTTTTCGATCAAGGTATGGAAGACCTCACGAAACTAATGCAAAAATCTGGCGATAAAGATTATCATGTTAGTTTTTTCGGGGGTGAACCTTTACTTAATTGGGAATTAATTACTCATGCAGTACCGTATTTAAAATCGGATAAAAGATGTAAGGGTATTAATATCATTACTAACTTAACGATGATTGATGAAGAGAAGGCCAACTATTTGAAAGAAAATAGTGTTGGTGTTTCTTGGTCGTTTGATGGTATGAGTTCAAATGAAAGTAGACCACTTTTACCTTTACTCGAAAATACTAACCCAGAAACCGGCGAATTGTTTGATGGCATTCTTTCAATGTATGAATATAAAAAGGATATCATAAAAGGTTTGACAAATGGTTGCAAGGTTATGATATGGCCAGGCAATACAAAAGACATGAAAGAAAATTTTGAATTTTTGCTCGAATGGGGAATAGAACATCCAGATTTCAGTATTGTTCGTGATGATGTTTGGACAGCAGATGACATAAGACAGTTTAGATATGAATGTGAAAGATTAGCAGACTTTTGGATAGAACAACTGAAAGCGGGAAAACCCTGTTCTGTTGGATTTCTTAGACTTGCAATCTTAGACACATTATACGGATTGGTAAAAGGTAAAAGACCATTCGGATGTTTTGCTGGAGCAAATGGTGGAGTTTTAATGAGTTCTGGTGAATTTTATCCTTGTGCTAGATTTGCATCTAAAAAGATCATGAAGATGGATGAACAATATAACTTTAAATATTATCAAGACATTTTTAATCCTAAGAATTTCGATAAGTGTGAACCGTGTGATTTGAAACAAGTTTGCAATGCTGGTTGCACTTATTCTCAAATCATGAATGATAACAAACCATTGGATAGTATTTGTGAATTATTTCACATCTATTATGAACAAGCTATAAGAGTTGTGAATGAATGTAGAGATATTCCAACATTTCAAGATTTAGTGCTGCATTTTATTGAAAGTGTTGGTGTGGAAAATGAAGGATTGGAATGTAGGAATTAATATGAAAAAATTAAAAAGTTTATTGTCAATACCTATAAAGGTAGAAATGCAACCTGTTGAACATGCTTCAAATAGAGTTATAACGGTTGATGAACTATCAAATCAAATAGAAGAGGCTAGAAAAGGTAAAGCTAAAGTTGATAGTAAGTATGTTGGATACAATGAAGCTGGCCATTTATTTGATTACAAATTTGATTATGTTAAATTTTTAGATAATATGAGTTTCATAATTAAAGAGGCTAAAAAAAGACCTAGAGATAACAGATATAAGAGTGAACATAAATTAATGTTGTCGAACGCCGGCAAAGGGCAAGATATACAAAAAGAATAATGGCTATAAAAGATTTTTTTGTTTTTCATGAATCCAATAAACCAATAATTACAAATTCTGGTGTTAATGTTTTATACTTCACAAATAAATGCAACTTAGCCTGCACTTATTGTTATGAGGATTTGCCTGGAAGACCCCCTCAAATTTTAAGTAAAGAGGATATTGTTCGTATTGTAGACGAAGTTATTTTGAGAGAGGATCCTGAAAAGCAAACACTATTTGTTTTATTTGGTGGTGAACCCACTCTAGAATGGGAAAATGTTTGTTTTGCTATGGAATATGCCTATAATAAAAAGAAAAACGTACACTTTAATATGACAACAAATGGTATAAAATACCTAAGTGAAAAATTTATAATTGAGACTAAAAATAACTTTTTCTACAAAAATAGAATGTTGTCTATAGATGTTAGTTTTGATGGCATCGGCAATAAAGACAGAATTTTCCATAATGGAAAAGAATCAACTTCTTCAATGTTGACTGTTTTTAAGAATTTGTTAGTAAATAACTTTAGATATAGACTCAGATATACTGTACATAAATATAATGTTAAATGGTGTTATGATGACATACACAAATTAATAAAGACGTTTAAACCTGAAAGATTGATAACTTCAGTTGCATGGGACACTCTAGGTGAAGATGATTTAGTTAAGTTACAGGAAGTAAAAGACAAGTTTAGAGATGACTGGATAAATAGAAGAATAGACGTTCCAGTATGTGATATATTTTGTGACATGTGTAACGGATGCTCGGAGACAAAAGATATCAAAACCTATTTTACCAATGAAGGTAATGTAACAACTCATAAAAATTTTGAGAGTACGCCCAAATTTAAGGATTTTAAAGAAAAGGTAATGTTATGAATAAAGATGAAATCGTAATTGAAAAATTGAAAAATATTGCTCAGATTATCAATGATATCAAAGAGTATGACCAACCTCTTGCTGACTTAATTTGGATGGGTTTCGATACTTCTATGAGTTTAGCTAAATCCGTTTATGAAAATTCCGAGAAAGATGAACCTATTGATATTTCGGTTTATTTGGAACAAATGTGTGAAGTTCTAGGTATAAATCTGGAACAATTAATTTTAGATATAGTTCAGAAAAATAACACGAATGAAGTTGCTGAAAAAGAACCTGACACTGAAACTCTAGATTTCATAACTTCTGACATGGATGATTATGAAAAATTTTTGGCCAAAAATTCAGCGAAAAATAATCTAGATTTCTTATCTAAGGAAATATAAAAAAATGGCTAGTTTAGGACAATTCTTTAATACCGATTCGCCGGTGTATGGCCAGACAAAACCGGCTGGTGTTCACAGAAAAATATCGAAAACATTTCAAGGAACTTTTGCAACTAATGCCGTTTCTTACGGTCTTTCTGAAGTAAATACCAGTACTACTATATCATCATCGTTTTTCAATTCTTTAATTACTAATGCAAAATCTGAAAGAGTTAGAAGGGGAAAGGCAGATGCTAATATAAGTGCCGTTTCATCAGGCACAGCTATATCAGCTACCACTCTTAATGATATTAGAAATGCATATAATGTTACAGATGATAGGGTAAATCAAGCGTGGGACGATTGGAGTGGAGCTAATGCTAATTCTCCAACCGAAACAGCTTTACCAACAAAAACAGTTTGGGGTCCTACAGCAGCTCCATCTAATGTTCCAGGAAGCGTATCTTCAGGTACAAAAATTACCGCGAGTGTTATCAATAGTTTAGTGAATTCTTTAAATGCAGCAGGAGCAGTTTGTACCTGTAATTGTAATTACTGTACCTGTAACTGTAACTATTGCACTTGTAACTGTAATTATTCCTGTACGTGTAATTGTAATTATTAAAAATGTTATTTGATTTAAATCACTTGGAAGAAACTGAAATGTCTTACATTAGACACTTCAACCATGGTATGATATTAGGTATGTGGTTGTTTTTTTGTTTTTGCGCTTCTCTTGTTTATTGTTTTTTTCCAATTAAATTCTTACAAGATTTTATAAGTGAAAGAATAAAAACAATGTATCATGGATTAATGTTGAGATGGTTCGAAGATGATAATTTTAATCCACTCAAACCAAAAAAAGATGCAATAAGAGAAAAAGTCTATAAAAAAGAATATATTGAAAATATACAAAAAGGATTAGTTAAACCATTTGGTAATTTCAGAACATCTTATGAACTGTTAGTTACTTCTTTAGCGAGTGTAATACATTCTACTATACCTCAGATATTAGTTCATGTTGCAGCTATGAATGTGGTAAGGTTGTATTTTAGTATTAAAATTGTGGAGAAATCATATGAAGCAAAACAAAGTTGAAATTGAAGGTGTAGATGCAAACACTTACGCAGGAAAAGCTATTCAAGCGTGTAAGTTAAAAGCTAGAGGTATATTTGGAGACGAACTTTTAACATTTAAATTGTTGGATTTTGTGAGTTTTTTCTTATTAAATAATGAATTGTCATCCAAAGGATATACTATTACGGAAAATAACAGAGAAGAAGTTTATATTAAAATTATAGAAACTGGCGACATTCAATTGATTAATGATTTGGAAAAATACATTTCTCTTAGAGATTCTTTAAAAGAATTGGAAAAAAAGAAAGAAGAATATTATAATATTGTGGAAAAGTTGTCTAGTTTACAAGATTTCAATGATGAAGTCAGTATAAATGAAATAGTAGAGTCGTATTTAAGGAGATAAACTTGTTAATACTTTTAAATGGACCTAGAAGTGTACATTTAAGATCCATATCTAGAGCTATTATAGATCAACAAAAAAATTGGAGTTTTAAAGATTATACCGTTAAATATAAAAATAACGGTTTTATTGTTTTGGATTCCAACCAAAACAACGTCTATTGTAATAATCCGGAGTTGGGAAACTTAAACCACGACATTTTTATAAGTTGTTTTACTCAAGAAGAGTTTGATGAGAAATCATTATTGATCGATGAGATAAACGATTTTAATAACAAAATAGATGAAGATATAAAGAAAAACCATTTTATAGATTCTTGGCCAGTTACAGATTTTTCCTTTTTATTCGATCACGATTTTAATTTCGAACAAGATGAAACCTATGAAAAAATATTAGAAACTTATAGAAACAGTTCAGATACGGATGATATTTGGACAGGAAGATTTTCCATTTCTTTTATAGAAAAACTAAAATCTGATATAGGATCAGAAAATTTAAAAATCATAAACTTTATAAGAAATCCAAGTTCTTGTGCATTTACGAACCATTTGGATGAAAATTGTAAAATCGAACATGCAAACATATCAATTTTAAATATGTTCCTTGTCTCAAAATTACCCGAAACAATTAATGTGAAATATGAAGAATTTTTGAATGATAAAAAGTTTTCTTTGGACGGTTTGGAAATACATTTACCTGAATTGATTGTGAATCATAATGGTTTAATTAGTGAGTATGAATTTTCAAAATATGATTCCGATTTAATAAATGATGAAATCATTAATAAACTGAATGATGTTTATTCCAATTTTAATTTAGTGGAAGTTATGAAAGATGGGTTAAGTGTAGACAATACCTCAGAAATTTACAATGAATTTTTCACGAATTTACAACAAAGAATAAAAGAAGATATAAAACAAAGTATACCAGAAAACTTTTTTGTTGAATTGAATTATTCACCCCTATCACTAGAACAAATTATATCGAAATAAAATTTTGTGTTTTTATTGAACTTGAGGAAGTATGATTTAGTTATTACCACATCATACAATTTTAAATTTGGTATTTGTGGTCATTTATTTGAAATGATAGAATATTATTGGGCAATAAAAAATTGGACAAATCTAAATCCATGCATATTATTATCCGATGGAACAACTTTAGAAGAGTTTAATAAAGCTCTAGAAAACAAATATGATGATTTGGTGATTGAAAATGTAATATATCATCCTTTCCCCAAAGTATTAATAACAAAAAATCTATTAATAGTTGACGGTTCTTCTCGATTTGATAGAACCGAAATATATTCGGACAACTTTTTCTTACTACGTTGTCACGAAAATGAATACGATTTTTACTCCAAAAATAAATCAAATTGTTACCTGTTTCAAGATTTTGAAATCTATGAAGATATACCGGACAAAATAACAGTAATAGATTATAAGAAAAAAATATTATACAATAAATTTAAAAAAATTGAAGGCGCAGTTGATGATGCCGCAATGTTTTATTTGACTGACGTTAGTAGATTCATGTCCGAAGATGATGTTAAACACGTTATACAAAAATACCAATTTCCAGATAATGTAATTTTTACCAATAAAACAGAACTGTATAAATCAATTAAAACTTATAAAGTTCCCGTTGAGAATATGTGGAATAAATTTTCAAAATATGTTTATACGAAATTGCCTGGAAAAAGAGATTGTTCAAGTAGATTCATTCTGGAATGTATGCATTATGGAAAAGAAGTTATCTACGACATAGATTACTTTGACAAATCTTTAGAAGTTAGAAAAAAAGATGGTGTCACCAACACTTCTTTAGGAAAAGGCGATCTTTTGGTCGAATATCTAAATGAACGAATTAAGCGTTAAAAAAATTAACATAGATTATGATAGGTCTATAAACAATAGAGCTAAATTGGATACAGGTAAACTATGTAATTATAAATGCGAATTCTGTTATTATAAAAATCAACTAAGTGAGAGAGATGAACTAGATAAAATTTATCAAAGAGTGGATTATTTGTTAAGTTATGGAATAACACAAATTGATTTGAGTGGTGGTGAAAGTAGTGTAGAACCTAATTGGTTTAAAATATTAGAATACTGTCAGAATAAGTTCGAAAGAATAAGTTGTTTAAGTCACGGAGGAAAATTTAGTGATAAAGAATTTATTCAAAAGAGTTATGAATTAGGACTGAGAGAGATATTATTCAGTTTACACTGTACTGAAGAATCGATACACGATAAAATAGTTGGTAAAAAAGGTGCTTTCAAAAATTTATTGAAAGCGATAGAAAATTGTCATGATCTTGGTATTGAAGTTAGAATTAATACAACCATATACCACGAAAACTATGATAAGATAAACACCGATTTTATCAAAAGTTTAAATCCTTCACAAATAAATTTTATAGCTTTGAATTATTGGCAAGATAATAGTGATTTTTCTACGATAGATTATGAAAAAGTTTGTTCATATGTTTCAAATTATATCAAAAAGTTGCATGATAAAATAGAAGTTAATGCCAGATATTTTCCGTATTGCTTCATGCCAGACGAAGAACGTTTTATTAAAAATCACTATCATCATATCTATGATATGAAAGATTGGAATAAAGCTGTATATAATGGTCAGTTAGATACCTCTATTACTTATACACACAAACAGAAAGTGGAACAATCATTTGATGAAGCTGAAAGGTTGCGTCTTTATACTTGTTTCAAAAGTAACGAATGTTTGAATTGCAAATATTTTTATGTCTGTGATGGAATAGAAAAACAATTGAAAGGTAAAATTCAACCTAAACCCATATTAGGTGAAAAGATAAAGGTCGTATGGTAAATCCTGATTTATCGATACTTATATTGACACACAAAAGACCTTTGTTATTTGAAAGGTGTTTAACTTCGGTTATGAATCAATATTCCGAAAATATAGAGGTTTTGGTTAATAACGATAGTTCAGATATAAAAGAAATCTTTTCGGAAAATGTTAAATATTTTTATGAGAAATTTGATAGTATTTCCGAAATATACGAATTTTTGTTGAAGATGTCGAAGGGAAAATACATTTACTTTTTAGAAGATGACGATTACTTAACGGAAGATTTTTTAAATCAGAAGTTGGATTCGGATATAATTGCTGGGAATTATTGTCCTACATATAAACCTAATAAAATTTTAGATTTAATGAATATGTTCCAAGATTCTTTATTTTTCGATAGAGTAGATTTTATAAAAAAACTAAATTTGGAACATTTACAATTAGGACAGTTTATATTTAAAAAAGATGTTATAGAAGATTTCGTTTTTGAAAAAGATAATAATGTACATAACGATATCAAACTTGTATATCATGCTTCACTGAAATGTAAAACCTTTAAAACAACCAGTAAGTTTTTTTATTATCAGACTATAGACGGTAACGACAATATATCTTTTCCCAATACTATAAAAAATATATCGGTTACCGCATCTATGGATTTTTTAAAGAACTATGAAATATAGCATACAACATCATAAAGATCAAGACCCAGATCATATTAACGTACATTGGGATAGCTTAACTATTTGTCAGTTAAAGTGTTCTTATTGTTATGCTAGAAATGAGTATGGAAAAGAATGGGGTAAAATATCCAGTAAAACAATAATTGATGCTGTTTTGGATGCTCTGAATCGTAGTAGTTTAAATTTCAATTTAGGTTTGTTGGGTGGTGAACCAACTTTAGGTCCCCATTATTATTACATACTTGATTCGATTAGTAAAATGGAAAAGTTTAATTGGGTATATGTTGTAACTAATGGTGAAAAAGACTTGACAACTCATCCACATTATGATAGACTGGCTTTTCTTTTTAGTTATCATCCGGCAGATTGTACTGATCGAGATAGGTTTTTAAACAATATTCGACATATGTTGGATAGAGGTTATAAGTGTAAAGTGAATGTCATGCTCCACCACGATAAAAACTTATGGCCTAAGATTAAAGAGATGTTTGAAATTTTGGAGAAAATTCCAAACCTTAAAGTTCATCCACATTTCCTTTACGGTAACAGTATCACCAAGTTGTTCAATTATAGAAAAGATTTTTGGGAATATTTTTCATTTTTGGAAAACTATGAAAAAGAATTGAAATATGATGATGACCTTTTTAATGATTATATCATATTCAGAGATAAATTAACGAACTTTAAAGGTTGGAGTTGTTATAATAACAATTATGAAATTGATGTTAGAGGTAACGTAGTTAAATTTTGTATGCCAAAAACAGATAATGTTAACCTCGTTCGTGATAGGGATTTCTTTAAAAATATATCCAAAACTGTTCCTATGATTTGTCCACATAAAGCTTGCAATTGCGATGGACTCTTGAAACAATTAAAAGTAAAAAATGAGCCAGATAGTTGAATGGGAAATTACACTTAAATGTAATTACAAATGCACTTACTGTACGAATTTGGATCCAAGTATACGACCTGAACTCGATGAAAGTAAAATAAGAGAATTTATTGCGAACTTAGGACAAAAGTATCCTGGTGTGGAAGTATTTATTTTTGGTGGTGAACCTTTTGTTCACCCTAAGATAGAATTCATTATAAAAACTTTTAATGAACACAAAATACCTTTTGTAATTCAAACCAACTTCAGTAATTATAGTCGAGAAAAGATTCGAAAAATAACTGATCCTTTTAAGATCAATATTAGTGTTCATCCCACCGAAACTTCTATAGATGATATTGTGGAAGGACTCAAGAGCACAAACGTCAATATAAAAACGATAGATGTTATGTATACTGGTCAAGATGCAATAAAATATTATTTTGCAGTTAAAAAAGCTATCGAACATGACAATTTATTTTTAACTCCAATTACAGATTTTGGAGATGGTTATAGTGACAATTTACTTCTACAATACCTTGCATTGAAGAAAAAAACGGTATATAAAAATATAATTAAATTTGAAAATGTAAAAAGATTGGATCGTCAACGTAGTGAAATTTGGGCAGATCCTAATTTTAAAACTTTTGGAAAGCCCTGTTTATACAAAGATAAATATTTTTTATATTCTCCCAATTTAGAATTGTATAATTGTTGTTATAGAATAAAAGTGGACAAATTGTGTCCGAAAACAAAATGTTTTTTAATGTGATGTTATATGAGATATCTTTTAGCTGGCGCTTTCAGTAAATCAATACCGATAATAAAATTTTTAACACATAAGTTGGTAGACAACACCAAACTTGTGGTTTATGATGGTGTGAATAAATGTAAATGGAATGGCGGAAGAATTAATCGGGATGTTTATTATAGTGATGCGTTAATAGACTATTACTATAGTAAAGATATCAGTATTGCTCTTACGATGAGTAATCATAAAATTGATTTATCGGATGAAACAGGAAATCACCTGCTAGAAAAATTTCACAAAGAAGGTAATGCCTTAATTATTGTTAATGATGATTTAAGGCAATACGTCAGAAAAAACTTTCCCAAATACGATTTAATTTATAGTATTACTGGTATGGGTCTGTTAAACATTCCTTTACAAGATAGTGATATTGCTTGGTATAAAGACTTGGAAAGTAAGTATGATTGGATTGTTCCGAGATTTGAACATGTATTTGATTCTAGAGCTTCGGAGTTAGATAGAAACAAATGGGAAGTTATGTTAAATGACACTTGCGTTTGGGGTTGTAAACATTGGGATGAACATTTCAAAGCAATCGCAGATGAAAATACCGCTGGTCGTCCATATAGTAAACAGGTAGAAGAATGTTGGTTGCCAAAATTTGATTTTAATAAAGATAGTAAATATCCTCCAATGGATATCAAACCAGAAAACATGCGTAAACTTTTGGACGTTGGTGTAAGAAGTTTTAAAATTACCGGTAGAGAAATGACAGATGATGAATATTATGGTGAATTGACGAGATTCATTAATCGAAGTTTAGAGGCATTAAAAAATGGATGACTGGAAAAAAATCAAAGTCGTTCGAAAAAAAGAGGACATGCAAGTTGGCCTAATTAAGCCAGAAAAAACTTATAATGTACTGAAAATAAATGACCAAGAAGGTAGACATATCGATTATTCTGTAACATTTAGAATAACCGAAGCTTGTGATTTGAAATGTAATTATTGCCATTGGCATAGTGGTAGACACTATTCTTTTGAAGATATTATTACTAGCATTGATAATCTTTTTGTGTTCTTCAAAAAACAGAAATTCAAAAGTGTTGTTTTTTATTATCACGGTGGAGAACCAACTCGACATCCTAAATGCGTTGATATTCTAAAGTATATACACCAAAAAGGTAAAGAAACTGGAATTATAGCATATAATGAAATGCAAACCAATTTAACGATTGGTGAAGAAAAATTAAAAGATATGTTGCCGTATTGCGACATGTTCAATGTGAGTTTTCACTATCTGGAGTTGAAGAGATTGAATAAACTCAAGAACTTTGATAGTAATTGGGAACTATTAAAAAAATTAGGTATATCCATTCATAACATGGATATTATGATGGAGAATGTAGAAAGAGGTAATCGATGGTATCAAAACAAAGTTATAGAAATAATACCAGAAGAATTTTATGAAAGAGTCAAATACTATCTAACATATGATAAAATTGTGAATAGTGAAATGATATACGGGTTCTGCCATTATGTTTATCCGGAAGATGTGGCAGAAAAACATATGGCATTTTATAGAGAACATAATAAAACTGAACAAAAATATGAAATCGATGGAAAAATATACACAACAAATGACTTGTTTAAATTAGGTGTTGATGCTCGAGGTTGGAAGTGTGCGGCAGGACAAGAAAGTATTACAATTAATGGTGATGGAAATGTTTTTAATTGTGGTATACACATGACGAATTATATAAGAGAAAGTGCTCCAGAAAAGCCATACACAAATTTAGTTCACGATGAGGCAGCTGTAACTAAAATGTCGATATTATATAAAACTGGAACTGTTTGTAGATGGGATTATTGTGGTGGCGATTTTTATTTGAGTAGAAAACCATGAAATGCGCTATAACAGGACATACTAGAGGATTAGGCAAATCTCTCTATAATCACTTTAAAGAAAAAGGATGGGAAGTAATTGGATTTAGTACAACCAATGGATATTTTTTACCTGATGCTTTAGAAAAAGTAATTGAAGAGTCGAATGGTTGCGATTTGTTCATCAACAATACATTTGCACAGGGACATCAAATCGATCTGTTACATGCTTTGAAATATAAGGTTAAAAATATGGTTGTTTGTGGATCGATTGCTAGAACTGAACCATTAAACGAAATACTGTATGGTGATTATGTAGACATTAAAACCGAGTTAGCAAAGTCTTGTAATATTTTAAGTATCAGTAATGACAGTAGATTAATGAATATATTACATTTGGATTTGGGATTTTTAGAAGGTAGTGTTGAAAACATTTTAGATCCTACAGAATTTATAAGTGATTATACAATAGGTTTTAATGATGTAATCTCCGCAATTGAATTATGGTTGTTGCATCCTAAGATTAAACAAATTGAATTTTCCTGGAAATTAACTCCTTTTTTGGAAACTAGACTTAAACGAGCCACAAATAATCCAGATTCATTAAATAAACTTTTATCTGACATAAATGAAGCGTGAACTTTTAAAATATTCCTACGAAAATCAACTATCGCATATTCCTAGTGCGTTAAGTATGATTGATTATGTTGAAGTTTTATTTACAAGTAAACATGTAACTAAGGATGATTATATTATTATAGGAAAACCTTTTGGTTCCCAAGCTTATTATTTGATTTGGCGAAGATTAGGATATTTAAATAATATTGAAAAATTGAGTGTTGGTGTTAAACATGAAGAAATAGACTTTGTTGATTTTAGTGAAGAAACTATGGGAAATGCACTTGGTGTTTCTATAGGAGTAGCAATTTCCAATCCAGAAAAACGTGTTTGGGTGAATATAAGTGATGCTTCATTACAGATGGGAAATACTTTAGAAGCAATACAGTTTATCGGACATAATAAAATAAAAAACATCTTTTTGACAATTGATTATAATAATGCTCAAGTTACCGGTAAAACACAAGATGTATTGAGTGTATCTCCAGTAGTAAATATGTTTGAAAATTATGGATGGAATCTACAGATTGTGGACGGACATGAACACAGTGTTATAAAAAAATCTTTAGATAATTTGTCTAAATTTTTACCAAATGTTATAGTGTTCCAAACCAAAAAAGGCAAATCTATTCAAAGTATGGAAAATGATGTTAAAAAGTGGCATTATAAAAAAATTGAAACGTCAGAAGAATTAGACTTTTTATTAGAAGAAATTTATCATGAGACAACAACTACATAAATTCTTAAATCGTTATCCTGGTGAAGTTTATTTTTTACACTGTGATATGTGGAAATGGTTAGACTCGAACTATAAACAAATAAATTGTGGCGTACAAGAACCAAACATGGTTAACATTGCAGCAGGTTTGGCCAGCCAAGGTAAAAAAGTGATTATATACGGTGTAGCTGGATTTGTGATTTATAAAAGTTATGAACAAATAAAACTTAACATAAAAGGTTGGGCAGAAAAATACGGAAGTATAATTTTTGTAAATGCGGGTGCTAATGGAGCCTATAAAATATGTGGCAGGGGACATTTGTTAGATGATGATGAACAACTAATGAATTCTCTCGGTATTGATTTTTATGATCCAATTGACACTTCAACCTTTATAAGAAATGTTAAAGATGGACTAAAAAGTCCTGGTGTAAGATATCTTAGACTTGGTTGGGACAACGAAGTATGGAAAAAATAGTTGTTACTGGATCAACAGGATTCATAGGAAGTAATCTTTGCCTACAGTTGGAAAAAAGAGGTTTTGATGTAATAAGAATGAATCGTAGTTTTTTTCCAATTGAGTCTTGTTATAGAATTTACCATTTAGCTTGTCCATCCACAACAAAGAGAATAAACGATAATCCAACAGAAATAATGGATATAATTTTTGACAGAACTAGGCAAGCATTAGATATTTGCCGTTCTTCTTTGTTTATAAATGCCTCGACCTATGGTGTGAATTTCATTGACGAATCTAAACAATCGTGTTATAATATAGCCAAACTTTCGATGGAATACTATCTAAAATATAGTGGAATAAAGTATCTTAATTATAGATTACCTTCAGTTTATGGTGAAGGTATGCATGATGATAACTTCATAAAAAGATGTATTGACAATACCGCATATAAACCAAAAAATCCTGAACAAAAATATTTTATTTCACATATTGATGATGTGATAGAATCTCTTATAAATTTAACAGAACTTAAAATTGAAGAGACAACTTTAGGATCGATATATAAAGATTTTGGTTCAGGAAAAAGAGGATTAAAAAAATATGTCTAATATAGAAAACATTGTTGTTATTGGTGCAGGAACTACAGGATATTTGACAGTCTTTCATTTATGTGAAACTTATCCGAATAAAAAAATTACTTGGATTTATCCCGAAGAAAATCAACCTATAGGTGTTGGAGAAGCTATAATACCAGATGTTAGTAAGTTTTTGAATAATTTTGGAATAACACATAAAGACATTTTAAAGAATTGTAACGGCACATTAAAATTTGGCATTTATTTAAAAGGTTGGAATACGCCAGGCGAAGATTTTACTTTTCCTTTTGGATACGAATCGGTTAATATCAAACATAATTCGGCAAGTCAAGATCGAATTATGAAAACTCATAAGATACCGAAAGGTATATTTGAATATCAAAACATATCGACACATTTTAGAGCTACAGAATTGTTGATGTACATGGATAAAGTAAAAGAAAAATATTTAAATTTGAAAGTCGTTAGGAAAGAAGTAACATTAAATGAGATTAAAGATAGTTATGATTTAGTTATAGACTGTACTGGATTTGAAAGAAAAATAAGTTATCTACCAGATAATTTTAAAAACATTAACGATAAGATACCAAACAATCAAGTTTTTCTTTTTAGGCATAATTATACCGATAGAGAAAAACAGTGTGTTCCTTATACGGTTGCTGAAGCAATGAATTATGGATGGTGTTTTAATATACCTTTGAGAAATGAACTGGCGTGTGGTTATGTACACGATAATAAATTTGATGTTACAGATGAATATATTCAGTATTTGGAAAAAAAGTTTAACATAAAAGTTCAACCAGAGCAATTGAAAAAATTAAAGATGATAACTGGTAGAAACAAAGTACACTTAAAAGATAATGTTGTTGCTATGGGACTTTCATCCTGTTTCATAGAACCCTTAGAATCTACTGGTTTATATTTGGTAACTAGTTCTTTGAGAAAGCTCTGCGACTACATTGATGAAAAAATTACTGAAAATGAATATAACTTTTTTATTAATGAAGAATTTGATACAATTACCGATTTTATAGTCGAACATTATAAGTTTTCCAAGAGGAGTAACGATTATTGGAATTTTTACAAAAGCGTAAAAACTAAAAAACGTACAATTAATATTTTTCCCAATTCTGGTTGGGATACTATAAGAAGTGGTTTTTTACCTGAAGTTAAAAGACCTACAGAATCTTTGGATGGAAAAGAATTGATAGAAATACATAGAGGCAAACCTTTTCATGAATGGATATTGGAGGAAGAAAATTATATATGAATAATTTAATTTTAGGTGGTGCTGGGTTTATAGGTCAACATTTAACTCATAAATTATTGAAAACTCGCCAACAGAGAGTAACAATTATTGATAATCTTTCCACCAGTAAAATAAATCTTGATGAATTTTCCGAATATAAAAATCTTTTTAGTTTTATACATGCCGATATTCAAAGTTTGGAGGATAAACAGTTACTTAAATTGATGAGGGATAATAATAGAGTTTTTCATTTTGCTGGTAGTGTTGGAGTGGAACACATCGACAAAAATCCAAAAGAAACACTATTCAATAATGTTTCCCTTACAAATAAACTTTTACCTCTTTTTAGAGAATCTAAAAGACATGTGATTTTTTCTAGTACAAGTGAGGTTTATGGAAATGGACCATTTAATGAGGAAGATTCTTGTAACATTGGTCCTAGCAATAAATTAAGATGGGGTTATGCTGCCAGTAAATTGATGACAGAATTTTTGTTGAATGCTAGTGAAATGCCTTCAACTATATTTCGTTTTTTTAACATTGTTGGTCCAGGACAATTATCCGACTATGGTATGGTTTTACCAAGATTTGTGGAGTCTGCAAAACGAAATGAGGATTTAATTGTTTATGGAACAGGAGAACAAATACGCTGTTTTTTTCATATTGATGATGCGACAGATGCTATAATCAAATGCAGTGGTTTTAAAAATGAACTATTCAATATTGGTAATGACAATCCTGTTACGATAAACGAACTTGCAAAAAAAGTAATAGAAATTAGCGGTTCTAACAGTAAAATTATTCACGTTCCTTATGAAAAAGCATTCAGTAATAATCATCAAGACATTCAAACCAGAATTCCTGATATTACTAAACTTAGAGAAAAAACAGGGTTTAAACCTAAACACGATTTAGAAAAAATAATAATGGATATGTTATGAAAATAGTTTTCATATTTGCTCACTTAGATGATGAATCCTTTGGACCAGCCGGAACAATATCTAAGATGTGTGAAGAGAACGAAGTTACGATAGTTTCTTTATGTAGAGGCAATCGACCAGGAAACGAACATGTAGAGTCGAAAAGGTTGAATGCCTTTCATAAAGCATGCTCTTATTTTGGTGCCAAACCATTATTTTTTGAAAATTCCGACTGTAAATTAGATTTGGAAAAATGTTTAGTTGATGTAGAATCTGTAATCCGTGATATTCAACCAGAAGTGGTTTTTACTAATAACATATCAGATATTCATCGAGATCATAGAATAGTGTCTGAATCTGTTATGGTGGCTTGTAGACCTAAACCAGATTCAACTGTAAATCAGTTATATATGTGTGAGATACCGGCTTCTACCGAATGGTCTATGGGTCAAATAGAACCAATTTTCACACCCAACTATTTTGTCGATGTTTCAAAATATATGAATGAGAAGAAACATGTATTATCTTTTTATGATACGGAAATATATTCATACCCAGATGCAAGATCAGAGAAAAGTATGGTAGTATTGTCCGAGTATAGGGGTAAACAAGTAGGATTTAACAATGCTGAGGCTTTTAAACTGGTATACTCCCGTCAATAGATATTCTTTCTTTTCCATAAAATTCTTTTATTCCATAAGTTTTTAATATTGATTTGTATAACCCATCCAAGTCATCATTATAGGGAAAACAAAACTTTTCTGGAAAATAATTTAAATTCTTTTGAAACCACTCTAACATTAATTCTGTATCCTTTTTTATGTGATTTACCTTTTCATTTAAACTAGAAAAATAATTTAGATTTTTATGAAAATGTGAGTGACCTCCAATAAAAACATTTTCCTGTTGAGATAAATACTTTATCTGTTCTAAATTCATAAAATCTTCATTATTTCCTTTAAACGATTTTTCATGGCACTCTTTAGAACTTATGAAGTTTTTGGATTGTTTACCGTTGCCAATAATATTAGTTGAAATAAAAAAGATTTTTTCTGTTGGTATATTTTTTATTTTTGGATAATAATAAAAATGGTTGTAAAGTCCGTCATCGAAGGTTAAAATATAATTTTTTAGGTTTAATTGGAGATGATTATCTTCAAATGTGTGTATCATCAAAACTGACTTTTTCATACAAAATAAATATATTAGATAGGAGATTTTAAGATGTTTAATGTAACAGAAGCTGCAATACAAGAAATCAAACAGTATTTAGATGAAGAGAACAAGTATTTAAGAGTTTATGTTGAGGGTGGAGGTTGTTCAGGATTTAGATATGGTTTTGATTTTGAAGAGAGTTTATCGGAAGATGATTTTGAGATCCCGTTAGATGGTTTTTCCATTGTTGTCGATTCTTTTAGTATGCAATATTTGGACACGGCCACTTTAAATTTTAAAGAGGATATTATGGGTCATACTTTTACCATAGAAAATCCAAATGCTCAGACTACATGTGGCTGCGGAAGTAGTTTTTCGGTATAATAAAGATATTAGTTTGACTAAATACCACATTAAGAGAGGAGTTTAATGTGGCTGAATTTGTAGAACTTACTATAGACCAGGGTGCGACTTTTAACACCGTTATTACTGTAAATGATGGTACCGGCGCAGGCCAGAACTTATATGGTTATACCGCCAGGTCGCAGATGAGAAAATCTTACTATTCCTCAACAAAATACGATTTTAATGTTCAGGTGACTACTCCCAATATTGGAGAAATTACCATGATTATGTCGGCAGCAAACACCGCAAATTTAACACCAGGACGATACGTTTATGATGTAGAAATAGATGATGGAGAAGGTGAGGTGACTAGGATTTTTGAAGGTGTAATTACTGTCCTTCCTAACGTTACGAGATAAAAATGCCAATAAATGTAAACGTAAAACCTCAAAAAACAACCATTTCTTCGGTGACCGTAGCTAGAACTGCAAACCTAAGTCTTTCCCAATTAAACAACGTGGAAACTCAAGGATCACAAGATGGTTATGTTTTGACATATGAAGAAGGTTCAAATAAGTTTGTTATGAAAGAAATTCCAGTAATTAATGGTGGAAGTTTCTAAGTGTCAACAGCGATTGTAACCAAGTATTCCACAGCGAATACTGTTCCTGAACCAAATCAGTTATTAGGTGGAGAATTAGCTTATTCTTTTGCCTCCGGAAATTTGTTCATTGGAACAGATGCCGGATCTTATGAGATTATTGGTGGTACCTATTACACCTCATTAATTGATGCTAGAAGTAATACCACTTCAACGAACACTTTAGTCACCCGCGATTTGCTGGGAGATATACGTTCCAGAGTCTTTATATCTTCTTCTATAGGATCAGGATTTGTAGGTAATCTCCAAGGTATAGCAGATTCAGCAAATACACTTTTCACTCCAGTTGAAATATCTTTAACTGGAAATGTATCTGGAAATGTTGTAACCGATTTTGCTAATAATGTAACATTACAAGTTACACTAGAAACGACCGGAGTTAATTCTGGTACTTACGGAAATTCAACCTCGATACCAGTAATAACTGTAGATGAAACAGGTAGAATTACTAGCGCTTCTAATTTAGCAATATCTGTAGCTTCTGAGCAACAAGCAAATGCTGCTTTTCAACAAGCAAATCTTGCAAATGTACTTGCACAGGCCGCATTTGATGCTGCAAACAGTTCTACTCCCTCTTTTAATCAAACCGCATTTGATCACGCTAACGCAGCATTTAACACAGCAAATACTGTATTAGTTGTATCGACATATGCGAATTCTGGTTTTGAAATAGCAAATATTGCTTTATTCAATTCCTTAGCTGCGTATCGACATGCTAATGCAGCATTTAATGCAGCGAATACAGATTTAAGTGCTAATGATACGGCAAATGCTGCATATGATTTAGCTACTTTTATTTCAACATCTGTTAATGCTGCTTTTAATGTAGCAAACACTGCTTTATCTGAATCAGGTAATACAGCAGATAACTTTGATGCTTTAAGTAATAGTGTAGAGGATCTACAAGCTCTTTCTCAAAATGCAGCTGCTATTGCTATTACAACAAACGTAACTACAACATTAGCCTATACTCAAGCCAATGCGGCATTTAATGCAGCTAATACTAAACTAAGTTTGACTGGTGGAACAGTAACAGGTAATCTATTTGTTACTGGCAATTTAACTGTCGCAGGAAATGTAAGTTATATTGCAACAAATCATTTGAATATTGGTGATAATATCATCACCTTAAATGCCGATTTAGGACAATTGGCGACACCAACAGAAAATGCTGGTATAGAAGTAGAAAGAGGATCTTCCGCTAACGTTTCTATAATTTGGAACGAAAGTTTAGATAGTTGGACATTTACAAATGACGGAACCAATTTCTCGAATGTTGGATCCGCAGCGGCTTCGTCTTATGCCAATTCTGCATTTGAACTTTCAAATTCCGTTTTTTCTATATCCACACAAAATGGTTTAGGAATAACATCTGCATACAGACATGCAAATGCTGGATTTAACTTTGCTAACACAGCAAATAATCACGCTAATACGGCATATACTCATGCAAATGCTGCCTATGTTCAAGCGAATACACCAAGTCAACATGCAAATTCGGCTTATATACATGCAAATGCTGCCTTTGCAACGGCAAACGCTTTAAATCCGTCATTTAACCAATCTGCTTTCGACAGAGCTAATGCGGCATTTCAGTCGTCAAATAATGTTGCGAATGTAGTTGGTTCTTATGCTAACTCTTCATTCGATAGAGCTAACGCTGCATTTGCTTTTGCAAATACAATTTCCTTAGGTGCAACTGACATATATGCCAGAACACACGCTAATGCTGCATTTGCTAATAGTAACGCTATATTTAATTTTGCAAACTCTTCGTATTTGCAAGCAAATCTATCTACAATTATTGCGCTTGCGGCATACGCTACTGCAAACTCTGTTGATGCTTCAGCTGGACAAGGTGGATGGGATAAAGCTAATGCTGCGTATGATTTTTCAAATACCACTTTTATACATGCTAATGCAGCGTTCACCTTTGCAAATCTTTTATCCACAACAACGATAGATTTTTATGCAAGACCCCATGTAAATGCAGCTTTTAGCCAAGCCAATTCTTCATATTTACATACTAATGCTGCGTTCGATGTTGCAAACACCAAATTCAACTCTTCTGGCGGCACAATTTCAGGTGATGTTACTCTAAATGGTAATTTAACTATTCAGGGGTCTTCCGTTTTAGTCAGTGTTCCTACACTTTCGGTTGAAGATAATATTATCGACATTTCGGCAGAAACAATAGGAACACCGACACAAAATGCCGGTATTAGAGTTATTCGTGGTGATGAAGTTCCGGTTCAATTTAGATGGAACGAATCTTTATTAAAATGGACCTTTACGAATGATGGTATCAATTATAGTTCTGTAGCTTCAGATGCCGGTGAGCAATATGCAAATGCAGCATACTTACATGCTAATGCTGCATTTAGATCACAAAATACAACTGGTGTATACGCCAACTCAGCGTATCTAAGTCAGAATACCACAGGCGTTTATGCTAATGCGGCCTATGCTCATGCTAATACTAAGTTTGCTTCAGCAGGTGGTACAATTTCTGGAGATGTTTTAGTATCAGGTAATTTAACAATTGTTGGTCAAACAATATATGCCAATACTGAAACTGTTGTAATTAAAGATAACATTATTACTTTAAATGCTGCGATTAATCAAGCAGCTTCTCCTCAATTTAATGCAGGTTTCGAGGTTGATAGAGGAAGTTCATCTAATGTTTCTTTTATTTGGAATGAAACTGTAGATAATTGGCAATACACTGTTGACGGTTCCAATTTTGTAAATTTATCATCTGCATCGGCTGAATCTTACGCAAACGCAGCATTTTTAGCGCAAAATACAACAGGTAGTTATGCTAATTCTGCATACGATCAAGCTAACGTTGCATATAACACTGGAGTTACTTCTGGTGTATATGCTAATGCTGCATACACACTAGCTAATACTTTAACAACGGCAGCAGTAGATTCTTATGCAAGACCTCATGTTAATGCTGCATTTAATCATGCCAATTCGTCATTTGATTTAGCAAACACTGCAAGTCAAAGATCGATTAGTGCAGAATCCTATGCAAATGGAGCTTTCTCTTCTGCAAATACTGCGGATCAAAAAGCAATAACATCTGGATCTTATGCTAATTCAGCGTATAATCTTGCAAACACAAATGTTACGAATGTACTAACAGCAGATCAGAAAGCTTCTAGTGCTGGAGATTACGCTAATTCTTCTTTCGTAAAAGCTAACACCGCAGACCAAAGAGCAATAACATCTGGATCTTATGCTAATGCGGCTTACAATCAAGCAAACACTGCAACAACAACTGCAACCACAGCAGATCAAAAAGCAATAACATCTGGATCTTATGCTAATTCTGCATACAGTTTAGCCAATACAAAATATTCTGCATCGGGTGGTACAATTTCTGGTGATGTTGTTATAACAGGAAATATTACTGTACAAGGAAATACTGCTTCATTTAGTGTACCACATTTTATTTCTCAAGATGGTATTTTAGAAGTTAATGCAGAACAAATAGGAAGTAATCCTACAGAAAACGCTGGCTTAAGAGCTATGCGTGGAGATTTAAATCCAACATCTTTATTGTGGAATGAATCAACAGATTCATGGACTTTCACTAATGACGGAACAAATTATAACAACATAGCTTCATCGTCCGCTGAAGTTTATGCTAATGCAGCATTTAGAACTCAAAATACAACCGCAATTTATGCTAATTCAGCGTTTGATGTCGCAAATACAGCTTTAACGGCTGGTGGCACCATTGCAGGTGGATATGCAAATTCTGCTTTCGCTGCGGCTAATAGTGCAGGCAGTTATGCCAACTCTGCATATCAAAGTCAGAACACAACTGGCACATACGCTAATTCATCATACATTCATGCTAATGCAGCGTACACAAGTCAAAACACTACAGGTGTTTATGCTAATGCTGCATTTAATAAAGCTAACAGTTCTATAACTAGTTCTGGTGGTACAATTTCTGGTGATTTAACTATTACTGGCAATTTAACTATTACAGGTAACACCGTATATCATTCTGCTAACGATTTTATAGTTAATGACCCCATAGTACTTTTAGCAAATAATAATGTCGGAAATATTTTAGATGTCGGATTTGTTGCTCACTATGTTGAAGAATCAACGACAAAACACACCGGATTAATAAAAGATGTATCAGCTAATGTTTGGTACCTCTTTGATAACTATAGTCCCCATGTACAAGAAACTAATATATTAGATGTTTCGGACAGTTCGTTTAGAGTAGCTAATCTTACCGCTAATTTAATTACATCAACAATAAGTGTTAGAGGTTATGATCCTGTAAATCATGCAAACAGCGTTTACGCTCACGCAAATGCATCTTATACTGCTGCCAATACAGCTATAGCTGACGCATTAGCTTTTGCCATTGCGCTAGGATAAATATCGTTTATTGAGGAAAATAAATGGCAAATACATTTAAAAACAGTTTTCAACAAGGCGTAGGCCAAACCGCAACAACAATTTATACAGCAGGATCAGGCGTTCAAGCAACAGTTATTGGTTTAACAATAGCTAATATTACTAGTAATGATGTACGTGCGAATGTTTTCGTCAATTCTTCTGGAACAGATTATTTCATAGTTAAAAACGCAACGATAGAACCTGGAAGTGCATTAGTACCTGTTGGAGGAGACCAAAAACTTGTTTTAGAATCTAGTGATTTTCTTAGAGTTCAATCGGACACATCTTCTTCTTTAGATGTTGTTTTAAGCGTATTAGAAATAACATAAAATGACATATTCATACATTGGCAATCAATCTAATAGTCAAGAAAAAAGAATAAAAGCTGATGCCAATTCGGCACATTTAACAGCTAATTCTTCCGGCATATATGCTAATGCAGCTTTTGCTGCTGCAAATATTGCCGATCAAAAATCTTTAAGTGCGAGTTCTTATGCCAACTCAGCATACAATACTTCAAATTCCTCATCGAGTTATGCGAATTCATCTTATATACACGCTAACTCTGCTTATGCAAGCCAAAACACTACTGGTGACTACGCCAATTCAGCTTTTGCTGTAGCTAACGTTACTTCTTCTGGAGGAGTTACTTCTGGTGTTTATGCTAATGCTGCATTTCAAGCAGCTAATAGTTCTGGTTCTTATGCTAATTCTGCATATCTAAGCCAAAATACTAGTGGCGTTTATGCTAACTCGGCATTTGGTGTTGCTAACACCGCAGACCAAAGAGCAGTAACATCTGGTGTATATGCTAATGCAGCTTATGGTGTCGCTAATACAAAATACTCTTCATCGGGTGGTACAATTTCTGGTGATGTAAATATAACTGGTAGTTTAACTGTAAGTGGAACTACAACCACAATAAACACTGAGACTCTAAATGTTGCTGATAATTTAATAGATTTAAATAGTAACTTTACCACTGGTACACCAACAGAAAATGCAGGCATTAGAGTTATAAGAGGTGATGAACTTGCAGTGCAGTTTAGATGGAATGAATCGTCATTAAAATGGACTTTTTCTAATGATGGTGTAAATTATAGTGCAGTTGGTTCTCAAGCGGCTGAAAGTTATGCTAACTCTGCTTTTCAAGCAGCAAATAGTGCTGGTTCTTATGCTAACTCGGCATTTGGTGTTGCTAATACTGCTGACCAGAGATCAGTAACATCTGGTGTATATGCTAATGCAGCTTACAATCAATCAAACACCGCAACCATAAATGCGGCTACGGCAGATCAAAGAGCAATAACATCTGGTGTATATGCTAATTCGGCATACACTCATGCAAATTCTGCTTTTAATTTTGCAAACACACTTAATGAATCTTCCACATCAGCAAGTTCTTATGCGAATTCAGCATTTGGTGTTGCTAATACTGCCGATCAAAGAGCAGTAACTTCTGGTTCTTATGCTAATGCTGCGTATGCAGTAGCAAATACCGCAGACCAAAGAGCAGTAACTTCAGGCGATTACGCTAATTCAGCATATCTAAGTCAAAACACAACTGGTGTATATGCTAACTCGGCATTTGGTGTTGCTAATACTGCTGACCAAAGATCAGTTACTTCCGGCGACTATGCTAATTCGGCATTTTCAAGTCAAAATACAAGTGGTGTATATGCTAATGCGGCATATACACATGCGAATACAAAATATTCTTCTTCGGGTGGTACGATTTCTGGTGATGTTAATATCACCGGTAGTTTAACCGTAAGTGGATCAGTAACTTATATTGATACTAATCAATTAAATATTGGTGATAATGTAATTAATCTAAATGCTGATATCGACCCTCTCGATAATCCAACAGAAAATGCTGGTATTAGTGTTGATAGAGGTTTCGAAGCTAATTCTTCTTTCATTTGGAATGAAAATGTAGATTCTTGGCAATATAGTAAAGATGGAACCAACTTTAGTAATGTTGGTTCTGCAGCGGCAGAATCTTATTCGAATAGTGCTTATCTACATGCCAATTCATCATTTACAAGTCAGAATACAACCGGTGTTTACGCAAACTCAGCGTTTAGTGTTGCTAACATTGCTGACCAAAGAGCAGTAACCTCTGGCGATTATGCAAACTCATCTTTTGCATTTGCTAATACCGCAGATCAGAAAGCTGTAAGTGCTGGTGATTATGCTAATTCTGGATATACTACTGCTAATACCGCAGATCAAAGAGCAGTAACTTCTGGACTATATGCAAATTCAGCATACACACATGTTAATGCTTCATATAATGCAGCGAATACGAAATTCAGTTCTTCGGGTGGCACAATTTCTGGTGACGTTACTATTACAGGTAATATTACTGTACAGGGATTAAATGCAACATTAAGTGTTCCTAATTTATCAGTTGAAGATAATATTATTGACATTTCTTCAGAAACAACAGGAACTCCTGTTAATAATTCTGGAATAAGAGTTAATAGAGGTGATGAATCTCCTGTTCAGTTTAGATGGAATGAATCAAATAAGAATTGGGAATTTACTAAAGATTCTATAACATATAGTAATATATCTTCACAAGCAGCTGAAATTTATGCAAACGCTGCATTTGAGGCGGCTAATGCGGCTTCTTTATCTGGTGGTATTATTTCTGGTGGTTATGCCAATGCTGCATTTGAGGCTGCGAATAGTGCTGGTTCTTATGCCAATTCTTCATTCGCAAGTCAAAACGCAACTGGTGTTTATGCAAACTCAGCGTTTGGTGTTGCAAATACCGCAGATCAGAAATCTGTAACTTCAGGTGATTACGCTAATTCAGCATTTGGTACTGCGAACTCGGCTTCCAGTTACGCTAATGGTTCTTTTGCTGCAGCTAATACCGCAGATCAGAAAGCTGTAACTTCAGGTGACTATGCTAATTCGGCTTATATACAAGCAAATGCAGCTTTTGATTTTTCAAATACTTTTACTAGTTCAGCGGCATCAGCATCCGATTACGCAAACTCAGCATTTTCTGTTGCCAACTCAGCATCTAGTTTTGCTAACGGTTCTTTTGCCGCAGCTAATACCGCAGATCAAAAAGCACTTACTTCGGGTGATTACGCTAATTCATCTTATACTCAGGCCAATACTGCAACAACTGACGCTGCAACGGCAGATCAAAAGGCAGTAAGTGCTGGTTCATATGCAAACTCTGGTTTTAGTAAAGCTAACTCGGCGTTTAATACTGCTAATTATGCTAGTCCACATGCGAATTCTTCATACCTTCACGCTAATGCAGCATTCACTTATGCAAATACTGTTGCTCTTGGTGGTGCTTTCCAGATTAGTGTTCTGAATGACACTTTTGTTGGCGATGGCACAACAGTTGCTTTTGATTTAAATGCTACTCCACCAAATGAAGATTACGTATTAATTACTATTGAAGGTATAACACAATTAAAATCTTCATACACTGTAACCGGAAATACCGTTACTTTTTTAGATGAAGCTCCAGCAACCAATTCTAGAATTGATGTAACAACTTTTACTAGTTCACAAATTATAGCGGATGAAAGTGCATATAGACACGCTAATTCTGGACACTTGGTTGCAAATGCGGCAAGTTCTTACGCCAACTCTGCATTTAATCATGCGAATTCAGCTTATGAATTAGCAAATACAATATCATTCGGTGGTTCATTTAGTGTTAGTGTCGTTTTAGATAATTTTGTAGGTAATGGATCTTGTACAGCATTTTCTCTAACTACAACGCCTGCTAGTGAAAATTATACTTTAGTAACTATTGAAGGTATCACTCAGTTAAAATCTTCATATACTTTAAGTGGAAGTACAATCACTTTTGTAGAAGCTCCAGCAACCAATTCTAGAATTGATATAACAACATTTACAAGTTCACAAGACTTAATAGACGCATCAGCATTTGATAAAGCCAATCTCGCAGCAAACATTGCTAATTCTGCAAGTTCTTATGCTAATTCAGCATTTATAACAGCAAATACTCCAAGCAATACAGCTAATTCTGCAAGTTCTTATGCTAATGGTGCTTTTGTTGCTGCGAATACAGCTAATCAAAGAGCGTTAACATCAGGTGATTATGCAAATTCTGGATTTACTTTAGCTAATACAGCAAATCAAAGAGCTGTCACTTCTGGTGCATATGCCAACTCATCTTATTTACATGCTAATGCTTCTTATGTAAGTCAAAATACTACAGGCGTATATGCTAATGCTTCTTTCACTTTGGCGAACACTGCCGATCAGAGAGCTGTAACTTCTGGTTCTTATGCTAATTCTGCTTATGTTGCTGCAAATACCGCAGACCAAAAAGCTGTAACATCGGGTGTTTATGCTAATGCGGCTTATAGTGCTGCCAATACGGCAGATCAGAGAGCAGTAACATCTGGTGATTATGCTAACTCTGCTTATGGTGTTGCAAATACAAAACTTTCTACGAGCGGCGGTACAATTTCTGGCGATTTAACAGTTACAGGAAATCTAACTGTATCTGGTAATACTTTATCCATAGAAGCTACAAGTTTAAGTGTTGAAGATAATATGATTTATCTCAATGCTAACAACACGGTGGCTAATCCAGATTTAGGTTTTGCTGGTAATTACAACGATGGAACATACGCTCATGCTGGATTGTTCAGAGATGCTACAGATGGTACCTGGAAGTTTTACTATAATTATCAACTAGAACCAGACGCTTCACCATACATCGACACAACACATGCATCATTTAGAATTGCAAATCTAACAGCAAATATAATTTCTGATATTGTGAGTATCAGAGGATATGATCCAGTAAATCACACCAATTCTGCATTTGATTCTGCTAATACCGCAGATCAAAAAGCAGTAAGTGCAGGATCATACGCAAATTCATCATTTAGTATATCGAATGTTGCTGACCAGAGAGCAGTAACTTCTGGTTCTTATGCTAATGCAGCTTATGATACTGCTAATACCGCAGATCAAAGAGCAATCACCTCAGGAACTTATGCTAATGCTGGATTTGCAATAGCTAACACCGCAGATCAAAGAGCTGTAACTTCTGGTTCTTATGCTAATTCTGCTTATGTTGCTGCAAATACCGCAGACCAAAAAGCTGTAACATCGGGTGTTTATGCTAATGCTGCTTATAGTTTAGCAAATACACTATCTTCTGGATCTGTTGATAATTATGCAAGACCTCACGCAAATGCCGCTTACGATACAGCAAATTCAGCCAGTTCATATGCGAATTCTGCTTTTGCTGCAGCCAATAATGCGGTAGATACTTGGGTAAGAGATGCAGCTAACTCAGCAAGTTCTTATGCAAATAGTGGATATAGCAGGGCTAACACCGCAGATCAAAGAGCAGTAACTTCGGGCGTTTATGCTAATGCATCATATGACCAAGCAAATACTGGAAATGTCACAGCGCAGTTTGCCTATGATGCTGCAAATTTAGCCTCATCAAATGCAACTTCAAGTTCTTCTTACGCCAATGGAGCATTTTCTAGAGCAAACACGGCTGAAGTTACTGCAATTTCAGCTGACACAAAGGCAACAAATGCAGGAAATTACGCTAACTCGGCATACATTCAAGCAAACGCCGCATTTAGTTATGCAAACACTTTAGCAAGCGCATCAATTGATCCTTACGCTAGAAATACAGCCAATGCGGCAAGTTCGTATGCAAATTCTGCTTACACTCAAGCAAATACACCAAGTCATGTAGCTAATGCTGCTTCTAGTTATGCTAACTCAGCTTACGCATATGCGAATACTAGATTGGGTGCCACTGGTGGTGTTATTTCTGGTGACTTGACCGTTACGGGTAATTTAACAATACAAGGTAATACAACTTACGTTGAAACTGAAGTTTTAAGTATATTTGATAATATAATTGACCTTAACAGTAATTTTATCGCAGGTACTCCTACAGAAAATGCTGGAATAAGAATAATTAGAGGCGATTTAAATGCGGCACAACTTCGTTGGAATGAAACTTCAGATTATTGGGAATTTACAAATGATGGAACCAATTATAGTAATGTTGGTTCTGCTGCAGCAGAGTCTTATGCAAATTCTGCTTTTGCTGCTGCCAATAATGCCACTGATACATGGGTAAGAAGTGCAGCAAATGCTGCTTCTAGTTATGCTAATTCTGCATATGCATCTGCCAATACTGCTGATCAAAAAGCAGTAAGTGCTGGCGCATATGCTAATGCTGCTTTTGCTGTTGCTAATACTGGAGGTGGTGTAACCACAGACTCTTATGCTAGAGAACACGCAAATAGTGGTTATATTCAAGCTAATGCATCATTTAGTGCTGCCAACTCGGCAAGCTCTTATGCTAATGCTGCTTTTGCTGCTGCAAACACTGGCGGTGGAGCAACTACAGATTCTTGGGCAAGAAGTGCAGCTAATTCAGCTTCTAGTTATGCTAATTCAGCATATGGTGTAGCTAACTCTGCACTCGCTAACGCTGCAACGGCAGATCAGAAAGCTGTAAGTGCTGGTTCATATGCTAACTCTTCATTCGATAGAGCAAACAATAGTCTAAACGCTGCTTCTGGTGGTTCGGTTACAGGTGACGTTTCTATTACAGGTAACTTAACTGTTACTGGTTGCACAGCGTCATTGACTGTTAATACTTTAAGAACCTCAGATCATATAATTGACATTGGATTTGGAACAACCGGAACACCAACAGAAAATGCTGGAATTAGAGTTTTAAGGGGCGATTTAAATCCTGTACAAATCAGATGGGTTGAAAGTGATGATTATTGGGAATATTCAAACGATGGAACAAATTATATAAAATTTGGATCCTATTCGGATGGTGTTTATGCTAATGCAGCGTTTAATGCTGCCAACGCTGCATCCAGTTATGCTAATGCTGCATTTGCTGTGGCCAATACTGGTGGAGGTGGTGCAGCTGCGGGTATAGTACAATACGCATCTACTATGAAAGTTGACTCTTTCACAGGAACAGGTGCATGTACTCAATTCACATTAACGCAAGAACCAAGTGGTGAAGATTATACAATTGTTTCTATTAATGGTGTTTTACAACATAAGTCTGCATATACTTTAACAGGTTCAGTAATAACATTCTCTGAAGCTCCAGAAAATAACGTTGCAATTGATGTTGTTTCTTTGGTAAATAAAATTGTTGGTGGTTCGTCAGAAATTTTTGTAGACAATTTTACAGGCAATGGTTCAAATACATCATTCACATTAAGTACAACACCGGCTTCTGAAAATTATGTTACCGTAGTGTTTGATGGTGTAACTCAGTTGCGTTCTACTTATTCTATAAATGAAACAACCATTACTTTTGATGAAGCGCCGCCTGATACCGCAAACATTGAAGTTACAATTCAGAAAAATGTTATTGGTACGTTCATAAATAGAAATTATCTAGGTGATGGATCTAATACCAATTTCACTGTAACGAGTGGTGTTTCAGCAAACAGTGTACTTGTTTTCCAGAACGGTATTGCACAAAGACCAATAACAGATTATACTGTTTCTGGGAACACACTAACATTCTTAACAGCACCAACAGACGGTGAAGTTGTACAGATTAGAGAATTAACTGGTGATCCTGGTAGCGGAGCTGTAGCACAAGCTGCTTATATTCATGCTAATGCCGCATTTGCTGCAGCGAATACTGGTGGAGGTGGAGGTCTTTCTCTTGGAATGTTAATAGCTTTAACTTAACGGAATCTTAAAATGGCAGAATCATTTAAACACAAACATTATTCATTAACAACAGCAAATACTACATTGTATACTTGCCCTTCTTTGACCTCGGGCATAATTTTTATGGCACAAGTTGCAAATAAAAGTAATGTGGATTCCACTACTGTTACAGTCACTTCAACAAAATCCAGTGATGGTTCAACAAAATTTTTAATTAAAGATGTTGTCATACCTTCTGCTGTCGCAGCTTCCGTTTTAACAGGCAAATTAGTACTTGAAGCTGGAGATTCTATTTCAGCAAACGCAGCTTCAAATAACATGATCGATGTAACATTTAGTATTTTGGAGATTACATGAATAGAGGAATAATTGGAAAACGTTTACTAAGTCCTTCCAATAGAGTTTCTTCCTTTTCTGCGAATGGAACAGTTTTTACTTTAGAAGATATCTATGAAGCCTCTTATTCGGCTGAAGGATTGACTAGTCAGTGGGTTAAAAATAAGTATAGTCCACTATCAACAAAATACCCATTACTAACAAATACAAATAGTTTTTCTTTTGCCACACAAACAACAGCGGCACAATGTTGTACCATGTCTGAAGATGGTACAAAGTTATACATCGCGTCGAATACTACCGTTTACACTTATAATCTTTCAGTAGCCTATGACATAACAACTGCTGTATTTTCTTCTTCGTGGGTAATTTTAGGAGAAACAACAGCTAAGGGTATGTATTTTAAACCTGACGGCACACGTTTATTCATTATTGGTAATACTGGTGATGATATTACATGGTATGATCTATCGGAAGCTTGGAATGTTAATTCAGCAACACTAGTTTCTCAACAACTTGTAGGGTCTACAGGATTAACAGGATTAACTTTTAATTCTGATGGAACAAAATTATTTGTAGTTGATTTAACTTCTGAATTAATTTATGCTTATAATTTAAGTACAGCATGGACACCATCATCGTTAGATGCTGGTACAACATATCCGATTTCAACAGGCACATTAACATCAGGATTTATAGAATTCAATTCTGATGGTACTAAAATGTATGTTGGAGACAATGCTACTACTTTAGACAAGTATCTTTTAGAATTTAAATTAACTACTGCTTATGATATAACAACCGCAACACTTCAAGGCAGATTAAGTTTAATGGAATTATTAGGCGGAGGTTATCCTACTAGTGGTTCAAAATCTGTAATTAACGTTGAAGATTTCAGATTTTCAAATGGTGGTAATAATGGTTTATTTTTAACTGCTTCAGTAGTTTGGAATGTACCTTTACCTAGTACTAGAGAATTTGGTTTTTTTGGTCAAACATCAATTATTTCTTATTTAAATTCTGTCACAGAAGGTCAAGGAATTTACTTTAAACCGGACGGAACAAGTTATTACATAACCGATTCGTTAGATGATGCTGTGTATGAATATAGTATGACTACACCTTGGGATATTTCTACGTCTGGTTTAGTAAGAACCGAAAGAAATTTCTTCACACAAGACGGAAACGCAACTGACATTTGGTTTAAACCTGATGGTACAATCATGTATCTAATAGGTAATGATAATGATAACATTTATCAATATACTTTAGGTACAGCTTGGGATATTTCTACTGCGACCTATAGTGGAATTAGTTTTTATGTGGGATATGAAGATACTTCTCCTACAAGTTTCTGTTTATCAGAAGATGGTTTATATTTGTTCGTTATAGGATCACAAAAAGATGTTGTTTTTAAATATACTCTAAAAACAGCTTGGGCAATAGGCAGTGCTGTTTTAGATGCTTACTCTCACTATACAACTCCAATAGGAGAAGGAAATAGAAGTCTTTACTTTAATGGTGTTGATACGTCTTATGTTTCGTTAAGTGGTAGTGGATTTAATTGGGGTACAGGAGACTTTACGGTAGAATGTTGGGTTTATATTCCTAATGTAAGTAGAGATAATACGATTGCCAGAATGAGTTTAAATTCTGGTTGGAGTATAAAAATTAATGATACAGGAGAACTTCAGTGGGCTTTTAGTTCTCCAATCGCCACTACTACCACTAAAATTCAAGCCAACACTTGGACACACGTAGCGGTGTCTAGAGAAGGAACTGATCTTAGACTTTTTATTAATGGTAATTTGGAAAACACAGTAACACATTCTGGTAATTACATTTATTCTGGTACTGTTTATATCGGAAGTAATCTTAGCACTGGATTTTTAGGAAACATTTATGGATTAAGATTTGTTGACCAGGCTGTTTACACCTCTTCGTTTGTTAGACCTGTTTCTCCACCAATTACAACTCCGGAAACTATATTAAAAACAGCATTATATACTACTATTATAGACGGTAGTACATATAATAGAACACTTACAGTTTCGGGAACAGTTGAAGTAAATACTGCTTATCCTTTTTCATCGACCACTTACCTTGGTGCAGTGATGAAACCTGATGGAACAAAATCGTATTTGTTAAACAAAGGTAATTACAAAATTTACCAATATGCATCTGGTAACACAAACTATGACTTCGTAAATGTAACTCCCGAAAAAGAACTTTATATTGGGAATAAATCTACCTCATCAGAAGATTTTTTCATCAATAACGATGGAAACAAATTATTCATCTTAGATTCTGGTACAAAAGAAATAATTCAGTACGGTTTAACTGATACATGGAACATAGCTAATGCTACTTTCCAATATAATACTTTAGTTTCTGAACTAGAATTAACACCTACAAAATTTACTTTTAACTCTGACGGTAAAAAATTATTTGTTTATGGTTCAACAAATAAAAGAGTGGTTGAATATAATTTAACAGAATCTTGGAATATTGCAACTGCTTCAATCGACACAAACAAAATACCGGCTCCAGGTCAATATGGTACAAACACCGGCACATCTTACGAAATTTTATTTAATGATATTTTGATTGCCAATAGTGGAAACACTATGTATACTTTGGGACAAACAAATGAAGAAATAAGAGAATATCCTTTAGATACGCCTTATAATCCTTATACAGCAGTATATAATACAACAAATTATGATGCATCTTTGCTTGATCCTCAAGGTATGTTTATTAATTATGATGAGGGTGCTGACAAACTTTATATTACAAATGCAACATCAGTTAGACAGTATACATTAAAAGTTCCACGTAAATTATACAGTTCTGCGTACGATAACGTATTTTTTACTCCAAGTCCTGCCATAACAATTAAAGATGTTTCTTTAAGTAATACTGGAGACAGACTTTACTTATTAAGTGATGCAGGTACAGAACAGATATATCAATATGATTTAGAGTTGCCTTGGAATGTAGGTAAAAATACCGCAAAAGGAACTTATAATTTTACTGCTTACGGAGAAACTGTTCCGGTTTCTATGTACTTTAAAAGAGATGGTACAAAATTTTATATAATAGGTCAAACGCTAGATAGAGTTCTTGAATTTAATATGGCAACAGCCTGGAATGTTACAACTGCCTATCAGGATCTTTTCTATACTTCTCCTACTGAAACATCTCCACAAGATATTTACTTTTCCAATAACGGTACAAAAATGTATATTGTTGGAACTTTGGCTCCAGCTAAAGTTAATGAATATTCTTTGAGTGTGCCATGGGAAGCTGGTACTGCAACATATTCTTCAAACGTACAAGTTGTTATAAAAGACAATACTCCTACAGGAATATCTTTTAGTAATAATGGATCAAGTTTATATGTTGTTGGTTCCGCAAACGATTCTGTACACCAATACACTCTATCGACTCCATGGGATGTATCAACTGCCACATTCTTACAAACTAAATCGGTCGCAACGGAAGATACAGTACCAACTGCTGTACAATTTTCAAATACTGGTAATAGAATGTTTGTTTTGGGTACAACAGGAGATGATATAAATCAATATGAGTTGAGTGTAAATTATGATGTAAGTACTGCATCATTTACTAGACTTCAAAGTATTGCAGCCCAAGACATTACCGCTCAAGGTATGTATTTTAAACCTGATGGTACTCAATTATTTTTAGCTGGCGCAACAAATGATATCGTATATTCATACAATTTATCAGAAGCTTGGAACATAGCCACAATTTCTTTAGCAAACACTAAATCTATTGCTGCTCAACAAACTGTACCAAACGGTATACACATGAGTGACGATGGATTGAGCATGTATATTATAGGAACAACACCTGTCGGAGTTCATCAATATCGTTTGACTGAATCATGGAATGTTGCGACAGCCAACTATGCTTCTTTTAGTGTTTCAACTCAGACTGCTGCGCCTACAGGAGTATCGTTTGCCAATAATGGTACTAAGATGTACGTAATGTCTGCAAGTGGTGCAGGTTCGGGTAATGTGCATCAATACTCTCTATCAACACCTTGGAGTGTAGGAACAGCTACGTTTGAAAGATCATCAGCAAATACGATTCCTTTAACTTTTGAAAATTTGCCAACTGATTTTAATTTTAATGATATTGGTACTAAAATTTTTATTGCTGGAACAGCCAGAGATATTGTAACAACTTTAGAATTAACAGAAGCGTGGAACGTATCTACTATACGAGTTAATCCGGTAAACAAGTATAATGTATTTTCACTTGATATTACTGGAACAGGAATTGATTTTGCAAATGATGGCACAAGTTTCATATTTACTGGTTCTACAAATGATAGAATTCATCGAGTAAGTTTAACAGAAGCTTGGAATCTAAGAACAAACAGCACAGTAACTTCTGCAAGTTTACCTTCAAGTGTGCTCAATCCAACTGGTTGTGTATGGGCGAATAATGGTAACACTTTAGTTGTAAGTACAGCAACTCAAGTCATAGAATATCCAACAAGTGTAACATATAATGTAGCAAATCTTTATGGACCTAGATTCAGTTTGGTTACACAAGATACTGCTATGAATGATATCTATTTTAAACCTGATGGCAAAAGTTTTTATACAGTTTCTTCTACCACTTCAGGTAGAGTCCATCAATATGATATGAATGTTGCATGGCAAGTAGCTACAGCAAATTTTGCAAGAAGTCTTATTGTAACAGTACGAGATATTTCTCCAACTGGTATTTGGTTTAGACCGGAAGGAAATTCAATGTATGTCGTTGGAACAGCTAACGATACTATATCTCAATACAATTTGAGTTCGGCTTGGAATATTGGCACTGCTACATATGCTTCATTATCATTAGGAATTGCTGCAATAGAAGGTACAGCAAGTGGAATATGTTTTGCTAATAATGGCACTAAATTGTACGTTGTTGGACAAACTGGAGATAATATTCGAGAATATACGTTATCAACACCTTGGTTACTTTCTTCAGCAACATTAACACGTAACAGTTCTATTTTAGCTTTTGACACAACTTCAACTGGATTGTATATAGACCCTACAAGTTCATATATGGCTGTAGTTGGTGGCAGCAATGATAACATACAATTATACACTTTTGGACAAGCAGGTAATATTGCTACATTAAGTGCTGCTTCAAGTAGATCGGTAGCAGGATTGGGAGGAAGTCCATCGGGTATATATTTTAAACCTGAAGGAGACGTTCTATATGTTACAGATTTATCAACAGATTATGTGCATCAAATCAATTTAACTGAAGCATGGAATGTTAGCTCTGGATATTATGGAGTAACTACTTTAGCTCCTGTAGTTGGAGCTACAACAGAGGTGGATATTCAAGGCATACGGTATGCAAATAATGGTTATGACCTTTATGTTTTAGGTTCAACTAATGATTCTATTTACCAATATAAATTAGAAGAACCATTTAAAGCAAATAGTGGCATATTTTTTGGTTCGAAGTCTATTGCTAACTTAGAAATAAATGCAACCGGATTTACAATTGATAACGATGCTAGTCAAATTTTTGTAATTGGCACCGCTGCAGCAGGATCCGAAAAAATATCAAGATTAAGATTTTTGTCGAATAATAATATTCACACTTTACAAACCGATTATTTGTCATTAACAGAAAAAGAAACTGATGTAAGAGGTATTGCTTTAAGTAATGACAATACTCAATTAATAGTTGTTGGAGATACAGTATCACCAAATTTACATAGGTATAGTTTAGCTAATTCTAATGTCTTATCTACAGGAACTTATGCTGAAAGTATACCAGTATCTTCAGCTTTAAATCCAAATAAAGTATTAATAAAAGATACGGACGAGATGGTTGTTCACATTTCGTCAACTGATGGAAATGTTTTGGATTATATTTTAAATTCTCCAAATACTTTAACTGGTGCAGAACTAAGAAATAGTTTTAATACATCTACACAAAACACCGTTGTATCAGCTAGTTTTATGAAACCTGATGGTTCTAAGTATTATATCTTAGATACCGCAAACGATAAAGTATACCAATACTCAACTTCAAATAATTTTGTTTTGCAAGATTTTGCTTTGGAACAAGAATATGATTATAATCAGTATGGTATAAAAATAGGATCTACAGCATCATCCAGATTAGTTGTTACAGCAAATTCATTATTAAACATTTATAATAATGATGAATTTACAATTCATTTTAATTTTAATCCTACTGTTTCTGGACTTACCACACCAGTCATTTTTTACCTGGGTTCTTCTGCGACAAACAGAGCTTATATTGCGGTAAATGCTACTGGACAATTATTTTATTATGCCAATAATGGAATAGGAACAAACAACAGTACAACGGTCTTTACTAATAATAGAATTGAAACCAATAATTGGTATCATTTTGCATTTGTTAAGAGTGCAAACAATTATAATGCTTTCTTAAATGGTGAATTAATAGGAACTGCAAATACTACAGTTAGACCACTAGGAACACTAAATTTAACTTTAGGATTCCCTCAACACGACTCTGTTGTTACAAATTTATATAACGGTTTAATTATTAAAGATTTTGAAATTTTAGCGAATCAATCTTTATATACGGCAAATTTTTCTCCAGAAATTACTACCGCCGGTGATTACATTTCAAAACCTATAGAAAAATCAGCGAATACGATAATTTTGTTGGCACAGAGCTCTAATGTAACCACAGATAGTTCAAATAATAATTTAGCTGCTACAGTAGCAGGTGTTGTTACTTCTGAAAAAATTATTACTAATACCGCCACATCTTTATTCTTTAGTAATACTGGTTCAAACATGTACATTTTCGGCACCGACAATGATTTATTGGCATCATATGACCTTTCTTCAAGTTGGAATGTTTCTACCGCATCGATAACATATAAACCAAATAATTCTGCGGTATTATTTTACACCGACGATGTAAGAGAGTACTCTCCAGGTGGAATTCATGTGAATGGTGATGGAACAAATTTATATGTTGTTGGTACTAACGGTTCTTGGAAAGTGTATCAATTCACTTTGAATACTCCACACGATTTGAGTTCCATATCTTCACAGTTTAAACAATTTAGTATTATTGAACAAACAAAGGAAGCTAGAGGTATTACTTTTAGTCCAGATGGTAAACAAATGTATATTTGTGGTGGCAACAGTAATCCAATCGCAGCTGCAACAGGATCCGTATACTCATATAATTTATCAACTCCATGGGATATAACGACATCTGAATATTATGAAGAAATGGTAGTAACACCTTTAGAAGCTTATCCTACTGGAGTTAGATTCCGTGAAGATGGAACGCACATGTATGTTATGGGAACAATTGGATCTGACATTACACCTTATGTGTTAAGTACTCCTTGGAAAATAAGTACCGCAACAGCATTAAGTGAACTAAAATTAACCACGGTTTTAACAACACCGACTCAAACAACTTTAACTCAAATTGGTTCACCTCAAGATTTTGATTGGTTAGATAACGGTAATTATCTATATACTGTAGGTTCAACGACACTATCTAGTAATACTATAAATATAATACAGCACAGAAGTTTAAATAATGCTTATTCTACAGGAATACGTGATGGAGTAATCACTCTTCCATTAGATACCACATATTATACTGGAAATATTTCAGGTATTTCTGTTAAATCTGATGGTAAACAAATGTGGGCTGTAGATGCTGCGAACGCTGTTATACAGCAATTCAACTTATATTAATGATTTTATGGAGTAGTTATGTCTGTTTTGATTTGCATGCCGTCTTATGGCGGTATTGTTAGTGATAAAACCGCAATTTCACTTTTTAACTTAGGTAAAACTTTAGTTAGAAATAATATCGATCATGGAATTTTATCCATGAGTAATCAATCACTAATCACAAGAGGCCGTTCCAAAATGGCCAATTTTTTCCTCAATAATACCGAATACGAATATCTTTTCTTTTTAGATTCTGATATAGGTTTCGATCCAAATGACGTTTTAAAATTGTTGTCACACAAAAAAGATATAGTTTCTGGTGCCTATCCTATGAAATCTATACCTTTAGAGTGGAATTTTTCTCTGAGTCAAAATGGTAAAAGAGAAAATGATCTTGTGGCAATCGATAGAATTGGTATAGGTTTTACTCTAATTCATAGAAACGTTTTTGAATCATTAATAAAAAAATACGGTGAAGAATTAAAATTCATGCCAAAAGAATCTAAAAACGAAGTACTAACAATTGAAGAATTAAATAATTCTTATCATTTTTTTTCAGAACTAAAATACCAAAATACTTATTTACCTGAAGATTTAAGTTTTTTTGAAAGAGCAAAAAACTGCGGTTTTCAACCTTGGATGGACGTTTCAATTAATTTGTCTCATGTAGGTTCTTACGTATTTAAGGAATAATATGATATCTGGTGCTACGCAATCTTCCTTTAATTTTTTGTTTGAACATTTTGATGTACCTGAAAATGTAGTTATTGATTTTGATCCTAATAATTTGGTTTTGTACAAAGAAAAAATTAAGATACTTTGGGCACACTATAACTGCGATCAACCATTATACCAAAACATTAATTGGGATAGTATTACTCATATAGTTTGCGTTTCAGAATGGGAGAAACAACAATTTATAAAACATTTAAAAATACCCGAAGATAAAATTAGTGTTATAAGAAATGGTGGTGCCGAATATTTTCAACCAAGTAAAAATAAATCAAAAACTTTAATTTACACTAGTACACCATATAGAGGTTTAGAATATCTTCCTTATATTTTCACAAAAGTTTTAATTAAACATCCAGACGCTAAATTAAAAGTTTTTAGTGGTATGGAATTATATGGATTACCAGACAATTATAACGAATTATATTCAATATTAAAAAGTATTCCTAACGTCGAAGTTTATAAACCTATTGAACATAAAAATTTGGTTGAACATTATCAAGATGCTGCAATTTTTTGTTACCCAAATATATGGGAAGAAACGTCATGTGTTTCGCTTATTGAATCTATGAGATGTGGTTGTTATCCTATTTTGTCTGATATAGGAGCTCTTCGTGAAACATCGATGGGTTTTGGTAGTTTAATTAAAATGGATGGAGAAAATACTCCATCTGGTTGGAAACCTACAAGAGATTTTTTTGATAAATTTTCAGATGAAATAATACGTGTTTTAGATGACTATAAATACGATGAGAACATATCTAATTTTGCTTGTAACTATTATGATTGGAAAATAATTTCCGAAAAATGGGTAAAGTTGGTTGAAAGATTATTACAAAAGGAAAAAAACATGTCTTACGATGTTACAGAATTGGTTGAAATGCCTACTTCAAAAATAGTTAGTGATTCCGAAGTACTTAAAAAGGTTTATGACGATGTATTTAAATGGGAAAATTATGATAAAGAACATGCTCAAGGAAGAACTAATTTTCAAATAGAAAAATTTATTGCTCTAGATAATTTTACTATTGCTTCTTCCTTTACTGCTTTACTTAAAAATAGAAGAATTATGGCAGAAGGACTTTTTAGTAAAATTATTGAGATGAAAGAACGTCAAAGAGAATTTGATATGAAGTGGGAAAATACTCCTAAAGACAAACCTTTAGATAATGGTGGTAGTTATTCTTGGTATGATTTGGATTCTTTAAAATTAGAAAACTATTTAAGATCATCTGAACTTGAAATTAGAGATAGAGTTCAACAAATAGAATTTTTTGATAAGTTATTAGATAAATTAATTGAGATGAATGGTGGCCCAATTACTAAAGAACAATTTGAAGAAGAAGATCATATCTATTGGGAAAGACGATTTGCTAATCAGGCATATGATGAGTTATTAAGTCAACAAACAGGAATCAGTATGGGTAATTTACATTCGATTCGTCGCGCAACAGCTCCAACCTTAGTCTCAAACGATGTAAATAGAATTAAAAATCCTTATCCAGAATTAACAAAACTTATGTCTGATGATAAAAGTAAACAAGAATTTATTTTGGGGCTTCAACAAAAAGTTGTTGAAGGTATAGGTGAAGTTACTGGTATAGATACTAAAAAGTTAGCTAACGAAAATGTGGCTGATAGAATTAGTTTACCAAATAAAATGCAAGAACAACAAATAGTATCACCAAAATCTTTGTTTAATAAACAATATGTGAGTAATTAATTATGGAAGAAAATTTATTATCAAACATTTTAATAAAAAAAAATGTTTTGGATGAAGATGCTATTAAATTTTTAATGGATTTTGTAAGTAATAAAACAAAAAAAGATTTATCTGTTTTTGATCCAGAAAAATCAAATAAAACCGGTAAAATAGAAAGTTCTGTTGAAAAAGATATAAGAAACACACAATATATCGACTATTCGGAAATATATGAGTTGATTTATGATTTGTATAAAGATATTGTAAAAAATATTATAAATCCTTTTTATAATATTGAAGTCAAAGATTCTGAAATGCCTCAATTTTTACATTATGGTGTTGGAGGACATTACCGACCACATAATGATGCAGAAGCATTATGGAAAGCTCCAGACGGAGATATTTTTTGGAGAAAAAGTATGGACCGAGATTTAAGCACTGTACTTTTTCTAAATGATGATTATGAGGGGGGACACTTTGTTTTTCCGGAACTTAACATTTATGTCAAACCTAAACCTGGTTTACTCATTTGTTTTCCTTCAAACCATCAGTATATTCACGCAGTTGATCCGGTTACAAAGGGTACCAGATATAGTATAGTCAATTGGATGAGGGTAAAAGGTATAAAAACCGTCGAGGAACAGACTGAGGAAATAAACTCAAAGTACGGTATAGAGTCTTAAACTACCAATAAGCATAAATAGTCTAAAATCGTAATTTTTCATAAGAGAAAAGAATGACTATTACAAAAGTTATCAAAGATTTGATTGAAACCAATACTTACAATGAAATTGTATCGAATATTGGAAACACTCAACCCGTAACCATAAATTCTATAGTATTTGCAAATACACTTTTCACAAATACTTCCAATACTTCCATGTTAACAACAGGAGGGTATTTTAAATTATATGGAAACAACTATCAATCTGGTGCAAATGTATATCTAGACAAATATCTTGCAAGTAATACGAGATATGTTTCATCTAATGAATTAAGAGTAACTTTTTCCACTATCCCTGCTAAAACATATTCTTTATTTCTTTATAATCCAGACGGATCAAATGCAATAAAATATAAATCGTTTTTGGTACAAGGAGATAATACCATAGGTTATATTGCTGGAGGAACTGCAACTGGAGGTCCCGGTACAGGTACAGTTACTCGATATTCATCAGTTGAAAGGATAACGTTTTCTAATGATGCGACAACGCCAGACACGCGAGGAAACCTTCCAACAGATAGAGGTATATCATTTAGTTTTAATACAAATGAAAAAGGATATATTTCTTTAGGAAAAGTTGGTTCTTCCGCTTTAGGTACTTCAATAGGCAATTTAGTTAAAATACTATTCAATAATGACACTGCCTCCGCAACTACTTTTCCATATCCTTTTCCTACAGGTACTTTAACTCTTGGAAGTTCGGTACAAAATTCAACATACGGTTATCACGTATCAGGGTTTGGAATTCCTTCACCGGGTTCAATCGTATCTTCGATTCTTAGAATGGATTTCCAAAATGAAGCTGCTACTCCAATTTCAAAGGGATCCATAGATTCTGCTAGAGGATATTCAACTGGCGCTTATAATAATACTTATGGTTGGATAATAGGAGGTACAACAAGTACAATTTTTACAAGTAGTACTAGTTCCAGTAATGAAGGAGTTTCTTTAATTAGTAGAATAGATTTTTCTGCGGACACTAATATTAGTATTGTTAGAGGTCCAACTAGTACAAATTATTTTGCAGGAGTATCTGTTCAAAATCAAAATTATACTTGGTTTACTGGAGGATTAAGTAGTCACACTTATAATCCTGGAACACCAGCAACATTTGTATCAACCAACACCACTAACATTAAAAGATTCGATTTCAGTAATGATACAGTTGCAGCTACAACAAGATTGCCTATAATTTCAACAGCTGATAAAACAGTGGGAGGCTCGAATGAAAATAATGATTATGGTTGGTTTCTTGGTGGCGCTGATGTTCCTTCCTCAGTAACAACAGCTCCCGTAGGTCCTACTTACCTACCAGAATTTTTGGATTATGCACCTTCAATAGGTGCTATAAGTCTGGTATATAGACTAACCTTTGCATCCGATACTTCTGCGGTTTCTTCTAGATCATCTTTAAATTTAGCTAGAAAAGGTGTAACTAGTTTTAACGGAATCAATACCTAATGGCTATTACTAAAGTTATTAAGAGTTCTATAGATTCTAATACTGTTTTTAGAATTCGACAAGAAGTTAAACCAAATGAACAAACTGTAGGTATAACAAATATATATTATACTGATTCGTCGTATGCAAATACATCTAATACAACTATAAGTTCAAATGCCAATAGTTATATCAAAATTTTTGGATTTGGATTTCAACAAAACGCAAATGTAGTATTAGTACCTTCACAAAACACTTATTTGTATTCATCAGATGTAACTGATTTTTTTGAAAATGCAATAGAAGTAAATTCTTATTATGTAAATTGGGGTGAGTATAGAGCTCAAATAAATCAAAATTCAGCAAATACTTATCCTATCACAACAGAATACAATTTATTTTTAATCAATTCAGACGGTTCAAATGCAATCGTTAAAAGTGGATTAAATTATTCTAGTAGTAATGTAATTTATGGATGGACTGTTGGCGGTCATGATTCTAGCACAACAAATATTTCTTCAATTTATAGGTATGATTTTAGTAATGAAACATTCCAATCTATCAACAATTTGAGTATTTCACAAGGACGAATAGCATCAATTTCTAATGATACGTTTGGATGGTTAATAGGTGGTTGTGTAAACAGTCCAACTCAAACTTCCACTTCAAACGTAGAAAGACTAAATTTATTTAATGATACCAGTGCAATTTCACAAAGGAATACTTTAACTAAAAATATTGGTGCAGCATCATCTGCAAAAACATCCGAATACGGTTATGTGATTGGTGGATATGCAAGAAACACACTTCCCACTAATGCTACTTATAGTACTATAGATAGAATAGATTTATATAACGACTCTGTTATTTTATCTGAAAGAACTTCTATGTCATCTAATAGCATTAGTGAGCAAGCAACGGTGCAAAACGACACTTATTTTTGGATAAATGGTGGAACTACTATTACTAATCCTATAACATTTAGTAGTAAAGTTTTAAGACTTGCTTTTTCTTCGGACACTTCTCAAGTTGAGCAAAGAGTAACGTTTGCAACAGGGCAATCAAGAAGTGCTGGAGTATATAATACAACATATGGCTGGTTTGGAGGAGGACAAATAGCAACACCAGCAGTACTTTCTCAAGTAAATAGATTAACATTTTCTTCCGACACATCTGCTCTTTCAACCAGAGGTGCATTAAGTTATCCTAGATTTTATTTAAGTTCTACACAAGATTCAACATATGGATGGTTTTTCGGTGGCTTGGGTCCAGGAACACCACAACCTTCACTTTCTTATGTTGATAGAATTACTTTTTCTAATGATACTGAAACCGCAACAACTAGATCAGATTTTCCAATATCCGTATATGGAATGTCATCGATGTCTAACTACCAAGTTTAAAACCTAGATGGCATAAATACTCCATCTAAGGAGAATTTATGGCTGTTCCTACAACTAGAACTCAATTCAAAGATTATTGTCTAAGACAACTTGGCTGGCCAGTTGTACAGATTAATGTGGATGATGATCAGGTTGAAGATAGAATTGACGATGCACTTCAATTTTTTTATGATTACCATTTTGATGGTTGTGAAAAAATTTATATGAAACATCAATTTACACAAGAAGATATTGATCGTCGTTGGATATATTGTCCTGATGCTGTAATATCTGTAATTGGTGTTATGCCTTTTGATGATTCAAATTCTTCCATAAACATGTTTGATCTAAGATATCAACTCAGATTGCATGATCTTTACGATTTTACTTCCGTTTCTTATGTTTCTTATGAAATTACTATGCAACATATTCGAACTTTGAATTTGTTGTTCTCAGGTACCCCTCAATTTAGATTTAATCGCCACATGAATAGGGTGATGTTAGATATTAATTGGGAAAGTGATGCTAAAGTAGGAGAATATGTTATTATTGAATGTTACCGTAAATTGGATCCAGACACATTAACTTTAACTGGAACTGTAACAGGAAACACCTCTTCAAATACTTTAATTGGAACGAGCACAAAATTTGATCAAGAAGTTGTTGAAAACGATTTTATTACTTTGTCTGACGGTCAAGAATTTCAAATTTATAAAATAAATTCACCAACAAAAATTGAATTAAGAAGTCCTCCATCAGCAAACATTGCGTCACTTACTATGACAAAACCTGGCGTAAGTGATGTTTGGAATGACAGATTCTTAAAACAATATGCCACAGCAAAAATAAAACAACAATGGGGCACCAATATGAAAAAGTTTGGTGGCATACAAATGCCAGGTGGTGTGACATTAAACGGTAAAGAAATTTATGATGAGGCTACAGAAGAAATTCGAAGAATAGAAGAAGATATGCAATCATATAATGTTTTACCTAACGATTTCCTTATGGGTTAATTGTGGCTACAAATTTTTATTTCCAACCATTTCCACAAGATCAAATAACCAATGAACAACTTCTAGTTGAAGATTTGGTTATTGAAGCTCTTGGAATATACGGCATGGACGTATATTATTTACCTAGAACATCCAGAGATCCAAATGGTATCGATCAACTATATGGTGAAGATACTTTAAAACAATATGTCTCTGCACATCCAATCGAAGTGTATTTGGAAAATATTACAGGCATGGATGGTGAAGGTGATTTTATTTCCAAGTTTGGTTTAGAAATTAGAGATGAAATTACGGTATTAGTTTCTCGCCGAAGATTTAAGTACGCAGTAGGTTCTACAAATTATAATCGTCCAAGGATTGGCGATATTGTTGCGACCGAAAATCAAGCACCAACAAGACCCAGAGAAGGTGATTTAATTTATCTACCTTTACTAAAAGGATTTTTTGAAATAACTATGGTTGAACACGAAGATGACCAAGCAATGTTTTATACGTTAGGTCGTGGTCGTGGAGGTAACGTTTATGTTTATGCAATTAAATTAAAAAAATATGTTTTTTCAGAAGAAGTTGTTACTACTGGAAAACAAGAAATTGACGATATAGCTTTTGACTATTATAGAAAAACTAGACTTTCTGTTCCAGTTTCAGGCACAGGAACTTTTATTAAAGGTGAAATTGTTTATCAAGGAACAGATTTAGCTAATTCGACAGCACAGGCTATAGTTCACACTTGGAATCCTGCTCGATATGTTGATGTAGTTCAAGTGCAAGGCACATTTATTTCAGGACAAAGTTTAAAGGGTAATACAAGTAATTCAATTTGGACTATGGACGAACCAGAAAATAATTTAATAACCACCAATACTGCATTTGAAGATGTTCAAGACAACTTTGTAATTGAGGGAGAATCAGATTCAATTATCGACTTTACGGAAGCTAATCCGTTTGGAGAACCGTAATGTTAAATACTGAACATTTTTATCATAGAACAATAAGAAAAATTGTTGTAGCTTTTGGCACATTATTTAATGACATACAACTCATTAGATACACCAAAGATATGTCACAGGCAAAAGAGAGATTTAGAGTACCTTTACATTATGGTTCAAAAGAAAAATACGTAACTCGACTTTTATCTGATCCTAATTTAATTAAAAGTGTAAGTACGACTGTTCCTAGAATGTCGTTCGAACTTACAAGTATGAGTTATGATGTTTCTAGAAAACAACAATCTTTATTGAGAAACTTTTCTGCAAATAATTCAACTAGATTAAATACACAGTTTGCTCCTATACCTTATAATTTTGAATTTTCAATGTCAATTTATGTAAGAAATACTGAAGATGGTACGCAGATATTGGAACAAATATTACCATTTTTTACACCTGATTTTAATGTTACAGTTGATTTTGTTCCTGGTATGGATCAAAAATACGATTTACCAATTATATTAAATTCTGTAAATACAACAACCGAATATGAAGGTGATTTTTCTTCTACTAGATACATTACTTGGGACTTAGAATTCACAGCAAAAGGATATATTTGGCCTGCAATTAAAACTGGCAAGTATATTAGACAAGCAAATACAAATATTTACCTGTCTGAAAATCCAACTAATTATGCTAACACGGCTAATTTAGCAATATCAGAAGTTAAGACAACACCAAATCCAATAACAGCTGAACCAGATGACGAATTTGGTTTTTCGGAAGAATTTAGTAATCCATTAGAACCAGCGTCAATTTTAATTTTGACTGAAGATGGTTTTGAAATTGTAACAGAAGATTCCAGATTTAAACTAGAGGCTTAAATGGCAACCAAAAAAATATCAGAATTAACAATATTAGATACTGTTAGTGCAAATTTACAATTAACAGTAATTCCAGTTTTAGATACAGCAACTGGAACAACAAGAAAAGTAACCCTCCAACAAATTAATGATTCTGTCGAAGCAAACATTCCTTTTGCGGCCGCAGCATTTACACAGGCAAATACAGCAGCAAATTCTGCTAGTGTCGCTGACCAAAAAGCTGTGAGTGCATCTTCATATGCTAATTCAGCCTTTAATAGGGCTAATAATAGTTTGAATGTAAGTGTTGGAGGTACGATAACTGGTGACATTACGATTAATGGTAATGTTTCGATAACTGGTTGTACTGCCACACTATCAGTAAGTACCCTTAGAACTTCAGATCACTTGATTGATGTTGGTTATGGTACAGTTGGATCTCCATCCCAAAATGCAGGTATCAGAGTTTTGAGGGGCGATGAAACTCCTGTGCAAGTGCGTTGGAATGAATCCTCAAACAAATGGCAATACACCAACGATGGTACTGAATATATTGATTTTTCTGATGTGACATCAAGTCAACTATCATCGGCATACAATCAAGCTAATACTGCAAGTTTATATGCTAACGCAGCTTTTGATGCATCCAATACTTCCGAACCATATATTGCAAGCAATACTTCTTATTGGTTAACATCATCACCAACAACAATACAAGATGCTGTTGATCGTTTAGCTAATTTAGTATTCACATTAAACAGTAATAATCCTATTCCTTAATTATGAAAAAAACAAATGAAAAATTATCTGAAATATTGGAGATAGAACCAATATCTTATGAAGATAAAAATGAAATACAAACAATTTCTCCCAATTTAACAATTATCGATGATGATGCCGAATTCGCTCGAACCAATATTAAAGAGTTAATACAAAAAGGAAATGGCGCCATAGATAGTTTGTTGGAAGTAGCAAAAGCCACCGACCATCCTAGAGCATATGAAGTTGCTGCTAATATGTTAAAAAGTTTGGCAGAAATGAATAAAGATTTAATGGAAATACAAAAAAGAAAAAAAGATTTACAACCTAAAGAAACTTCACCAGCAAACGGTATAAATGTAGATAAGGCGGTTTTTATAGGTTCAACAAAAGAATTAATTAAAGCACTTAAAATGAAGGAATAAAAAATGGAAACTTTAGTAGAAATGATGAAAAAGGTATTAGCGGACACTTTTGCTATGTACTTAAAATCTCATAATTATCACTGGAACGTAGAAGGTTCTAACTTTCCGCAATACCATGAATTCTTTGGAAACTTGTACGAAGAACTTCATGGTGCGGTTGATCCTATCGCTGAACAAATTAGAGCTTTAGATGCTTATGCTCCAGGTTCTTTTTCTAGGTTCATGGAATTAACTGATATTCAAGACGAACTAAATGTTCCTCTTGGAACAGATATGGCGAGAAAACTTCTATCCGATAATCAACTGGTTTTAAATACTCTAAATATGACATTCAAACTAGCTGAACAATTTGACCAACAAGGTTTAATGGACTTTTTAGCTGGTAGAATTGATACTCATAATAAACACGCTTGGATGTTGAGAAGTATTTCAAAATAAATGAATGACGGTTATCTTGGTAATGAACGACTAAAAAAAGTCGGTGTAGAAATACAATATACGGAAGAACAGGCAGTTGAATTAGCTAAGTGTATTGAAGATCCTGTATATTTTATAAAAACCTACGTTAAGATTGTAAACGTCGATAAAGGCCTTGTGCCTTTTGATATGTGGCCATTTCAAGAAGAAATGGTCAAATCTTTTCATAATAATCGTTTCTCGATTGCAAAAATGCCTCGACAGGTAGGTAAAACGACCACAACAGTTGGTTATATGTTGTGGTGTGTTTTATTTCAGGAAGAATATTCGATTGCAATATTGGCCAATAAAGGTCAATTAGCACAAGAGATTTTATCCCGTATACAGAAGGCATATGAATATTTACCTATTTGGTTGCAACAAGGTATTATTGTTTGGAATAAAAGAAACATTGAATTAGAAAATGGTTCAAAAATTTACGCATATGCAACTTCTGCGGCAGGTGTTCGAGGTGGTTCGTATAACTTAATTTTCTTAGATGAATTTGCTTTCGTTCAACATAACATGGCGTTAGATTTCTTCCAATCTACCTACCCCGTTATATCTTCTGGACAAACATCAAAAGTTATTATTGTTTCTACACCCAATGGATTGAATCTGTTCTATAAAATGTGGACAGACGCAATCGAAAAACGTTCAACTTATGTACCCGTTGAAGTTCATTGGTCAATGGTTCCAGGTAGAGATGAAAAGTGGAAAGAAGAGACTATACGAAACACTTCGGAAGAACAGTTCAGAGTAGAATTTGAAACTGAATTTATTGGTTCTTCCGCAACATTGGTTTCTGGTGCAAAATTGAGGTCTATGGCTTTCTTTAACCCAATCGAATCGGAAGAAGGTTTAGATATTTACCAAAAACCACAACCAAATCGTCTTTATATTTGTACGGTAGATTGTTCGGAAGGTGTAGAACGAGACTATTCAACAATTAATGTTATAGATGTTTCAGAAGTTCCTTATAAACAAGTTGCAAAATATCGTAACAATAAACTACCTTTGTTATTTTTCCCAACGATAATATATTCCTTGGCTAAAAAATACAATGAGGCTTTTGTTTTAATTGAAACTAACAATGTAGGTCAACAAGTAGTTGACATTATGCACTATGACTTAGAATATGAAAATGTCTATAAAATTGACCACCATCACATTAAAGGTCAGACAATTTCTGGTGGATTTAAACGTTCTGCAAATTTTGGTGTTAAAACCACCAAAACTGTTAAAAAAATTGGTTGTGCCAACTTAAAAACTTTGGTAGAAAATGATAAGTTAATTATCAACGATTTCGATACGATTGCAGAATTAAATACATTCGTTCGACAAAAAGATAGTTATGCTGCTGAAGAAGGTAATAATGATGATTTAGTAATGGGTTTGGTACTTTTTGCTTGGTTGACAGCACAATCTTATTTCAAAGAAGCCACAAACATCGATATTCGTAAGGTTTTACTAGAAGAAAACGATTTGTTAGGTGAAGAACAGTTATTACCAGTAGGTATTATTGATGACGGAAGACCAGAGCCTGTCATCGATTCTTCTGGTGATGTGTGGTCTACCATAGAAGGTAGAGGATATGCATCCTCAAATTTCTAAAAACATAAATAGACAATAAAAGAATTTATTCAGCCTGAAAAAAGGAGATTTAAAAATGGCTTTTCAACTATCACCAGGTGTGAATGTCTCAGAAGTTGATTTAACAACTGTTGTACCTTCTGTGGCTACTACTGTTGGTGGTTTTGCCGGTAATTTCAACTGGGGACCAGTGAATGAAGTTGTTACTATTAATAATGAGGTTCAACTAGTAGAGAGATTTGGTAAACCAGACAGTAACACATATACCTCATTCTTCACTGTAGCAAACTTTTTATCTTACTCTAACGACATTCGCGTTATTCGTTCCGTGGGTTCTAGTGCTAACAATGCTACAGTTGACGGAGTGGGTGCAAGAATTTTAAATAGAACTGACTATGACGAGCAGATTCCAGTTACTTCATCAGAAGATGCGGGAAATTATCCAACAATATTCATTTCGAAATATCCAGGATCATTAGGGAATTCATTAAGAGTTTCGATGTGTGATGCTAATACCGAACTAATTTCTACTTGGCAGTATGCAAATGAATTTAGTGCTAATGCTAATACATCTTCTTTTGCTTCATCAAAAAATCTTTCGAATGACGAACTTCATATAGTTGTTGTTGATAAGACCGGTTTAATTTCTGGAACAGCAGGAACTGTTTTAGAAAAATTTGGTTTTACTTCAAAATTAAGAGATGCAAAAAATGAAGATGGTACCTCAAATTATTATGCCGAAGTTATTAATTCCAAATCAAAATGGATTTGGTGGGGAAGTCATCCTTTGTCGAGTCCAAACTGGGGTTCTTCTCTTTCTTATTATACTTCTGCTGCCGATTATGTTTTAGATTCTTTAACATCAACAACTTTTGATCTTTCTGGCGGATCCGATGCGGCACCAACAGCTGGCAATATAAACACTTCGTATGATTTGTTTGATAATCCTGAATCTGTTGATGTTTCATTGATTATGACAGGCTCAGTTTCGGGTGATACTATACCGGATCATTTAATTTCTATGGCAGAAAATAGAAAAGATTGTTTAATATTCTTATCACCAGAACAAACCGATGTAGTAAACAATTCTGGAAACGAAGTAACAGATATATTATCATTAAGAAATACTTTTACATCTTCTTCTTTTGCTGTTATGGATTCAGGTTGGAAATACCAGTACGACAAATACAATGATGTCTATCGCTGGATTCCATTAAATGGAGATATTGCTGGACTTTGTGCTAGAACAGATATTGAAAGAGATCCTTGGTTCTCACCAGCAGGATTCAACAGAGGTCAAATTAAGAACGTTGTAAAATTATCTTGGAATCCTACAAAAGCGGAAAGAGATTCTTTATATAAAGCTGGAGTTAATCCTATCGTTACATTCCCTGGAGAAGGCACCGTATTATACGGTGATAAGACCTTGTTGTCAAGACCTTCCGCTTTCGATAGAATCAATGTTCGCCGTCTGTTTATTGTACTTGAAAAATCTATCGCAAGAGCAGCACGTTCATCATTGTTTGAGTTTAACGACGAATTTACAAGAGCTCAATTTGTAAATCTAGTTGAACCATTCTTGCGTGATGTACAAGGTCGCCGTGGTATCTACGACTATCGTGTAGTATGTGATACAACAAATAATACACCAGAAGTAATTGATCGTAACGAATTTGTTGGCGACATCTATATTAAACCAGCACGTTCGATCAACTTTATTCAACTTAACTTCGTTGCAGTACGTACAGGCGTATCGTTCAATGAAGTGGTTGGATCATTCTAATAAATAGAGAGATAGGAGAAATTTAAATGGCATTTAACATTAACGAATTCCGCTCTCAGATGCAAGGAGATGGGGCAAGACCAAACCTCTTCGAGGTTACTATGCCCTTCCCTTCTTTTTCATCACCAGGAAATGCACAAACAAAGCTTACATTTATGTGTAAAACGGCACAATTACCAGGATCAACTCTTGGTATTGTCCCTGTGCAATATTTTGGTCGTGAATTAAAATTTGCGGGCAATAGAACTTTTGCTGATTGGACAATCACTGTTATTAATGACGAAGATTTTATCATTCGTAATGCATTTGAACGTTGGATGAATGGTATTAACAGTCACAGTCTGAACGTTCGTACACCAACTGCACAAACACCATCATCGTATTCTGTAGATGGTGAAGTTAGACAGTTTGCAAAAAATGGTGATGTTTTGAAGAAGTATAAATTTATTGGTTTATTCCCATCAGATATTACTCCAATTGATGTTGATTGGGGTGCTAATGATACGATTGAAGAATTTTCAGTGACTCTTACCTATCAGTGGTGGGAATCAGCTGAAGATGCTGTGGTTTGATAGAGAAAGAGCCTTTGCTCTTTCTCCTTTTATAGGATTATAAATTTTGGCTATATATCTTCTCGTTAAAGAACATGCTTACACAGGTTTAAAATATCTGTGTAAGCATGCTGCATCTTCTTTTTCTGAATGTGAGAAATATAAAGGTTCGGGTAAATATTGGAAACGACATTTGAAACAGCATGGAAATCATGTAAATACTACTTGTTTGTTTGTTACTGAAAGTGAAAAAGAATTTCGTGAAGTTGCCAAAAACTATTCTTTACAATTTAATGTGACAGAATCTAAAGAATGGGCAAATCTTTGTAATGAAGAAGGACAAGGAGGTAATACCGTTGTTGATAAAAATATTCACGGTAAAAAAACTAAACAAGGTTTACATAGACCTGAAGTTAGACAAAAACACCTTTGCCATTTAAAAACACATATAAAGAATATTCAACCTTTAGCAGCAAAAGCTGCAAAACAAAAATTGACTGGTGTTCTTAAAACGGAAGAACATAAAAATAATATGCGTGGAAAAAGACCGCATGTAAATCAAACAGGTTCAAAAAATAATTTTGCTAAAAAAATAGAAACTCCATTTGGAATATTTGGTAGTATTCGTGAAGCTTCTCATCAAATTGAAGGACATACATATAAAATGATTTGGAATAGATTACAAAATGATAAAGAATGGAGATATATCTAATGGCAATCCGTTTGTTTGGTTTCACTTTAGGTAAAAAGGACATTGTTCAGGTTGAAAAACCTGAGCAAGCTTCCTTTACACTCCCAACTCAGGCTTTAGATGATGGTGCCGTTACTATTACTAGTAATGCTTACTATGGCACATATGTTGATCTAGAAGGTTCAATACGAAACGAATTAGAACTTATAACTCGTTATCGTGAAATGTCTAATCATCCAGAATTAGAAAAAGCAATTGATGAAATTGTCAACGAAGCAATTACATATTCATCTGATAAAAAAGTTGTTGATATTAATGTAGATAAATTAAAAACAACAGATTCAATCAAGAAAAAAATAATAGAAGAATTTGATAAGGTATTAAACCTTCTAAACTTTTCTAATTTAGCTTCTGATCTATTCAAAAGATGGTACATCGATGGTAGGATGTACTATCACATTATAGTCAATGAAAAGAATCCTAAAGAAGGTATTCAAGAATTACGTTATATCGACCCAAGAAAAATTAGAAAAGTTCGTGAAGTAAAAACTGGTAGAGATCCAAAAACTGGAGCAACAATAATTTTATCTACTGCCGAATATTATGTTTATAATGATAAAGGTACTACCACTCAAAACTACACTGCATCAACAAGTCCCGGTTTAAGAATATCTACAGATTCAATTATCAACATCAATTCTGGTATAATGGATGCAAAAAATACTTTTGTAATTTCATTTTTACACAAAGTAATTAAACCATTAAATCAACTTCGAATGATTGAAGATGCTGTAGTTATTTACCGCATTTCTAGAGCACCAGAACGTAGAATTTTTTACATCGACGTTGGCAATTTACCAAAAGGTAAAGCTGAACAATATCTACGTGATGTTATGGTTAAGTATCGTAATAAAATGGTTTATGATGCTTCGACAGGTGAATTGCGTGATGATCGTAAACACATGTCGATGTTAGAAGATTTCTGGTTACCTCGCCGTGAAGGTGGTAAAGGAACAGAAATTACTACATTGCCAGCAGGTCAAAATTTAGGTGAGTTGGAAGATGTTAAGTATTTCCAAAAGAAACTTCTCAATTCTTTAAATGTACCTCTTTCAAGATTAGATGAACAATCTGGCGGCGGCTTTGCTGGTTTAGGAAGAAGTCAAGAAATTACCCGTGACGAATTAAAATTTGCAAAATTTATACACAGACTTCGCAATAAATTTTCACAAATATTCACTGATGCCTTAGGATTACAATTAGTATTAAAAGGCATTTGTACATCCGAGGAATGGAAAGAATTTAAAGAGTTAATTATCTACGACTTTAAGAAAGATAATAACTTTACTGAGTTAAGAGAAGCTGAACTCTTACAAAACAGATTACAAATGGTTGGCATGATCGATCCTTATATTGGCAAATATTTTTCACATGAATTTGTGAAAAAGAAAATTCTGCAAATGACGGATGAAGAAATTGATGAGATGCAAAAACAAATGGATCAAGAAGATGAACAAGGTTTAGGTGGACCAACAATGGGTCAAGAACAACAAGAACCACCGGTTTCGCCCGATGAATATCCTCCTGTAGATAATACTGTGGATGATAGAAACTCCGAATCACCAACTCCTGAGTTGGATGCTGAAACGGATAGGTATTCATCAATACTAAATAGACGATAATGGAGAAAATTATGAATATTTCACAATTTATAGATGACGTTGTAGCTGGCAATGCTTCTGCAGCAAAGGAAACCTTAAATGATATCCTTTCAGCAAAAGCTTTTGAGAATATTGACAATCAGAAAAAAGAACTTGCAAAGTCTCTTTTTGGTGGTAATCAAGAAGTAGAAGTTCAAGATACCGAAGATCAACTAGAAACAGAAGAATGAAATCTTTAAACGAGTTTAAAAACTTAGTAGAAGAAGAAAAATCAGACTATTCAAAGTTTGATATTTTAGTTCGAGCTGGATTAGCAAATAAAGCTCAACTACAAAGAATACATCGCATTTTAGATAAGATGCAGGATGATCGTCCTCAGTTTAATAATGCCGATAAAATGATTCTTCAAAATTTGTTTAATAAAATGGTAGATTTAATTACCACCAATAAACAAATATTTCAAAGAACAAGGCAAGCTGTTCGTGAAGAAACTGAAGAAATTAATGAAAGTGTAATAGATACTTCTGATTATAAAATAGGTCCTTCTGGTAGAAAAATAAGAGCTCATCGTATTAAAGTTGGTGATACGGAAGAAAAAGAAGAAGTAAAAGAAGAAACTATTATTGAAGCAGATTCTAAATCTTCAACAGAGGATCCTCCTGTTGTGTTGATGTTGAAAAGAAAAGCAATTCGAATTTATCCAGATAAAACAAAAGTTGCACTTTACTACAGTTCTAAATTAGATAAACACTTTACTGTACCTTATGGTGCAGGTGTTGAATCTGCAATACAGTCTGAAGAAGTTCAATTAGAAGAAGCTGTTATGGATTCATTACATAAAATTGTTGCGGGTAAACAAGCACAGTCGGTTAAATTTGCCAATGGTCAAACAAGAAAAGTTGACCACTATACAGCGTCAGCTATTACGCAAGTACACAAAGCTGTGAATGATGAAAATAAAAAGAAGTTAGCAGATATGGTACATAAATCACCTGCACACTTTGAAAAAGTTGCAGCATTTGCCTTCAGTAAAACAAAATGAAATTAATAAATTTAATTTTAGAAGGCAAAGTTATTGAAGCAAGAGAGTGTTTCGAAAACTTAATGCTTCAAAAAATAGAAGAAAAATTAAAAGAAGAAAAAGAAACAATTAAAGAATTGTTTTTTGAAGATGAAGATTTAGTCGAAGCTGTAAAAAGAAGAAACCCAAACATTATACGTATGGGTAGAGTACAAAAGATTCGCCGCAGAATACGCAGAAATGCTAAAGGTAAAATTGTTGTACAAAAAAATGTAAAACGTTCTGGTATCAAAGGTTACAGAATGTCTGGCACTACTGTAAAAAGAATACCAGCTGTAGAAAGAATTAGAAAAGCACGTTTATTAAAACGTTCTTGGAAAACAACTAGAAGAGCTAAATTACGCCGTACGTTATTGAAAAGAAAAATGTCAATGCGTAGGCGTGCATCGATAGGATTAAGATAAAATGCCATACGAAATCGTAAACAACAAAAGAAGTAAATCAGTAATTCGTGTAGTAGGTAATACAGCTACTACAATTACTCTTGCAAGTTTGTCATCAGGAGCGGATGAAACTGTTACTAATGCTTCTATAACACATGTAATGTCACAATCGGACGGCGCGTGGAAAGTTTATAGAGGAGATAATACTAGTGGTGAACTGGTATTGGATTTAACAGGTGCTGGTAATTGCGATTGGCCTTTGGCTCAATATGATATTGCCATTGCAAATAGTTCATCATCAAATATTCACGTAACAAATTCTGGTGCTGGCGGCACAATTATTTTAGTTGTAAATAAAATTGCCACTTATTCACCAGCTTTAACAGGAATGTAAAATGAAATTAATTAGAGAAGCCGTAGAAAATGTAAAGTACATCAGTGAAGCCACAGAAAATGGCAAGAAAAAACTTTACATTGAAGGTACATTTTTAGTTGGTAATGCTGTTAATAAAAATAACAGAATGTATATGATGGATACTCTCCGTAATGAAGTCGAAAGATATAATCAAGACTTTATATCTCAAAATAGAGCTCTAGGAGAATTAGGCCATCCAGATACACCAACAATAAACTTAGAGAGAGTTAGTCATAAGATCGTTTCTCTTGTAGAAGATGGCAATACTTTTTATGGTAAAGCTTTGATCTTAGATACTCCTTACGGACAAATAGTAAAAAACTTTATTGAAAACGATGTTACTTGTGGTGTTTCTTCGAGAGCTTTAGGTTCATTAGTTCAAACCAAAGAAGGTTACAATTTGGTTCAAGATGATCTTAGACTTGCAACGGCAGCTGATATTGTTGCAGACCCTTCTGCGCCAGGTGCTTTCGTCAACGGTATTATGGAAAATAAAGAGTGGATGTTTGTTGATGGAAAGTTCATGGAAAAACAATTTGATGAAGCCAAAAAACAGATAAAACAAGCCTCAAGAAAAGATATCGAAAAAGTTGCATTAAAACTATTTGAAAATTATATTAGAAAACTTTAAATTTATAAATAAAGAATCATAAGGAGAATCCAAATGGCATCAAACAAACTTATGGAAGCGGCTGCTGAAATTCTTGCGAATAGCAAGAAATCTGCATCAGCTATGCCTCCACAAAAATTAGATGGTGAAGTGCAAGACCTTGGCGGTCCTACTCCACAGAACGCTAAACCAGATGATAATTCACATAAAATTCATGCTGGTGAAAAAGCGCCTGACAATTCTGCAAAGAATAAGAGTACGATTTCTACTAAGCCTTCTGACGCTTCCCCAGATACTCAAAACAAAGCTGGTAAAGCTATGAAAGAGGAAGAAGAAGTTTCTCAAGATGAAGTTATTGTTGAAGATTCTGAAGAAGAAGTAGTAAGCCTCAAAGAAAAAGTAAAAGAAGATATCAACGCATTATTTGCTGACGATGAAACTATTTCCGAGGACTTCAAATCTAAAGCAACCACAATTTTTGAAGCTCGTGTCTTAGATCGCGTTTCACAAATTGAAGAAGAAATGGAAGTTAAGTATGCAGGTATGTTAGAAGAAGCTGTTGATTCTATCAAAGCAGACTTAACAGAAAAGGTAGATGATTACCTTAACTACGTAGTTGAACAGTGGATGGAAGAAAATCAAATTGCTATCCAATCTGGCCTACGTTCAGAAATTACTGAAGAATTCATTGTTGGTTTACGTAACCTATTTGCTGAACATTATATTGATGTTCCAGAAGATAAGGTTGATTTGGTTGACGAACTTGCTGGTAAAGTTGAAGAACTTGAAGATCAGTTAGACGAAGAAATCAAAACTAACATTGAATACAGAAAAGCAATTCTTGAATCTGTAAAAAGAGAAACAGTTTATGAAGTTTGTAAGGGACTTACCGAAACTCAAGTTGAAAAAATGAAATCACTCGCAGAGAGTGTAGATTTTTCCACAGAGGAAGAATTAGTAGAAAAACTTGAGACAATTCGTGAAAACTATTTCCCATCAAATTTCAAAAAAGCTGATGAGACTCAATTACACGAGCAAGTAACTGACGATGCAGATGAAAAGAAACAAAAGGCATCTTTTGATCCAATCATCAATGCTGTCGTTCAATCGATTTCTAAAACAAAAATTTAATAAAACAAGGAGTTAAAAATGTATTTAACGGAAGACCTACAAAAGAAATGGGAAGCAGTGTTGGATCACCCAGCTCTACCTGCTATTAAAGACCCATATCGTAAAGCAGTTACCGCTCTTGTTCTTGAGAACCAAGCACAAGAAATGGTAAAAGCTGGCGGCAACGTACAGCAGCTTACAGAAGCAACACCAACTAACGCAGCTGGTACAGGTGGTTTCGGTGGCGCCGCTACTGCAACTGGTCCTGTTGCTGGTTTCGACCCAATCCTAATCAGTTTGGTTCGTCGTTCATTACCTAACCTTATTGCTTATGATATCTGCGGCGTTCAGCCAATGACTGGTCCTACTGGACTTATCTTCGCAATGAGAACTATGTATGGTACTAACCGTGTTCCAGGTTCTGGCACTGAAGCTTTCTACAACGAAGCAAACAGCGCATGGACTGGTACAGGTTCACACGATGCTATTTCTCTTGCTGCTAATACAGCATTAGGTAATGGTAACGTATTTACAAGCGGTATGGCAACTGGTTCTGCTCTTGCAACAGCTTCTGCTGAAGATTTAACTTTTAACGAAATGGGTTTCTCAATCGAGAAAGTATCTGTTACTGCTAAGACCCGTGCTCTAAAAGCAGAATACACAATGGAATTAGCACAAGACTTGAAAGCAGTTCATGGTCTTGACGCTGAAACCGAATTAGCAAATATTCTTTCAACAGAAATTCTTGCTGAAATCAACCGTGAAGTTGTTCGTACAGTTTACGCAACTGCTAAGGTTGGCGCTCAAGTTGGTACAACTACTGCTGGTACTTTTGACCTTGACACCGATTCTAACGGTCGTTGGATGGTTGAAAAGATCAAAGGTCTTGCTTTCCAAGTTGAACGTGAAGCTAACACCATTGCTAAGACAACTCGTCGTGGCAAAGGTAACATCATGATCTGCTCATCAGATGTTGCTTCAGCTCTTGCAATGGCTGGTATTCTTGACTACAACTCAGCTCTACAAGGTCAAGTTAATCTAACCGTTGACGATACTGGTAATACTTACGCAGGTACTATCTTCGGTCGTATCAAAGTTTACATCGATCCATATTTCCCAACCGGCGCAACTTCTGAGTTTGCAGTTGTTGGTTATAAGGGTGCTAACGCTTATGACGCAGGTCTATTCTACTGCCCATACGTTCCTCTACAAATGGTTCGTGCTGTTGACACTGGTAACTTCCAGCCAAAGATTGGCTTCAAGACTCGTTACGGTCTAGTTGCTAACCCATTCGCTGAAGGTGCTACACAAGGTTCTGGTGCTCTAACTGCTAAGACTAACTTGTACTATCGTGCATTTAAGATAGCGAATCTAATGTGATAAAAATTAACTAACTAATTATAATAAAAAAAGTTAGTGTTTTAAACGGGAACTTCGGTTCCCGTTTTTTTTCTTTATAAATACATATAATTAGCAATAACGATAACAAATGATAACTCTATACATAAAAACTCACAAAAAGACAGGTCTTAAATATTTTGGAAAAACTACAAAAAAAGACCCACACAAATATACTGGATCAGGTAAATACTGGTTAAGACATTTAAAAACTCATGGTAATGATGTTTATACCGAAATAGTAGGAACATTTGAAAGTTTAAAAGAATGTACAGAATTTGCAATAAATTTTTCTAGACTACACAATATAGTCGAATCTACTGAATGGGCAAATCTTAGAATGGAAAATGGAACTGACGGTGCTCCTGTAGGAAATTGTTTTTCTACTGAAACAATTAAAAAAATGAGTGAATCTAAAAAAGGAAAAAGACCTAGAGAATATTATGTAGAGATTGCTAAGAAAAATGTTGGAAGAAAACAAACAGATTATCAAAAACAAAGAGCAAGAGAAACTATGGAGTCAGCGTGGGTTGTCACTTCACCAAATGGTGTATCGATGAACATTGTTAATTTAACTAAATTTTGTCGTGAAAATAATTTAGATCAAGGAAATATGGTCAAAGTATCTAAAGGAATAATAAAAAAACACAAAGGATGGACTTGTTATAAAGTCTCCTAAATAGTACATAACAGAGAGAATCTTTTATGACAGCCATTACTAGAAATCCTACAAATCCAAATTTTTTACAACCTAATAAGTTTATTTTAACTTTCAGTAGGTTGCCTAATATTCAATATTTTTGTCAGTCAGTTACTTTACCTGGACTGTCAATGTCTGAGATACCTCAGTTTACACCTTTTGTTGACGTATATTTACCTGGAGAAAAAGTTATATACGACTTACTAAACGTAACTTTTTTGGTAGATGAAGAAATCACAGCATGGAAAGAAGTACATGATTGGATTAGGGCAATGACTTTTCCTGAAAATTTTGATGAATATAAAAACTTACGTAATTTGAATCCAAATAGAGCTCAGTTAAAACCACAATATTCGGATGCCAAGATTGTTGTTTTATCTTCCTCAAATAACCCAACACATGAGTTTGTTTTTTATGATGTTTTCCCAACAAGTATAAGTACCATAATTCTTTCTACACAAGAAGATCCCAACTCTATACCTACGGCAGATGCAACCTTTAGATATTCATATTATGATATAAAAACTGTTTGACATTATTTTTTAATTATTGTATAATGTGACTAGGAGGATATAATGAAACAAGTTGATGAATTATTGGAAATGTGGCGGCAAGATTGTGATATTGATCGCACTGAACCAGACAAAGAAATATTAAACATTCCCAAATTACACAGTAAATATTTGAATGTTTTATCGAGACATAGATTGTTGTCAAAGGATGCTGAGTTCAAATATAATAAAATGAAGAAGTTGAAGTGGGAATATTACACGGGTAAATTGGATGATGACCAACTTGAAGAACATGGTTGGAAACCTTTTCCTTTCATACTCAAATCCGACATAACTACATACTTAGACAGTGATGAGGATTTAAACAAATATTTAGCCAACAAAGCTTTACATGATGAAATCGTTGATCTCTGCACCATAATACTCAAAGAATTAAACAGTAGAACTTTCCAATTAAGAGACTATATTAGTTGGCAAAAATTTATACAAGGTATTTAATTGACTGATACTATCGTACTTCATAAAAAGAATGAAGTTTATATACAATTTGAATGTGAACGCAGTGTAGCTCAAGAACTTTCAGAATATTTTACTTTCTTTGTTCCCGGATATCAATTTACTCCCGCATATAAAAACAAATTGTGGGATGGAAAAATACGTCTTGCTGATCTTCGCAATCAATCTATCTACCACGGTCTTGTTCCTTACATAGAGAAGTTTTGTAAAGAGAGAGATTATAATCTAGAAGTAGATTCAGATGTGGTAAACACGGAAAATTTTTCCTTAGTTGAAGCAGTAGATTTTGTAAGAACATTGAACTTACCTTTTGAAATACGAGACTATCAATTACAGGCTTTCGTTCAAGCTATAAGAAACAAAAGAATACTTCTATTATCACCAACAGCATCAGGTAAATCACTTATAATTTATACGATAGTAAGATACTTACAAAGTCAAGAATTCGAAAGAGGTCTATTGATTGTTCCAACAACTTCTTTAGTTGAACAAATGTATAAAGACTTTGAAAGTTATGGTTATGATTCTGATGAACATTGTCACCGCCAGTATTCAGGTAAAGAAAAACACACAAATAAATTTTTGACTATCACCACTTGGCAGTCAATCTATAAAAATGAACCTGAATACTTTGAACAGTTTGATTTTGTCATGGGTGATGAAGCACATCAGTTTAAAGCAAAATCTTTAACAACTATTTTATCTGGATGTGTCAACTCTAAATATAGAATAGGAACTACAGGTACGTTAGATGGTACTCAGACACATAGACTTGTATTAGAAGGACTATTTGGACCTGTATATAAAGCAACTTCTACTTCAGAATTAATTAGTAGAAAAGAGTTAGCTGACTTTAGAATAAAATGTTTGATTTTAAAACACCCAGAAAATGTATGTCAAGCATCAAAGAAATGGGACTATCAAACTGAAATAGATTATATTGTATTGAATGAACAGAGAAATAAATTTATAAAAAACTTAACATTATCTTTAGAAGGAAATACTTTACTATTGTTTCAATTTGTTGAAAAGCATGGTAAAAAACTATATGAAATTATTAAAGAGTCTGCAAAAAATAGACATGTGTTTTTCGTTTTTGGTGGCACAGATGTTGAAGTACGAGAATCAGTTAGATCAATTACTGAGAAAGAAAGAAATGCAATCATTGTTGCTTCTTACGGCACTTTCAGTACTGGCATTAATATCCGCAACCTTCATAATATTATATTCGCCTCACCTTCTAAGTCAAGGATTCGTAATTTACAATCGATAGGAAGAGGACTAAGAAAAGGAGAAAACAAAGAGGAAGCTGTGTTATTCGATATAGCAGATGATATGAGAATAGGTAAACATGCTAATTTTACCTTGAAACATTTCATAGAAAGGTGTAAAATATACGATGACGAAAAGTTCAATTACAAATTTTACAATATAGAGTTAAAAGATGAATAATCAACCAACAATAAAAATAGTAAGACTACAAACAGGTGAAGATATAATTTCTTCTATTGTGGAAGATAATGATACTGATATGATTCTTTTGACTAATCCTATGAGAATGATATTGAAAAGGGTACCATCTGAAAAAGGAAGTCAATCTGTCTTTATGATGATGCCTTGGTTACCTATTGAAGTGATAAAAGAAGATTCTGCTATAATTTATAATTCGGATGTTATCACTATGTTTGATCCTAAGGATTCTTTGATTGAATATTATCAGAATATGGTAAATGAATCTGTTCTTACTATGTTACATGGTGAAGATGATACAGACTTTGAAGAAGAAGAGTACGAACTCACTGAAGAAGAATTAGAAGAGATAGAACGGTATAAAGAAGGAAAGCTATTACATTAATCATCTAACGGAACACCGCCACTTTAACATGTGTCAAGCCGTTTGTCAACACTTTTACAGGCAATATTATGACTAAATCGAATCATTACATCAACAACGCAGATTTCTTAGCATCATTGGTAAAATACCATGAAGAATGTGCGATTGCTAAAAAACAAAAAACTGAAGAACCTCCTATTCCAAACTATATTGGAGAATGCTTTCTAAAAATTGCAGAACATCTTTCCAGGAAACCCAATTTTATATCATATACTTTCCGTGATGAAATGATCTCAGATGGTGTAGAAAATTGCCTTATGTATTTCCGCAACTTTGATCCGGCAAAGAGTAATAATCCATTTGCTTATTTTACTCAAATCATATATTATGCTTTCTTACGCCGAATCATGAAAGAGAAGAAACAGTTATATGTCAAATATAAGGCAACACAACAGTTCGGTATTCTGGATGAAGGCGAGATGTATGAAGATGAAAACGGCAACATGAAACAATTTGAACTCTACGATAATATTTCCGAATTCATACAAAACTTTGAAGAAAGTAAACGAAAGAAAAAAGAAGGCAAAACAAAAGGAATTGATAATTTTGTGGAAGAATAATGAACAGTCAACTACTACAAAATAATTACATTTTCATACCTAACTTTATAGAAAAAGAAAGAGCTCAAATTTTAGCTAAAAGGTTTGATACTTTTTGCCAAAAAAATAAATTGGCTGGAGATCCGCAGGCTCCGAACTCTAGTTCTTTTTATAACTATATTGAATTTGTAGAATTGTTGTGTGAAAAAACCAATCAAGTTAGTGAAATTCTAGGACAAAAAGTTTTACCTACGTATACCTATTCTAGAGTTTACAAACGAGGTGATGATTTAAAACGGCATAGAGATAGACCTGCTTGCGAAATTAGTTTGACGTTGAATCTGTTTAAACAAAAAGATTGGCCTATTTACATACAGAAACCTAATGGTGAAGAAGTTTCAGTTGAAATGGAACAAGGTGATGCTATGATGTATTTGGGTTGCGTATCAGATCATTGGAGACATGAAATAGATCAAGATAAGTACATACAAGTATTTCTTCATTATGTCAGAAGTAATGGACCGTATGCTTCTGCTTTTTTTGATAAACACAAACCACAACCTGTAAAATTAGAATACGAAACAGAACCAGTTAAAAGAAATAACGGATTTTTTATATTGTGATTTAAACATGAAATTATGTATACTAGGTGATACTCACTTCGGTGCTCGAGGTGATTCTTTAGACTTCCACAAATATTTCCAAAAATTTTACGACCAAATATTTTTTCCTTATTTGTTAGAGAATAATATTAAAGTCGTTGTTCAAATGGGCGATTTGTTTGATCGCCGAAAGTTTATCAATTTCAATTCACTTTACCTTTGCAGAAAATACTTTTTCGATAAACTAAGAGATCACGATATACAACTATACGCTTTAGTTGGTAATCATGATGTTGCATTTAAAAACACACTTGAGGTAAATTCACCAAACTTATTATTAAAAGAATATGACAATGTATTTTTAATTGAAAATTTTTCGACAGAAAAATTCGATGGTGTCGATATTGATATAGTGCCTTGGTTGTGTGCCGACAATGAAGAAGAAATCTTCCAAAAAATAAAAAACAGTAAATCACAGATATGTTTTGGGCATTTTGAAATAGATGGTTTCGAAATGGATAGAGGCAATGTTCATCAAGGTGGGCTTGACAGAAAGACATTATTCAAGTATGATGTAGTATTAAGTGGTCATTTTCACCATAAATCGTCATCAGACAATGTTACCTATGTTGGCACTCCTTATGAAATGACCTGGTCTGATTTTGATGACCCAAAAGGGTTTCACATTTTCGATACCGACAATCGTGAATTACAGTTCGTCAAAAACACATTTGTCATGTTCAACAAGATTGTTTATGATGATGCACAGACAGATTTTGAATTTTGGAAAAAATACGATTACGATAAATTAAAAGATTCTTATGTAAAAGTAATCGTGTTAAACAAACAGAATCCTTTTTTATTTGAACATGTTTTAGATAATTTATATAAAGTTGGACTTAGTGATCTTTCTATAGTTGAAGATTTTAGTGAAAACATAATGGGTGATGATAGTGATATTATTGACCAAGCTGAAGATACTATGACCATACTTTCTAAGTATATTGATAATTTAGAAATCGATATTGAATCTGATAAATTGAAAACGCTTATGAGAGAACTTTACATTGAGGCTTTGAATACTGAGGTGTCTGACTAGTGTTACTCTTTAGAAATATAAAGTGGAAAAACCTGTTAAGCACAGGTAACAACTTCACAGAAATAAAACTAGACAATCAAAGTAATACACTTATTGTTGGTGAGAACGGTTCAGGTAAATCTACTTTACTTGATGCCTTATGCTTCGCACTTTTCGGAAAAGCATTTAGAAACATAAACAAACCAAACCTTATCAATTCAATTAACGGTAAAGATTGTGTAGTTGAAGTTACATTTGATACAAATAATAAGTCTTATAAAATTATAAGAGGTATTAAACCCAACCTTTTTGAAATTTATTGTAATAACGAGTTATTAAATCAAGAGGCTGCGTCTAGAGATTACCAAGATTATCTGGAAAGATTTATTCTGAAGATGAATTATAAATCTTTCACGCAGATTGTGATTCTAGGTTCAGCATCATTCACACCCTTCATGCAATTGTCTGCATCTGATCGCAGATCAATCATCGAAGATTTGTTAGACATACAGATTTTTTCTACGATGAATAATATCGTAAAAGAAAAAATTTCAAAGAACAAAGAAAACTCTACGATAAAAAAGAATGATATTGAATTATATTCACAAGAATATAAATTAAAGAAAGAACACTTAGACAAATTAAATTTAGATACTGATGCTAAGGTGACCGAGTATGAGAATGAAATACAAACTAATAATGATGCCTTGGAAACCTTACATGCGGAAGTTACAGGACACACAGCTAGTATTGAGGAATTACAAACTGCCGTTTCGAACAAGTTGGACATTGAAACAAAAGTCAAAAAGATATCCAAACTTGAATCGCAGATTGAAAGCAATATCACCAAATTCAACAAAGATATCGATTTTTTCCGACATCATGATGATTGTCCAACGTGCAGACAAACCATTGCCGTGGAGATTAAAGAAAAAGAAATCGAGTCACTTACTGGAAGAGTCGAAGAATCTAAGCAAGGCCTTACTGAACTTGAAACTAAACTCAATGAAGAACAGCAAAAACTTAATGAAATAGTGGAGAAACAAAAAGAAATACAAAGAATTCAGGTTGAAATTGCTACTAAAAATGCTTCGATTACGGGCATAAACAAGTATATTAGTAAGTTGCAGTCTTTAATACTTGAACTTAAAAACAATAAAACCAATACACAGAAAGAAGAAGATACTTTAAAGGAGTTGAAGTCTGCACTAAACAAAATGCAGGAAGAGTTGAAAGAACTTATTGAAGAAAAAACTTATTATGAATTCGCTTCTAATCTTTTAAAAGATACTGGTATTAAAACCAAAATTGTAAAACAGTATTTACCAATCATAAACAAATTAGTAAATAAGTATTTGGCTTCTTTAGATTTCTTTGTCAATTTTAATTTAGATGAATCGTTTAAAGAAACAATCAAGTCAAGACACCGAGATGAATTTAGTTATCATAATTTTTCTGAAGGTGAAAAACAAAGAATTGATATGGCACTAATGTTGACATGGAGAGCGATTGCAAAGTTGAAGAACTCTTCAAACACAAACTTGTTGATATTGGATGAAACGTTTGATTCTTCGTTAGATTCTACTGGTACAGATGAATTGATGAAACTGTTACACATGTTAGAAGGTGTAAATTTATTTGTTATCTCACATAAAGGCGATATACTACAAGATAAGTTTATAAATGTAATACGATTTGTGAAAGAGAAGAATTTTTCTAGGATGGTAAAATGAATTTTCAAGAATATCTAACGTGGTATAGAGATGTCGTGGATAAAGAAGTTGAGGGATGGTTTTATCCAATCGACATAATTGTTATGTATGGTATATTGAAAGAGATTCAAAGAAATATTTCAGGTGATATTTGTGAGATTGGTGTAGCTTATGGTAAAAGTGCTATTGCTATTTCCAATTTTAAAAGATCAGAAGATAATTTATATCTCTATGATATTTTTCCCGAAGAAGTTTTTTCCAAATGTTTACTTAACATTAAAAAGTTTGGTACAGATGATAATTTAGTTTGGAGAATAGAAGATACTACCAATCTAGAACACAGTCAAAAACTTTTTGATAAACGTTTAAGATTCCTACACATAGATGGATGCCATGAACACTCTGCCGTATTAAGTGATTTACAGTTTTTTAGTCACTACATGGTAGATCAAGGAATAATAGTGCTTGACGATTTCAATGATTACGAGTATCCTGGTGTCAACAGTGCTGCCATAGAATTTAGTTTGGCAAAATATAATGTTAAAAACTGGAGAGTGTTTGCTATTGGTGATAATAAGGCTTACATGTGTCAAAAAAAATATGTAACTACTTATCAATCTCTGTTAGCAATGTTTATGAAAAATGCATTACAAACAATGAACGTTCCTTTTCCTTTACCTTTAGCACTTCGAGAGATGCTTGATGTAAATGTTTTAATGTGTGATTCCCGTGAAGATTGGGAATATAAAAGGATTATAGAAAATATAAATGATAAACCTAGAATAGGATAAAGTTATGAGTGAAATTTTAACACTTGATACTTCCGAAGGCATAACCAAATTTAAGGAAGAAAAACCTCAACTATTAGTTGTATATTCTGATAAGCATCCAATGTTGAATGAAGTGATGCCTGAATATACTGAACCTCTACCAAATAAAGATATGTATGATTTGGTAAAGAATATGAAAGAAACCATGAAGATTTATGGTGGTGTAGGACTTTCAGCTAATCAGTGTGGCATAAGAAAAAGAGTTTTTGTTATGGGTACAGATCAATTTCAAATTGCATGTATCAATCCTAAAGTCTTAGAGGTGTCTGAAGAAAAAGAAAAACAAATAGAAGGATGTTTGTCTTTCCCTGCAATGTTTATGAAAGTCGAAAGACCAAAATCAGTTTTTGCTGAATATACTGATGAGAATGGAGAAGTTCATAGAGAATGGTTTCAAGGATTAACTGCACGTTGTTTTTTACATGAAACCGATCACATGAATGGAATAAAATATACAAAATATGTTGGTCCAGTGGCCATTCGTATGGCTCAACAAAAACAGTTGAAAAAAATTAAAACTGTTAAAAGAAGAATGAAAAATGGCGTATAGTTTTGATCCTAAAGATGATGTTGAAACTCAGTGGCAAAAGTGGCAAGACTCGGGTATTGAATATCAAAATATAGATGTCGATCAGTTACGTGAGAAAACCATAAAAGAACTTACGTATGTGTCTGGCATGGATGTTAAAGAATACACACTGTTTCAAAAGTGGTGTGAGGTTCAAGAAAAATATCCTACGATGTTGGTCAACGACCTATGGGAAGGCGAAAAGAAAGTTCTCATAGATGATGAACAAAGAAGGTCGATTGAAGAGATTAAAAATAATTTTTGGGTACCTAGTACACCTGAAGATTATCTAAACTTACAACCAGAATTAATTTACACAAATAAAGAAGATAATCTACCAGAGTTATGGAACACTATACGAACATTTTCTTCCACAATGAAGAACAACTCGAATATTGGACGTAATTTAAACTTTATTGTTCGTGACAAAGTAACTAAAAAATATCTTGGTGTTATCTGCATTAGTTCCGACTTCTTAGATTTGACACCAAGAGATAACTTTATTGGCTGGTCCAGAGAATTAAAAACTCAAGGTGGTATGATTAATCATACAGCTATAGGATCAACAATCGTTCCTTTACAACCTTTGGGTTATAATTATGTGGGTGGCAAATTACTTGCTCTATTGTGTTTGTCTGATCCTGTACAACAGTTATGGGAAAAACTTTACGGAGATAAATTAGTATCTGTAACTACTACATCATTATATGGTAAAACAAAAGCCGGTGGATTATCACAATACGATAATTTGGATCATTGGTTGCCGATGGGTTTTACTTCTGGCTCTGTTTCATTTGAACCTTTGACCGATACTAGATACATGATACGTGAATGGTTGAAAACAAATCATACCAGAAAATATTTTGAGTGGTATGTTGCAAAGAAACCTTCTGGACAACCACATAAAAGAGATCATAAAAATCGATCTTTAAATTTTACATACACACAGTTAAGCATACCAAAAGAATTGATTCGTTCTGAACATGCAAGAGGAATTTATTTTTCACCGTTATATGATAAGTCTTGTGAATTTTTACGTGGTGACCATGACGGTAAAAATATGAATAAGTTATTTGACACCAGTGTTGAATCGTTGGTTGATATCTGGAAAACTAAACACGCTAAACCGAGAATCAAACAATTGGTAAAAAAAGATAAAGTATCTTATGATACCTTGTTCTATGATGATTTGTGCTACTTAACTTGGGAAGAAACAAAAGAAAAATACCTTCCACAAGTTGGTCGGTAATAATAAAAAAGATGCTTGACAATTGAAGAAAGTTCCTATATAATTGTATCTGAAATGCGGAGAGTCCGAGACAACCTGCCCCCGCAGGTAGAGAGGTTTAACTCCTCTTATCCGCTCCACCCACGTTATCAAATTAGCAACAGTTGTTAAAAAGACAACGGCTTGACTTTTCCTTTTTCCTGTGTTATAATATACCTATACGATAGAAAAGGTATCTAAATGACAACTTTTACCGCAGAGACTAAATCGCAATTGGCAAAACTCCTTGCCACCGAAAACTTGCGAATTGAACACCAAAAGATTCGTACAGCCCGATTCGATCCAAAGAATCGGGTTTTATATTGTCCTATTTGGAAAAATATGTCAGGAGCTCTTTATGATCTTTTGATGGGTCATGAAGTAGGTCACGCTTTGTACACTCCTGCTCAAGGTTGGCATGATGCGGTTTGCGAAAAGGGTAAAAACTATAAAGCATTTTTGAATGTTATTGAAGATGCTCGAATCGAAAAGAAAATCAAACGGAAATATCCTGGTATTCGCAGGTCTTTTGTTACTGCCTATAATGAATTGATGGAAAGAAATTTCTTTGAGATTAAAGGTAAAGACATCAATAAAATGTCCTTCATTAATCGATTGAACCTTTTCACAAAATCTTCTGGAACTATTGATATTTCTTTTACTGGTTTTGAAGAAAAACTTGTAGAAGAAGTTATGCGTTGTGAAACTTGGGATGATGTAATTCGTGTCACTGGTCTTGTTTGGGATTATTCCAAAGATGAACAGTTCGAAATGATGCAAGATTTTGATTTCGATAATTTGGAATTCGATGAGGATGGTGAATACGAATTCGAATATGAATTGGAAGAATCTGAAGAAGGTTTCGATTCTGATGATTCGAAGAAAAATGGAAAATCATCTACTCAATCTGAAGAAAATGGTGAAGAAGGTGAGGGTTCGGGAAATTCTAATAAATTCGACACCGAATCAAATGAAGAGAGTGAAGGAGAAAGTGAATCTTTTTCGATAGTTCGTAATAAAGAATCTGCTTTAACTAACAAAGATATGTTTCAACCATTCTGTGAAACTGATGATGCGTTTCGTATGAATGAAAATACTCTGCTTGATGAAAAATGTAAAGAGTATATCTATCTTACTTTGCCTACTCCTGTTTTGAAAAATATTATTACGCCAGCTTCTCGCGTACAAAAACTTTTGGCCGATCATTACTCTAATCATTTTAACAGAAATGAATTGTTCAATAATTTCAAACGAAAAAATGAACGATACATTTCTTTGCTTGCCAAAGAATTCGAAATGAAGAAGGCGGCTTCTTGTTACGCAAAAGCTAAAACTTCAAATACAGGAGATATTGACGTATCGAAATTGTACAAATACAAAATTGATGATTCTATTTTCAAAAAGATGATGAGAATACCAAAAGGTAAATCTCACGGTTTGATTTTGCTTTTGGATAAATCAGGTTCAATGTCAAACAATATGAAAGGTTCTATTGAACAAATTCTAGTTTTGGCTATGTTCTGTAGAAAAGTAAATATTCCTTTTTCAGTTTACGGATTTGGGAATAATTCTACCGGTTATTGTATCGATAAGGAAGTTGATAACCTCGGTCGTGATGAAGAGTTTTTCAAACACAAAATTGGTGATGTTTATATGAATGCTGTATTCCTTAGAGAGTACATTAATTCTAGAATGAGTAATGTTGAATTCAACAATGCTTTGAAAAATATGGTTTGTTTGATGAATGGATTCTCACATAGGTATGGTAGAGATTATCCTCCTGTCGAATGTTTGTCGAATACACCTTTGACTGAAGCTATTGTTGCTACCGAAGCAATCACTCAAGAATTTAGAAAAGTAAATAATCTTGATATTGTAAATCTGGTGATTGTACACGATGGTGATGCAGATAGCATTTCTCATTATAATACTGGTCGAGATGAAGAAGGATATTCTTTGACTGGAAGATTTTCAACAAGTTATTTTAATGTTCTACTTCGTGACAATAAGATTCATTTTGAAGATAAGTTGGAACACGATAGTTTAAATTCTGCTGTTTTGAAATGGTATAAACAAAAAACTGGTGCAAATGTTTTTGGTTTTTTTGTAACCGATGATAATGCCAGTAGCATGAACGGTGCTATTTGTAAAAATTTCTACACTGAAAATGAAACTAAAAACTTCTATGATAGAATTGAAAATTATCATGAAAGAAAAGAAGCTGCAACAGTTCTAGTCAAAAAACTTAAAAAAGAAAAGTTTCTATTGTCGAAAAAACCAGGGTTTAAAAGCTTTTTCATTGTACCTGGGGGTAGCAATTTGCAGATTGATGATGGCGAACTTGAAATTGATGATACCAAAAAAATTACGGCAACAAAATTGACTAATGCCTTTTTGAAGTATAATAAAAAACGGCAAGTTAACCGTATTTTGGTTTCCAAATTTATTGACGGTATTGCAGTTTGATGTTGTGCCGAAACAACACTGGGCTTGACTTTTTAGTTCAGTGTGTTATAATGTTTGTATAAATTGATTGATCCTAACGGAGATTATATTATGAGTGGTCGTAACGAAAAACGTCAAAAGTTTCTAAATGCTTTGGTATCAACAGGTGCCAAAACCGTAACGCTTGATGAAATTAAATCGATTGCAGAAGATTTGAATATTGGTGTTCCCTATTGGTATATCAATGAAGAAGAAAATCGTGTAAAGCGTGGTGTGTACAAAGTACCATCAATCAAAAATACTACTACAGTTGAAACTGTAGATATGCAAGCTCAAGTTATTCCTATGACAAAAACTGAAAATAAATCTGCAAATAGGATTTCTTCTATTGTAACTGATCTTGAAATTGAAAACCTTGTACCCACAAAATACAAGAACTATGTTCCTTTCGGAAATTTTGAAGATATTGTTTCAATCATTCAATCAGAAAGTTTCTATCCAATCTTTATCACAGGTCAATCAGGTAATGGTAAAACAATGTCTGTTGAACAGGCTTGTGCCAAACTTGGTCGAAAGTTTGTGTGTGTTTCGATGACACCTGAAACTGATGAAAGTGATTTGTTTGGTAACTTTATTCTTATCAATGGTCAAATGGAATGGCGTGATGGTCCTGTAACTGTTGCGGCTCGTCAAGGTGCAGTTCTGTGTATCGATGAAGTTGACTATGGTGCTCAGAATCTTTCCTCTTTGCAGCGTGTACTTGAGGGTAAACCGTTTCTTCTAAAAAAGAAAAATGAACTAATTGTTCCTGCAAAAGGTTTTACCGTTGTTGCTACTGCTAATACAAAAGGTAAAGGTTCGGAAGATGGTCGTTATATGTTTACTAACGTATTGAATGAAGCTTTCCTTGAACGTTTCTTGAATACTATGGAACAAGATTGGCCTCCAGTTAAAGTCGAACGTAAGATCATCGAAAAAGAATTGGAATCTTCGGGTCGTGCAGACAAAGAGTTTGCTGAAAAACTTGTAACGTGGGCTGATATCATTCGTAAAACCTTCATTGAAGGTGGTTGTGATGAAGTGATTTCAACTCGCCGCCTTGTGCATATCGCAAAAACTTATGGTGTTTTTGGTGATAAGATGAAGGCAATCAATTTGTGTTTGAATCGTTTTGATGAAGATACCAAAATTTCTTTTGGTGATCTTTATACGAAAGTTGATGCGGGTGCTAATACCCAAACTATTATGGCACAAACAATTGAAGATGTTGCACCTACGGTAAATGATGAAATTCCTTTCTAATTTGCCTGTAAAACACTTGACACTACACACAGAGTATAGTATAATATCAACATAATTTGAGAGAACGGTTGCCTCTCAAATGATTTTTTAAAAGCAACCTGTATTAAAATATGGAGTATTTTGTTATGTCAGTTAAATCTAAAATCCTTGCTTACCTTTCTAAAGAAGATGGTTACAACACTTTGACGCCTGCTAAGATGCAGTCAATGTTTGGTGTTTCCAATCCTTCCGCAACAATCAATGATCTCCGCAATGAAGGTCATGCTATTTACTTGAATAGCCGTTACAACAGCAACGGAGAAAAAGTTTTCTTCTACCGTCTTGGTACTCCTACCAAGCGTATGGTCGCTGAAGGTATTGCAGCAATTCGTGCTCAAGGAGAGCGCGCATTTGCCTGATATTTCTAAATAAAGTTTAGAAATCTCACATAGAGAGGATATATATTTGTATCCTCTCTTTTTTATTATACAATGGGTAAACTATGGAAATACAAATCAAACTTGAAGAATTGAAAAAGAATAAATTATTTGTTGCTACACCAATGTATGGTGGTATGAATCATGGCCTTTATGCAAAATCTTGCCTTGATTTGCAAACATTGATGATTCGATATGGCATTGACATTAAATTTTCCTTTCTCTTCAACGAATCTTTAATCACCAGAGCTCGAAATTATTTGACGGATGAATTCCTCCGTTCAGATTGTACACACATGTTGTTTTTGGATTCGGACATTCACTTCAACCCACAAGATGTTTTAGCACTAATGGCTCTCGACAAAGATGTTATCGGAGGTCCTTATCCTAAAAAATCTATTAACTGGGGTAATATCGCTCATGCAGCACGTAAACACACTGAACTTGATCCTAGAGAATTAGAAAATGTTGTTGGTGAATATGTGTTTAATGTTGTAAAAGGAACTCAACACTTCCAAGTTACTGAACCACTACAGGTTTTGGAAATTGGAACTGGCTTCATGATGATTAAACGTCATGTGTTTGAAAAACTTGAGAAGGCATATCCACAACTTCGTTATAAACCAGATCATATTGGCCAAGCACACTTTGATGGTTCACGATACATTCATGCATACTTTGATACTATCATTGACACTGTAGATTCAGCAACAGGTGGCGGATCAGATCGTTATCTAAGTGAAGATTATATGTTCTGTCAATTGTGGCGTAAAATTGGCGGAGAAATTTATCTATGTCCTTGGATGAAAACACAACACATCGGCACATATGCATTTACAGGAAATATGCCTAAGGTTGCTGAACTAACTGGAAAATTGTGATGGCAATAACAAAGGAAGTGGCAAAAAGCCAAACTGCAACGACCGGTGGCCGCAAGTTTGATGGTGGTAAACTACAATATGGTTTACTACCACCACTTGCACTAAAGGCCACGGTTGACGTATTAACCTTTGGTGCGGAAAAATACGAACCTGATAATTGGAAATATGTGCCAGATTCCAAGCGCAGGTATTTCGATGCATTACAAAGGCATATTTGGGCATGGAAAGAAGGTGAGAAAGATGATCCTGAATCTGGTAAACACCACTTAGCACATGCGCTTTGTTGCCTCATGTTTCTATATGAACATGATATAATGTATTCTGTTGATGAATAAACTTAATTATGGAGTAGACAATGAAACTTTCAAATGATACAATCAGTGTACTAAAAAACTTTGCAACAATCAATCAAGGTATTTATTTTAAACAAGGTAAAACAATTAAAACTGTTTCACCCCAAAAGAATATTATGGCTGAAGTTACGGTCGATGAGGAATTTCCAATCGACTTCGGTGTATATGATCTGAATAATTTTCTTTCAGTTATTTCACTACACAAAGATGATACAACTCTTTCCTTTAAAGACAAGAACATTTTGATCTCTGGTCTAAAAGGCAGAAGTGAAATCAAATATCGTTTTTGTGAACCGCATATGATTGTTGTTCCACCAGAAAAGAATGTTGTTGTTCCCGATCCTGAAATCAAGTTCACATTGAACTCTGATGATTTCGATTGGATTATGCGAACAGCTGCTGTACTTTCTTCACCACATGTTGCTGTTGAATCTGACGGTGAGAAAGTGTGTGTTACAACTTTTGATTTGCAAAATGATTCTGCACACACAAATTCTATTGAAATTGCAGAAGGCACTGGCAATAAGTATAGAATGATCTTTAGAACAGAGAATCTTAAAATTATTTCTGGTTCTTATGACGTTTCTATTTCTTCAAAGGGAATCTCACATTTCAAAAACAAGAATAGAAATATTCAATATTGGATTACAACCGAAACTGGTTCCAAATTTGAAAAAGTAAACTAATTAATACTTGCTTTTTTTATTATGATTTATGTGAAAGGTAGTTATGGAACAAGTATTGTGGACGGAACGGTATCGCCCAAACACGGTCGAGGATTGTATTCTCCCCGACCGTTTAAAAAAACCATTTCAAGAATACGTCAATCAGAAAACTATTCCGAACCTACTATTGAGTGGTGGAGCAGGAGTAGGCAAAACGACCGTAGCCAAAGCAATGTGCAAAGAGATCGGTTGCGACTACATGATAATCAATGGTTCTGATGAATCGGGTATTGATACATTTAGAACGAAGATAAAACATTATGCCTCAGCAATGTCTTTTGCTGGCGGCAGAAAAGTTATTATCATTGATGAAGCCGATTATCTAAACCCAAACTCAACCCAACCAGCATTGCGAAATGCTATCGAAGAGTTTGCTGGTAATTGTTCGTTCATTTTTACATGTAATTACAAAACTCGCATTATAGAACCACTACACAGTCGTTGTGCTGTGATTGATTTTGGTTTGAAGAATGGTGAGAAGGTAAAACTCGCTTCTCTTTTTCATAAGAGAATTGAGTCGATTTTGCAAAGTGAAAAAGTTGAGTTTGATAAGTCAGTTGTTGCCGAATTAATCAAAAAACACTTTCCAGATTTTCGTCGTGTTATAAATGAACTGCAACGTTATTCACAGTTTGGTAAAATCGATACTGGTATTCTTGCACAGATCGGTGATGTTTCAACTAAAGAGTTGGTGAAACATATATCCTCCAAAGATTTCGGCGCGATTCGTAAATGGGTTGCGACCACAGAAATTGATGGTAATACATTGTTCAGAAAAATCTATGATGCAATGTATGATGTTTTGAAACCTACGTCGATACCTAAAGCAGTTCTAATTTTGGCTGACTATCAATACAAACAAGCATTCGTTGCAGATCAGGAAATTAATATGGTCGCTTGTTTAACTGAATTGATGGTCGAATGTGAGTTTGCATGAATGGAGAAACAAATGCTGTTTTCAAATGGATACGTGATGACTTTAATTCCTATCCTTCTCGCTTTGCTGCCGAGTTTATTGCTTGGGTTATTAGCATCGGGTGTAGTCTTACTATGGCACTTACCGTACCGAATCCTCCCCTTCTGGTTTTATATCCTTTTTGGATTACTGGTTGTGTTATCTATGCTTGGGCTGCTTATAGCAGGAGATCGTTTGGTATGCTTGCGAACTATTTGTTGATTGTTACAATCGATACTATTGGTTTGATAAGGATGTTATAATATGGAAGATACTGATTTTAATTCTTTTTCCAATAAACTTAGAAGAATTGGAAGAAAGTTTAAGTATAAACGAAAACACAATCAAAGAAAACAAGGTGAAAGAAAACATATGGACAGAAATTTTAGTGATGGTCTAAATTGTAATGATGATGATATTGTCACACTTGCAGGTGTAGAAGATCGTTCTGAATTCTTTTTGAGTGGTGTATCGTTAAACGACCATTACATTTCTAAAATTGTGAATGAGAGAACTCGTCTAAAGAAAAGTACAATTACATTCAGAGAATCGTTTATTTCCGATCATAAATCTTGGACAAAATTTTCAAGAGAAACGTATAAAGATTTACAAATCATTGAATTTAGTTCCGATGCTGGAATGATTATTGACAATTTGAGTGTATGTTTTATTGATTATTCGGTTAATTCAAACGCTGTAGATGTTAAAGTTTATGGTGATAAAGAATTTGTGGAGTTTCATCATAAACTTTTACATAAGAATTTTAATACTTCTAAATCTAACATAGAATGGATGTATTCTGGTGATGGAAGTTCAGTGAGTATTCCACTATCATCGGAAAAATTACCAGTAACAGAAATGTATCCTTTTCTAAAAGATGAAACTGTAGAAGAATATTATGATAGATATATGAACTCTTCTGCTTCGATTTTGCTTTTGATTGGACCACCAGGTACCGGTAAAACAACTTTCATTAGAGGTCTGTTGCACTATACTGGTAAAAACGCACTTGTTACTTATGATGAAAAACTTCTAGAAAAAGATTATGTGTTTGCTAGATTTCTGGAAGATGATGCCAACTTTATGATTATTGAAGATGCTGATAATTTTATCATCTCAAGAAAAGAAGGTAATACGATGATGCATCGATTCTTGAATGTTGGTGACGGTCTTGTTGGTGTAAAAGGTAAAAAATTAATTTTCTCTACGAATCTACCTTCTATTGATGATATTGATTCTGCTTTGATTCGTCCTGGCCGTTGCTTTGATATTCTTCATTTCGATAACTATACTGAAGAACAGGCTAAGAACATTTCTAAAAAACTCAATATTGAATTGGTTAAGAAAGATAATGGAACTTATTCTTTGGCGGAAGTATTTCATAATGAAATTAAAGCACCAAAAAATACGAAAAAAATGGGTTTTTATTGATGAGTCCCTTTGATTATGTTAATCAGATTCTACAGGGTAAGAAGAATCTGATTGTGGATGAAATTACTGAGAAAGACTATTCTCCGTTTCTGACAAACCGCAGTCTATCCTACCATATGGACTGTCTTATGTTTGCGAATGAGATGAACACCCGCCATTTTGTTGACAAAAAACTTCAGAATGATTTTTTACTAAATACCATACGGTCAAGAAAAAGACCGTTTGCGAAGTGGGCTAAGTCTGAAAAAAGCGAAGATATAGAATGTATTAAACATTACTTCAATGTATCAGATTCTAAGGCTTTAGAAATCTCCCGTCTACTAAGCAAAGAACAAATCCAAGCCCTAAAACAAAAAATAGAAACCGGTGGATTGAGGAAATAAAATGGTAGATATTAATAAATTCGTAGAAGTTCAATTGGTAGAACAAGATGATTTTCTAAAGGTCAGAGAAACCTTAACCAGAATTGGTGTATCGTCAAGAAAAGAGAGAATTCTTTATCAGTCATGTCATATCTTGCACAAGCAAGGTAAATATTATATTGTACATTTTAAAGAATTGTTTGCTCTTGATGGTAAACCTTCAAATATTACAGAGAATGATATACAAAGACGTAATGCTATCGCCAACCTTTTAGAAGAATGGGGATTAGTAAAAATCATGAACAAGAAAGTTATGGAAGATAACTTAGCACCAATACATCAAATTAAAATTATTTCCTTCAAGGAAAAAGATGATTGGGAATTAATACCAAAATACAATATAGGTAAAAAAGAAAAGATTTAAGAAAAAGTCTTGACATAATATAAATATTGTTGTATAATTGTGAAAAACGTTATGGTGTTATCATGAAAGAAAAAAAGATTCGACTGATAAATAAATATACAAAAGAGATTGTATATACAAGGGATTACGATAATGTAGTTAAAGAGGGTGTGAATGAATTCATACAAGTCTTTAATGAAAGTAATCCCCAAAGAACTTATCTTGTCAATAGAGAAGCCTTTACTATTGACAAGAATAAGTCGTGATGCCTTCGGGGTCACGAAATTTTAACTTGCTTAATTAAGGAGAAAAATATGACACGTATTTCATTTGGACCTTTGTTCCATCAAACTCTTGGCTTTGAAAATTTCATTCGTGATGTTGAAAAACTTCTAGACACAGAAGTTAAGCCAACAACCTTTCCACCACATAACATTATCAAAGTAGATGAGAATCGTTATATCGTGGAACTTGCTGTTGCTGGTTTTTCAAAAGATGAAATTGAAATTACAAGGCAAGATGGTTCGTTGAAGATTGTTGGTAATAAAAATCATGAAGATATGGGACAAGCACAATATCTATATCATGGAATTGCTGCACGTTCATTCACAAAAACAATTACGATTGCTGATACTGTAGAAGTTCACAGTTCAGAATTCAAAGATGGTGTTCTGCGTATTGGTCTTATTAATGTTATTCCAGAAAGTAAGAAACCAAAACGTATTGAAATTGGTAGTGAGTTGAAATTCTTTGAGCCACAATTGTTGCAAGAAGAAGTTTCCACTAAAACTAAAAAAGCAGCTTAAATTATGGGGGCTCTGCCCCCATTTATGGAGAAAATAATATATGATGAGAAAAGATCATAGCTTTCGTTTACCGAAAGAAGTCAAACGCTTGTTGTCTACTATGCCAAGTGCAGATTCGCACAAATACAAAAACCTAATGATTGAAGCAATCATCACAGGATCAAAAGAAGTTCCCAGAGAAAAGAAAAAAAATAGGAATAAATCAGTAGTTGAAATAGAATCTGAATAATGAAACCAAAATTCCTTTCAGCTCACATGAAAGTTGCTGAAGTGTATTCGGAGCTTTCTTCAGCTAAGAGATTAAAGGTTGGTGCTGTAATTGTAAAAAACGATACAATTATAGGTATTGGTTATAACGGAACACCTTCAGGTTGGAATAACAATTGTGAATCACATATAATAAATGATGCCGGTGATTACGATTTGAAAACTAAACCAGAAGTGATTCACGCCGAATCAAATGCTATTTCCAAAGTTGCAAAATCTACAAACTCAACTGAAGGTTCATATATGTTTGTAACTCATGCACCTTGTTTGGAATGTGCAAAACTAATACACCAATCTGGAATTACTAGAGTATATTATAAAAATACTTATAGAAATGATGATGGTGTAAAATTTTTAGAAAAATGCGGTGTTAAGATATTGAATATACAATGAAAGAATAAAAAAAAATGTTATGCTTACCTGATGATATGATAGGTAAACCAGTAGGATTTACCTGTTCAACCTTTGATCTACTTCATGCGGGACATATATTGATGCTTGCTGAATGTAAACAAATCTGCGATTATTTGATTGTTGGTTTACAAACTGACCCAACAATTGACCGACCAACAGTAAAAAATAAACCAATACAATCTGTAGTTGAGAGATACGTACAACTCTCTGCCGTCAAATTTGTTGATGAAATTATAGTTTATGAAACTGAAAAAGATTTAGAAGATTTGTTGATGTTTCTACCTATAACGATTCGAATTTGTGGTGTAGAATATAAAGATAAACCTTTAACTGGTCTAGATATTTGTGAAAGTAGAGGAATAAAAACATACTATAATTCCAGAAGCCATAGGTTTAGTTCAACTGAATTACGTAAGAGAGTTTATGAAAAGGAAAAATCATGAGTAAAGTGTTTACGGATGTGGCAACATTCATGTCTGCTGCTGGGCAATCTATCAATCAAGATAATTCACAACAGGCAGAATTGTATTTGAAACTTATTGAGGAAGAATACGAAAAGGAATTTAAAGAAGCAAGGCAATTAAATGATGATGTATTGACAATCGATGCATGTTTTGATACAATATGGGTTATCGTTGGTTATATGCTGTCGAGAGGTTGGGATTGTGAAAGAATATGGGACGAAGGTGCTCTAAGTAATCTCAAAAAGATTGATAGGGCAACACAAAAAGTTTTGAAGCGAGAAGATGGTAAAGTTTTGAAACCTGAAGGATGGCAACCTCCTGATTTTAGTAAATTTGTTAAAAAATGAAAGGCATCAATATAATGAATGAAGTAATTAAAAAACTCGTAGAAACAAATAAAAACATTACTAAAGCTTACAAGTATGATTTGTTTTACCGCGACTATGATGACATGGTAGAACTAATTGGTCTTGTTGATGACCCAACTTATGACATGAAAGATTTTGAAGGTAGGGAAATGTTATTCCCTAAACGTTGGTTAACTCTAGAAGTATATGATTCGAAAATGGAGATTTCAGTATAATGGCTATTAAACTAATTACATTTAAAACCAATCAAACACTTATCGGTTCAGTAACCGATAATGATGACTTTGAAACAGTCACCATTCGTGAACCAGTACAAGTAGTTGTTGTACCTCCACGGTCACAAACCGACCAAGGTGGAATTGCTTTTTCTCCTTATCTGGAATACAGTAGTGAATTTAAAACGGGAATCAAACTCAATAAGTCTGATATTTTGTGTATCAATACTCCACTGGTTGAATTGGAAAATCAATACAATCAAATTTTCGGTTCAGGAATTCAAATCGCATCAACACTCGTTTAAATGAAAAAATATTACACCAACGTTTCGACATACGGAAATAATATTCTATTTCGAGGTGTAAAAGACGGTCGGAGAGTTAAGATGAAAATCCAATACTCTCCGACTTTGTTTTTACCGACAAATAAAACTACTGAATGGAAAAATCTATTTGGTGAGAGTCTTGAACCAAAAAGGTTTGAGACTATTCGTGATACTAGAGATTTTATCAAACGTTATGATGAGGTGTCAAATTTTAAAATTTATGGTAATTCAAGTTTTGAATATGCTTTTATTGCTGACACACAACCAGGAATGATCGACTGGAATATTAATGACTTAAAAGTTTCTATTATTGATATTGAGGTCGGATCAGAAAATGGTTTTCCTGACCCATACAAAGCAACAGAGCCAATTACAGCTATTGCTATTCGTGATTTGAATGGTGACATGGTGGTTTATGGTTGTGGTGACTATGATAAAGAAAAAGATGAAACGAACAAAGATAAGAATGTTAAGTATGTGAAGTGTCGTGATGAATATACTCTTTGTAAAACTTTTCTTGATGATTGGGAGAAAGATTATCCTGATGTAATTTCTGGTTGGAATATTAAGTTCTTTGATATTCCATATTTGGTCAATCGTTTCAATCGTATTCTTGGTGAAGAAGTTACTAAAAAACTTTCACCTTGGAATAATGTTTACGGCCGAGAAAAAATCATACGTGGTAAAAATATGACTTCGTATGATTTAACTGGTGTAGCTACACTAGATTATATTGAATTGTATAAGTGGTATGCGCCTGGCGGTAAATCGCAAGAGTCTTATCGATTGGATAATATTGCTCACGTAGAACTAGGTAAGAAAAAGATTGATTACTCAGAATATGATAATCTACACCAACTATATCGTTTAAACTATCAAAAGTTTATTGAGTATAACATCGTTGACGTTGAACTTGTTTTTGAACTAGAGAGTAAATTAAAACTCATTGAACTTGGTTTGACTCTTGCTTACGATACGAAAACTAATTACGAAGATATTTTTGCTCAAACTAGAATGTGGGATTCAATGATATATTCTTATTTGTTTGAGAAAAATATTATCGTACCACCCAAGATTATAAAAAATAAAACAGAGGCTTTTGAAGGTGCTTATGTTAAAGAACCTCAAGTTGGTATGCATAATTATGTGGCAAGTTTCGACTTGAATAGTCTATATCCTCATTTGATGATGCAATATAATATTTCACCAGAAACACTGATTAATCATGAAGATTACACAGATGACATGCGTGAAATTCTAGGTCAAGTTATTAATGTTGATCGAATGATTGACAGAAAGATCGACACTAGAAAACTAAAAGATGTTACGATAACACCTAATGGCCAATTCTTCAGAACAGACATTCAAGGTTTTCTTCCTAAAATGTTGGAAGAAATGTACGAAGATCGGAAGAAGTTTAAGAAATTAATGTTGAAGTCTAAACAAGATTATGAAAATGAAACTGATGAATTTAAGAAATACGAAATTAAAAAACTTATTGCCAGATACGACAACCTACAGTTGGCTAAAAAGGTATCACTTAATAGTGCTTACGGTGCTTTGGGTTCTCAATATTTTAGGTTTTATGATTTGCGTATGGCCTTGGGTGTCACCACTGCTGGTCAACTAAGTATTCGTTGGATCGAAAAAGCATTAAATGAATACTTAAATAAATTATTAAAATCAGAAAATGAAGATTATGTTATCGCCTCTGATACAGACTCGATTTATCTCCGTCTTGGTGAGCTTGTTGATTCGGTCTTTAAAGACAAATCGAATTCTAATGCAATCATCGCCTTCATGGATAAAGTCTGTGAACAGAAAATACAACCTTTTATTGATAAGAGTTATCAAGAACTTGCTTCGTATGTTAACGCATACTCACAAAAAATGCAAATGAAACGTGAAGGTCTTTCTGATAAAGGTATTTGGACAGCAAAGAAAAGATATATTCTAAACGTGTACAACAATGAGGGTGTTCAATACAAAGAACCTCAAATCAAAGTTATGGGTTTGGAAATGGTAAAGTCATCGACTCCTGCTGCTATACGAGAAAAGATGAAAGAAGTAATTCAGTTAATGATGAAGGGTAGTGAAAGTGATGTTCAAGAATTTATTTTGAACTTCCGGGAAGAGTTTAAGAAACTGCCTCCTGAAGATATATCTTTTCCCCGCGGATTAAATGGGTTGACAGATTACGCTGATTCTGTTATGATGTATAAGAAAGGCACACCTATACATGTACGTGGTGCAATTCTTTATAACCATTATTTGAAAAAGTATGAACTTCTGAAAAAGTATCCTTTAATTCAAGAAGGTGAAAAACTAAAGTTTACTTATTTGAAAGTACCTAATCATTTTAAAGAGGATGTCATTTCGTATCCAGGTAGATTACCTAAAGAGTTTAACTTGAGTGAATATATTGATTATGAAACTCAGTTTAGTAAGGCTTTCGTTGAACCTGTTAAAGTTATACTTGATTGTATGGGATGGCAAGTTGAGAAACAAAATTCTATAGAGAGTTTTTTTGGATAGATTATGTTACAAGTGATATTTCCTTTTGTTACTGCGGTGGCTTTATCGGCCATCGCAGCTTATTATTCCGTTATAGGTTTAGCACAAATATTTCCTGGTTCTTTTTGGCCAATCATTATCATGGGGTCTGTATTAGAACTGTCCAAGTTAGTGACAGTTTCATGGTTATACAACAATTGGACAGATACAATTGGAGTTATGAAATACTATTTTTTGGTATCTATAATTCTTTTAATGACTATTACCTCAATGGGTATTTTTGGTTACCTTTCAAAGGCTCATTTGGAAACAAATATAATTGTAGGTGCTAATAGTGTTCAAATCAAAACATTAGAACAACAAGAAAAGATAGTAAAAGAAAGACTCGATTACCTATTAAAAAGAGCTGGCGATCCTGCAACTGCATCTAAAAAGATAGATAAACAAATACAAGAAACGCAACAAGAATTAAAAGAAATAAATGAAAAGAAGTTGCCTCTATTAACTGAAGAGAATAAACTAACGGCAGAAATAGGCCCAATTAAATATATTGCCGAGGCTTTATACACAAAAGATGATCCAAACTTTATAGATAAAGCTGTACGTTTCGTAATACTAATCATCATAGTTGTTTTTGATCCACTGGCAGTTCTTCTTTTGATCGCTTCAAATCAATCGTATAGAAAATACAAAGTGAAAAATGAACCAGAGGAAAATAAAAAAACACCCAAGAAGAAAAAGGTTGACAACTCTACAGCACCTAGTGTAGAATTGTTTGCGAAAGAAGATTCAGAATTAATACCTAAATCAAAGATTGCTAATATTGGAGAAATACAATGAGTTTAATGGAAAAGTTAAAAAAAGGTTCGACTATCAAGGAAACATCAATACTTGCTAAGTCCGAATTCTTTACAGAAAAAGATATGATTCGAACCGATGTGCCTATGGTAAACGTTGCATTATCAGGTTCACTAGATGGTGGCCTAACACCAGGTTTAACTATGTTTGCTGGACCATCAAAACACTTTAAGACAGCGTTTGCTCTTTTAATGGCTTCGGCTTACTTGAAGAAATATAGTGATGCTGTCGTTTTGTTCTACGATTCAGAATTTGGTACTCCTCAAAAATACTTTGAAACTTTTGGTATCGATACTGATAGAGTTCTACATACACCAATTACAGATGTTGAAGAATTAAAGCACGACATTATGAATCAAATGCAAAACATCTCAAAAGGTGAACGTGTAATTATTATTCTAGATTCCATTGGTAACTTAGCATCGAAGAAAGAGATTGAAGATTCTCTTGAGGGCAAATCTGTTGCTGATATGACTAGAGCTAAACAGATGAAATCTTTGTTTAGAATGATTACTCCACACCTAACAATTAAAGACATACCAATGATTGTTGTCAACCACACTTATAAAGAAATTGGTATGTTTCCGAAAGATATTGTTGGTGGTGGTACAGGTTCTTATTACTCAGCAGATACAATTTGGATTCTTGGTCGTCAACAAGAAAAAACCGGAACAGAAATTACCGGTTATAACTTTATCATCAACATTGAAAAGTCGAGATATGTTCGTGAGAAGTCCAAGATTCCAATTACAGTAGCTTTCGACGGTGGTATTCAAAAGTATTCTGGTCTACTAGACATTGCATTAGAAGGAAGTTTTGTTGTTAAACCTGCAAATGGCTGGTATGCAAAAGTAGATCAAGAAACTGGTGAAGTATTAAACAAAGTTCGATTTGATGATACACAAACAAAAGAATTTTGGAGTGATATTTTAACTAATGAAAAATTTAAAGAATATGTAAGGAAACGTTATGAAATTGCTTATGGAAATATTATGCAAGATATTCCCATGGATGAAGAAACAACAGAGTCCTAAGTATTCCATAGATTATAGGGATGAAAATACCTATTTTACCATACTTGATGGTAAATATCAAAACGTCACCGTAACTTACTCGCAAACCCAATTCTTTGAAGATGAGGGTTTTGCGAGGTTAAAATTCAATTATAATGTCATAGATTCTTCAACATTTGCCTTAGAACAGTTGACAGACGATCAAGAATTTGTTATAATGTTAGGTGATATCTTACAAGACTACATTCTAGTGAAGGCAAAAAATCTTGAAACAGTTAGAGACAGTAATTCTGAAGAACTTGATTTTCAATGAAGAGTATACCCGTAAAGTATTTCCTTTCATAAAACACGAATATTTTTCAGATAACGTACACAAAAAATTCTTCAATGAAGTAAAACGTTTTATTGAAGAATATAAAACTCCTCCTACCTACGAATCACTACTCATCGATTTTACCGAATCTAAAAGATTAACACAAACCGAAGTGAACGGTTGTGTTGATTTGTTGCGTGAACTAAATTCAAATAAGAATGAAAGTTCCGAAATGGAATGGCTGATTGACCAAACAGAAAAGTTTTGTCAAGATAAAGCAATCTATAATGCAATCATGAATTCGGTCAGTATTCTTGACCAAAGTGGTGAAGATAAGAAATCTAAAGGTGAGATACCTAAACTTCTCAGTGATGCATTGGCCGTATCTTTTGATAATCATATTGGTCATGATTATGTAAATGATTTTGATGCACGGTATGATTTCTATCACAAACAAGAAACGCGGATTCAATTTGACCTTGATATCTTTAATAGGATTACCAAAGGTGGTCTTCCAATTAAAACTCTGAATATCGCACTTGCTGGCACAGGCGTTGGTAAATCTTTGTTCATGTGTCACGTTGCCGCATCTTGTATATCACAAGGTAAAAATGTTTTGTATATTACACTTGAGATGGCCGAAGAAAAGATTGCAGAACGTATAGATGCTAATCTTTTGAATGTAGACTTGAATGAGTTATATACTTTGACTAAAGATGATTATGGTCGAAAGTTTAATCACCTGAAAACCAAACTCAATGGTAAATTAATCATCAAAGAATATCCGACTGCATCGGCATCAACACTTCATTTCAGAGCTTTGTTGAATGAATTGCAATTGAAGAAGAATTTTAAACCTGATATTGTGTTTATCGATTATCTGAATATTTGTTCATCATCTCGTATTAAACCTGGTGCGAACGTGAATAGTTATTCTTATATCAAAGCAATTGCAGAAGAACTTCGTGGTCTTGCAGTTGAATTTGCTGTGCCTGTTGTTTCTGCTACACAGACAACTAGAAGTGGTTTTACAAATACTGATCCTGGTCTAGAAGATACTTCAGAATCTTTTGGTCTGCCAGCAACAGCAGACTTTATGTTTGCTTTGATTAGTACTGAAGAACTTGAACAGTTGAATCAGATTATGGTGAAACAGTTGAAGAATCGTTACGGTGATCCAAATCATTTCAAACGATTCGTTGTAGGTATTGATAGAGCTAAGATGAAATTGTATGATGCTGAACCTGATGCACAGAATGATATTTCAGATTCAGGTCAACCAAATGATACACCTCCATTAAATACATTTGGTAATCGTGAGAGTAAATTTAACAAAAACTTTGGCGGAATTAAAGTATGAGTTTGAATAAAGATCAAGCAATTTATTGTGCGAATGTATTCTCAAACTATTTCGATAGATTCGAAAGAATAGATGAATACATGCGTGAACAAAAGTTGTCATCTATGTCAGAGAGGTCACCAACACTTTTTGGTATGGGACCTGAAGATGATTTGTTTTCAGACTTCACGGTTTCACCAGAAAAAATGAACTTTGAAGTTGTCGAACTTTCGCAAGAAAAGTGGGACATTTATTTGAATATGATTTCTTCTCATTCAAACATGACAAGTATTCCTGGTCGCTGCTTGAGATTGGCTGTACTAGAAACTACAACCAATAAATGGTGTGGTTTTATTAGACTAGGTTCGCCAGTAATTAATTGTAAACCTAGAAATGAAATGTTGGGTCAAGTGTTCACTCAAACTGAAGGTGGCGCACAGTTATTTAATCGATGCGCTATCATGGGTTTTGTTATTGTACCTGCACAGCCATTTGGTTATAATTACCTTGGTGGTAAATTGATGGCTGCGATTTGTACTACACATGAAGTACGTGAAATGTTGAACAAGAAATATAACATGACAACTTGTTTGTTTGAAACAACCAGTTTATACGGTTCAACTAAGGCTGTATCACAATATGATGGCATGAAACCTTATATTCGATACAAAGGTTTGACAGATAGTGATTTTCTTCCTATGTTACATGGTAAAACATACACCGATCTAAAAGAATATATGGAAGAAATTATTGGTGAACCACTCGCACCAGAAGGTGCTTCTAGTCGTAAACTAAAGATATCAAATGCCATGGTGTCACATATCAATACTGCTTTGAAGGGTACACCAGAAGGTGCCAAGTTTAAAAAGACCATAGAAAATGCAAAGAATCTGAACGAACAAAAGCGTTACTATGTTTCAGATTATGGGTTTAGTAACATGGTTGACTTTGTTAATGGAAAAACAACTAAACTGATTGCTGGTGAAAACTATGAAAAGTTTCATTTGAAAAACATAATTGAGTGGTGGAGAAAGAAAGCCATTAACAGATTTGAAACGTTAAAGACTGAGAATAGACTTAGGACAGAGATCGAAGTCTGGACAGGCGAAAAAGAGATTGACATTATTCGGTAGTCCTGATAGGATAAATACTCCATTATAAGTGGAGATTTAAATGGCAGGCAATGCAATAGAAACCGCGAAACAAGAAAACGGATCAAAAGTTTATTTCGAATTAGTAATAGAAAACGGAAAAGACCCGGACAAAGATTTTGCTGTTTTAGCGACAGCTGTAAAAAAAGTATATTCTAATGTAAATAATGAGTGGATGGAATCTTATGCGAAACAGGCACGAGCCTTGAAAGAATATATTGGTAGAAATAAGGGTTATGAGTACTCCCGTGATGATGGGTTTATGCCATTTATTGAAAACATTGCGAAACAAAAATGTGGTGTTTCAGTTAAAGATCGTTGGGACCCTGCTGACATTTACATGGTAAAAAAATCCAAAAGAAAAGAAATTGAAGCCAAAATAAAACAGATAACATCCACTCCAGATAAAGATACAAACCTATTGGCATTAAATGATTACATGAGAGAACTGATGCAATCTCTTGATATGTTACCAGTTTCATTAAAAGCTATTAAAAAATCCACAACAAAGGCTAAAGCTGAACCTGCGAACATAGGAGCTAAAGGTAAAAAAGTTTCTTTTGAAGTTGTTCCAGGTTCAGTAAAATGTTTATTAGATTTTGGACATAAAACTCCAAACGAATTCGATACGGGTGAATTTGCATTTGATTTTAAAGTTGGTGATGAAGAGATTCACGGACAAGCTCGTAACTTTCAGTATTCAAAAGCAAGAAACTTAGTTCAAACGGATTTGACACCAAAAGGTCGGTCTGGTGGTGCAAAACTTGGTAAAGTATCTTCTGAAGCATTAGATACTTTTTTAAAAAAAATTAATTTGCCAAGACCAGCATCTGCTGCCAAAGATCCAAATATTGATTTGCCTGGTGAATGGAAAAAAGAAAATATTGATTATTGGATAAAGTATATAGAAAATCTAAAGAGTGAAAAGATTGCTGGCCGACCTATTGATTTAGGTGGACTGAAAGTAAAAAATGGTAATAAAGAAACTGTGGGTGCAGAAGAAGTAATCAAAAATGCTATTATATCTGAAAATAAAACAAGAAGTTCTGCTGGTCGTTTTTCATCCAAGTTGATTGGATTAAGATGGGCTTATACATGGGCTTTAATAGAAAAAAAAGGAAAGATGGATGAATGGTTACAAACTTTATATTATGGTGCTAAAAAAGAATTTGGTGGTAAAAACGGACCATTTTTAAAAATATACTAATATGAAATTTTTAGACTTTTTAGTAGAAGCCAAAAATGAAGGCGCAAATCTACACCTAGAACATCTAGAAGATAATATATTTAATTTTGGTGTAAATGGTACTCGACAATCAATTGATTTTTTAAGATCATTAAGAGATATGTTAGCAGGTCATTCACAATCAAAAGTAAATATTACAACAAAATGGGATGGAGCTCCAGCTGTTATATGTGGAATAAATCCTGAAAACGGAAAGTTTTTTGTTGGAACAAAATCTGTTTTCAACAAAGATGGTAAATTAAATTACACCGATGATGATATTGATAAGAATCATCCTGGTGGGGGATTAAATGAGAAATTAAAAATAGCATTGGCCTTTTTACCAAAACTTGGCATCAAAGGTATATTACAAGGTGATTTGTTATTTACCAAAGGTGATATACAATCAGAAACAATTGACGGACAAAAATATATAAAGTTTCAACCAAATACTATTGTGTATGCGGTGCCAACCGATTCAGTTATGGCTAAAAAAATGTTAGCCTCTCAAATGGGAATAGTTTTTCATACTTCTTATTCAGGAAGAACGATAGATACATTGAAAGCCTCCTTCAATATTGACATTGGAAATTTAACACAAACTAAAGACGTTTGGTTCCGAGATGCTTCTTTTGTTGATGCGTCTGGTACTGCAACATTCACCGATAAAGAAACTCAAGCAATAACCTCTCTATTATCTCAAGCAGGTAGAGTTTTTCAAACCATAAATCCTGTCGTGTTAAATAGAATATCCTCTGGAATATTTAAAGAACAAATTAAGACATTCAATAATACAAAGATTAGATCAGGACAAAAAATAACAAATACTGGCCAACATGTTTCAGAATTAATTAAATATATTGAAGATAAACTAAACAAAGAAATACTTGTTGCAAAAAAAGAAGATACAAAGAAGAAAAGAATTGCCGAAAAGAATGAAGTGATGAGGTTCTATAGAGGAAGTGCCAATCAATTAAAATCTGTTTTTGATTTGATGAACTTAATAGTTGATGCTAAGTTAATGATAATAAGAAAATTGGAATCAATCAAATCTTCAGTAGATACCTTTGTTAGAACAGAAGATGGTTATAGAGTTACTGGTCCAGAAGGGTTTGTGGCAGTAGATAGAATAAGTGGTGGTGCATTGAAGTTAGTTGATCGACTAGAATTTAGTCAGACCAACTTTAATGCCGCAAAAAATTGGAGCAAATAATGGCATACGACTTAAATAAAATATTACAAGAATATGGAGATGATGATTTCGGTTTCTCCGCTGTTTCTGAAGAAGAGTATAATGCTGTAATCAATGAGAAAGCTGATACAGCGGAAGAGTTTCAAGCAAGATTACAACAAGTTGAGAAATTAGTTTTACCATTCTTCACAAAACTTTTACAAACATCCGATAAAGAATACATATATTGGCCAAACAGAAAAAAATTAGTTGAAGATCAGATACAAAAGATACTTAAATTAACAAGAGGTTAATATGGCATATTCAACTCAAGTATTAGATCATTACGAAAATCCTAGAAACGTAGGTAAATTTGATATAGGTGATGAAAGTGTTGGCACAGGATTAGTAGGTGCTCCAGCTTGTGGTGACGTTTTGAAATTGCAGATAAAAGTAGAAGATAATATTATCACTGATGCGAAATTTAAAACATATGGTTGCGGTAGTGCTATTGCTTCGTCATCATTAGTAACTGAATGGGTCAAAGGAAAAACACTTGAAGAAGCGGGTGCAATTAAGAACACTGAAATTGCAGAAGAGTTAGCTCTACCACCAGTAAAGATACATTGTTCAATCTTAGCTGAAGATGCTATTAAAGCAGCAATCAAAGACTATCAAGATAAAAACTTAACAAAGGCTGCATAATGTTAAAACAAATAAATGGTCGTTGGGCTTTAGTTTCGAAAAAAACTCAAAGACCTCTTGCCTATTATAAAGGCGAAGGTAAACCATCGGATGAGTGGGTAAAGAAGCAAGAAGCAAGAATTCAGATGTTCAAATCTATGAATGAACAACAAGAATTTGTTTCAAAGGCAGGCGCAGGAGAATGGGGTAGACCCGAAACCACAAGAAAATATATAGAAGATACACCAGGACAAAAAGTTCAAAGATTTAAGAAATATATAAAGAATATATAATTATTTTATGGAGTAGAGAATGAAAGATTTGATTATAGGATGTTCCACCAACTACGATTGGTCTAAGTTAAAATATTGGATCAATTCTATCAATGCATCAGGATTTGAAGGTGATAAAATCCTGATTCTAATGAACTGTGATGCTGAAACAGTTAAAAAAATTACAGAAGCAGGTTTCGGTGTAATTGGATTCAATCAAGATGAACAAGGTAATTTGAGTTATAGTTCTTCAATGCCTGTCCACACCGAAAGATTTTTACACATCTACAATTATTTAAAAGACAGAGACTATCGTTATGTAATCACAACCGATGTTAAAGATGTTGTCTTTCAAAAAAATCCTATCGAATATCTTGAAGCGGAATGTATTTCTAAAAATCTAATTTTTGCTTCCGAAAGTATCAAGTATAAAGACGAACCTTGGGGTGACCAAAACCTAAAAGAAACTTTTGGTCCATACATCTACGAACAGTTTAAGAACAATGAAATCTTCAACGTTGGTGTTTTGGCTGGTCACGGCTACGCTATTCGTGATTTAGCTTTGAACATTTTTGTCGCTAGTTTAAATCGTCCTATTCCAATTTGTGACCAATCTACGTTTAATTTCCTCATTAGTCAAAACCCTTACACCTCATTGAGTAAGTATTGTTTCTCTGAAGATGGTTGGGCTGCACAACTAGGAACAACAGGTGATCCATCAAAATCTGCACAATTCGATCCTTTGTTACTCGAAGAGAAACCAAAATTTGATGGTAATATTGTAACTACATCAAAAGGTAAAGAATTCTATATTGTACACCAATATGATAGAGTTCCAGAAATGAAAAAGGTCATTGAGGAAAAATTTGCATGAAACGTCTATTGTTTGTAGTTCATCGTTATGCTCCTTATCCTGGCGGTTCTGAAAATTATGTCAGAGATATGGCCGAAGAATGTGTTCGGAGAGGACATGATGTTTCTGTTTTCACTGGCGAACACAAAGGCGATTTGAATGGAGTAAAAGTTACATCAGACGTAAATATTCTAGGTCAAAAGTTTGATCTCATTATCGTTCATGGCGGCGACGTTGGCTTACAAAATTTAGTATTGATGAACGCAGAAAGAATACCTTCACCAATACTATTCATGATTATAAAACCATCCGAAAGTCCTGTTTATATTCATGCGATGAACACCGTAAAATACCTAGGATGTTCTGCACCAGAGGATTATGAATTATTGAAAAAACATAATCACATGAATAAGTGTGTTAGAGTTATTCATGGTATAGATGAAAAGATATCAGTTGGTATGACAGGTTTTAGAGAGAAGTATGGTATAGAAACAAAATATATGTTTTTATCGTGTGGAGGTTTCTGGCCAAATAAAGCAATGAATGAACTCGCACAAATATTCAATGATATTGGAAGAGATGATGCTACGCTAGTATTAACAGGTTATGATAACAGACATAACATTCGTCCAATTGATACGAAATATGTTAAGACATTTATGATAGAAGATAGAGAAGATGTTTTGTCGGCCATTCGTGATGCAGATTTATACATTATGCATTCCTTCAGTGAAGGGTTTGGTTTAGTTCTTCTAGAGTCTATGTTAAATAAAACTCCTTGGGCTTCTAGAAAAATTGCTGGTGCTAATTTAATGAGTGAGTTTGGATTTACATACGAAAATGACCATCAACTTAGAGAATATATTTTAGATTTTGATGGTAATAAAGATGCACAAATAGAAAATGCATATGAGTATGTAACATTAAATCATATGATAAAAAATACAGTTGATGATATTATGAGGTTAGTATGAATTTTACTTTTGGTATTCTTACAAAATACGATGATGAAGAAAAACTAAAAGAAGTTATAGACTCGATACACAATCTAAACATTCCGGAAAATGGTGGTGATTATCAAGTTTTGGTAATAGGCGAAAAGAAAGTAGAAGGATCAAAATATGAGAGGTACATTTATTTTGATGAAACTGCCAAACCAGCCTGGATAACCAAAAAGAAAAATTTATTGGCTCGTGCCGCAAATTTTCAAAACATTGTTTTAATGCACGATTACTTTGTTTTTGATAAAGATTGGTATAAAAACTTTTTAGAGTTTGGAAATGATTGGGACATTTGTTCTTGTCCACAATATCTAATAAACGGTAAACGACATTTTACCGATTGGGTTTGTTGGGATTCACCTTTATTTCCGAGATATACTTCATTACATTATGATGATTGGTCACATGTGAATTACATGTATCAATCTGGCGGTTTCGTTGTTGCAAAAACACAGTTGATTATTGATAATCCATTCAATGAACAATTAGGTTGGGGTCAAGCTGACGATGTTGAATGGTCTCTCCGAGTGAGACATAGATACAAGTATGTTTGTAATGGAAAAAGTATAGTGAGACATAATAAGGTACATCGTGATGCGAAATAAATTAATTATATTTGACTTAGATGGTGTTTTGATTGAATCTAGAGAATTGCATTATCACGCTCTTAATGATGCATTAAGAAAAGTCGATGAACGTTATGTAATTGACCGAGAAGAACACCTCAGTGTTTATGATGGTTTAAACACCACTAGAAAACTTGAAATGTTGACCGAAAGAAAAGGTCTGCCTACGAGTTTCTACGATCAAGTATGGCAAGATAAACAGTCAGCAACTTTTGAATTAATCAAACAGTTTCCAAAAAATCCAACCTTAATAGAATTTTTCAGTAGTCTAAAATCGCAAGGTATAAAAGTTGCCGTTGCAAGTAACTCTATACGTGAAACGGTAAAGCTTGCTTTAATATCTATAGGTGTGTTAGAATATGTAGATTACTTTGTAAGTAATGAGGATGTTAGGAGACCCAAGCCATATCCAGAGATGTATTGGCAATGCATGACCGTTTTAAATGCATTGCCAAAAACTACAGTTATCTTTGAAGATAGTCACATTGGTAGAGAGGGTGCTTTAAATTCTGGAGCTCACTTAATTCCATTAAAAGATTCTTTTGATTTGACCAAAGACAAAATAGACGATGCGCTTGATATATTAAATGGAATTAAAAAAACAAATATACCATGGAGAAATAAAAAAATGAATGTATTGATACCAATGGCAGGCGCAGGTAGTAGATTTGCTGCAGCAGGTTATACTTTTCCAAAACCTCTAATCGAAGTTCGTGGAAAACCAATGATTCAGGTTGTTGTGGAAAATCTTAATGTTGAAGCGCACTTCATTTTCATTGTACAAAAAGAACACTACGAAAAGTATAATCTAAAACAATTGTTGAATCTTATTGCTCCAGGTTGCGACATAATCCAGGTTGACGGTATAACAGAAGGTGCTGCGTGTACAACATTACTCGCAAAAGAACTTATTAATAACGGTGAACCTCTATTGATGGCAAACTCGGATCAATTTGTTGAGTGGAATTCCAATGAGTGTTTATATGCATTTACTGCTGATACTATCGATGGTGGTATAGTTACTTTTGAAGCCACGCATCCAAAGTGGTCTTTTGCTAAATTGGATGAAAATGGTTTTGTTTCAGAAGTTGCGGAGAAAAAACCAATCTCGAATATTGCAACGGTAGGAATATATTATTGGAAACAAGGTAGCGATTATGTTAAGTATGCTGAACAGATGATACAGAAAAACATTCGTGTCAATAATGAATTCTATGTTTGTCCAGTATTTAATGAAGCAATTGCCGATGGTAAAAAGATAAGAACCAAACATATCGAAAGAATGTGGGGAATAGGAACACCAGAAGATTTAAATTACTTTTTGGAGAACCATAAATGAGAGTTGCTGTCGTATTGACCGGACACCTAAGGTGCTGGAAACAAGTGTTTCCGAATTTTAAAGAAAAAGTAATTGATCGATATAACCCAGATATATTCATTCATACTTGGGATGAAGAAGGCTGGTGGATACCTGGTGATAAACAAAATGAAAAAGGTTTCTTTGAGGGTACACCTGAGATTGTAGATCAAGAAGTGATTGATGCTTACAAACCTTTATACTTTGTAAAAGAATATTGGGACGATTTTAATCAACACTTCGAACAGTGTGGAACTTATTTTAAAAACTTCGCACACAGACCAAAAAATATACTTTCGATGTATTATAAAATGCATCAAGGATTTTCTTTGGTTGAAAAACATCTGGCACAACTACAGGGAAATTATGATCTAGTCATTCGTATGCGACCAGACATGGTTTTTCATGAGGATCTTCCTGATTTTAATATGGGAACTTTCTATACTATTGCTCACAGAAATCATCTAGGTCAAGGAACTGGAGATTTGATGCAAGTTGGTAGTGTGGGACAAATGTTATTCTTTACAAAAATTATTTGTTTTATTTCTGAATTATATAAACAAACAGACTTATTATGTCCTCATGTTATAACTGAACAACATATAACAAATTTAAGATTGAACTGGAAAGAATTTAATATCAACAAAACTTTAATGCATACGCCGAAGGGTGCTTATGTAGAAATGGATAAAATAAATGCTGAATGAAATTTTAAAATTAGATGATGGTCCAATTAAGTATGAGCCAAGTGGCCGTGGACATATTAAGATGGTGGGACATTCTGTGCCATACAGTATTATGCAAAAAGAATTTGATTTTTTACATAATATCATTGTAGAAAATAATTTACAAAGAGGTTTCGAATTAGCCACAGCATTCGGTATTTCCGGTACAGCAATAGGCACAGCTTTCAAAAAAACAGGTGGAAAGTTTGTAACCATGGATGCGTATATTGAAGAGAAGTATGATAACGCAGGAACGTATGAACATTTCCAAAAAGAAGTTTATGAAAAGTCTGATGGATATAAAAGTGTAAATTATCTCATAGATAAATTTGAATTAAGAGATACGATGTTTGCTGAAATTGGTTGGTCTCCAGACGATGTTGACAGTATAGTTGGAAAACATTTCACGGAAAAATTAGATTTTGTATTTTTGGATGCTGGACATTTTGGCGACCAGATGATTAAAGATATTAAAGAAATAAATAAACACTTAGATGAAAAATTTGTTTTTGTGTTCCACGATATTTACCCTTGGAGTTGCACACAAGAAGTTCATAATCTGTGTATAGAATTGTTTGGAAAAGATATTGATATTAAACTTCCTTATCCGGAAGGAGAAAATTTAGGCATAATTTCATGTTTATAATTTCACATAGAGCTAATTTAAACGGTCCAGACCCATCAATCGAAAATAAACCTGAATCAATTGTTCACGCTATCGATCAGGGATTTTCGGTTGAGGTTGATCTTCGAATGAAAGATCAAAAACTATATTTTGGACATGATGAAGCTCAATATGAAACTGATATTAATTTTTTAAAGAAGTACAAACAATATCTATGGATTCATTGTAAAGAAATGGAAACCATGGAGTTTTGTCTTGAACAGGCTCTACACTGTTTCTGGCATAACGATGATGATTATACACTGACAAATTACAGATATGTCTGGGCATACCCCGGAAAAGAACCTGTCGGCAAACTAACGATAATGGTGATGCCAGAAAGGCACTGGAGTCCAGAAGAAACCCTATCAAAAAAACCATTTGGAGTATGCACAGACTACCCTTATGCGTATCAAGATATTATAAATAAGAGATAAAATAACACTGCTGTAGAGGCGGAGAATGAAATTTAAAGACTTTCTAACAGAAAAGAAAGAAGTACATGCCGTAATGGCCTTTGGGAGAATGAATCCCATAACTTCTGGCCACGAAAAATTAGTCAACGCTGTCAAAAAAGTTGCTGCCAAAGTTGGCGGTTCACATATTATCGCACTATCACATTCTCAAGACCCAAAGAAAAATCCTCTCACAGCCGCACAAAAAGTCAAATACGCCAAAGGTGCATTTCCTGGCACAAATTTTGTTGCTGCATCTAAAGACGCACCTACATTCTTTGAACACGCCGAAAAACTATACAAACAAGGTGTAACACATTTACATATGATTGGTGGTTCTGATCGCGTAGAAGAATATAACAAATTACTTCACAAATATAATGGCACACATAAAGGTGCTCGTTTCAATTTTAAAACCATCGAAGTACATTCTGCTGGTGAACGTGATCCTGATGCAGATGGCGTCGAAGGAATTTCTGCAAGTAAGATGCGTGAGGCAGCAAGTAAAGGAGACTTTAATACTTTTAAGAAAGGTGCTCCGTCAACAATGTCAGTCGATCTAATGAAACAAATGTATAAAGATGTACGCAAAGGTATGAACCTTAAAGAAAGTATTAATGAAGAATTTGAAGAACTTTTGATTGAAGGTGTTCACGACAAAGGTATTTTTAAAGCTGTATTTTTAGCAGGTGGTCCAGGTTCAGGTAAAGATTATGTATTGAGTAATACACTTGATGGTCATGGTTTAACTGAAATCAATTCTGATAAGGCTTTAGAATTTTTAATGGACAAAAAAGGTCTCGATAAAAGAATGCCTGCAAGTGAAACGGAAGCTAGAGATAAAGTTAGAGCTAAAGCAAAAAATGTTACAGAGCTTCGTCAAAGACTTGCATTACAAGGAAGAAATGGACTAATCATTAATGGTACTGGTGATGATGTTGAAAAAGTAACAAGAATCAAATCTAAGTTGGAAGAATTAGGTTACGACACTTCAATGATTTTAGTGAATACGAATGATGAAGTATCTGCTCAAAGAAATATTGAACGTGGTCAAAGAGGTGGTCGCACAGTACCAGAAACCATTCGTAAAGAAAAATGGGACAATGTTCAAAATGCTCGTACTGAATATGCAAAACTTTTTTCTAATAATTATATGGAGTTTGATAACTCCGAAGATTTGAGACAAGCTCCTCCTGATGTTGTTAAAAGTAAAAAAATGGAGATGATGCAACTGTTTAAAAACGTACAACAGTTTGTTGCACAACCTCCTCAATCACCTGCTGCACAAGAGTGGGTAGCAAATGAATTAGAACAAAAAGATACTCTTAAACCACCAAAAAATGGTGTTGAACAAGTTGTACCACATGGTTCGAGTGCAGCAGAAGAAGCCAGAAAATTAGGATTACAATATTATGGTTTCGGTAGATATGGTAAAAACGGAAAAACTACACACCGTTCCATTCATGATAAACTTGTACAAGTTACTGATAAAAAACCAGAACAACCTAAACTACCTACACCTGGTTCTTCACCAATTTCAAACAAAAAAAATGTTTCAGAAGAAATTAATATTGATGAAGAATTTAACGAAATGCTTGATTCTTTAGATGAAGATTTACGTAAATGGTTTGACCCAAAACATCCAGAAGGTGGTTGGAAAAGAATTAACTCTAAAGGTGAAGCTATAGGTCCTTGCGCTCGTGAACCAGGTGAACCAAAACCAAAATGCATGTCAAACGAAAAGAGAGCTAAGTTGAGTAAACAAGAAAGAGCTTCTGCTGTTGCTGCAAAACGCAAACATGATCCTATTGCAGATAGATCGGGTAAAGGTGGTAAACCAGTAAACGTTTCCAATTTTGGAAAAGGTAAATTGTCTGAATCTGTAACAGTTTCAATTACTGGTGATACTGTTGATGAAGTTAAAGATTTCTTCAACACAATGGGATCAAATTTAAATACAACTACAGAACAATATGCATTATCAGATTCCAAAAAAGAATTGATAACTCTGGGTAAATTTACTCAACCATTTGGTGAGAAAATGGAAAATACCACCATTACAAATGATATGGTTGAAAATATGCTTGAACAGAAAGAACCTAATTTACTCAAAGACAAGAGTGGTAAAGTTAGGGTATTCATGTTAAGATCGGTAGCGGCTAAAGAAGCTCATACAAGTCAAGGTACAGTTTTAAAGTATAAAAACGGTTATGTCGTTAAACTAAAAGAGGAGATTGAAGATGTTGAAGTTTATAAAGGAACTATTCGGAATTGGATTGAAGAATCCAGAAAAACATGGATTGGAGGGAGCAACCAGAGCACCCAACGAGGACTTCTCACAGAGAGTGGAACAATATCAAACGGAAGTTCCGAAGGTAGAGGAACCGAAAGTAGAAGAATTGAAAGTGGAGAAACCAAAGAAGAAACAACCATCCAAGAAGCCTGCGAAAATAACTCCACAACCGCAACCAAAAAAATCACCCTCGCAGAAATCAAACAGAGGCAGAAAGCCAAACACCAAAAACAAATCGACGAAATAGATCGAGGTATTGAACCTGGCATATCAATGGCTGGTGCTGGCGAAGGCATCGGCCGTGATATGGGTGAAAAAATTAAAAAAAGGTCACATAAAGTTACTGTTGTTGAATTAACTGGTGATGAAACAACAGCATCTATTGGTGACCAAAAAGAAGATGAGTTAAAGAAAAAAGGTATCTCACTAACTACATTTAAAAAGAGAAACTACATATGAAGTCATTTACTCAATTCATAAACGAAGAAGTTGAAATTCTGGATGAAATGCCTGGTGCCAATATGGACACCAGAGCGGTTCATCAACATCTGAAAAAACAAGGATGGAAATTAACCAGAAGTTCTGGCAATCATGATGTGTTTACTCATCCAGATGCTAAACATCACATTCCCGTTCCTCGTCACAAACAATTGAAAGCTCCTTTAGTTCGTGGTATCTTAAAACAAGCTAAAGTAAATGAAGAAGTTGAATTGGATGAAACTGCTGCATGGCAACGTAAAGAAGGTAAAAATCCTGAAGGTGGATTAAACCGTAAAGGTATCGAATCGTATCGCCGTGAAAATCCTGGTTCTAAACTATCGATGGCTGTAACTACTCCTCCATCAAAACTAAAACCAGGTTCAAAGGCTGCAAAGAGAAGAAAATCCTTTTGTGCAAGAATGGGTGGTATGCCTGGTCCAATGAAGGATGAAAAAGGTCGTCCAACAAGAAAAGCATTATCTTTGCGTAAATGGAACTGCTAAATGGCACAGTTTAGAACCGACAAAAACATTATCGATTCGGGTCAAGTATTTACTCGATATGAGATAATGATGTTATCTGATAGGCTGACACCATCTGGTACAGCCACAGATGCGTTCGGTCGTTTACGTGTTGCTGAACCACATACTCTTTTTGATTCACAACATCAAGACGTTGAAAATGATAAATGGGATACACTCATTACAGGTTCGGGCACCAAAACACATTTACCAAATGAATCTGTAATTGCTTTAGAAATTGGTACTGCAAATAACGATGGTATTATTCGTGAAACACTAAGAACAATGCCATACCAACCAGGCAAATCATTGTTGATTATGAGCACATTTGCTATGGGACAACCAAAAGCGAACGTTGTTCAGAGAGTAGGATATTATGGAGCAAATAACGGAATTTATTTTGAAAACGATTCTGGAAATAACTATGTTGTATTAAGAAGTTCTGTTACAGGAAATGTTGTAGAAACTAGAGTTGCACAAACAAATTGGAATGTGGATAAATTTGATGGTACGGGATATTCGAGTCAGGGAACAGGACCAGAACACGTTGATGGAATAAATGTAAACAAATCAAATCTTTTTTGGATTGATATTGAATGGCTAGGCGTTGGTGATGTTCGATGTGGTTTTTTGAATGACGGCCTATTAAAAACTGCACACATATTTCATAACGACAATAAAAACAATACAACTTATATGCGTAGTGCAATTCAACCATTGCGATATGAAATATTTAACAAAGGTGTTACAACATCAAATACGCTGATGCGTCAAATTTGTTCTACAGTCATATCCGAAGGTGGTTATACACAAATTAATCAATCAAGGTCAGCATCAAATCCTTTGGCTGGTAAAAACTTAACTGTTAGTATTAATAACCCAATGGTAAGCCTTCGGTTAAAAAATGGTAGAACAAATGCTGTCGTTGTACCTGTTGCAATTGATATGTATGGATTACAAGCAACAGCATTTAAATATAGAGTGTATGAGAATGTCACAAGTTTAACCGGTCCATCATGGGTTACAACCGACGCCGCAAGTGCAGTTGAGTATGATATATCGGCAACGGCAATGACTGGTGGAACTTTACTTAAAGAAGGTATTTTCAAAGGATTAGAAGTTGCAAAAGAAGTTAATTTGTTACAACTATTAGATGGTGTTATACAACTAACAAGAAAAATAAATGCAAACACTGGCGACATATTCACGGTTGCAATAGAACCAACAACAAACAACGATGATGCTATCGTAGCATTATCATGGCAAGAACACATTAATTAAAAATAGGAGACTCAAATGTTTCAAGACAAACTAACAAGAGAAATTGCTGCAGCTGCTGCACAAATCAAAACAGAACCACCAAAGAATGAAGTTAATTCTGAGTCTGTTGAGGGTGCAGTCGTTTCTGTTATGACGAATGAAGAACTAAAAGGCAATCAACACAAGATTGATGCTAACAAAAACGGCAAAGTTGATGCACATGACTTTAAACTTCTTCGTGCCAAGAAAGGTAAAACGGTAGAAGAAGGCATTAAAGGTGCTGGTATAGGTGCTGCTGTAGGTTCTGTTGCTGGTGGACCGATTGGTGCAGCAGTTGGTGGTGCTTTGGGGCATGTAGCAGGTGAAGTTCTATCAAGTGCTAAGAATAAAACAAAAGCTATGTATCGTATTGCAAAAGGTCCTTCGATGGCCGACAGCAAAATAAAGAAAGAAGAAGTTGAAGAACTCGATGAATTGTTTGGAAAAGGTAAATTACCAGCAATTGCAGCATATCACAAAGAAAAAGGTGCTGAAGCTAAAGGTAAGATGGAAACAATTAGAAGTGGTAACACTAAACTTCCTGTTCCAAAATCTACATCTGCTAAAATCTTTTCTAAAGATGCTGAAGCTAAATATCATTCAACTCAGGAGAAAAGAGCAAAATCTTTGATGAAAAAAGAAGAAGTTGAATCCGTTGAAGAGGGATTTGGTGATCTAGTTAAAGGTATTAAACGTGTCGTTGCCGGTAAAAAGAGTCCTAGTGCCGTAAGAGATGCACACTTAGCAAAATCTGCTTTTAGTACAGATCCGAAAGTTAAAGAGCGTGAAGGTCGCCGTTACGATAAAGTGGATAACTTCATGATGAAAAAAGAAGAAACGGAATTGGATGAAGCCTTTCCAACTGTAGCTGATGCTAGAAAACGTATGGCTGCAAAAGAAAGTGGTTTCGAGAAAAAGAAAATTTCTACTGGTACAGTTTACTCACGTAAGTATAAGGCAGAACCAGAAGAGAATGATGAAGCGCCAAAGAAAAAGGCCAAGACCATGAAAGAAATGTTGAGTATCTATTCAGCAGGTGGCGCCGAAGCTTTGGTAGAAAATCTCATGATCGAAGAACCATCACAAGATGAATATAAAAAGGAAGTTGAAACTGCTCAGGCAAAAGCTGACGGTAAAATTCGTAACGATAAAGGTATAGCTAAAGCAGCATCACAGGGTGTAAAGATGGAAGAAGTTGAAATTGAAGTTCTTGATGCAGATGAAATCAATGGAGTTCAGATTGACAATATTGAAGAGCGCCACATGACTGATGCTGAAATGGATAAACGTGAAGAAATCGTTAAGTCAATGAAAAAAGGTATTCAAGGTTTCAAAGATCGTTATGGCGATAAAGCAAAAAATGTAATGTATGCTACTGCAACCAAATTGTCCAAAAAGGATTAAACATGAAGAAGATGTCTGACGTTTTCAAATCCATTCGTTTTGCCAAAATGGACCCAAAACACGATAAGCCCGAAATTGGTGGTTCGAAAGATGACGAGGAACATTATACTGTTGGTGAAAAGGAATATGAACAACAGGTAAAACATGTAAAAAAGCGTGCTATGCAAGAAGAAAAGAAAGACAAATATGATGAAGGTGAATATGACCGAGAAGGCGATATGGCTAAATCTGATCTTCGTTCTATCATTGCAAATGCAAAAAGATTGCATGATATGATCGAAGATTCGGCTAACCTTCCTGAATGGGTGCAGTCTAAAATTACTGTTGCTGAAGATTATATTTCTACAGTTGCTAATTATATGACATCAGAAATGAGTGAAGGGGTATCTGATAAGTTGTACAAATCTCATCAAGATTTGCGTAAGAAGAGTGGGTTACCTCATCCCGATTACTACAAAGCATTAGGTAAATCTTATGACATTGAAGATGATAAAGAACGCCTTACACATCAATCTGAATTAAAGAAAAAATATGGTGTGAAAGAAGAGGTTGAACTTGAAGAGTCCTCTAAATTTGCAAAAATTTTTGATAAGAGAGTCAAACAAAGAGAACTCAATAAATTACCTAAAGAACCAAAAGGTGAATATGAACGTAAAGTGGACAAGTATTTGAAGAAGAAATATAACAAAGAAGAAGTTGAACTTCAAGAAGGTCGTCCATCACAACGCCATCCATTAGAGGGTCATGAGTATCACAAAAAGTCTAATGAAGAATTGATTGGTATTGCTAAAGATGCACATGCGGCTGCTGAAGCAATGAAGGGTCACAGTACCAGAGCAGAAAACAAATATCGTGACCAAGCAAATGATTCTGCAACAGTACGTTATTTCCGACAAAAGAGTGGTATGCCTGACTGGTACAAAAAGAAGTATGGTCATGTCAAAGAAGGAGTAGAACTTGAAGAGGGTTTACAACAAACTCTTAGAAAAGTTGTTCCTGGTTATGCAAAGAAACAAATAAACGATAAAATGGACCGTGAAAAGTTTGGTAGAAGAGATGTGGATAAAGACGAGAATTATTATCGTTATAAAAAAGTCCTCGACAAATTAAAAAAAGAAGATGTTGAACAATTAGAAGAAAAGAATGTTCCAACTTCTCCAGAAAAATGGGCTCAAGCCAAAGCACAAGCAAAGGCCAAGTTTGACGTTTATCCTTCTGCCTATGCAAATGGTTGGGCTGCAAAGAAATATAAAGCAATGGGTGGTGGTTGGAAATCAGTCAGTGAAGAATCTATTTTAGAGTCTCGTAAGGCTGAAATTGTCAAAAAGATAGTTAAGAGTAAAAAAACTAATAGTGATGATAAATTTGAACCTAACCCTATCATGTCGAAAGATGAAGATAGGGGCAGAGATAACATAAATAACAAGTAAAAACAATTTTTAGGAGAAATAAAAATGCCTTTATTTTCAGCAACAGATGCAAACACCGGTGCCCCAAAATGGGCAGTAGCTAGTGGTCTTGGTGTGTCTGCAAATGGATTTACATTATATGCAAACACCACTTCTGGTGCATACGTAAGTGGCGCAGCAGTTGGTGTTTTTGGTGTTAACGCAACAGAAATCGGTCTAGCAAATAATGCCTTAAATAAACCAGCACATACTGGTTGGGTATTAAGAACGCAAGGTACTGGTGGTCGTGCAGGTCGTATTCAAACTGAAGTTCTTGTAGCCGGCGGTATGAGTGCTGACACTTCAGCAACAGCTAACGACAACGTTGTTTACGCCAATACCTAATGAGATACGAGGACGATAGCATCGAATCTGCTTCGACACCTAAAACCATTCAGGCAGGTCAAGCAATCGATGCACATGAACCATCAGGTGAGGATTCAATCTCAGCATTGAATCCGAACGTGATTACTGAAATCAATTTCAGACTCAGAAATGAACTGAATGAAATATTACTCAATGCCGATCAAGGTATTCAAAAAATAAGAAAGACCTTGCATCGGTATGGGTTTGATTTACCTGCTATTTACGAGGCAGATAGAGAAGGTGATGAACTAGTCATTGAATTAAATCAATTTGGATTCGATGATATAGAGAGTAATATATACATTTTGTATTATATGACTGATAAAGGAGTTTATGAGTTTTATGCTGAAATTGGTGATGACGAACGTATGGATGAACTATTGTCCGACGGTATTTAAAAAGAAAAATAATGGTTTTTGATAATTTGACTAGTGAAAATATAATGCTTTATGCAATGAAGATTTATGATAGACCAGATTGCATCATGAGTGAGTTTAAAGAAGATATGAAACGATTCAACTATTTAAAAAGGTTGTTTCGTAGGTATAGAAAAATAGGTGAAATAAAAGAACGTTTAGTTCTGAATCACTTGGTTGTTCTTTATAACGTTTTTGGTGCTGAAGCAATGACCAGAATGTTATTTTTTAAAATGTCAAAAGATGACCTACCAATAGTAAAAACATATCTTTTATTTTTAAGTTGTATGCCAGAAATTGTAAAGGGTATAAAAGGACAAGATATACTTTCTTCCGATATACCTGTTGATTTAAAGATAGCTGAAGTTTTAAGAGAAATAAAATGACCAACGAATTTAAAAAACAATGTGGTGAAGGAATGTATTGGTGCAACACTGATAAAAAGTGTAAACCAATACAGGAAGATATGCCCACAAATAATGCTGGAGGTGGTGCTGTTGCAGGCATTGGTGTTGGTCCACAAGGTGAACCTGGTATAAACAAAAAGAAAAAAAGAAATTTAATCCCTTTAATGGCCTTTATGAGAAGAAAAGCAAATGTGGCTTCTTAGTTTTTTATCGACAGAGTTTTTGGAGTATGTTGTTAATTCAGTATTGATTTTGGGTATTGTTGGTACTATCGTAGGATTTTTTGGCGGCAAAATACCTTTTGTCGGGTCTTATTTAAATATTATTAAATATGTTTCTATTGTTCTATTCTGCATTGGTTTATATTGGAAAGGTGGAATGAGTGTAGAAAAAGAATGGCGTCAAAGAGTTGAAGAGATGGAAGCAAAAGTAAGAGCTGCCGAAGAAAAGTCAAAAGAAGTAAACACTGAAATAGAAACGAAAGTAGTTCAAAAAACTAAAGTAATCAGAGAAAAGGGTAAGATACAGATTGAATATATCAATCGTTTAGTTGAAGGTAAAACGGTTGAAATCGTAAAAGATATGAGTGCAGAAGAAAGAGCAGTTTTTGAAGCAAAACAAAAAGAATTATTAGATTCAATCAAAAATTGTCCAATACCTAGAATTATTATAGAAGAACATAATAAAGCGACAGAATCAAAATGAAATCATACACTATTTTATTAAGTTTATTACTTGTTGGTTGTTCGACAACTGTACCTGTCGTAGCAAAGTTTCCAGAAGCACCAAAATCTTTAACAGAAAATTGTTCACCGTTGAAAAAAATAGACGGTGAAACTGTTTCTATTGTAGATTTGCACAAAGTTGTGGTTGAAAATTACACCACACATCATGAATGTGCCATAAAGGTAGAATCTTGGAATGAATGGTATATTAAACAGAAACAAATATTTGAGGAAATAAAATGAAATATTTAATGATTGCAGTATTATCAATTTCTTTAATGGGTTGTACTACTATTAAAAAATATTGGCCAAGAGATCATGACCCCGTTATGTTTAGTCAGTTAGTTGAAATTGATAGAATGGTTGAAATGGTAGATTGTGAAAATCCTGATTGGCGTATGGCTGAAAATTTAAGTTCACATTTATCCAGATATACTGAATGGCGTCAAGACCCACAAGCGGAAAATATTAAAGGTTTACATTCTCATACTGTTCGTATGAGTAAAGGTGGCAGTAAAACGTTTTGTGAACTCGGTAAAAAAACTGCTGCACAAAGAATACAAGCAGCTAAAAGTGCATGGGAGGGAAGATAATGCATCCATTAGAACAAGAAATACAAGCTCTTAATGAAGCTTATGAAAACGGTGATATAGACCGAAATGAAAGAGATTATTTGTTGCTCGAAATCAGAGATATTAGAGCAGCACAAGAATGTGCAGGTGACGAACAATTAGCAAGACAAATATTTCAAGCCTGCAATATAGCAATGGCAGTACTTTAAAATTATGCAACAGGAATCTTGTCCTATTTGTGGTGGCAAACATAAAAAATAAAGGATGAATTATCTATGGAATTAACTAAAGAACAATTAAAACAATTATTACCAAAAAACCCATACATTAATCAATGGCACCATGCACTAAGTCAGTTATTACCTGACTATGAAATCAATACTCCACAAAGAATTGCATCATTCATTGCACAATGCGCTCATGAATCTGGTAATTTTATTTTTCTTACAGAAAATCTAAACTATAAAGCAGAAAGTCTAATGAAGGTATTTCCAAAATACTTCAAAGATATAACTACTGCAAAAGCTTATGAAAAGAAACCGGAAAAGATTGCAAACAAAATTTATGCCAATCGCATGGGTAACGGCGACGAAACTAGTGGCGATGGTTGGCGTTATCGTGGACGTGGACTAATTCAATTGACTGGTAAAACAAATTATCAGTGGTTTGCTGCATCACTTGAAATTTCACCAGAAGAAGCCGCAGAATATACACAAACATTTGAAGGTGCTGCACAGTCAGCATGTTGGTTCTGGGAAACTAATAAGTTAAACAATGAAGCTGACAAAGGTGATATTAAAGTAATGACTCGTAAAATCAATGGTGGTTTCATTGGACTAGAAGATCGTATTAAACACTATAATCACGCTCTTCATGTTTTAGGAGTGCATTAATGAAATATCTAGCAATTTTATTTTTACCACTATTGGTGGCATGTCAAGAAAATTATCGTTATCCTTGCCAGGACCCCGATAATTGGGAAAAGAAAGAATGTCAAAAACCTTATTGTAGCGCAAACGGAACTTGTCCTGAAGATTTAACTCCATATGAAAAAGATAAAGTTGGAGGATTACCAGGAAATACAAATATAACACAGCCTGCACAACAGATGCCAAAAAAAGGAGAATGTAAATGATTAACGAATTATGGTCAGGAGAAAGATACACAACTGAAGAATTAAATGCTCGTTTGAAATTTTTTATTGGTATTGTTTTGGGCTTGACTTTATTTGGTATTGTTTTCGTTGTTCTCTACAGTCTTATTTTCGTAACTCAGCCAATGAATGGTATGAGTCCTGTTGATAACAAGTTCTTTGAATTGATTATTCCAATTGCTACATTTTTAACAGGTACACTGTCAGGCATCATGTTGGCGGGTGACGATAAAGAATTAAGAGCAAAGGCTATTGATGCTGCAAACAAACCTTATACACCACCTCCATCACCACCATCAGTAACACCAAAAGTTGGTTCATCGTTTACACCAAGCGCTGCACCAGTTTCAAGTTCTTTTGATACTGTGATGAACAGTGTACCTTCATTTGTCGCAAGTGAAGTTTCAGGATTTGGTGGTAAACCAGCACCATCACAACCAGAACATCCGGAGAAATAATGAACTTTTTCACCAAAATGCTCTCAGGAGAAGGTGAAAATAATCCAAGTAGTAAGAGAGTAATTACGTTTTTAGCTTTCTTATTACTTGCTGTTGGATTTATTGCAGAAATGTTTTTTGAAAAAAAAGTAAACCCTACTACATATGAATACATGATGTATATTGTCATAGGTGGTTTAGGGTTTACTGCATCTGAAAAATTTACTAAAAAGGATACAAAATGAAAAGATTACTAACTATTGCTTTACTAGCATTGATGCCTTTAGCCTATGCGGATTGTCATGCTGCCGAAGAAAAAAAAGTTTGCGTTAAAGAGTTCGATAACAAAACTAAAAAAGAAAAAGAAGTTTGCAAAACTATCAAAGTTCATAAGAAACTTGAAGGCACAAAGATTCCTGATAAAAAATAAAGGTTAAGTAATGCCACTCACTAGAATAACTACCGAAAATATCTCCAATACTGCTATTGGGATACAGGATTTAAATGCGGATACAGTAAATTCGTTAATGTCTACTTCCAATTCTGCGTTAAGTATTGCCACTAGTGCTAATTCCAATACTGGCGTTGTATCTGGAACATATGGAGGTATAGCTATAAATCCAATAATAGTGACAGATTCTAGAGGAAAAATAACTTCCGCTACAAATGGTGTTGGTTTTTTACTTTATAGGTTAAATGATAATATTGTTGGTAGTAATGCTACAGGAAATCAAAAAGTTTTTGATAAGGCTGTAACATTAGAGGGTAGTACACAATATGAAATAGAAGCTCAATACGCATTTTCCAAAACATCTGGCACCACTAGTCATAACTTTCAAATAGGATTTGGTGGAACAGCAACACTTAATAACATAGCATATCATACTTCCTTTAAATATAATACTGGTAGTTTTACTTCAGCTCCAACAACAGACAGTTTGCACTCATTTATACAAGTTCCAACTCAAACTACAATTTTATCAGGATTAACTTCTGCTGCTGCATACATAGTAATCTCAATTAGAGGAACAGTTTCAATAAATGAAGCGGGAACTTTTCAACCAAATTATAGTTTGACTACTGCTCCAGGCGGAGCTTACACTGTTGCTTTAGGAAGTTATATTAAACTCACTAAAATAGGATCCGCTGGTTCTGATGTTGTTATTGGAACTTGGGCATAATTAATAGGGAAAAAATGGCACATTTTGCACAATTGAATGAAGAAAATAAAGTTATTCAAGTTATCGTAGTTCACAATAATGAACTAATGCTTGATGGTGAAGAAAACGAAACAAAAGGAATTTTGTTTTGTAAATCTCTATTTGGTGAAGAAACTAAATGGAAACAAACGAGTTATAATGGAACTTTTAGAAAAAATTATGCTGGAATAGATTACACATATGATGCGGTCAAAGATGCTTTTATCCCACCAAAACCATATAATTCTTGGTCACTAAACGAAACAACATGTTTGTGGGAAGCACCTACACCATATCCTACTGATGGCCAACCTTATATTTGGAATGAAGAAACAACCAGCTGGGTACTAGTTGCAGAATGACAACATACATAAACAGCGGTAACATAGAACAAACAGCAGTCGATGAATTTGTTAAACCAAAAATAACATCGATCACTGTTACAAATAGTAGCTATGTTGCCACTGGAGCTAACACCGTATCAACAAGTGGTGGATACGTACAAATAGTCGGATCAAGTTTTAGTAGTCCGATGCAAGTGTTTTTGGACCCAATAGGAACAAATAGAGTAGAAACTACAACATCAGCAACAGCAGTAACGTATGTAAGTTCCACAACAATTAATGTGCAACTACCAGCAAAAGCAGCAGGAAATTATACATGTTTTATTGTGAGAACATCAGATGGTCAATTCGCAACAAAAATTAACGGCATAAGATACGCATAAAAAATGACACAAAAAATATCCTCAGTAAACATTGAAGCTGCGACACTGGCATCTTTTTCTGGACCAACAATTGCAAATGTTTCTATTGCGAATTCAACATATACAATATTAGATGATACAGCAGTTTCAAATGCTGGAGGTTATGTCGTCATCACTGGTAGTAACTTTCAATCAGGCGCTCAAGTTTTATTTGGAAGCACTTCAGCATGTACGGTTACTTTTGTAGATTCGACTCAACTGAATGTTCAAGTTCCCGCATTAACATCTGGTAGTTATGTGGTGTATGTACAAAATGGTGATGGTTCAACAGCAATTAAATTAAATGGTATTACATCAAGTCCAATACCAGTTTGGTCAACAGATAGTACTTTAACACAACAAGATTCTGGCGCAGTAATTAGTATTTCTTTGGCAGCACCATCCGATTCAAATGTTACATATTCTCTTGCACAAGGAAGTTCTTTACCAAGTGGAACCACACTAGCAGCAAATGGATTGTTTAGTGGTACAGTTACAATAGAAAATGAAACGACTTACAATTTTACGGTTAATGCAATCGATGATGAAAATCAAGATGCTTCGAGGTCGTTTAGTATCACAATTGCAACTGGAGACCCATACTACTATCTCACAACTCTACATTTATCCGGCGAAACACCCGCAAATAATTGGTTAACTGATGTAAGTACAAATAATTTTGCATTAACTGTAAATGGTGATGCAAAGCCAACATCATTTAGTCCATATGAAACCAATTGGGGCGTTTACTTCGATGGATCGGATGATTATGTTTATGCAGCAGCAAACGCTGCCTTTGATTTACCTGGAGATTTCACAATCGAATGTTGGGCTAATTTTAGCAATTTAGGAGGAAACAGATTACTAATTGATACTTATATTGCTGGAGATAATGCATCTTATCAGTTATACTGGAGAACCACAGGAAGTTCAATCGTATTTTATACTCCTGGTGATGGCGTCATTTTACAGGATCCATCATCCTCAACAGTTGTGATAAACAAGTGGTATCATATTGCTGTTGTAAGAAGTGGTACAACAGCAAAACTTTATATTGATGGTCAAGAAAAAGCGTCAGCAACACTGACTAGAGATTTAACACATGGAAATGATCTTGCGTTAGGTATTCAGAAAACTTCACTTACTAATGATTTAACTGGATATATTTCTAACGTTCGTATTGTAAAAGGTACGGCGGTCTATACCTCAAACTTCACACCATCAACATCACCATTAACAGCAATATCAGGTACAACTTTCTTGGCATGTCAATCCAATAGATTTGTTGACAATAGCACTAATAACCTTCCTCTTATTGTTAGTGGCACAGTAAATACAACTAGTTATGGTCCATTTACAGAAACAGATTTAGTAACTGGTAGTGCATATTTTGATGGTTCTGGAGATTATTTAACTGCTTCTGCTAACTCCAGTTTAGCTATGGGAACAGGAGATTTTACAGTAGAATTTTGGATCAATCTTAATGTATCTCAATCATCAGATGTTATTACTTTATCCCCCGGCGGTTGGTCGATTATTCTGTTCTCGGGAGATTTGTATTTTCAAACAGGTCGCGGCGGCGGAAGTTTAAATAATTATTTCACTGTAGGAACATATATTCCATATAAATCTTGGGGACACGTTGCATATGTTAGGTCTGGTGGTACTGGAAGATTTTATGCGAATGGTGTAGCGGTGGGAACGCCTGTTGCCGACTCTACGAATTATTCTTCAACACAAACTTCTGTTTTAATAGGCGGAGGTGCAAGTCCTGCTTACGGAGCATTAGCAGGTTATATTTCAAACATTCGCATAGTAAAAGGTGTTGCTTTATATACCGGCAACTTTACACCTCCTGTAAACACTTTAGTTCTAACTGGATCATCACCTTACTCCAATACAACAAACGTAAACACTACATTTAGTTCATCTAACACCAGTCTGCTAACACTACAAAACAGATTTGGTGAAAACAATAATCGTTTTGTTGATACATCTGGAACCAATAATATTATTACAAGAGTTGGCAATTCAACACAAGGTACATTTAGTCCGTTCAGTAAAACTGGTTGGAGTAATTATTTTGATGGTACAGGAGATTATGTTACATTTTCTAACTCATCACAATTTGCATTTGGCACAGGACCATTTACCATTGAATTTTGGATTAATGCTCCTTTAAATAATGATAAGTTTATTTTAGGAGGAAGAACCGCAATCGGAACGATGCATATTACTACTGGAGGTTTTAGTAGTACCGCTGGAGTTTTAAGATATGTTGGTTCGTCAACGATTGTAAGCTCGAATGTTATCACTGACAATACATGGCACCATTGTGCAATAGTTCGAGATGGAAGTAATAACATTACATTATACGTGGATGGCGTATCTGTTGGAACTGGAACTGATACTACAAACTATACTACTACTAGTGGAGAATGGAAAATTGGATCAAATGATAATTTTGCCGGTAGTAATTTACTAACAGGTTATTTGTCCAATATGCGTATCATAAAAGGTACCGCACTTTATACATCCACATTCACACCATCAACAACTTCACTAACAGCAATTGCAAACACTAGTCTATTAACGTGTCAATCAAATCAATTTGCTGATAGTAGCAACAACAATTTAACTTTAACTGTCAATGGTAATCCTAGCGTTCAACCATTCAGTGCATTTAAACCAACTTCTGAATGGTCATTAAGTACAGTTGGTGGTAGTATGTATTTTGATGGGTCTGGAGATTATTTGTCGTGTCCAAACAATGCAAATTTAAATCCAAACACTAATGATTTTATTATGGAAGCTTGGGTTTACATTACTGGAACAACAGGGTCGAATCAAGGATTTAATGGAAAAGGAACAGCGGGTACCGATGGATACAGTTTTTACATAACAAATTCTCTTGTTCTGTCTTTCATATGGAATGGAACAGGAGGAGCAACAATCACAGCTGGAACATTAAAATTGAACAATTGGCATCATGTAGCTGTAGTTAGAAACAGTGATGTCATTCGACTATATTTGGATGGCGTTGGTGCAGGTAGTTCTACTAGTTGCACCACAGATATAACCACCACCGGTATAAAATATATTGGACAAGCAAGAGGTGCCAATGTAATGAAAGGATACATGTCGGGTTATCGAATGATAAAAGGTAATTTGCCAGCTGGTTATGATGCAACATCTAGCACCATCACTGTTCCGCCAGCGCCACCAGAAGTAGTTAAATCATCTTCTCTAATACTTGGTGGAACTAATGGTGGCATTATAGATTATACAACAAAAAATAATTATGAAACTGTAGGTAATGTACAGCTGAGAAATAACATTGTAAAGTATGGAAATAGTTCAATGTATTTTGATGGAAATGGAGATTTTCTTTTACTTGGAAACACAAATCTAATAACATTTAATGGTTCTTCCACATTCACAGTAGAAGGATGGTTTTATCAAACTGCATATGATTCTACCTCAGGATTTATGAATAATGTGGTAGGAGACTTAACACCAAATGGCACTTATGGTGATGCGCTTTATTGGTCAATAGGTATGAATTCAGCAAATAAACCTGCCATTAGATGGTATGGAGGTCCTACGGTGTGTGATGCTACGAATGCTTTATCTTTGAATACGTGGAATCATGTTGCTTGGGTTGTGAGTAATGGAGCAGTTAAAATTTTCATAAATGGTGTACAAGAAACTTTAACGGGTACAACAACTATAACAGCCGCAGCAGGTTCAGTGGGATATCTTGTTCTTGGCGCTGATAGGGGAAAATATTATACTGGTTATATTGACGATCTTCGCATTACTAATGGATATGCACGTTATACATCCAACTTTACGCCGCCAACAACAGCATTCAAATTAAAATAATATGTGGGCACTGAATACATTTTTCTTTTTTATTATATTGATCGCTATAAGAACTGGTGAACTTTTTGCTTTAATTCCTAGTCTTATCGTTTATATTATACTCCTAACAGTTTGGGAAAATCAAATAAAAGATAAATACTAGTTAAACGGAGAAAACGATGAGTCCCAAAATGATCGAAGCTGCTTTTCAAGGAGCTAAACAAATGTATGAATCAGGTGATGTCACTAGAGATGATTACTTAAAGATGTTAAAAAGCATCGATACGGAAAAAATACCTTCCACCACCGAAAACGATACCAAAAAACAAGAATTGAGAACTTTGATTGATGATGCTATTTTATCGGTAGAATAAAATGCTGCAAGATCAAGACGAAATAAACCTCAAGGTAGATGTAAGCGTACTTAAAGAAAAAGTATCGACACTCACAATACTTTGTGATAAAATGGACAGAGTAATTGAAAAGTTGGCAGACAGTCAACTAGATTTGTCATCACAAATTTATAGAGATATGGAAAAAAGAAAAGAAGAAACTGTTGGTGACATTAAAGAATTACATTCTAGAATTACTACCGTCGATAGAAATTTATCCGATAAGATTGAACTTACCGAACGTAGAATTATGGATGAAATTAAATCTTTACGTGACCACATTACCGAACATAATCAAAAAGAAGATGATGCCATGCAAACCCTTACCCAATGGAAATGGATGATTGCTGGTGGTGTCATCATATTGGCATGGGTAATTTCCAACATAAAATTTGAATCTTTGGTAAAGTTATTTTTATAACTTGATATAGATTTGTTTTTGTGTTATAATTTGATTTTGAGAAAAAATTTATTGTTATGTCCTTGTCTATTGATACAAAATATGTTCGCCTAATCTCCTCTCGTCTGAGGAATTTTAAACAGAAGAATGACAACCTGTTTAATTTCTCTTGTAATTTTTGTGGTGATTCACAGAAAAACAAAACTAAGGCTCGAGGATATGTTTTCGAAAAAGCTGGTGGTCTTTTCTATAGATGCCACAATTGTGGTATAAGTACAAATGTTGCCAATCTCATCAAACATACAGATGCCGCTTTATACCAAGAATATATTATGGAGCGATACAAGTCTGGCGAATCGGGTAACTCCAATTACCAAAAGCCAACTTTCGATATACCGCAACCAAAGTTCGATAAAGTTAAAAAGCAAACTGTATTCGAATATGCAGAACCCATTTCAAAACTCCCAAGTGGACATTTTTGTTTAACATACGTACAAAAAAGAAAGATACCCGAAAGGTTCTACGATAAGTTATACTTTACTACAAATTATGAAAAGTTCATCAAGACTTTAATACCTGATTGTGAAAAAGAATTAACGAAAGACGCAAGACTTGTAATTCCTTTTTATAATGAGTATAATGAGTTAATTGCTGTAACTGGTCGATCACTTGAATCTGGTAATAAAACACTTCGTTATGTAACTGTGCGAACAAATGATTCTACAAATAAATTATTGTATGGCATGGACACCGTTGATTTGAATGAGCCCGTAAAGATTGTTGAAGGACAGATAGATTCTCTGTTTCTAAATAATTGTGTTGCATCAGGTGACGGTAATCTATCAATCGCTGCAAAAAATATTGATTGTAAGAAAAAGATTTTAATTTTTGATAATGAAAAAAGAAATCGTGAAATTTTGAAGATGATGCAGGATGCAATCAAATTAGGTCATGATATTGTTATTTGGCCTGATTCTATTGAACCCAAAGATATTAATGAAATGGTTATGTCGGGTATTTCACCTCTCGAAATTGAAGAAATTATAAGTAATAACACATTTTCTGGTTTGGAAGCTCAGACTAGATTTACATTTTGGAAGAAAATATAATGAAAGTTGAATTGATTAGTTATTCGCAACCTGAAGTTCGTTTTGTTGAAAACACCACAGAATTGGTTGCATTTTGTGCTAGAGTATCAAACCCTAGTAATCAAATGAATAAAGAAACAAGTGAGAAGCTGATTCGTTATTTAATTAAACATCAACACTGGTCACCACTTGAGATGGTCAGTATGTGTTTGGAAATTGAAACGACCCGTGACATTGCAAGACAAATTCTTCGTCACCGTAGTTTCAGTTTTCAAGAGTTTAGTCAACGATATGCTGACCCAACTGCTGAACTAGATGAAACATTTGTTTATCGTGAAGCAAGACTACAAGATGTAAAGAATCGTCAGAACAGTATTGAAACAGATGATGATTATTTGCAAGAAAGATGGGAAGCAGAACAGGCTTCTGTTATTCTACAATCGATGAAGTCCTATAAATGGGCTATTGATAATGGTATTGCCAAAGAACAAGCCAGAGCAGTTCTACCTGAAGGCTTGACCAAATCACGTTTGTATATGAATGGAACCTTGCGTAGTTGGATACACTATATACAACTCCGTTCCGCAAACGGCACACAGAAAGAACACATGGAAATTGCACATAAATGTGCAGAAGTAATCGCCAAAGTATTTCCTATGGCGAATGAATTTATAGAAAAATAATAACTGGAGCAGAATTAATGGAAAATATCATCAATGGTATTACGGTAGACTATTCACGCGATAATTTGTTTGATGAATTAGGAATTAAACGATTAAAAGAATCGTACATGAAAGAAGAAGAAAACTCTCCGCAAGAAAGGTTTGCATATGTATCAAAAGCTTTTAGTAGTAATCCAGAACATGCACAAAGACTTTATGATTATAGCAGCAAGCATTGGCTTAGTTATTCTACTCCCATTCTTAGTTTTGGCCGTTCTAAGCGCGGTTTGCCTATCTCTTGTTTCTTACCTTATTTGGATGATAGTGCTGAAGGCTTGGTCAATACGTTATCAGAAGTCAACTGGCTTTCAATGTTAGGAGGAGGAGTTGGAATTGGACTTGGTATACGATCCGCTGACGATAAAAGTGTTGGCATCATGCCTCACTTGCGTACTTACGATGCTAGTAGTTTGGCTTATAGACAGGGGAGAACACGCCGTGGCTCCTATGCTGCTTACCTTGATGTGTCTCATCCCGACATTCTTATCTTCTTAGAGATGCGTAAGCCTACGGGCGATCAGAATATGCGCTGTTTGAATTTACACCATGGAATTAACATTACAGATAAATTCATGCAATTAATTCAAACGTGCATGGAAGATCATCACGCTGATGATACATGGGAACTTGTTGATCCACACTCAGGTGAAGTAAGAGATAAAGTTTCTGCTCGTGAATTGTGGCAACGTATACTTGAAATGCGTATGATGACTGGTGAACCATATCTACACTTCATCGATACAAGTAATCGTATGATGCCAGAGTTTCAAAAGAAAAAAGGACTGAGTATCAAGCAATCAAACTTGTGTAGTGAAATTATTTTACCAACTGATAAAGATCGAACGGCAGTTTGTTGCTTATCGTCTGTTAATTTGGAGTATTATGATGAATGGAAAGATAGTGAACTTTTTCTTCGGGACATTGCAGAGATGCTGGATAACGTACTTCAGTACTTTATTGACAATGCTCCTAGCCATATCAGCAGAGCGAGGTTCTCTGCTGAGCAGGAGCGCAGCATTGGTGTGGGCGCTCTCGGTTTTCATGCTTATTTACAGAGAAATAATATACCGTTTGAATCGGCGTTAGCAACAAGTGCTAACAATAAAATGTTTAGTCACATACGAAAAGGATTAGATCATGCAAATATTGAATTGGGTAAAGAACGTGGTGAAGCACCCGATGCTGTGGGTACCGGTTTCCGTTTCTCTCATCTTATGGCTATCGCACCAAATGCTTCTAGCTCCATTATTATGGGTAACACTAGTCCTAGTGTCGAGCCTTACCGTGCTAATGCTTACAGGCAAGATACTCTATCTGGTGCTCACCTCAATAAAAACAAATTCCTAGATAAAATTATTCAGGAGAAATGTAATGCAGACACAAAACTGGATTACCAAGAAATCTGGTCATCTATCATTGCTAACGACGGTTCCGTCCAACATTTGGAATTCTTGGATGAATGGACAAAAGATGTCTACAAAACTAGTATGGAAATTGACCAAAGATGGATTGTGGACCACGCAGCTAACAGACAAAATTACATTGACCAGGCGCAATCCATTAACACCTTTTTTAGACCTGATGTAAATGTCAAGTATCTACACGCAGTACATTTTCAAGCCTGGAAACAGGGGTTAAAGACATTGTATTACTGCCGCAGTGAAAAATTAGCTAAAGCTGATAAGGTTTCAAAACGAATAGAAAGAAAAGTTATTGAAGAAATCGATTTGAAAGCCTTAGCAACTGAAGATGTTTGTTTAGCTTGCGAAGGGTAAACTGAAATAAAGTGGCCACGATTGGTTTATTTGTTCAACACCCTAAATGTTCAGTTCAATCGTGCAATGGTATAATCAAAGCACTTGGATCAGATTACACATATAAATTATTTACTAAACATGAAATCGAAAACGACTTTTTCAATTCTGTGGACCTCGTATGCTTTCCTGGTGGTGTCGGTGATAGTGATGCTTATGACACATATTTTAAATCTAATGGGCGTCTTATCACCGACTACATCAAAAATGGTGGAAGATATCTTGGTATCTGTATGGGTGCCTACTGGGCTGGTCCTGATTATTTTAATATTTTGTACGGATCCAGACCAACGCAATACATCAAACGACCAAACACTTGCACAAGAAGGTCATATTCAAAAGCAGTGGAATGTAACTGGAATGGCACACAAGATAGATTCTTCTTTTACGATGGACCTGCATTTGTCGGAAATTCAGAATACTTCGAAACAGTTGCACGATATAAAAATGGTGACGCAGCAGCAATAATTCAAGGAAATATAGGTTTAATTGGTCCACACTTAGAAGCAGAAGAGTATTGGTACGATAAACCATATTTGCACAGACATTGGAATGAAGGCAGACATCATGGTTTGTTGAAAAAATTTGTAGACAAATTAATGGAGAAATGATATGATTGGTGAGTTATTACTTGCTGGATTCATATCAGCATTAGGATGGATGAGTGCTAATTGGACCGTGGATAAATTAATGTCTGAGAAAACAGAAACACAGATTTGTTCAGAGTGGAAAGAAGAACTTCAGTCAGACGGTACAATTCAACGAACAAGAACCTGTAACCCTAAAAAATAAAATGGCACATTTAGTAGCGAACTTACCACCAGTACATTGTTATGTGCGAAAAGAATTTTTATATGACTTTCAAAAAGGACACGGAGAGTATGAACCGTGTATATGGGTATCGATTAAAAGTATTCGTGGTCAAGCATTTAGAATAGAAAGTTATTTACCAAACTATGGAGCACTTTATGACAAACTACCTCTCCATGCGTATGTATCACGCACAGAGAATCTTGACCCTACAAAGTTTTTACCTTTAGATACATTGCAAATTTGGGATTGCTTTAGTTACGATTTTACTATTATACAAAAACCGTTTCTAAGAAATCTTTCTGCAAAGTTTTATGCAAAAGATAAAAATTTTTATCAAGGTAATTATATGTTCACTGTAGACCACTCTGCACCAGACTTTAATATCATTGATACGAGTTATGCGGAATGGCCAGAAGATCATAAGAGTTTTAATTTCTTAGAAATGGATAATGGACAATATGCTGCACAACCAAACAATCGTTGTTTATTTTTTGATGCGGCAAGTAATCCAAAAGAATTAAAGTTTCCAGATTTTAAAGTTTGTACTAAAAAATATGTAGTTGAACAAAATCCAAAATGGGCACTAGGTGACACAGACACCGTAATGTATGAATAGGAGAAAATATGGCTAAGCAAAGTGGAACATCAAAACACAAATCGGTACACAAAAGAACTAAACAAGGTGGTCAGAAAAAAACATCATCTATGAATAAAACTGAAAAAAGAACTTATAAAAAATATAGAGGACAAGGACGATGAAAAAAATATTAAGATTCACAGCATCATGGTGTGGTCCATGTAAGTCACTAGCAAAAACACTAGAACAAATCGAAACAAATATACCTATTGAAGTGATTGATATTGACGTTCATCCTGAAATCGCAACTGAATTTGGAATACGTGGAGTTCCAACTCTCGTTATGATGGAAGATAATGTCGCAACAAAAAGAATAGTAGGAAGTCAAACAATACAAGAATTAGAGGCATTCATCCATGATTAAAAAGCAAAATACAAAATTAACAGACGAAAGAACCGCATTTAAACCCTTTGCTTATCCTTGGGCTTACAATGCATGGTTGCAACACGAACAGGCTCATTGGCTTCATTCTGAAGTTCCTATGATTGAAGATGTAAAAGATTGGAAAAATAAATTAACAACAGAACAAAAACAATTTTTAACACACATCTTTAGATTTTTTACGCAAGGTGACATTGATGTGGCTGGTGGATATGTTAAAAACTATTTACCATATTTTCCACAACCAGAAGTTCGTATGATGTTACTTGGTTTTGCTGCTCGTGAAGCTTTACATATCGCAGCATACTCACACTTGATTGAAACATTAGGACTGCCTGACACAATGTACAATCAATTCTTAGAATATCAGGCAATGAGGGACAAACATGATTATGTTCTTGGTCTTAGCGCACAGAATGGCGATGCTGCTTCTACTGCTACTCACATTGCAGTATTCTCTGCTTTCACCGAAGGGATGCAACTATTCAGTTCCTTTATCATGTTACTTAACTTCCCACGCCACGGTGCGATGAAAGGTATGGGACAAATCGTTACTTGGTCTATCGTCGATGAAACGATGCATGCCGAGAATATGATTAAATTATTTCGTACATATATTGAAGAGAACAAAGAAATTTGGAACGATGATTTAAAATCGAGAATATATACTATTGCAGAGAAAATGGTTGAACTAGAGGACAAGTTCATTGATTTAGCATTTGAGATGGGTCCTATGGAGAATCTAGATGCAAAAGATGTTAAGTCTTATATTCGCTATATTGCTGACCGCAGGCTTATTTCTCTTGGTCTTAAAGGGATTTTTAAAGTAAAGAAAAATCCTTTACCTTGGGTCGAAGAAATGATTAATGCACCAATTCACGGCAATTTCTTTGAGAATCGTGTAACAGATTATGCAAAAGGTGCTTTATCTGGTCAGTGGGATGATGTATGGGGTAAAGCCGCATAATACTAAATATGAAGTCTGATTATCTTCGATGGTCGGACTATTAAAAAAAATTTCAAATTGTGACAATCCCGTTACAGTTGAATTGTTTTAGTAGTCTAACCATAGGAGATAATATGAAGAAGTTTTTAACATCTTTTCTATTCGCAGTATCTTCAGTTGCATCGGCAGTAGATATAACTGGAGCAGGCGCAACATTTCCATTTCCAATCTATGCAAAGTGGGCTGAAGCATACAAAGCACAAACTGGCATTGGTCTGAATTATCAATCAATAGGTTCAGGTGGTGGCATCAAACAAATCAAATCAAAAACAGTTGATTTTGGTGCCTCTGACATGCCGTTGAAATTAGAAGAACTTGATAAAGAAGGTCTTGTACAATTCCCAGCAATTATTGGTGGTGTTGTTCCCGTAGTAAATGTTGAAGGTGTTAAACCTGGACAATTGAAATTAACAAGTGAAATTATCTCATCGATTTATCTGGGCAAAATTACAAAATGGAATGATAAATTAATCGTAGATTTAAATCCTGATGTAAAATTACCCAACCAAAGTATTACAGTTGTGCATCGTTCAGATGGTTCCGGCACTACATTTCTATTCACAAATTGGTTGAGCAAAACTAATAGTGATTGGAAAACAAATGTAGGTGAAGGCACCGCTGTAAAATGGCCTACAGGTATTGGTGGTAAAGGTAATGAAGGTGTTGCGTCGATGATTATGCAAGCAAAAGGTAGTATTGGTTATGTAGAATATGCATACGCTAAAAAGAATAAGTTGTCACACACATTATTGAAGAATCGTGATGGTAAATTTGTGGAACCTGATGATGAAACATTCAAATCTGCAGCAAGTAATGCAGAGTGGTCGACAACAAATGGAATGTATAACATATTAACCGATCAAAGTGGAAAAAATAGTTGGCCAATTACAGGAGCATCTTATATCTTAATGCATCGCCAACAACAAGATCCACTAGTCGGCAAAGCAGTTTTAAAGTTTTTTAGTTGGGCGTATAACAATGGTTCTGGAATGGCGACAGAATTAGATTATGTGCCTTTACCAAAAGAAGTAGTATCAAAAGTCCGTGTGGAGTGGACAAAATTTAACCTAGGAGAAATTAAATGAAATTAGTAAAAACATTATCACTAACATTATTATTAATCACAGGACTTGCTCAAGCACAAAACAAAGGTTATACAAGTTTAGAATACTACGACGAACATAATCGTGCAACTAATGCTGATAACATTGCAGGTGCGATAGTTGTTGGTATCAAAACAACTGATAATTGGGATTATAGTTTGAAAGCTTCTGGTAGTCAAACAGAGTTGGGAAATGGTTCTATCAGTACAGCAATAGAAACACGTATACGTAAAAATTTTCCAAAAGCATTGGGTGTTCTTTCACCATGGGTTGGAATTCGTTTAGGAGAATCAATCAAATCTTCGGAACATTTTAGTTATTATGCTGCTGAAGGTGGCGTAAAGTTTCCATTATTTGGTAATTTTAGTGGCGATGTTGGATATCGTTACAGAGATGCTTTTACTCATGATTCTTACAAAACAGACCGAGTTTATGGTCTAGTAAGTTATGCTCTAACCAAGCAAGATAGTATTGCTGTACGTTTTTCACGTAGTTATGGTGATGAAGAAAAAGATGTATGGCGTTTGAATTACACACGTTCATTCTAATAAATGAAAGTTGATAAAGCCCCGAAAGGGGCTTTTTTTCGTCTAAATAAAGATCAAAGGAGAAACATATGATAACAATGACCGAACTTGCATCGAGAAAAACTAAATTATCACTCGAAAAAAGAGGCAAAGGCTTAGGAATAAAAGTTGGTGTAAGAACTACAGGTTGTAGTGGTCTAGCATATGTTCTCGAATATGTGGATTCACCATTGGAAACGGATACTATATACGAGTCCAATGGTGTTAAAATTTTTGTTGATCCAAAAAATATTCCTTATCTAGAAGGTATGGAAATAGATTGGAAAAGAAATGGACTTAACGAAGGTTTCGACTTCATCAACTCTCTCGAAAAAGCAAGATGTGGTTGTGGCGAGAGTTTCACTGTTTAAGGAGAAAGTATGAAAAAGTTTTATTCTTTGGTTGGATTTTTATTTCTTTGTTTAGTTTTACCCGTATCAGCAAAAACTCCACAAGGTGTCATGTATGATGCACAAATCGTCCGTGTAAACGATGGTGATACCGTAGTTATTGCTGCACCTTTTTTACCACAACCTTTGAAACCAGAATTGGCAGTTAGAATTTATGGTGTAGATACACCAGAAAAAGGACACAGAGCGCAATGCCCTAGTGAAGATCAAAGGGGTCAAGCTGCAACAGTTTTTACAAAAAATGCTGTTGCTAAATCCCTAAAACGTCAAGTTATTTTATATGGTTGGGATAAATTTGGTGGTCGTGTATTAGGTGATATTGTTTTAGATGGACAAAGTTTACGTGCAATGTTAATTCAAAATGGGTTTGCTCGCGAATACTTTGGTGAAGCAAAGCAATCATGGTGTAATTAATGGCTTCGTTGAAACACCATTGCGAGGCCTGTTCCTCAGAATTCACTATTCGTTATGATGAATCTGCTTGTGAGGATGATCCACACTTTTGCCCCTTCTGCGGCGAATATTTAATTGAGACAGAAGATTTTGATGATGAAGATGAATGACCTGGACACATAACGGCGTAGAATTTACTTCTGAATTGGCCGAAGGTTATTTTGGTTTCGTATATTTAATCACTCATACTCTTACCGGCAGAATGTATGTCGGTAAGAAGTTCTTTACTAAATCTAAAACAAAACAAGTTAAAGGTAAGAAAAAGAAAATCAGAGTAGAATCTGATTGGGCTGATTATTATGGTTCAAATGAACAGTTAGCAAATGAAGTAAAGGGAAAAGAATCTGAATACACTAGAGAGATTCTTCACCTCTGCAAATCAAGGTCGGAATGTTCCTATTGGGAAACTTGGGAGATTTTCAATAGGCACGCTTTACTTAAAGAAGAATACTACAATCAATGGGTTTCTTGTAAGATTCGGAAAAATCACGTATTAAAACGTGATTGAACCTGCGCCTGTAAATTTATAGTATGTGTAACCATCACCAGGAGTTGTAATTGTTGGTGATCCTGTAGTTGATGCTTGAAAAGCAGTTCCCAAATGTCTGACTATAATTACACCCGAACCGCCATTACCGCCGCGACCGGCAGCACTGTTATTACCTGCACCACCTCCGCCGCCGCCACCTGAATTGGCGCCACCCGCACCACCTGTACCTACTACTCCCGCACTACCAGTACCACTATTTCCACCATTCGAACCCCCAGTACCACTTCCTGCAGCTGCGCCACCGCCGCCGCCACCTCCATTGCCGCCGTTACCGCCAGTACCACTGTTAGACATACCAGCACCACCTCCACCACCAGCATAATATGTAGATCCACCTGAAGGCCAAACCTCACCTATGCCGCCGGTACCACCAACAAAAGCAGAAGCCGGAGTTTGTCCAACAGCGCCTTTGCCGCCACCGCCGGCAGATTGATAGGTGCCGCCGCCGTTATTACCTTGGCCGCTTGTGTTTGTGCCCGCTGTTGCGCCGCCACCACCTGAGCCTCCAGAAGTTGCTGGACCTGCCGCATCGGCACCTTGACCAGCACCACCACCTACAGCAGTTAAAGAAAAACCAGTGGTGTTTGAACCATTTGTTCCTCTTGTTGCGTTTGATGATGTTGTTCCGCCGGCACCTACTGTAAAACTATAAGTTCCTGATGGACCACTTATAGTTCCTGTCAACATACCACCAGCACCGCCACCACCACCCGGACTGTAGTTAGTTACTCCACCGCCGCCTGCGCCGCCGCCGGCAACAACTAGATAATCTAATGATGTTGGTCTTCCAGAAGGATTTGCAGTATTTCTTTTATTAAATCTTTGTTCTCTGAAAGACTGTTGAGTAAATGCTTTGATTGACATTTTAGGTTATTTCCGATCCAAAAATACCAAAAGAAATATTAGATGTCGAAGCATAAACTGTAACGACATCTGTATTCCCTAATGTTAAACCTAATGTTAAACCTATACTGTCTCCACTCTGAACAACATTATTATTCGTAATATAGTGTTTAGCTTCAAGTGTTTGTCCTGCTGGTCTAACTGCTATACTGTAGTTGGAATTTGATATAGCACTTGCATTAGCTATAGTAATAGTGGAAATCACTGCTTGAGTTGCTTCTGGTACCGTATACAAAGTAGTATTTGTAAAGGCTGTTGGATTCGATTGACCTAGTACTTTAAAATTTTGTGCCATTTTACATTCCCGATAACATTAACATTGTTGGTATTGATGATTCTGCGCTGCCGCCTCCAGTACTAACCGCAACATTAGATGCAGCAGTAATTCTACCTTGTGCATCGACGACAAATGAAGCAGCATTGGCGCCCCCACCATACGTTCCTGCGGTCACTGTGGTATTTGCTAGATTGTGCGATTTTACTTTTGTATTTGACATGAATACCTCTTGAATTATACACTATTTAGTCGAACTCACAATTACCGTTATTTATGTTGTGCTGCAACATAAAATAGGATATATACTTGTATAGGAGATTTTATGCAATTACTGAAAAAAATACTAAACGTTTTTATACCCGACACAAAAACCGATATAGAATTATTTATTGAATCGAAACAACCAAAGACCACAGCTGATGTGGAACATTGGATACAAGTTTATAACTATAGGAGACACTAAAATGTTTTATAACTTCCCACCCGTACCAACTTTTAATGAGGTCGTTGATCGTCAAAAAGATTTTGCTAAGGCTTTCGTTGACCTCAAAGTAGAAGGTTATAAGTCTTTTTCTAAGGCTTTCGACCATGCTACATATTCCTTTTTTACTACATATACCAAAGAGTCTGAAAAATTTGTAGTAGGATTAGGAAACTATGCAAAAGAAGCTATTGACTACGACCCAGCAAAAGTACAATCAAATAAAAAGTGATTTAAAATTGTGGTCAACCGTTGAAAGGAATGGGTGGTATATAAAATTCTCTATTCTTAGAGATGAATGTGTATTACTCATTTTTGTTTCGGGAGACACATATCAAACTATCATAAGATATTTTGGTAATGAAGATGAAGCAGTAAAATATATCAATTTTATCTGCGAAAAAGATCCAAGAATTATGTTACAAGGTGACGAGAACCCGGCTTAATGTCGGGTTTATTTTTTATGCCGATTGAAAAAACTTGTCCACAATGCGGTACGAAACATCAAAAGAGAGGACCTTATTGCTCAAGGTCTTGCGGTAATGTTCGCGTTCATACCGAAGAAGATAAAAAGATTCGCCGCAAAAAACTCATAGAATATCACCAAACTCCTGAAGGTATAGCTACACAAGAAAAATCTCGCCGTATGGTTATTGCCATGAATAAAGGTGAAGATTGGACACAAGTGTCCGTTGAAGATTTTGCTGTTGACATTCCTGATGTAACCGACTATAATGAATTTTATGATTCATCGTGGGGTCGGGCAGAAAAATGGTAGCTTGACAAAACTTATTGGTACGTGTATAATAAGTTATGATTATCAATGGAAAAGTACCGAAATTACATTTATCGGCAATTAATCATTTTGCCGAGTTACTTTTCACACCACAAAAAATTGTCAGAATTGAAATAACTATAAAATACCTAAAGATGCAATTTCTTGGTTCGGCTTACATAGATAGTTATGACCTAAAAGGAAAACCGGATTCATTTGTCGTTGAAATAAATCGTTCATTATCTACTGAAGATAAACTTAAAACTTTAGCACACGAAATGGTACACATTAAACAATTTTCGTGTGGATATTTAAATGAATCGATGACAAGATGGCGAGGCAAAAAAGTGGACGTATATTGTTATGATTATGATGAATTGCCTTGGGAAATTGAAGCCGAATCTTATGGTCTTAATCTTTACGAATCCTTTATTTACAATCATAAATGAAAGACCTATTTAAATTTTTACCTCAAATACTTTCTGCATTGCCAGAACTATCAAAGTATGTTAAAATAATTCCTATTTTATTGTTATTGGCAGGCCTTGGGTATGGAGCATTTTACTATTTTACCAACTATAAAGATCCTTATAAATGCGTAAACAATCAAGTCTTTGAACAAATCAGAGTGGATTCGAATGTTTATGTTTTTAAGGGAGATACATGCATTGACGGACAAAGGAGTTATAATGAATCTGAACAAAAAAGCCGCGATTAAAACCGCAAAAATAACCTTAGGATTTTCTTTTCTAGTTTTGTTGTTTTCAATTATACTTGCAAACATAACTATAGAGGTTTTTCTTGGTGTAGTTTTCGTTCTAATACTGGGTATCTTCATTCGATTAATATATCAAATTTGTTTGAGTGATATTGAATGGGAAGAAAAATATAAAGAGCGTGAAGCTATGTGGCAAAAAATAGATGAGAAAAGACAAGCTATGCTTGATGATCGTCAAAAATCAGTTAAGAATAATGAATGACATTGAAAAAATAATTGCTGATAAAAAGGTGAGAGTTAAGTTTTTACTTGATGATGCTGATTTTCTCGATGAAGATGGTTATCCCACCGAACAAGCTCTAGAAGTCGTTGAAAAATGGCATTGGGATGATATACCTGGTTGGTTTCAATTCATCAAGTCAATTTGGCATCTCCATTCTTGGGGTTGGAAAGAAAAACTTGAACCTCACGATTGGAATGGAAAATTTGAACAATATAAAAACAGAATGGTGCAACGCCATTATGTTTCCACTGGTGGTTGGTCTGGCAACGAATCAATCATTGGTGCTATGCAAAGAAACGATATGATGTGGCATTTGAATTGGGTACAATCACGCCGAGGTGGCCATTATATTTTTGAGGAGTATCATCTTGCGGATTGATTTGAACCAAAATAATACAAGAGTTTATCATAGCACACTTTCAATTGGTTATGCATCTGAAATGAATATGAGTCCAAGTATGGATCCAAAACAAGTTGAGCAAGAAATAAAGAGAAAGTTGACCTCAATGCTTGTTCAAAAATTATTTGAAGATGGTTATATTGAATTCACGAAAGAAACAAACCCAACCGATTTCAATCGTGTGTTTCGTGCTAGAATTGTGACAGTGGATAAGAATGTAGTAGGTGAATTAAGAAAAAATAGTATCATATAAAGGAGATTCAATGACCCGAAAAAACTCTGTTCCTAATGTAGACCTTAGAGTTATTCATGCTGAAAACGACAACTCTATAAAACAAACAAAAACAAAAACAATGACACATACATTAAAGGTTAGAATAGATGATTTAAAAACTTTCGAACCACTTACAGATAATCAAAAAAAATTCTTTGATGCATATAAGAGACAAGATTATTTTATAGCACTGCATGGAGTAGCAGGTACAGGGAAAACATTTTGTGCATTATATAAAGCTCTTGAAGAGGTATTGGATAGAAATAATCCCTTTCAAAAAATAATCGTAGTTCGTTCGGCAGTACAGTCGAGAGAAATCGGTCATTTGCCAGGTGATGTAAGTGATAAGATGGAAATCTATCAACAACCATATAGACAAATTTGTGAAACATTATTTGGTCGCAAAGATGCATGGGATAGATTAGAAGAGCAGGGTCATATTGAGTTTATCAGCACCAGTTTCATTCGAGGAATGTCATTTGATAATGCAATCATTATTGTGGACGAAATGCAAAATCTTTCCTTCGAAGAGATTGATACAGTAATGACACGGGTTGGTTATCGTTCAAAAATTATGTGGTGTGGTGACTATAGACAAACCGATTTGAATAAAAAGAAAAATGATGTAAGTGGTATTTTAAAATTCTTTGAAATCGCTCATCACATGGATGCATTTACGAGAATTGAATTTAGTGTTGATGATATTGTGAGAAGTAGCTTAGTGAAAGATTATATTGTAGCAAAACTTAAAGTTGAGGACTTTACATAAGGAAATATTATGACCATATATTATGACGATAAACGTGATTATTCTGTAATAGTTGAAGGTTGGGTAAGAGATTTCATTGATACTATGGACCACGAAGATGATTTGTATCCTGGAAATGAATCTGGTGATACACCATTCGGTGTTAAAATCATTTTCGATGGTTTTGGATATGATGAAGAAACAGATGAAGAAAATGCGGATCGAAATACCCAATCCTTTGCTGTATTCGTTCACAAAAATTCTTTGACCGAAGAATTCCCTCCACACGAACTCACACCTTGGGCATTAATTCACCGACCAAAAGAAGAAGTTTGCATTTATGCTTGGTATGATGTTGCGGCCGATTTGGTTGATATTATTCCATTCGAGGATAATAATTCAACAGAACTAGATCCGAAATTCGTTACAGAATTAATTTTCAAAATACAAGAAAGGGATTATGGTGAATCAGCTTGAGATAAAATTCTTTTGGCCACTTACTGAACAGATATCACTTGATTTGGATTATAGTAATTGTGAAAAACCAAAATTAACAACAACTACGAATTATAATGTACTTAATACAGGTCTCTACACTCTTGCGAGTTCAAATACACAATGGTCAACCTACATTAATATTGATGAGAATAATTTTGTAGTTAAAACAAATAAAGAAATACCTTGGTATCGTAGTTTAATATTTAAAATTATTGGAATTAAATTGGAGAAAAAATGAGTTTAGTCAAATACGCAGAAAATGAATTAGACCGTATTGGTATGACCGATGATGGAGATATGAATGGCATGATGCGAAAGCATTTGTTACACATGGTCAAAGAGTTTGCAGATGAAGGACACACCGGTTTCTCTGCTAGTTATGCATTACAATGCCTTGAAAAATTAATGCGATTCAAACCACTGTCACCACTGACCGGTGAAGATGATGAGTGGACAGAAGTAACCCGAATAAGTGGTTATCCTCATTTTCAAAACAAACGATGCAGTTCAGTATTTAAAGAGGGTCAAAATGGTGAAGCATATGACATCGATGGCAAGGTATTTTGGGAATGGTATCGTGATGAAGAAACTGGTGAAGCGTATAAATCATATTACACTTCGTTCGAAAGTCGTGTGCCTGTAACTTTTCCATATATTGTACCCGATGAACCCATTTACGAGTATCGAAAGTCCGATTCAGAACCACAATCACCACCACAGAACGAAAATGGATTATTGTAATGAAGTACTACACCATATGCTATCCTGACTATAATACACTTGGTCAAGATTATGTACATTGGGAAACACTATCAGAAAAAGAAATTCTTAATGATTATTGGAATTATTGGTCAAATAAAATGGCAGAACTTGACCAACACCATTTAATCACAAAAGAAAATTGCATTGATGATTGGTGTGTTATTCATTGGGCAGAAAGAAATTATTGGCGTGAGATGAAGGACTGTATAGCGTGAATCAATTACACACACAATTTAAAGTTGTAGAATTCTATGACCAAGCGAAAAACAAAATTTGGAAAGTAGAACTACAATACAAACAAGATATCAAAGATTCATATGGTAATATTGTTAATGCCGGTTATTGGACTACTGTACCTAGAGAACGATTTAATATGATAGAAGGTGTTTCATGAGAAGCAATTTTTTTGAATTTACTTGGTCTGAATACAATCATTTTCATTTTTACTTGACATTGCCTACAGAAGATTCTGAAGATAAGAATCTTAAAATGTATGTTGGTTTTTGGAAATTATATTTCTTCATTGGTTTTTGGCCTGTAGCACCTAAAAAGATTGATTGGGAATTAGGACAAATTTCTAATCAATATGGTTTTTCCTACTTTGAAAGAAACCTGATGATTTATCGTGGAGAAAAGCCTACGATATTTTTTGAAATGCCCTGGTCTTGGCAAATCGTTCGACACGACCTTTTAATGCCTGATGGAAAAGTTTATCACAGTAACCGTTGGGACTATGATGGTAAAAAAATAGGCCGACATTTATCTTGGTTTGATATCTTTAATGGTTGGAAAGATAAACGAATACAAGATCGTTTAAAGAAAAAATGTACGAAAAAAATGGATTTGGTACACTACACTAAAGATGGCCGAAAGCAAGAAGCAGTCATTACATTTACCGGCGAAGAAAGAGAATGGCGTTGGAAATGGTTTACATGGTTGCCATTATTCAATAAGGTTTCAAGAGTAATTTCTTGTGATAGTAACGTTGAATTGGGTAAAAGAGCAGGCAGCTGGAAAGGCGGCATGATGGGTTGGTCTTGTGAGTGGGATTTACATGAAAGTATGGAGATGGCCTTTAGGAGATGGTATGACAAATGGGACGGAAACTAGATGCGAGTGTCACGCTTGCATCAAAGAATTTAATATCACTGCCGGCGGACAAGGAATTTTCGGCAGTTTGCCTTTAAGTTCCACCAAAATGATTCTTTGCCCAAAATGCGGCAATAAAAGATGTCCTAAGGCAAGCGACCATCGTTTAGAATGTACAGGCAGTAATGTACCTGGACAACCAGGCAGTATTTACTATAAGTCTTGACAGGCAACCTTTTATGCTGTATAATATACAAAATCGAGGTTGAATTCTTATTGATGACATAGAGAGTGTACCCATAATGTTTACTCAAGAACAAAAAGATCATATTCAAGAAGTAAAAAAGAAAATTCAAATGCACATTGTCGAAGTTTGGATGTATGATGTAAAATACACCAGAGCTCTTAGATTAGATAAAATAAATTTATCTGGTGGTGCAATTGCTTCTTTGCTTCAAGGTGAAGAACCGAAAGACTGGGATTTTTATTTCGAAGATCAAATGTCATGTGAAAACTTTGAACAGGCTATTCTTAGTAACGTAGATAAAGTTGAAGTTGCTGATGTAGATCCAAAATATGGAGATTATATCGGACAAAATGGCAAAATGATTACTGCTAATGCTATTACAATGAAAGACGGTAATTCATTCATCACGAAATTTTATGGTGAAATTGATGACATTAAAAAAGAATTTGATTTTTTACATTGTACACCACACTATAGTTTGAAAGAAGAAAAACTTTACATTAGTTATAATCAATATGATGCTTGCGTAAATAAAAAACTTATCGTAAACAATCCAAAAAAAGTTAAAAGTCACCGTATTTTAAAATTTAAAGAGAGAGGTTATCACCGTGTCTGATTCTAAAAATGAGATTCTTATGGATAGAAATGATTTGTCAGCAATTATGGAAAAAATTGAAAAGGTCAACAGCGAAGGACCTTTTTTCATTCGTCAAAAAGAAACAGATACAGAAAATACATTTCCAGATGAGGAAATTTTTGAAATTGAGGTGCCATTGACAATCAATGGAATTTTTGGTCTTTTTACTTTTAAGGTATAAAAATGGAAGATATCATTGCTGATGATGAAATTCTTGAATCTGCTGCTAATGTAGATGATTGTATGATGGACATGGTTGAAAAAGGTTTTGGCATCAATGCTATCAATGGTATTGTATTGGCCAGATTATTCATGTTAAATCGTGAAACAAATAATGAAAATGATTTTTTTAAATTTCTGACCGATATGAAACAATCTAATGCTTATCAAGCACCTAAAACTTTGCAATGATGTACGCCGCAATAATTTATAACCTTGTGATATTGGCAGGCACAGCATATCTTGTGCAAGTATATAATTGGTCACCAGCAACGTTTATATTATCCATTCTTTTATTGTTTACGTTCCGTGAAATAGATGAACTCAAATAAAAATGAATATACTTTTTCTTATACTTGATGTTTATCTTGCTTATACATTCTATACTTGGTCTACAGAATTTCAGAAACAAGGCAAAAACATTCTATCTTTAATTTCTTTTTTATCTAGCACTTATTTTGGCGCAATGATTTTGGTGCGAATACTATGAATGAAAAAATAAAACAATTGGCAGAGAAAGCAGGTTTCCATCTATGGGAAAATGAACCGTGGAAACCAGAAGGTGCTGTTGTTGATTGGTCATGTAATTATGATTCTGAATTGGAAAAATTTGCTGAGTTGATTATTCGTGAATGTGGCTTATCGTTGAATCCTATGTTGCGTGATATGATTAGTCGTGGACATGCATACGATTTAATTAAACAAAATTTTGATATTGAAACGTGAGTAATGAATGTTTATTTTTGATGTAGAAACCCTTGGCAAGCAATCTCATTCAGTGATTCTATCGATGGCATGTATCTATTTTAATCCTGATGAAGATATAAATTTTCGTGAATTAAAAGAATCGGCCTTCTTTGCAAAGTTTGACGCTGAAGATCAGATAAAGAGATTGAATCGTAAAGCAGGAAAATCCACCATTGAATGGTGGGCAAAGCAATGTGATAATGTACGAAACAAATCATTCAAGCCATCAAGTATCGATGAAAAATTTGAAGATGGTTATGAGCGTATGCGTGAATGGGTAAAATCCAAAAACGATACAAAATGTTGGGTTTGGGCTCGAGGCAATTTAGATCAGTTGGTTATGGATGATATTGAAGAATCTATTGGCCTCGAGCCAATTTTTCCTTATGCTCGATGGCGTGATGTGAGAACTGCTATCGATTTTCTTTATGGCACAATGAATGGTTACGTTGAAGTTGATGTACCGCCATGGGTTGAAGAGTTTGATCCACAATTACATATAACCAAACATGATCCAGTTGATGATTGTGTTTTTGATGCGATGATGCTAAAATATGGAAAAACACAAATTCGGGATGAATGAAAAAATATTCATTATAGCTGGCAATTATAATGAATATAAAGATTGGGTGCAAAAAAACATGGCGCGCCTATATTCAGAAAATAATTCAATCAGTTTATCAAATTTTGTTTATGTTGATAGTATCGATAGACTTCGCGGCCGAAAAGAGGTGCATGGGTTTTTTATTGGGTCGTATGAAAATAGAGCCGACTATCGAAAGATAAAAGCTTATATTGAGATAGTAAATTCTGTAAACAAAGTAATAAAAAATGATCTTGCTGACCCCGATGATGTAAAAGCAGTCGTTAAAAAAATAAATGGCGGAAGCTTATACGGCACAATTCCAAGTGGTAACGCAGCACCCTATACAAAATTTAACGAAACAAGGTTTTGTCCCGTAGTCGTTTATCATCAAAATAAAATAATAGATTCAAAAACTTGGGATGAAGAATTGTGGGTAGAACGAGGTGAAGATTATTATGGTTTAATGAGCTCACAATTGGTAAATAAAAAAGTTAGGGTAATTGACCGTGAAGAGTGGTTAAAATCACCAGTGATAGTTAAAGATATAAACTATGTTGACAGGAGTTAAAAAGTATGTTAGAATGTTTAATAGTGGGTGACAGTATTGCTGTCGGTGTTTCACAAGTAAGGCCTGAGTGTCAAGCAATCGCTAAGAGTGGTATTAATTCCTCGAATTGGAATAAACTTCATTTACACAAATTAAAACCCACAAAAACTTTAATTATTAGTTTAGGTGCCAATGATTTGGGTATTAATACTGAAGGTAATATTCGTTCGTTGAGAACAATGGCAAATGCTGAAAAAGTATTTTGGTTGTTACCTAGTCAAAAACTAAAACCGAAACAAGTTGAAGCTGTGAAACAAGTTGCATCAGAATTTGGTGATACAGTAATACCACGACCAGAAAAAGATATTTCTGGTGATGGTGTTCACCCAACCTATAAAGGTTATAAAGTTTTAGCTGAACAAACTAAGGAACATTAATGAAAATTTTAACTACTACAACCTTTGGTCGTCCTGTATCCTTTAACTGTGCTTTGATTAGTCGAGTTGAAGAACACGTTTCAGAAAATCAAAAAACCTGGATTTATACTGGCAATGAAATGTTGGGCATTATCATTGATATGTCTTACCTTGAAGTTGTGGGATTTTTGAAAGCAATCGAATGAACATGATATGGAAAACTTTAGCGCCGTATAAAAAAGTTTATTATGATGAATCTAGTGGCCTTATTTTTGGTATAGTTCTATATAATGTATCTGATGGTACAGCTCAAGGATATTATAATAATAAACTTATTGGTGATTTTATATCTGAAGATAAAGCAAAAAATGCCGTTGAGAATCACCATGCAGTTGAATTAATGGAATATCCACAATGAAAGAATATAAGTGGGAACGCCATCGTGATAATTATTATTACTATGAGATCGATACTGGCAAAATTCGTGGACTTGCATCGAAGATAGCCTTGAGTGAAATTTGGATCGGACTCATATACATTGGTGACATGTCATATACGATTAATGATGAAAAACATTTAGGTCAGTATATTACAATGGAATTTGCAAAAGAGGCAGTACAAAGATTTTGGGACATTCAAAATAGGACTTTACTCGAGCAATGAAAAATTTTTTAAGGACCACACTACCATTAATTATAATCGGTATATTGGTAATAATGTTTTTAATTTTTATGCCGCAACCTAAACAGCAGGTTGTAAATTGTAGTCTGGTGGAAATATCGCCTGATTTTACAGCCGAACACCGCAAGGAGTGTAGAATGATACGAGGCACAAAACTATGAAATTCTTTTCAAGTCCGTTGAATTGGTTGATCGCCTTTGTGGGATTATTGTGTATTGCATTGGTGTTCATTATGATGCGAAACCTGGATTATCGTACCGAACAATGCACTGAGAAAAAAGGTACAATGGTAAGAACGTTAGAAGGTTGGCGATGCCTTGATGTGCGAGAATTGAAACTAGATTAATCGATCAAATAGTCTTTGAATGTACAGGATGCGGTGATTTTGCTATTTTTAAGTTTTAGTGTTTCTTTGGCAGCATCCATTTCACGGGTACATTCCGCTTCGGTTTTATAGGTGTTGAAGATTGAACCCATATGTTTATGGGGTGGTGTAGAGGTGAGGACGACAATAAGTAATAACCACATATGGGTATTTATAAAGGCGAATAAAATTGAAAGAATATACTGCATTATCGGACAGTGATAAGTATGAGTTGATAAATGAGTTTTTCAAGACTACGCCAGGTTTACCAAACCCTGACAATCAGCCTATGATCGTGAAAACTCTGTTTAAATTTTTTCTGTATAGTAAAGGGTATGAGGTGCCCAAATAATGTGGACTTTAATTGTAATGCTTCATGCGGTATCTCCAGATATACCGCCATCAAAGGGTTCTATACTGTTACCTACAAAAGGGTATGAGGAATGTTTACAGTCTAGGGATTCTGTAATCAAAGGGTGGGGGTCGAATATGTATAGAGTAACGGCTAATTGTATTAGGATGAAATGATGAATAAAATTTTATATAAGACGGTGAAGGTTATCTATAACGCTCACGTTAAATGTTATGATGTTTATTATCGGAACTGGTTTACTTGGCACTTGGACGAGAGGTATTGGTATGATGAAGATCCGAGGCACCCTGTGCATCATAAGAGTAAGGAACAAGCCAAAAACCGAGCGATTGAACGAGCTGAGTCTTTACTGAATACGGTAGAAGTTTTTCGAAAATCGAATGTATTTTATTATTGATGAATAAGAAAATTGAAGAGATTATGCGGAATCATGGGTTGCACAAGAATATATCCCAGGACTGCCAGCATCGTATGGAGATGTTATCTGAGCTGATAGTTCGGGAATGTGCTAGCGTAGCGCATACCTGTATAGATGACGAGTGGTTTGATGTAGGTGGTGCGATACTGGATCATTTTGGTGTGAAGAAATGAATGAACTCCTGGTGATACTACAGGAAGAATGTGCCGAGGTTTCTCAAGCAATCTCCAAGATACACCGATTCGGTATGGAGGCACAAAACCCTGAGACTAGGGAGCATAATATTGATGCCTTGCATAAAGAGGTGGGAGATTTACTTTGCATGGTTGAACTTTGCATTGAAAAAGGTATATTTTCGGAAGAAGAGTTATTCCTGTATACCGCCATGAAACGAGAAAAACTCAAAAAATGGTCAAATATTCCTATAGATTAATTTTCCTCCTACTACTCTTCGGATGTACCAATCCTACCACAATCCGAGTAATCAGCGTTTCCGACGGTTCTAATGACCACTGTATAAAGAATAACCATATAGTCTGCGAGTATAGTACAAAATGAATGAACGAATTCAATCCTTAGCCGAAGAATCCGAATTTTCACTGAAAGACCTACACCTACAGAACGATAATTTTCAACGATTCGCCGAACTCCTCATTCGAGAATGTATAGAGGTTATACGTAAAGCCGAGAGAACGCCGCCAGGGTTTTTCTATGCCAAGGGTGCCAATATCCTTGAAGTGGAAATTTATAAACATTTTGGAGTTGAAAAATGATACAAATGCGATGGTATGCTACAGTAAATAGACCCGAACCGAGACTGCAATATCGTCAACAATATGATGTTACTATTCGTGCAGGGCTAAACTGGTCAAATGAAGAACTGGCTAGAACTGCAAAATATGAGTGGTCAGATTGGATGGATGTACCTATGGTGAAAGAATGATGATGACAGAATTTGAACAAGATTGTATGCATTTTCATGGTAAAGTACTCACCGGTAAGTATAAGCATTATTGTTCGGACTTCGATTATTTACCTATAGATGAAACCTGTACCGAATTTGAATATTGCCTTTGCGAATGGGAGAATGATGACCAATGATTACATATAATATAGCACCCCGTGAGATACAGGAAGCCATTGATAAAGCGGCCTATTTCCTGTTAGAATCAAAGAAAGCAGGTATTGCATATGGTACGGCGATTACAGAAAAACACCTAGAAAACCTGTATAAACTACAGATGACCGTCCTGAGTAGAGTAGATTCAAAATAACCATGAATATATTTAAACACATATATTGGGCGGTTCGATACGGTGACTGGGATTGTGGTTGGGAACTGTATGATGGAAAACCCATGTTAAATGTATTCCATTTCTGGTATGACGGCCATTGGACGGGGTTTCACCTTTATAAGTTATGGGTTTCGGTGCATTACTGATGAAAGGTCCCCGAGAATTAAAAAATTATGTGGCTAGACACCGAAAACACCTGAAGGCCATACACTGGGACAGTCTATTGATATTTAAACTTGAACGGTGTAAAAAGTGGTTTAAACGAAATAAACGAGTGGATTGGAAAGATGATGAATGAACGAATTGGAGAACTTTGGGACAAGGCTGCGGAAGGTACGATGGACTACTCTTGGGAAAGTCAAACTAAATTTATGGAGAGATTTGCTGAGTTGATTATCCAAGATTGTATCTATACTATACAGATGAAGATACCGAGAAATGGAAAAACACCAGAAAACCTTCGTAGTTATGAACATGTAAGAGATATCCGAGAACGATTTGGAGTAGAATAATGCCTAGATTTATTGTTGACCTCTGGCTAGATGGGTATGAAACCGAAGAAGATATGATAGAAGCCTGTGAGGATTTTATCTATGAGCAATTAAACATGACATCCAGCTCCGTAACAATTACTCTATTGGAGGATGTGGAATGAAAGAACATTTTAAAAAACAAATTGAAGATGGTGCGACCGACATGTTTTTTTATGCTATGGAAGACAATGATGGTAATTTAAAGATTGACCGCCATCGTGGTACAATCGATACAATTCCCACTATGGAATATCTAAGACACCTCACCGATGGAATTCCACTATTCAAGAAAATCTGATGAACAAAATAATCAAAGTATCCCATAATGATACACAAATAGCCGTTACCGTACAGACCATTCAAGGGTATGAGATCCACCTGTATAATGAGAATGGGTACGTAGAACTCCATAGTAAAGCCGATGATATAGACACCGCACTAGAATACCACCAGTACCTATGCGAAAAGTGTAGTATGAAATAACCATTCTGCGGATCATTGGTTTTACAGAATATCCTACTGTAGAATAGAGTATAACAGAATATCCTACCGTGGTGATGTACTGGATATGCTGCGCGAACGCACTACCTATAGACCATTGAAAACCAGAGCTTTCCTTTAAAAAGACGACCGTACTAAAATTCGAACGGTTTTCCCAGGTTTCCTAATGTTGTCACTCTGATAACCATTCTGGCTTGCCATTTTACGTGGTTGTGTTATACTGTAACCGTGGTAGAGGTTCTTAAAAAAAGGAGAATACCATGTCAGAAATGCAACTATCTGGACCCCTTTTCAAAGTGACAATGACCGAGTATGAGCGTGGTTATGGCCAGCGTGAAATGGGCGTTAAGTTTTTTACAACGGAATTCGAAGCTAAAGAATTTTGTTTCAATTATAACAACCCTCCTGGCGACCCCGATTGTTTCTACCGTGCAAGTTATCAAAAAGTAAACTAAAATAATGCTTGCCATCCTGGCCATTACCTGTATACTATAGGCATGGTTAAGAGAAAAGATAAATTCGATATAAGTGAGGCCTGCGGTTGGGTCGGTATGTTACTGATCCACGCTGCGACCCTTCCTACTAGTCTGGGTGTGATTCTGGGATATAGTGATAAACTGCCACCACTGAGCATGGTTCTGATGGTCTGGAGTGGT